GGTTACGTAATTGTAATACTAATGAAATAATAGAATGTTTTTCACAACGAGAAGCAGAATTTATAATAAGACCTAATCTTCCCAAACATCAAAATAAAGCAGCTTATATATCACGAGTAAAAAATGGAACAAGAAAGTCAAATATAATAAATGGTTATAAAATATTTTTTGAAGAACCAAAACCTTTAAAAGATGGTTTTCCATTTGGAGTAATAGATGTATAATGAAGATGTTGCTGTAATTAATGATATTGATGAAGAATTAGATATAGAAGAACCAAAAGATTATGTTATTATTGGTTTAAACGATAATTATACTAGTATGGATTTTGTATGTCTAGTTCTTCAACAAATATGTCATAAATCTAAAGAAGAAGCGGAAAAAATAATGCTCGATATTCATCAAAAAGAAAAAGGAATTATGTGGATTGGAGTATACGATATTGCTCAAACAAAACAATTACAAATTGCTAGTTTAGCTAAACAATTTAGTTTTCCATTTAAAACTATATTAGAGGAAGCTTAATGGCTCAATTATCTAAAGAATCTATAAAATTTTATTATGAAAATATGATGAAAACTCAAGACAAATCTATTCTAGTATTACCCGGTTCAGGAAATCATAAATTAGTTTTAAATGGTGGTACTCTTCAATATTTTCATAATGGAAAACTTATTTATAAATTAAATGTTTTGAATATTTCAGGTAATTATGAGTTATTTAACTGAACAATTAGATGGTGAAATAGATCTAGAAAAAGAAATAAAATTATATTCTTTTTTAGAAAAAAGAGAAGCTGATCAATTAAATTTTATAAAACGTATTCTTATAAAAGCTAAAACATATTATAGAAGACAAGGTTCTCTTAAAAATATTCACGAATATATTTCAACAGACTTCACTTTTTATGGTGGTGAAAATTTTTTCTTAAATAAAAAATTATTTGTAGAATATATAATTACTTATCTAGGAAAAGAATATGAACTCTTTGACTAAATAAATAATGGGACATCGTAATTGGAAGGAACCACGTAAGAAAAAAGAAAAACGATTTAAAGAAGAACGACCAAAACAAGTTCGTGCAACTCAAAATGATGCATGGAAAAACTTAAAAGAATGGTTTTGGTCTATTAGATATAAAACTTGGTCGGACGCTGGTTATTCTGATGAAGAAATAAATGATATGTTTATTAAAAAAGAACCAACTAATTATTATGATAGATACGATAAACACCCTAAAAGTTCTAAATAAGTTACAAGAAGCAGATTTAAATGCAGGAGCAGTTAATGCGGCTGTTCCCCAAGCTGCTCCGCCTGCAAATAATCAAGCAGTAGATGCAACTACTCAAGCTAATGCAGAACAACGATTAATATCATTAGAACAAACGATGAATAATATGATAACAAAAATGGATGCCTTAAATCAAGGATTAGCACAAGCAACAGGAACAGATCAATCTGCAGAAGGTCAAGAACAAACTCAAGAAGCACCTGCTGAACAAGAAACTGCTCCTCCTGCTGATGGTCAACCACCAGCACAAGAAGAGCCACAACAAGAAGAACAACCTGCTGTAGATGAACAAGGTCAACCACTTAATGCATCTCAATTTAAAACTGGTGAATATTTTGAAAGAATATTTAACAAGACAAGACTAAACTAATTATTAAGGAGAATATAATGGCAATTGTAGAAACTGTTAAAAATAACAAAAAAATGGAAGAAAAAAACCAAAAAGAACAAGATAAACTCCAATCAGACGCTATTTCTAAACTTTATAAAAATAAGAAACAAATAGATAATAGTAAAAATACGAAACGTTAATTTAATTATATGTTTGATCCAAGAAAAGCTCTTTTAGGTTGGTATAACGAAGATAAAAGACTTTTTGCAAATCATGTTATTGAAGTTTATCCAGATTTTAACCCAGACAAAGGTGATCTTTTAGATACAGAAGAAAAACAATGGAATGTTTTACTTTCTATATTTGAAGAAAATTTATTACAACGTATAACTGGTAAAGAAAAATGTATTCAATGTAGAAAAAATTATATAAAACTTTGTGATAAAGATTGTGTTCAATGGCGAATAGAATCACGTGATAAAATTTATAGTAATGCTGAGCTTTTTGATTAAGTTAATATAATATCTTATATAATTATATGAAAAAGAAAATTGATTTGAATGATGAAGAAAATGAAGATTTGGGTTTACCAATAGTAAAAGATAATAAAATTACTTTTGCTAAACTTATTTTTCAGGGAAATCGTGGACCATATATTGTAGCATTTGAAGATTCTTGTACTAGAACTTATGCTGAAATGAATGCACTCGATTTTAAGAATGTAAATATAAACGAAATAAAAACAGCTGATGTTCCTATTTGGGAACCCGGAGCAAAAGATCCAGAAGAAATAAATGCTCTCCCAAAATTGAACTTAAAGAAACAAAAAGAAAAAGCTTTAAAAGAAAAAGAAGCGAGAAAACAAAAAAGAGCTGAAAAAATGAAGGCTACATTAAAAGCTAAAAAAGAAGTAAAAAAGCCAAAAGGAAAGAAAAAATAATTTATTCAAGCAGCCTCAGGGCTGCTTTTTTATTGTTAATTTAACATAAATGAATAAGCTTTACCTCTTAGGAGATTGTCATCTATCAGTATCTAGGGATTGGGATAGAGAGGCTTTTAATAAATTTATAGATTGGTTTGAACAACAAAATTTTGGTAATAAAGAAGAATGCGAATTAATTCAATTAGGAGATGTTGTAGAAAAAGCTACAAATCTTGGTGATACTTTAGAATTAGTTGCTAAATTTTTTACTATAGTTTGTAAAAAATTCAAAACAATTTATTTAATTGGTGGAAATCATGACCATAGATTAGTTCACGAAAAGTCTCAATATGCAACACAATTCTTAAAATATATTGGTGATAGTCAGATTGAATTAATTTTTAAAGAACAAATATTTCATACTAAAAATGGCTTTCACATTATGGCTTTACCATATAGAAGAGTTGAAGGTAAAATATTAGATGATTATTATTCTAATGAATTACCAGAAGAATTTTATAAAACTAAAGTAGATTTAGTATGTGGACATGTAGCAATAAAAGAAGTTAAATCATTTTATGGTGGAATAAATATATCTAAATTTCATGGTAAACATAGAGCATTTGGACACATACATACTCGTAATGGACAATTTAAAGAAGATTATTGTGGTAGTATTTTTCCATTTAAAATTGATGAAGATATTACTGAATTACCAAGAATTATAAAATGTTTAACATCAAAAGGTTTAAGTAATCCTATAGAAATACCACAATTTATAAAATATGAAAATATGAAATTTGGTGAAAAACCAAAATTTAATAAAAATTCTAATAAACTAGTTCATATATACACAATTCATAATTGTAAAAGTGTTCAACAAGCTAAATCTGAATACCCTAATATTTATATAAGAGGTATAGAAAAAATACAAAATCAGATAAATGTAAAAACGGGAGAAAAAATAGAACTATTTATAACACCTTTAGATGCACTTAATAATTTAATTAAAGAAACTGGAATGATAATAAGAAGAAAAACATTATCCTTATTAAAAAATATATTGGAGACTTCATAATGGCTACTCCATCACCAAATAATTTAACTTCATTTTTTGAATTATTAAAAAGAAATCCTCCTAATACTATGGAAGAAAGTTTTAAAATACGTTGTAAAAAATGTAAATTGACTTTAGAAGAACCACTTTGTCTTATAAATCTAGATGCTAGACCATGTGATGGTTATAAAATATTAAAAGAAAAACAAGAAGAAGAAAAGAAACTAATAATTAAAAAACAATTAGAGCCGATCTATGAAAATGCAGAACTCTTCGAATGATTATTTTGATTCTATTTGTACAAAAGACGATACTTGTGTAATGTGTTTAGATTTAATGGAAGGCCCACTTTGTGGAATTCCTGGAAAATTAAGCGGATGCGAAAATTATGAAAATAATAAAAGAGATTCTTTTATAAAATTAGAAATAAATAGAAGATTAGGAGAAGATACAGAACTTTTTGATTAAGTTAATGTACTATTATGGAATATACCATACAAGAAATATCAGTAGAGATATGTAATAGATTAAATATTCCCTTAAATGGCAAAACTACTGGGCAAATAGTAATAAAATGTTTATCACCATATCATATAGATAATAGACCTTCTTGTTCTATAAGTTTAGACAAAGGAGTATTTAACTGTTTTAGTTGTGGATATTCTGGAAGTTTAAAAAATTTATATTATCAACAATTTGGTAGATCAATTTATAAAGATATGGGAATACATCGTTCCCTTATAATTCAACCACAAATAGAAGAACAAGCAGATTTATCTTTAATACCAGAAACAGATTTTAAATTTACTGGACAATGTTTTCCAATGTATACTACAGAATTAAGTAAAAGTTGGGTTAAAAGAAGAGGTTTTACTCTAGATTTAATGGACAGATTAGGTATTAAATATCTTAAATTTGGTAGAACAGTAAAAAAATCTGATCCAACTAATAAAGAAGAATGGCGATCATATTCTGATATGGCTTTCATTCCAATTTTTGAAGAAAAAGAATTATTATGTTTTGAAGCTAGACAACTTAGAACTGAAGAAGAATGGAGAAAACATTTAGAGACTAAAAAAATAGAAGTAAAGGACTATAAAAAGCTTTTATATCCAAAAAATAGTTCTACTAAAACTTTATATCAATTTAATAGATTAAAAAAGAATGAACCTTTATTTTTAGTAGAAGGTTTAATGGATTTAATATCTTTAAGAACTAATTCTATATTTCAAAATTCTACAACAACTTTTGGAAGATCTATTAAAGAAAGACAATTTTATCTATTAAGTCAATTTAAATCTGATATCTTTTATATTCCAAATAATGATATTCCAGGAATTTCTGCTATTCAACAATTTAAAGATAAAGACTTAAAAAATGTTAGTATTCTACCTTTGCCAAATACAGTGAAAGATGTTAATGATATTCTACAAAAGAAAGATACTCGATTTAACTCTTTAGAGGACTTAATTAACTTCGGATGGTTAAATAATGTTATAAATATAGATAGATATGATATTAAGGCCCAGATTGATAGAGTTAATATACATTAAATGGAGATAAAGATGAGAGAATATGTCACTGAAGAACTTGAATTAGATGAAGAAACGTTAGCTAAATTAAAGGAAATGGCAGAACAGTATAATACAACTATTGATAATGTAGTCAATGAAATTCTGATACATTATATTTCCGAAAAAATTACTTTAAAAGATTTTGTTAAAATTGTGGAAGAGATTGATGATAATAAAAAAGATATTGCAGAACTACGAAAGTATTATACGATCGTTGACGAAACCGGGACGGGAATTGCGAGGGTCATCCCGCTCTAAAATGAACAACTTAATATCTCGAGGCTGTAAAGTACAGACAGTCATATCACAATCATTGTATAGTAATGCTTTCGAGTTATTCATATTTAATACAAGACAAAATATGAATATGGGCGTAAATAAATGGCTCAAAAAGGTTGGTTATAAAAGTAAATATGATCCAGACTTAGGAGCTGCTGGTTTAATATATGAAAATAATAAAAATCAAGAAATCGAATTTGAAGGGGAGGATTATAAATTATTTGCTGCAATGTTTTTAAATGAAGAAGATCTTCATGTAAATATTATTGCTCATGAAGTTACTCACATTGCTTTAACTTTAGAAAGAAATATATTAAGATTTGTCGGTGTATATGATGGTAATGATGGAACAGGTAATGCTCCAGAAGAAAGATTAGCATATACTATTGATGAATTTATGGAAAAAATTATTAGAGTGTGTATAGATAAAAAAGTTAAGTTAACACTTGTGGCAGCAGATAAGAAAAAGAAATGAAAGGATATGTAACTTTATATCTTGGCTCAATGAGAAGTAGTAAAACTTCTAAATTATTTGATGTAATTGATCAGGCTAATTATAGAAAATTAAGACATTGTTTAGTTAGACCTACAATTGATACACGTGATTTTATATCTCGATATAAAGATATCGATACAGATATAATTTTATGTGATAAGTTAACAGATGAAGGTCTACCCACTAAACTTAAAAAATACGATATAATTTGTATTGATGAAGGTCAATTTATAGAACATTTATTTTATGTTCATAATTTAGCTTTACTTGGAAAAGAAGTTTATATTGCCGCTCTCAACGGTGATACTGAAATGCGACCTTGGGATAATATATCTAACATATTACCATTAGTAGATTATATAGAGCGTCTTTCAGGTGTTTGTGAAGAATGTGGAAGTAACAAATCTACATTTTCATATTATACTGAAATTAAAACAGAACAAATTATAGTTGGAGATGGTAAGTATATGGCTTTATGTAGAGATTGTTATAATACATTTTATAGAGAAAAAATGGGAATAATAGCAAAAGATAAATATATTTAATCTTTTACAAATTCATTTAATATAACTTCAAATCTAGGATCCGGTCGTATCGGATCCTTTTTTCTTTTATAAGAAGACCAAACCCTATGAACCCATTTGTGGCAGCCACTACACAATATCCTAAATCTTTCGTCTTGTAAATTTGTATAATTATCTGCACTATCATTCATATAAATATGATGACAAGTTAACCTTTTTCCATAACCACAAAATTCGCATTTTTCTCGTTGTTTAACTATTCTATTACGAAATTCTACCCAAGTTTTAGTTTTACGAAATAATGTTTTTTGTGATGAATCCCATATTTCTCCGGCAACCCATGTAACAACTAGTTCTTTTTTCTTTTTTCTTGCCATAATATAATTAGATATAGTTTGTTGATCTCTGATTTTGTTTCCTTTTTAAATTTATCTTTAAAAACGAAAGAGATTTCGAGATCAAGATTGAAATTACAATAAATAGTTAATATTATACTAAATTTATATGATAAACGAAGATATTAAAAAAGTAGAGTATTTCTGTAAATTATGTTCCCATAAATGGGAATTGCAATACCCAATAAATTCTATTCCACCCGCTGAGATTAAATGTCCAAATTGTAATAGAATTAGAAATCATAGAAAACCATATAACTTTTTTAAGGACAATCAAAAATGATAGTTTCATATTATTGTGAACATTGCGATAAAACATTTTCAAGAAAACAAATTCAATCTCCAGCATTTACTACAGATTGTGAATGTGGTCATAAAGCAACTAGAACTTATAAAAATATAACTTCTACAAAAGAAGATGAGAATGTATCAGCTGCAATAGAAACAATGAAATATAGTAGTCTACCTTCAGGAAAAAATAAGGTAAATTTTTAATGAAATCACCAGAAGAAAAAATAGTTTTAATGACACCTGCGTTATTAAAGGCTATTAAAAAAGCTTTACCTCAAATTAGATCTCCTTATGTAGCTAAAGATTTAATGCGAATAGCCCTTAAAGTTGCTAAAGAAATAAAATTAGTTAAAGGTTTAGAGAAAACTAAATAAATAAGGGAAATTTATGAATAAAGAATTTGAAGATATATATGAAGATGACCAACCAGAACTTAATTTTGATGTATGTGAAGTCTGTGGAGAAGAAGCTACAGATGAATTTGATGGTAAATTTTATTGTATAGAACACTCACCTTATGAAGATATTTATGATGAGGACGATGAGTATGATGAAGATCATGATCCAGAAGATCATGATATTTCTGGCACAGAAGAAGATTATATGGAAGATGAATTCGAAGACATATATAATGAAGAAGATACTGAAGAAACAGATCTTTCTGATTATTTACGAGATGAAGAAGATTTAGCCGATTGGGATGATGACGAATTAGAAGATGAATTTGGTGAAGATTTTAGTGATAATTTAAATCTAGATTCTGATGATGAGGATTACTAATGAGCATAATAAGAAAAATAAATAAACAATTAGCAGCTGAAAAAGCTGAAGTTTTTAATTTAAGAGAATGGTGGCCTTCAGTTATAGAATTTTTTAAGAATATTTGTTTCTTAGGAGAAGTTGATAAAGATAATGCATATATTTCTATGTTACACCAAGCTAGACATACTGAAACAGGTGCAATAAAAAATATAAATATGGATGAAGCTAATCAGTTTTGTCTTAATGGTCAATTTATTACTTTACAAAACCATGATCCGTTTGCATGGACATTTTGGAGAATAAACTTAAAAACTAGATTTATAACTGTTTATACTTCTTTTAATGGAAACCCAAATAGATCTCCTAAAGATAACTTTATTATTGCTCAAGAACAGAAGCGACTTTATCCTGGCCAAAAATTACATTATAATGCACACTTTAAACATTTAACATTATCTGACAGAAGAATTTTTAGAGAACTAGTTCTCATATTAAACCAAGCTAGAAATAAAAATAACGATATTACTATTGGTAATTTTAATATGAAAGTATTTGTTAACTTTATGGAATATTTTGGTATAGTAAATAATAAAAATTTTGTTAAAGACAAATTTATAGATACAAAACCACCAGAAGTTATTAGACTTCCTCAAAGATATGATTCAGTTAGAATAGATAAAGATACAGAAGTTATGAATCGTTTAAGAGGAACTGTTTTTGAAACTTTAAATTTTGAAAATAATTCTACAATTAGAAGATTTAAGAAATTTAAAGATATGCACGATTATCTTTATTCTTTAATAGATTTTATAAATAAACATGCTTTAGAATTAGAATTAGCTCAACGAATTTCTTTTGTTAGAAAACACTACGAATCTATGCAATGGCCAATTCCACAAAATACAGAAGAAGCTGATAAGAATAGAAATCTTTTAACTCGATACGAAATTGCAATTACTAAATTTGAAAATAGAATAGCTTTTAGAGCTGATGTACAAGAATATGGGATTTGTTATTATATAACGAATTATATTCATGGTCCTAATCCTTGGGACGGTAATTAAACTTATAAATCTTCTCTCAACTAATTACCAAGAGGAGAAGATAAATAATGAATCCACAATATTATTTAATTGACGATAGTGATTTTGTTAGAAAAAGCGAATGCAATAATTTCACTGACGGGTCAACTACTTCTTCAGGATTATTAAGGAGAAATCTTTTTAATGAGTTTGAGCAATTACCAAACCATAGTCCTGTTGTAAGATTAGCTGACATCAAAAGAGAAATGGGAATTTTAGAAGCCTGTTTACCAGAATATAAACTTAATTATTCAGGTGTAATAAATAGAGATTATAGGCTTACTATTATTGCGTTTGCTGATACTCGATTAGTATTACCAAATAATACTATCATGAGTAATGGTGTATCAACACCAGCAATCAACCTAACTCGAAATCAAACTATGTATTTAAAGTTTACTGTATCAAGAAGCGGTGGGAAACTTGTTATAGTATTAGATATAAACTTAACGGCAGATGAAGTATTCTCAAAATTTCCAGATTACGACAATAAAATAGCCGATGCCACCAACCAAATTAGCCAACTAGGAGTAACAGTTGATGGTCTCGTAACTAAAACAAATAAAATTGGAACAGAACAACAACTCTTAAAAGAAACAGTTAGTGCTAATAAGAGTGATTTAAATACAAAAATTGAAGGAGTTCAAGCATCTTTAACAAGTAAATTTGAAAGTGCAAAAGAACATCTAAAAGAAGGCATTAAGAGTGCTCAACAAGTTGCAAATAGCATTAAAGATAGTGTTAGAGCAATTGAAAATGAACAGTCTGAATTAAAATCTGAATTAGATCAAAAAGCAGATTTAGCTGGTAAAATTAAATATGAATTAGCACAAGCAATTGAAAAAATTGCAGCTAATTTAGATGTTACAAACTCAGAATTATCTATAGCAAAACATGATTTAAGTGTTAGTTTAACTAATGCTAAAAACGATGTTGATCAAAAAATTACAACAGCTAAAATCGCATATCAAGGTCTTGAAACTAAAATTACTGGAGTAGCTACAAAATTAGAAAATTCTATAAATACAGCAACAAGTGAAGTTAATCGTTTAATTGCTGAATATAATAGAGATAAGGGAATTGCTGAAAACATGCTTAAAGATCTCGCAGGAGATATTAAGAAAGTATCTGGTGATTTAACTACAGCAGTTAGTAGAGCAGTAAGTGAAGTAAATAGTTTAGTACAACAATATAATCAACAAAGAGCAGATGACAGAGCAGAAGTAGAAGAAAAACTTAATGTTATTGAAAGTAATCTTAAACTTCTTATTGGAGATAAAATTACTCCAGCTGATGTTGATAAGAAAATTACTGATACTGTTAATGTTTATAAATCAATTGTAGATAACATTAGAAAAGCTTTAGAAAAAGATATTAGAGATATTAAATCTGATATTGATGAAGGCCATAAAATGTTTAAAGCACTTGTTGACAAAGTAGATACAAAAATTACTTTAGAACAAGCTAATACGGCTATTACAACAAGAGTAACAGAAATACAAAATAATTTAATGCCTATTATTGAAGCATTAGATACAAGAATTAGAAAAGAATTAAATTCTAAAATGGATGCAATTCAAACAGATACTGCTATTAAAGCTGCAGGAACTGCATTACATACTCAAATTCGTAATGAAGCTGTTCAAGAGTATAATCAAATTAGAAAACAAGCTATTGGGATTAGAGATGATTTAGTATCACAACTTACAACAGCAGAAGCAGCTATTAAAGCCGATCTTTTACTTAAATTAGAAGCAGATGATTTAGAAAAAGCTATCAATGAAGTTATTAATAAGCTTAATGATTTAGAATCAGCATTTAATAATAAAATAACAGCTTTAACTTCAAGAGTTACCGCAGCAGAAAACTTTATAAGAGCAAATACTCACATGATTACATCTTTAAATGCAGCTGCAATTGGTGAGAAAAACGGTACAACTTATAAAGTATCATTATTAGGTGTAGAAAGAGAAGTACAAGGTTTTGGTTGGGAAAAACGAATTATAGATCTTGAAGGTAATTTAGAAACACTCGTTGGAAGAACTGATATTATCGAAAATATGAAAGTTAATAGAGACGAAATTAGAAATTTATTAGTTGATGCTCTTGCATTTAGAGGAATTGCAACATGTGACGATGATGACGGCAAAAATATTATTGCAGGTACACACTTCGTAACTTCAACAGCACGTAATGAATTTAGAACTATTGCAAGAGAAGCCAGAGAACTTATTAGTAAAGAAACATTAAAACTTGCAGAAGTTGCAGAAATGGAAAAGAAACTTCAAGCAGCATTAGAAAAAATCGAAGCTTCATTACAAACAGCACCTGAATATCCTATTGATGATATTGCAGACCTTCTTATAAAGGCTTATGAATTACTTGATATTCAAGTAGAAGAACATGCAAGTGATGTATTTAGAAATGAAGTCTTTACACTTGCAAGTATGCATGATAAACTTTATATGGCTCACGGTGCATTAGAAGCTAAATTTAATAATGGTTTTGGTCAATATTCTTATAATACTATAGATAAGGATGTTAAAGCACTCAATGCAGCTCTAGATTATTTTGAAATATTTGAAGGAACAAAAGAACCAGAAGAACTTCAAGAATTAGGAGAAGCTATAAGAGACGCATTTGGTATTATTAGAACTATAAATAGTATTACCGGTGGTTGGTCAGCCATAGCAAAAGCAGCAAATTATGGAATTCAAGCAAGATTCGAATCTGCAGTAGCAACAGCAAAAGAAGTTTATGCAACTGATTTTGATGATCCACAAGATGAATATGATACAATTAAAACAGCACTTAATACATTAAATAATTTAATAAGTGAAGTATTACAACTTATTGATGATGCTATTGGTGATCCACTTGTAGCCAGTCTTTATACTGAATTAAGTCCAGCAGGAATGAAACTAACAGTAAAGAATGATGCATTAGTAATAAGCGGAAATGTAGCAAGCGGAATGAGTGATTATGTAAGTAATATTATGATTGGTGATGGTCCAGGGTTTGATCCAGCAAAAGCAGAATTAGGTTATTCTTGGATAACTTTAACTGATATTTTTGAAGAAGGTGAGATATATGAAGTAAAGCAATATAATCAAAGCTTAAATATATATAAACCAGAAGCAATAACAAATATTAATGCATTTAATACACCTGAAGTCCATACACATAGAAATCCATTTACAGGTAGAAAAGATTTTAATTGTATACTTTGGAATGGAGCTCCAAGATTATTTACTCTTGAAGTAACACCTCAAGGTGGAGAAACAAGAACTTATAGAATTGATTGGGAAAGATTAGAAATAAAAGTTTAATTTAACTTAGAAAAGGGAGCCTAATGGCTCCCTTATTTATTTTAAAAAGTTAATCTAATTTATATGAATATTTTATTTATTGGGTTTATGGATTATTTAACATTTACTAAAAATGAATCTATAAATGTATATACTGGTCAATATGAAGACGATAATTTTAATCCTAATTACTATAATAATTTTGATAATTTTTCTGAATATGGTTTAGAAAGTATTAAATCGTATTGTTTAAATAAATGTAAAATAGATAATTTTGAAATAGTTTTAGACCCATCAGAAAATTTAAACATAAACTTTATTCCTGATATTATTGGAGTATCTTTAAAGTTTGAAAAGAATTTAATATACGAAAATTTAAAAAATTATATTTCTTTTTTAAGAAAAAAATTTAATAAAACTTTTATAATAGCTGGTGGACCAGTAGCCTGTCTTAATAAAGAAAAATTTATAAATTTATTTGACGCGATTTGTTTAGGAGAAGGTGAAATTCCTTTTAGTGAACTATTAAATAGTAATAATAAACAAAAATATTTAGAAGAAACTCCTTACTGGTTTATTAGGGGAAAAGAAAAAACCGAACTTTTTGTATTAAAAGATCTTGATATTTTATACCCCTTAGCTAAAGAAATTACTGACAAGTATAAAGATAAATATTTAGCCCTCTCTTTTACTAGAGGTTGTGTTAATGCTTGTATTTTCTGTTTTTCTTATCCATTTAGAAAATGTGTAATTTCACCATCTTTAAATAAAGTAATATCTGATTTGCAATTCTATATAGATAATGGTATAAGAAAATTTTTATCTATGGATGATTTACCTTTTTATAATAAAGAATTATGGATGGGAATATTAAACTTTTTATTAGAAAACAATTGTAAAATAGATCTTATGAATATTCAATTTAATAATTTAGATGAAGAATTACTTGCATTATTATCTAAAGTTATAGAAGATAGAAGAATTGTAATAGCAATGGATGGTCTTACTGAACAAACTATGAATAGAATTGGAAAAAAAGGAACATATGATCAAATTAGAAATATAATAAGAATAATTCATAAATATAATATGTCTGCGGAAACATTTGTAGTTATTGGTTATCCATGGGATACTATTGAAGAAATAAAAAACATAAAAAATGTAGTAAAAAATTTAGGGTTCGATTATTCTATATTTATAAAATTATTTTTAATAAAAAATTCCCCCATTTATAAAATGGCTGTTCAAGATGGTCTTATATCTAAAGAAGAACAAGAGTTATTATTTGTTGAAAAATCGGTATATTTAGAAAGATTAATGAAAGATTATCCAAATTTTGATTTAGAAAGTCTTATAAATTATTCTATGTAGTTTATGTTAATATAATCTCTAAGGAGATATAATGCCATCAAAATTAGATAATTTAATAAGTTCTATACAAAAGAAACAACCAAAACTTTTCGGAGATGTAGAAAATTCAGCTAAAATTAAAAAAGTAAAAATAGATAGTCCACAACTTTCTTATTTATTCGGAGGTGGAACTCCGATTGGAAGAATGATACGATTTAGAGGACCAGAATCTTCTGGTAAATCAATTATGTGCTGTTATTGTGCAGCTCAATTACAAAAGAGATTACCAGAATATTTAAATATGCCAGAAAAAGATAAAGTTATTTATATAGATTTTGAAAGAACTTTTGAAGCTAGGTTTGCATCACAAGTTGGAATAGATACTAACCCAAAAAAGTTTATTCATCTTTTACCAGACGATATTGAAACAGCCTCGGATGCATTAGCTGAACTTATTCGTTCAGATGAAATAGCAGCTATTATATTTGATAGTGATGCGGCTGCACCAACACGAGCAATGTTTACTGATCCTTCTGGTAAAGCTAATTTCGGCGCAGGAGCAAAAGCTATTGCAGAATTTTTAAGAAAAGTAAATATTTTAAATGCAAATTATAATACTACATTATTTTGGGTCTCTCAAGAGAGAGTTAACATGCAACCAATGAGTCACCTTCCATCTGTTACTGGTGGTGAAGCACCAAAATTTTATGCATCGGTAGTAAATCGAGTTACAAAAACTGATGTATTAAAAGATGCAGATGGAACTATTGGTATTAGTATTCGTTGTAGAAATTATAAGAATAAAACGGGTGTTCCATTCAGAGATGCTAATATGAATTTATATTATAATGGTGGGTTTAAACCAGATGAAGAATATATAGATTTCTTAGTTAACTTTGAAATTATAAAACAAAAAGGTGCTTATTTCTATATTGATGGTGTAGAAAAATCTATTCAAGGTAGAGCTAAACTTCAAGATTGGTTAAACGATCATAATCAAGAATATGAAGCAATGAAATTAAAAGTAGATGATATGTTAGTAAATGAAAACATTTTAGATGCTAATAATGAAGCTGTTGGTGAAGGTGAAAACGAAAATTATTCTGAAACTATAAATGAAGAAATAAGTGACGATATTTTAAATGATGACGAATGAGATAATGTTAGTAATATTATTTGCAGCAACATTGTTTCTTTTTATTTCTAATGGATCTGATAACTTTAAGTTCTAATCTTTTTAAGAACTTTTCATCTTCTAATATTTCTTTTCTAATTTGTTCTTTCAATTCGGTAGCTGCTACGTAAAGTCTACCGTTTTGATCGATTTTTATAGTTTGTTCATCAACATCAACATAATGAGAATTAAATTTATACGCACAATTTATTGGATCTAAATGCCAATCATGTTGTGGTATATTAGGATTACCAAATAATAATAAAATAGTTTGTCGTAAATTTCTTATATCATCCAGATTTAATGGAAGAGATAATCTGATACTTTCATTTTCGTGATTAAAATTGAAATTTCGTCTATCTAAAATGGTAGTCATCATTTTATAAAAATCTGTTTTTGTTATCATAATAATTAGTTAATATATTCATAAGAATAGGAGTATTACAAATGACTATAAAGAAACCATGTTTATCTGCATTAGTTAGAGGAGATATTATCTGGATAGTATATCAAATAAATAATCCAGATTTAATAGTTCCTAGATCTATTATAAAAAGAGCTGATAAAGAAGAATATAAATCTACAAAATACGGTGCATTAGCATTAAAAGTAGTTTCAACTGGTATGAGAGAAATAGAGTGTTCCAGTGAACTAAATCCAGGATTAGCTATAACTATTAATGAAAATGATATGTTTTATAAAGACTATTCTCTAGCTGAAAATAAAATATTATTATTAGAAACTTATGAAAATGAAGAATCAAGTCAAAGTGAACAACAAAAAGAAGAACTTAATGTAGATCAATTAAAAGAACAATTATTACAATTTTCTGAAGAATTACAAAATATATTTTCAGAAGAAACTATTTCTAAAATTGGTAATATTTTTAACTCATTTAAAAAGGAGTAAATATGTTCGGAATAAATGAAGAAGTATTAAAAGGTGAAAGTCCTTGGACTCATGAAAATTGGAAAAAACGTCAAAAAGAAAGAACATTTAAAGAAAAATTAAAAGATTTTTGTGAAGAATATCATTGGGGTGATGGTTTTGAATATGATGAAGATTATAATAAAATTGTAAATGTAACTTTTAAACTTTTTATGTATAATATTTATCGTAGAATAAGAGGTTGGTATCCAATTTTTAGATTACGAATGATATGTCAAAAAATATTTAGAAAAAATCATATATCAGACGATCAATTATGGAATCTACAATATCCACTTTCTAGACATGTTTATAAACATCTTAAAGCATTTAAAGAATCTGATCGTCATGGTTATCCTGGTTGTTTTACTGAATATAATGAGAACGAATGGAAATCTAAAGAAGAATATAATGAAGCATTAGCTAATGGTAAAATAATGGGTGGCGGAAATGAAGCTTGGGAAAAAATATTAGACCATATTTTAATGTCTCTTGAATATATAAATAATGAAGGTGATTCTAAAAAAGAAAAAGTATGGTTTTTAAAATATTTTGGAATGGATCCTCATGAAGAAAATAACGAATGTAATAGACATGAAAGTTATAGTTATAGAAATATAGATTCCCCAAAAGGTGTTGGAAGTATTATGTCAGGTCAACAACCAGATTTAGAAAAAGTAGAATGGGCAACAAAATCAGTTAGTTGGTTAAATATGGATTTAATATTTTATGCTGAATCTGTAGTACAAGACGGTTTAGAACTTATGGGAGTTTTCTGGAGAAATTTTTGGGATTAAATGGAATTAAAAATAATTCAATCTGATGAAAATTTTGATGCTCTTGTTCGTTATATGGAAAAATATTTTAATAGTAAGCTAAATATAAAACAATTAGAATTATCTATTTTTGAACAGTATAGAATATATCCTGGAGAAAAGAAATTTATTCCTAAGATTTGGAGCTACAGAGTTGTGGCTAGAAGTGGAAAATTTCACTTTGGAACTATTTAACGTCTATCTCCATCATTATTTTCTTCAAACCATTTTTCATATTGCTCATCTGTCATCATATCATGATCTCTCATTTCTTGAGTAATTGATGGTGGCGTATATTTTCGTTCATCACTTAAATATTCATTATATTCATCTATAGATATACCAAAATCATCTAAATGATCTCTATTTCGTTCACCTTCAATTCCTAATATATCATTAACAACATCACAATCAGCCATATCTAATTGATATTCATCACAAATTCTTTCTGCTGCATCTTCTACACTAGATACACTATTCATAATCTCTAACACACTATCAAAATCTAAACCAAGTTCATCAGCTAATTGTTCTGCTTCTGGTCTAAATGTGTCCATATCATCTTCATAAGATTCTTTTACTTTCTTTCTAGAACATTTTGGACAAATGCCATCACCCCAACAAGAATAATCTGCATTTTTTTTAGTTTGAACTGCACCACATTTACTACATTTTTCAGATTCTTCTAAAAGATCTAAATCAGCTTTATCTATAATTTTATTTTCAATAAGTCTTTTTTTATCTTGATATCTTTTTGCAGATTCTTGTAAGGCTGGACTAGCTTTTCCCTTAACTCTTCTTTCTATAAGTTTACCAGATTTTGTATGGGTAGGCATTGATTCATATAATTCATCATCTACATCCCAACCGTCCCACGGATCATTCTCATCAACATAATCATCTCTATCTAAATTATCTATATCATTTCCATAACATTCTGGGCAAAGACAAGCTTCTTCATCTGTACCATCATCGTCGTGATTACATCCACAACGCTCACATATAAAACAATTTTTAGAATATGGATCCATTTCAGCAATCATGTGTTCATATCCTTCATTAAGAAGATCTCTATCTTTTGGATCTATAATTCCTTCTAAAAGATCTCTTTTTGCATATGTAACATTATAATCTTTTCTACCAACCCCAGTTGTAGGTGGTCCTTTCCATTTAGCATTGTTATATTCAAAATTAGGTAAACCTTTTATTGCTGGTTTTTTATTTGTACCTTGTTTAAATTTATTTGTATCAGGATCCTCGACAGAATCTAAATCACCTGTTTTTGCATATGTAACATTATAATCGTCACGTCTTTCATCTAGTTTATATATTTTTTCAAAATCCATCTTGTTCTCCTTTAAACAATTTTTAATAGTCATCATAGCCATTCCAAACTCAGTATCTGTGAGCCCACAATTATCAACAAGTCTTAATGGTGCTTTTTTATGTTCTAATACATATTCTACAAAACTCATCATATCATCATATTTATCAGCTACTTCTTCATCATTATACATCAATTTATCAAATATTTCAGTAGTGATATCTCTTATCTTTTCTTCATTCATAATATTTAGTACTTCTTTATTGTTAATATATTATAATGGATAGTAAGCAATATATCTTAATAAATTCATCATTAAATATGTCTGTAGGTAAAATAGCTGCTGCAGCAGCTCATGCTAGTTTAGGAATTATATTTGATAGAAGTCATAAATATGAAAAAATTTATTTAGAACCTAGAAATCAAATGTTTCCAACTGATTTTACTGAAGTATATAAATATTGGTTTACTTTAACTAAAGAGGAATCCGAATGGAAAGATGGTATATTTACTAAAATTTGCCTATCAGCTAAAGATTCAGAGGAAATAGAACTTCTGATAACTTTAGCTTCACAAGTTGGTGTTCTTACTAAAAAAATATACGATTCTGGAAATACAGAAGTAGAACCAGGTTCTTTAACTGCCGCAGCTATTGGACCAATTAACTTAAAAACATTAGGGTATAAACAATTGTCGGGGAAATTGAAATCATTACCACTTCTAAAATGACTAAATTTAAAAGGAACAACATATGAAAACATTTATTAAAATTTCAATTCTTAGCGAATCAAAAGAATCTAAAGAATTAGAAGTAGTCGGTGAGTACATCTCAAATTCAGAAGACAGTAACGTTTATGAAAGTCGGGCTAAAGATTTAGCAAACATTATGGCTTATGATCATGAGCATTATTGTGATGTTAATATAGAAACAATATTAAGAGCAGCTGAAGTTGCAGGTATAATAGAAATAGAAAAAAATAGATAGGAGAAAAAATGAGCGAAGCAGAACATGTAAAATTGTTTGTATGTGGGGATACGAAGGCTCCACAAAGAAGAGCGGGTGACGCTGGTATAGATTTTTTTATGCCAAATTTAAGTGAACAATTCATTAAAGATTTAACAGAAAAAAATCCAGGTCAACCATTTAAATGGGGGCTTGTTGGAGCGCCTCAAAATGAGGAAGAAGTAAAGAATAATCAGGGGGTTTATTTATATTTACCTCCACATGAAGATTTACTTATTCCAACTTATGTTAAAGCTAGATTTCCAGAAAATGTAGTTTTAATGATTACAAATAAAAGTAAAGTTGCTACTAGTCAAAAACTTACTATTGGAGCTGATACTATTGATTCATCTTATGAAGGAATTATTCATATTCATGTCTTTAATAGCTCTAACAATTTAAGATTTATAGAATTTGGACAAAAACTTGCCCAAGGTGTTCCCAAAGTAATCAATAATAAAGAAATAGAAATCTTTTATGATAATTCTATTGAAGCTTTTAAAGAATATAAAAATTTTATATCAGTAGATCAATTTTATGATGGTCACACTAATGTTCGTGGTGAAGGTGGATTTGGTTCTACAGGAACAACATAAATGATTGATATTCAATATCTTGCCCAAGAAGTTTCTAATTTAATTGAAGATTATAATAAGACATATACGAGAAGTAATTTATTTAAACAAAATCCAATTTTTAGAAATAATTTAATTGGAACAATTAAACAATTAATAATAAATAAAAAAGTTGCAAAGGAACATGAATTAGAGATTCATAAGAGGTTATTAGAGGCTATCAATAGGGCAGATATTGAAATAAAAAATATTATTGGAATAAACGAAGAATATGTTAAAAATGTACTTGCCGAATATGGCGATGAGATTGGTGGATATCTTTTATATTGTAATAAACTTATCGGGCAAGTATGTGTTAACGAATATAAAAATTTTAATGAAAACGTAAAAAAATAATCTTATATAATATTTATGAAATTAGTAATGCCAGAACATCTCTTTAAAAGATGGGTTACTATTAGTTTATTATTAAAAGATGAAATTCAAATGCATCGAAATTTTGTTATAAGAGATGTATATGAAACTTATGTAAATTTTATTTTAATTCCTGGAAAAAAGGAAAATGAAATAAGTTTTGCTACTTGTCGTTTAGAAACTAAATTTAAAAATAAAATAAAATCATGGTATTGGGAATATAATAAAGAATTGCATTATCTTAAAGATGCTGAAAGATTTATGTGGCTTTATAAAAAACTTTTTTCTATTTTAGAACAAAATAAATTTAATAAAGCATTTTATGATACTTTTATACATAAGTTTGATTCTAATTATATAGAAATGATTACAGACTCAGAATTGTTTGACTAAATATTATGAAAGATTTTAATCAAATATATGAAACTAATAAAAATAAATTTGTTCGTTATGGTCGATTAGATATTTGGAATAAACATAAAAATCACGTAAAAAATAAAAAGAAAAGTTTCAATGATGAAGATGATACAGAAGTATGTTTTCACACACCACCAATTTCAAGAGGCTTTTATGCAATGCCTTATGGGTATGAAGAACCATTTTTAATAGGTGCACTTAATACCACACAACCAGATATGTTTCCAGATAATTTTGATGACAGCGATAACCCATATAATACTTTTAAACAAGAATGGAGAACACTTCCTTATGATGAAAGAAAAGTGGAAGAAGAAAAATGGGAAAAGAAATGTAGAGATTTTGATAAGCGATTAGTTAAATGGCGAAAAGAATCTTATTCTAAAAATCGTAAAATATTTACAATGAAAGATTCGGATTTAATTTGGCACCATCTCGAAGATAAAACTCCATTAAATGAAATCGAAAGAAGATCTGGCGCGTGGGTACAAACTACAGTCAAAACCTTCTTCAAAGCGCTAAAAAGATCACTTAGAAATAATGAAGGTCTTAGTTATTCACGAGATCACTTAGAAGTTTTTATATCTCCATTTGAACATTAAATTTATATATCTTATATAATATTTGTAAGGGAGATACAATGAAAACAAAGGTTATTAAAATGGTTTCAAGTAAAACAAGAGACAAATTGTTAGATCTTGAACAAAAATATAATTGTATAATAGTTTGTGGCCTAACTTATAGGTCAGGAAAAAATATAAATTACACAGCTTGTTTTGCTGACGGTCGTACTTTTGGTACTCTTACTGTAGCTGATATGATATATTTTATCGGTAAATTTTACCGGAAAGAAATCTAAGGAGAATCGTATGAGCATGTATTTTGCTGAAGATCGCGAGCTCGATACATTTGGGCAATATAGATATGCAGCTGATGAAATCGGTCCGGCGAGACCAACACCAACTGCTGAACTTCCGGTACCAACTGATATTATCAACGAATATGCTGGGCAAATAAAAGCTCGTGGAGAAAAGTCTGGAATCCTTCGAAATATTGCAACTAATGAGACTGTTCAAATTAAAATTGAAGAACATGGTGGGTGGACAATCGTGAAGCCCAAGAAAGATTGGATATTGGAGTAATAAAATGAATCAGTATTCTGAACTAAAGAAAATAAATGAAGATAAAACAGAGCCGTATCAGCTTAATGTAAAACCTACGGCAGCAAACTTAAACGATGCAATTAAAGATTTAGAGTGTGAAGCAGTTATAATGTATTCGCGAGTATCACCTACAATTGGTTTTTGTGAAAAGATGCATGCTAATGGTTTTGCTCTCGATTATAGTAAAGAAAATAATGATCCAAACGCAACAGATCATGAAAAATTTATAACTAGATTTGTTCGCGAAAATTGATATGCCGGTTAACGACCGGAAAATGAGCAGAGGGGCTGGGAGCAGTTACCCGAGCCAATCAGAATGGTGGATAGAAAGGACCACCCATTTACAAGATGAAGTCAGTAGCTGAGCGGATCGTTGCCGTAAGCCAGTCACTTCCAGTAGATAGTAAGTAGGAACGAAAATGGTTTATACGACCGGCCCGCCTTGGCGGTAAAATTAGAGAATATATGTTATTAATGTTAGAGGCTGGCATCAAGGAGTTGCTCTGCCAGCCAATAATTCAGGAGGATAATTATGGACCATTTGAAATTTTGCCCATGTTGCGGTAATACTGAACTTGAAGTTTATATGTGTGTTAGTTGTCCAAAGTGTTTGATGCAGGGCCCAAAGTCGACTGATCGTGTGCAAGATTTTGAACACATTGATCGTGAATGGGCAATTAAACAGTGGAATAATCTTCCACGTGATAATCGTAAGTGTTGGAAATAAGGGAGAAAATATGTTGGAAAATCCTGGACCATTTTTAAGTTGGTTATGGACAGAAGCTTCATGGATAAATTTATCTTATGGAGATATCTTAGTATTAGGAAGTTTATTTGGCTTTGCCGTTATTATAGAAATTATTTCCCATCTTAGGGGAAAAGGGAGCTTGTTTTTCTAATGATTAGAAACATTGTTATCACCTGTAAAATAATCCAAAAAGAATTGGGATTAAATGATACCGCCTATCGTAAAATTTTGAATGAAGTTGCAGGAGTAAATTCTTCAAAGGATTTAGATAACGAAATGGGACTAAGAGTAATCAAAGTTCTAGAAGATATGAAACCTAAAAAAGTTGAAATTAAAAAGCAAATAATTGATGCAAGTAAATTATATAGATCAACTTTAGCAAAAAAAGTAGATCCTTGGAAATATGATTATAATTTGTCTGAAGAAAAATGGGCAAATATTGGAACTCTTATTGAACAATATTCAAAACAAGGAATTATATTAGTAGCAGTTTGGCCTGCTTATGGTGAAAAACACATTAAATGGAGAAAAAGATGACAAAGAAAGCATTACGCAAGTATCAACGTGACTATTATAGGGAAAAGCGTAGAAATGATGGTGGAGAATATGCTGCATATATGGCAGAATATATGAGAAATTATCGAGCATCAAATCCTGATTATGTTAAACATGAAAGAGAATATAATAAAATATATGCTCGAAGAAAAAGACTTGAAAAAATAAGAGAAGGAAGATAATAGTGATTTGGTTTTTAATTGTTGGTGGAATAACAGTTGTTGGATTCGTTTTATGGATTTTAGATCAATATTTTATGTGGTCTGGTGATGTCCTTTCGGTTATTGGTGTAATTTTTGGATTTGTTGGTGCAATTATTTTAATATTTATGTTAAGTTTTGGAATTTATAATTGGGGCGGTGCTTTTGAAAGAGATTTTAATTTTAAGTATCAAGCTGCTGAGGCAATTTTAAAATCTGATAACGATATTGCTAAAGCTGGAAATATGACTTCAATTCAAGATATAAATAAAATAATTTTAGGAAATAGAGCTTTTGTTGGTCATTCTTGGAGAGGGTTGTGGGCAAATGAAGGAATTGCTAGTTTAGAATTATTAGTTCCTTAATGAGACTAATTATTAAGGAGTTAATATATAATTATGGAAAAATTTTTAGTAGATTTAACTATTACTGTTGAAGTAGAAGCAAATGATCATTGTCATGCAGAGGTTGTTGCTTTAGAAAAAATGAATATGCCAGGTATGGACGTAGTAAATGTTCGTTCACTAGAAGAAGAATGTTCAGCTCAGGGAGAACTTTTTAATCAGTCCAACTAAACAATGGGTGCCTAATCAATTTAGACATCTTGATAGACAATGGGTTCAGTCATATCAATTACAAATTGAAACGAAAAGAGATTCAGATAGATCTTGGAAACCTAATAAAGAAAAATGTCCGCCGATAGGAGGAACTCACGCTATTCCAATTGAAAGTAGTGAGAATACAAACTTATGAAAGCAAAGTGTAAAGATTCAACTATTGAAATGTCTAATGAAGAATTTCAAGAAAAATTAGATAATTTAATTACCAAAGAATTAATGAATCTTTTAGGTTCTTACTATCAAGGTAGTGAATATTTACAACCTATGGCAAAACAAGTTGTAGAAAATGCATCACATCTTGTTTTATTTCCAGTTCAAAGTGATTTAAAATATTTACAATTATCTGGTTGGTTTAAATGTGATGCTGAAAATTGTGATTGGAAAGGCTTGAATGGTATTTCTAGAGAAAATTATTTTTTAATTAGAAATTTACCCTGTCCAAAATGTGGAGCCAATATTTTCACAGATGCAGATTATAGTGGAATGGCATCAATAAATTGGGTAATGGGTTGGCCAATTATTAGATTTTTTAATTGGATTGGAAAACTTTTTAATATAAAAACTTCAAAGTTTTTAGTTAAAATGGACGGAACTGGGAAAGTAAATTTAGAAAAAATAGGTTAATATAATAAAAATAATTATTGAGGAGAAAAAATGAAAGTTGGAGCAATTGTTACATTATGCTCGTTTTTGTTTGTCGGACTAATATGTCTGTCAATGTGGGGATGTCCAACGTATAGCGTTTGGAGTCAAGAAATGAAAGGTCGTGCAGAATTAGCACGAGCTGAACAAAACAAACAAATTATGTTTATTGAAGCGCAAGCAATGCTTGAAGCAGAAAGATTTAATGCACAATCAGAAATTGTTAGAGCTGAGGGTATGGCTCAAGCTATGGAGATTGAAAATGGACAATTAACAGATATTTATATTCGATATTTATTTGTTAGAGCATTAGAAAATCTTCCAGAAGGTACGCAAGTTATTTATTTACCTGCAGCTGATTTTATGCCAATAAATGAGGCAGGAAGACGATAAAGGAATTATAACTAAATAATATGAATATAAAAACCATTTCCAAACATAATTGTCTCTTTACAGCCATTTATAGTGATTGGAGGTGTCGGCCTTAATTAACTTATAGAAATATAAGGAGGTGTATTAAGGCCGCAGAGAAATCTGCGGCTTTTTTATTGAACGATATTTTTTATATTCTTATATTCATTTTAGGAGGAAAAATAAATTGGGAACGTGCATAGAGTAAATGAGTATATGATATTTTTAATAATATCGTTTTATTATGATTGTGATTTAGAAGATGTAATTAACGACCGTATAGAAAAAGGTCGATATAAATATTATTGTTATTTATATTAAAATTGTTATTTGAAATGCGATGGTAAAAGTGGAATGCAATTACCAGATAGGGAAGGAAATATATTAAGTTACGTGTAGTTTGCTGTCTACTAATAAAACAGCAACTTTGCCGAATTAGCTCATTTAGCAGAGCCACCGCCTTGTAAGCGGAAGGTGACGGGTGCAATTCCTGTATTCGGCTTCATACACGATTGTTGTAGTGGTGCTGCAAACTTGTCTGATAAACAAGAAGTCTTAGTTCGATTCTAAGATCGTGTATCCAGGAACTTGGGGAATTCACGTCGGAGGACGGCCAAAGGTCCACAGGTTAAGTTCTATAGCGAAAGCGAATGTTATATGCCCAGGACACTTATTTTGAAGGAGAAAATATGCTAAAGAAAATTAGAAAAATTGGAAGTAAAATATGGGATGGGTTTGGTTGGATATCAGATAAACTTTCACCATTGTTAGCGTTGATATTTGCATTGCTATTTGCAATTTATTTATTCGCAACGATAATGGATTTTAGTATTTCAAATTTATTTCACTGTGTTTTAGGTGCATTATTTTTTAATACATTTGCGAGGATATCAATTAAATCGGTGATCATTGAAAGAGAAAAAGAGAAAAGAGATTTAGATAATAGTTAATTTATAAATTATAAATGCGTCGTTATCCCGTAAGTAGTAGCGGTGCTGGCTGTAAACCAGTTGGCCGAAAGGCCTCGGGTGGTGCAACTCCATCACGGCGCAATATGGAAAAAGATATTCTTTTTGAAAATGAAGATATCCAAGTTTACAAAGAAAAAAGAAGTGAGGATGTTGGATTAATGTTTGGAACTATTATTCCAATTTATTCTCGTGAAGTTACAAAAAGAACTTTATTCCAGAAAATAAAAGATTGGTTTAAATGGTATTGGGATAGATTAATTTATTATCCATTCTTTTATGAAGAAATGGAATTTCCAATGTGGCATGTTTATAAAATAACAGATACTAACGGAATAGAACAAATGGTTCAATTATTAAGAATGCAAAAATTTGGTGAACCAATTCCACCAGATGCGGTGGATGAATATTTTAGAGATATGGAGATTCCAGGATGTATTATAAATCCTGAAAAATAAAAAATGGAAAAATCAGAATTTTTTGAATTGATACGTGAGGGTTCATATAAAGGATTTTATAAAATAATTATAGATAAAGGTCCACCTTATTGGGGCCCAATCGTTAATCGCGAACAAGCAGAGGAAATGTGGTCCCGCTTCAAAAATAGCGGACAAACTTTTGAGGAATTCGTTAAGGAATGGTTATGAAATATCTAGGTCCAGAAAATCAAAGACCATGGAGTAAATTGGGAAGGGAAATCAAAAAGCTATTTGATCCAAAACTTCCACTTCAAATTCATTGTGTAGCTAGAACAATGAGAGGAAAAAACGCAATTGGTTCAACGAGATTTCCAAGATATTGGATAACTTTGGGCAAAGAGATCATTTTCGATTATCCTGGACAATTTATGGAAATGATAGATCATGAAGCAAAGTCATGGTGTAGAAGTTCAGAAAATGATGGTTTTTGCCGAATTAAAGATTGTTATCCTTACGAAGAGCACGATGTTTCAGAGATATCTAATCTAATTAGAGAATACATTGATAGAGAAAAAGATAAATTATTCGAACCATTTGAAAATGACAGATGGGGTTTAATAGATTATTTAAGAGCTTCTGACAGGAGGATTGGAAAAAGAAGATTAGAAAAAATACAAACAGAAAATGAATATGTAAAAAAAATTATTAAAATGAGGGGCTGAAAATAGTTTCGATTTTTATGTTCAGCGTATTTGATTTTAGGATAGTCGGCGAGACGATAAACAGCAAATAATTAATCGGCGAAACATACGATTATAGTTATGACAGACCTGTTAGAAATAACAGAGCTGCATTCGCGAGAGCGGCATAACCGATCCTGTTAGAAATGATAGTATCTAATAAGGGTTGACACCATGCTATCAAAGGCGAAAACTTTTTACTGATGGGTTTAGCATTAAAATTAAGATCAGTTGCAACTGGAGATACGAATTGCTTGTTGTTGATATCTCGGTTAGTTCGTAGAAACAAGATATTCCTATAGAGAATTAAGTATTGCAGTAAAAAGACGGCGGGGCAGAGCCGCCCAGCTCCACTTATACAAGCTCGGATAGCTTAGGTAGTAAAGCAATCGACTGAAAATCGATTTTCCCGGATGCGAGCGCCGGTTCGAGCAAAACGCAAGCTTGCGGTTAGGAGATTAAAATGGATTTTAAATTAGAACTTACTTATGGTGAAGCATGCTCATTAAGAGATCTTTTATCTACATTTCCTGATTGGGAAGATGTTGTAAAACAACTCAATAAATATATCGAATGGTATGAAAACGAATATCCAAAAAGGTATGGAGTAAGTTAAATATGTCAGAGTTAAAAACTCAAGAAAAATTAAAAAGTTGCTTCGAATGTAGATATAATATAATGAATGAAATACACCCAAGAGATTGGGCTTATACTGAAGAAACTGGATATTGTTTTTTTAAGAAATTAAAAACTAAAAGAGAAAATTATTGTGATGATCACATTAAAATTGGAATTGGAAAATTAATCAATATAAAAGTTTTTAATGATGATAAACAAATGATAAAAGAAGCAATACAATATCTTCAGAGTTTATAAAAATTGGAGAGGTAGTCAAGCGGCTTTGGCGGGACTCTTGAAAAGTCTTGTACCGAAAGGTATCGTGAGTTCGAGTCTCACTCTCTCCGTAAAGATGACTGTAGCTCAGTGGTAGAGCACTTAAACCGGATCGTGTATATGGTCTTCACCGCAATTCTAAACGCAATTTTAATGCAGTGGTCGGACGTTCAAATCGTTCCAGTCATCTAATGGTTATACTTAATGGGGTCGCACCTCATTAAATGAATGTCGTGATGGGGATAGGTTTCCTCTGGCGCCACGATTGGGTTCGAGTCCCAAACACGATATAAAATTGAGTTGAAAGAACCAGGTTGCTACTGGAAGTTTAATTAACTTCCTTGAAAATTGCCTCACTGTCTTTTGGGAGTGCGCACTCCTTAATCCGTGCGGATCAGGTTAAAGTCGGCGGAGGAAAACTCAAATGGGCGGTTGCCAGAATGGGATTGGAGCGGGCTTTTAACCCGTTGGAAAATTCTTCCAAAGAGTGTTCGATTCACTCATCGCTCAAGTTTTAGGGCACATAACTCAGATGGTACGAGTCCCTGACTTTTAATCAGGTTGTCGGTGGTTCAAATCCACCTGTGCTCATAGTAATACTAAATTTTATATATGCACAATTTTTTTAATAATACTAAGAATAAAATTACTCTTATAATTTTATTGATGACAACAATCGCTTATGCTTCTTTATACTTTGTAGTTTATTTTACTGTAAAAGATGCATTAGATAGTAAAATGATTAATAATGTAACTTCAATTGCTGCATCTATATCAAAAACTATTGAAAATGATTTAGATAGATATTTATATTTTATAGAAACTAAAGATATTTATTCAGATTATTATTTAGAAATGAATAGACATTTTGCACACCTAAAAGAAATTGGTTCATTAGCATATATTTATACAGTACGATTAGTTTGTGATAACTATCTAGAATTTTTATTAGATGGTGAATTAAAATTTTCTGAATATTGGTCTGCACCGGGTGAATTAGAAGAAATTGATATAGGTGGAATAATTGCTTATTCAGAAAATAGGGTAGTTGGATTAAGAGATAAATCTGAATGGGGAGATTTAATAGTTGGGTATGCACCCATTCGTAATAAAGACGGAGAAATAATAAGTTTAGTTGGTGTTGATATTAGTGGTGATTTATTAAGTTCTTATTTGAATAAAATACAAATAATTTTAATTTTTCTTTATGCTATTTTATTAATTGTAGTTTGGATATTTGCAAAACAATATTCTAGTTCTATAGTTAAATCTATGTCAAAAGATAAACTTACTGGCGCTTATATAAAAAGATATTATGAATCAATATTAAAATATTGTGTTAAAAAAATGAATAGGAAAGATGATAAATTATTTGTAATGATTTTAGATTTAGATCGTTTTAAAAATATAAATGATAATTATGGTCATCCTTTCGGCGACAAAGTTTTAACAGAAGTTTCTAAAACAATTATGGGAATTTTAAGAAATAGAGATTATTTAATTAGATATGGTGGAGAAGAATTCGTAGCAATAATTCAATGCGATAAAGATATGAGAATTGAAGATGTAGCGAACAGAATTAGAATAGCTGTATCTGAGACTAAAATTTATAATGAAGAGCATAATAAAGATATTAGTTTAACTATTAGTATTGGCATAAGTGTTTATTTTCCAAAAGGAAAATCTTCAGATATGATACATCAGGCTGATAAAGCTTTATATGAAGCTAAAAAAGAAAGAAATAAAGTACATAGATTTATAAAAGGATAATTATGGAAAACTTTAAGTTAAATAAAGATGCTAAAGATTATATTAAACATTTTTTAACTATAATTTCAATAGCAGCTGCGTTTTGTATTTTTGTTGGTTTAACAATTGATTTTATTACTGTTGATGAAGTAATTGTGAGCCCAATTCAAATAATGGCACTTATAGGAATTATAATTGGTGTAATTACTGCATTTTTTTTAATACCAACTTTAATAATATTTATAATTATTTTTATAAATCATATGAAATACTATAAATCTGTTAAAGGTTTATGGGGTTCTATTTTAGTAAATATTAAAACAGAAGAATTAGATTTAACAGAAGAAGCAATAGAATCAGAACAAGAACGAATTAAAAAGCATAACGAATTAGTTTTTTATTTTACTAAACAATGGATGATAGAAAATGAAGATAAACAAACTGAATGGATAAAAATACAATTAGAAAAATATTATAAAGGTGAAATAGAAATAGAAGAATAATAAAGGAAGAATTTAATATGCTAAAAACTATAAATGAAAAAGAATTTGTTAAGAAAATTGAACAAGCAATTAAAGAAAAAAATGCTGATTGGCTTTCTGAAAATATGTGGCTTATACATAATTGTGATGAATGGCACAAATTAGCAAAAGAAAGAACAGAAGGAGCAGAATTATTTGATTAAATTGGAAGATGACCTCAGCCGGGACGAGGCTCGCCTGCTAAGCGATGGGTACATAAAATGGCCAACCGAGTTCGATTCTCGGATCTTCCGTAAATTATATCGGACAGTCGCTAATAGAAATTTTTTTATTAGAGGAAACTCAGGGCACCTCGAATCAATTGAAGGAGATTTTAAATCGTTATTACTTCAATAGGGTGCAACACAAACAGACTAAGAGGATGGATCTTGCTCTATGAAGTCGGGTAGTGGCTTAGATAGATGACTGTTAAAACAGAACCCTGGTTATGGATATAATTAAAATGCTCGAGTGATAGTAACGGTAAGCTATCCACTCTTATAAGGTGGACGTGGTGGTTCAAATCCACCCTCGAGTAATATTGAACTGAGTCAATAAGTCCTAGGTAACTCAGTATTGGCCCAGCTACGATCTGGAGAGGGAGCGGGCCTCTTATAGGTTCGTGGTGTTAACAGCAGCATTTCGGTCTCCAAAACCGCGGGAGCGGGTGCAAATCCTGCCGAACCTGAAAGTAATAAGATATTTAACTTATGATATGTTAATATACTAATTATTATGATTGGGATATATAAAATAACTAATAAAATAAATAATAAATTTTATATTGGAATGGCAGAAGATATAGAAAAAAGATGGATTAGACATAAAAATTTGGATAATCATTCTTGTATAAAATTACATAGAGCAATGAAAAAATATGGAGTAGAAAATTTCATATTTGAAATTATTGAAGAATGTTCAAGTCAAATTATAGCATGGGAAAAAGAACGTTTTTGGATAAAAGAATTAAAAGCTAGAGAATTAGGATATAATATAAATGAAGGCGGACATGGTGGTGACACCTTTTATGGTCAATCTTTAGAAAAACAAAATGAAATAAAAGAAAAAATAAGAAAAGCAAATTCAAAACCAAATTTTAAATTAAGAGGAAGAATTCAATCAGAAGAAGAAAGAAATAATAGAAGAAAACCTCAAATTGGAAATAAAAATGCTTGTGGAAAAAGAACAGAAAAACAAAGAAAAAATATAAGTGATTCTTTAATTGGAAAAACATGGGAAGAAAAAATGGGTAAAGAAAAGTCTGATATAAGAAAAGAAAAGGCTAAAGGAAATAAATATGCTTTTGGCCATAAAAAAACTGAAGAAGTAAAATTTAAATGTGGAAATTCAACTAGAAATAAAATTTGGTGGACAAATGGAAAAAATAATATAATAGATTTTAATTGCCCAGAAGGTTTTTGGAAAGGAAGAACTGTATTTTGGAGCAGAAAAGGAATAAAAAACAAATGAAAATTTTAGCAATGAATAGTAATTATATTCCAATAAGAATTATATCTAAATATACTGCTATATGTAAATTTTATAACAATATGGTAGAATTTATTTATATAAAAGGAAATAATTGGGAAGCAAAAAACTGGGAACAATGGCTTGAACTATCATCAAAGAATATTTGGCCAGAAGATACTGACTTTATAAATTCAGTAAATTTTCGTATTGCTGTACCAAAGGTAATAAGATTTTTAAATTATTCAAAAATTCCAAAAGTGACATTTAGACTTTCTCGTAAGTCAATCTATGAGAGAGACAATTTTACTTGTTACATTTGTGGAAAAAAGTTCGGTGAATCTAAGCTCTCAATAGACCACATGAGACCAGTCTCAAGAGGTGGCGGAAACAGCTGGGAGAATATGATCACTTGCTGTGTAAAGTGCAACTGGGACAAAGGCGATAAGACTCTCGATGAGCTCAGACTCAAGCCAAAGTTCATGCCTTACAAGCCACAGATGTCTAATATGCAAAAGCTAAAAGCATCTGTAACTACATATCAGCCTGAATGGAAACTTTTTGGTTTTTAGAAGTTAATATAAAATTAAAGTTGTCCAACTTAAATGGACTGGTGGAGGTGACTTAACCGGTCACCCTATGCGATGGCTCGATGGAGCCCCTTGAGTGGGAAACATCGCTTTTATGTCTCCGTTGTTCAGTAGAGAGCAAATGGTCTGCAAAATCATTAGAGTTGGTGCAAGTCCAACCGGGGACTAATGATGAATATTGAAAAATTAGAATCAAGATTAGAAGATACTCATAAAACAGTTGCTGTATTAAGAGGAATGCTTGAAGAGTCTTTAATTCAAGAAGTATGTAAATTTTTAATTACTATTGGAAAAACTGAAGCAACAAAAATTTGTGCTATGTTAGATGAACAAACTTTAGAAACTATAACGTTTGAAATAGCTAGACGAGAATATCTAACTGAATCAGAATGTCAAAATATTTTAGAAATGTTTTGTAATTTATATGATAATGATAATTTTATAGTTTTAGGTGGAATAAATTATGCCAAAGATTTAATGACAGAAACTGTTGGCGAACAAAAAGCTATAGATATATTAAATAGAATGTCATCATCATTACAAATTAAACCATTCGACTATATAAGAAGATGTCATCCTATAGATTTATTAAATATAATTCAACAAGAACATCCTCAAGTAATAGCTTTAATTTTATCTTATTTAGAACCAAATAAAGCATCTATAATGTTACAAAATTTACCAGCTGAACTAAGATCAGATATTACCAGAAGAATAGCTTGCATGGACAGTATAGAACCAGAAACTTTACGAGAAGTTGAAAGGGTTTTAGAAAAAAAATTATCTACATTATCTGCTGAAGATTATTGGAGAAATGCCGGCGGATTGCCAGCGGTTGTAGAAATATTAAATTTGGTTGATAGAGAAGTTGAAAAACAAGTTATAGAAAATTTAGAAGATGAAGACCCAGAATTAGCTGAAGAAATTAAAAAACGAATGTTTATATTTGAAGATATTGTTATGTTAAATGATCATTATATACAAAAAATATTACGAAATGTAGATAGTCAAGAGTTAGCTAAAGCATTATTTAATGTAGATTCAGAAGTACAAAATAAAATATTTAGAAATTTTTCTAAACGAGCTGAAGCAATGTTAAAAGAAGATATGATTTATATGGGTCCATTAAAATTAAAAGATATCGAAGAAGCTCAACAAAAAATAGTTTCTATAATTCGTAAATTGGAAGAAGACGGTGAAATTTCACTTAATAGATGTGGTGAAAATGAAATGATTTCTCCTAATCTAAATATAGATGAAAAAGTTCAAGAACAAATGAAAAAAGAACATGAAGAAAATAAATTGATATTAAATAGCGAAGAAAAACATAATTTTTTTTGGAAGCTAATTCTTAGAAAAATAAAAAGGTTAACTAATGGGTAAATACGTATTAGATCAAGATGATATTGATGATTTAGTAGAAAATGACGATTGGAAAGAATCTTTTAGTTTTAAAAAAGTTAAGGGAAAACATAAAATGACTGAAGTATTAAGTGCAAAAGAAATAGACGAATTATTAAAAGCTATTAATGCTGGAGAAACTGATCCAGAAGATTTAAAACCGGCGTGTAATGCTAGAAAAATAAAAATATACGATTTTAAGCGTCCTGATAAATTTTCCAAAGAACAAATTAGAACTGTTTCAATAATGCATGAAACATTTGCTAGATTAAGTACTACTTTTTTATCGGCCAGATTAAGACAATTAGTTCATGTTCATGTTGCTTCAGTTGATCAATTAACTTATGAAGAATTTATTCGTTCTGTACCAACACCTACTACAATGGCAATTATAAACATGGATCCATTAAAGGGTAGTGCAATATTAGAAATTGATCCTGCAGTAACATTTGCTTTTATAGATAGATTATGTGGTGGAACTGGAGAAGGTACAAAATCTCAACACGAATTAACTGATATTGAAATGAGTTTAATGGAAGGAATGATTGTACGATTATTGGGAAACATAAGAGAAGCCTGGTCACAAATTATAGATTTACGACCACGATTAGGACAAGTAGATACTAATCCACAATTTTGTATGATAGTACCACCAACTGAAATGACAGTTCTTGTTACATTTGAAGTAAAGGTTGGTGATGTAGAAGGAATGTTTAATTTATGTATTCCACATATTTTATTAGAACCTATAATGGATAGAATGTCAGCTGCATATTGGTATGGGAGTGGTTGGAATAATACTGTCCCTAAAACTTTTAATCAAGAAAAATTAGATAATATAGATGTTTCTTTAAGAGCTGAATATTTTAAAACTACTATGTCGTTATCACAATTAAGTTATTTATTAAATAATAATGGAATAATATTAAATGAAGATCATGAAGAAAATACTGGAAAATTATATATAAATAATTTATATATTGGGGAATTTAAAGAAATAGACGTTTTAAGAGAACATAAGAAAATTAAAATAACAAAAATAACAAATATTATGGAGAAAAATTATATGAATGAAAAAAATAATATCGACTTTTCAGGTGGAAATTTATCTGAAATTAAGGTCCAAATAATTACTGAATTAGGAAGAACTTCTAGAACTTTAAAAGAAATTTCTAGTTTTGGAGAAGGTACAATCTTAGAATTAGATAAGTTAGCTGGAGAACCTGTCGATATATTTGCTAATAATGTTTTAATAGCAAAAGGTGAAGTTGTAGTAATAGATGAAAATTTTGGTGTCAGAATAACTGATGTTCTTAATCAAAAAGAAAAGGAAGAGGGGCCTTGCAAAGGAGATGAAGCTCAAAACAGCTAGTATTTTATTTTTAATTTTATTTTTAATAACGTTTTTAATGATATTATTAAAAGTATCAATTATAAGTTTAATCTTATTTTGTATTACAACAATTTTTGCAATATTTTTAGGAGGATATTTAATATATGAGCACAATGGTCTTTGTTAGTTGTATAGTTTTATTTTTAGTTTTTTGGATTAAAATAAGTTGGTAATTTTGCTCAGGTGGTGGAATTTAGAAGACACCCTAGCCCGAGGAGCTAGTGCCCGAAAGGGCGTGCAAGTGCAAGTCTTGTCCTGAGTAATATGAATGTCGATATGGAAATGTACAATCCATGAAGTTCATATCTTGGGAAAGAGCAGGCTAGAAATGACCCCTGGGTGAGTGCGAAGTCTCACCTCCAAGATTATGCCATCGTAGCCCAACGGCAGAGGCACTACGCTTAGAACGTAGAAAGGTGTCGAGTTCAAATCTCACCGATGGTACTTATACAATAAATATTATAGAGGTAGATTAAAATTACTTTAAGTGTCCTCTACTAAATAGTAATAAAGTGAAGATAAATATTATGAGTATTGAATTTAATCAAAAAGTAGTTTGTGAAGATTGTAAAGAATTACTAGAAAGTGAATACGAGATAATTTCTGAAGCTACTGATAAATGTGATTTTTGTGATAAAATTGGAAAATTTGAAATAATACTTTTAATTGATTAGAAGCCCGATTGATGTAACAGGAGCATGATGGTCCTACAAACCGTTCGCAATGGTGCAAATCCATTATTGGGTAAAAGGAAAATAATATGAGTAAGTTCGTAAAACAAAATAAAATGAAAGATTACGAAACTGTTGTACCTGCAAAAATACTTCATTATATGTTTACTACTCATGGTTTTCCACCAGAAATGGTAAAAGAAATGGCAGAAGAAAAGGGTTTAACAGTTGACTTAGATGGTTTTTATAAAATGATGGAATTAGAAAAAGAAAAGTCTAGATCTAATAGTAAATTGATACAAGGTAAAATATAAAGCCCCGCGTCTGGCAGCTTCGGCGTATGACGCACTTTAAGCAGTATATGAGTAGATAGCGACTCACGTGATTGCCAATCATGAGAGGCGGGTGCGTGTCCCGCATACTGCTATGTGAACGTGCGCGAGTGGTTAAAGCGGCTTGATTGTGGATCAAGTGGAGAAATCCATCGGGAGTTCAAATCTCCTCGTTCACCTAACTAATTATTATGAAAAAATGTTGTAAATGCAAAAACAAACAAGAAGATAAACAACCAGATTACTATTATTATGATAGAAATCCCAGAGTAACCTCTATGAGACGATTTATAAAAGAACAATATGCATTATGGTTAGCAGAACAAAGATCCAAACCACAACAGAAAAAAGATGATGGAGAATGGAATTATAGATTTAAATTTGGAGACGTATCACCAAAACAAGCTTGGCAAACTTATTCAAAATATATTGAAGACAATGCTTGTAGATATCCAGTTTGGCCAAATTTTCATGGTCGAATGACTTCTGTTTCATCATTAGATACTTCAAATATTAGAACTGTACAAAAATTTGGCACAACTTGGAGAGTATAAATGTTTATTTTTAGTTTAATAGTTGCTATTCTTGTTATAGTAATTATTATAAAAATTTCATTTAGTATTGGTTATCAAAAAGGCCATGAAAATGGTTATATGGAAGCAGAATATCGTTTCAATAAAAAATCTACAACTTATGCAAATCCTTTAGATGAAGATTTAACTGGGTATATTTAACATGTCAGCATCTGGGCGAGTATGGGAGCAGAAAGCAAGGAGATAAGGCGATGAGCGGCTCGAGCGTGGTCGTCGTGAACGGGGCGGAACCGACCGCTGGCAAACCTATATTAGTTAATTTAACTAAATAAATATGATAGGTATTTATTTAATTACAAATTTAACTAATAAAAAACGATATGTTGGTAAATCTAAAAATATTGAAAATAGATGGAAACAACATAAAAAATTAAATGATGGTTATAGACCGTCTTACTTACAAAGTGCCTTTTTAAAAGAAGGGATAGAAAATTTTTCTTTTGAAGTTTGGGAAGAATGTATTTTAGAAAAATTAAATGAAAGAGAAAAATTTTGGATTAAAGAATTAGAAACGAGAAATCCCGAATTTGGATATAATTTAACAAAGGGTGGTGATGGGGGAGATACTTTTTATATTCAATCTGAAGAAAAACAAAATGAATTAAGAAAAATTTTTAGTGAAAATAGTAAAAAATATAATACTATTAAATATCTTCAAACAGATAGAGCTGAACAATCAAGAAAACCTCATAGAAAAAAATTAGGCCAAAATGCTAAAGGTAAAACATGGCAATGGAATGAAGAAAAAAGAAAAAATTATATACCTTCAAATAAAGGAAAATTAATGAATAATGAACAAAAAGAAAAACAAAAACAATATCATTGGTTTAATAATGGGATTATTCAAATAATGTCAATAAAATGTCCGGAAAATTTTAATTCAGGAATGTTAAAAAGAAAAACTAACTAATAAGAAGTTTTTATATGAACAAAGGACCAATAGTTCAAAAGTTAGCTAAGCTTTTGATGTTATATCAAAATGCGGCGTCTACCCGTGGTGAAAAAGATGTAGCAATAATTAAAATAAAAAACTTATGTGAACAACATAAGTTAAAAATTGATGGAAATACTGTTATTGATTTAGAAGCTGTTAAAAAAGTAGAAACACAAAAAACAGCACCTATTTCACCAGTAGTAAAACAAACTATTTTAGGAGACCCATCAGCGTACAATAGATATGTATATTATAATGGACAAAAATATTATGGAAGGGTACCTAAACATATTTATGAAAAAGATAATGAAATTAGAAAAAGAAAATTTTGAACAATAACATTATTTTTCTTATATAATTAATGTAAGGGAGTGGAAACACACCTTTATAGAGTGAGTAAGGCAGAGCCGAGGCGGAGCAACTTAAATGTTGAACCCAAAACTCTAAAAGAAGTCTGTCAAAGAACTAGTGGTCAGAGCCGGATTGATACTAGTCAGGTAGGCAGCCGGGTACGGTAATATGGGTTCGATTCCCATCTTCTTTTATTCGGAGTGAGTAAAGAGCGGCTTATTTACTAGTAGCCGGGACTCCGAGTTTTTGAAATTGATCTCCGAGGTTAGGAGTTCAAATTATGTACAAGTATGGTAGAAAAATCGCAATAGAGAATTGCGCAAAAGGTATGATGACTGTCAAGACATTGGCAAATGCATTGTATTACATGGGTTATCGGTATTCTGATGACGAAGTAAAAGAATTAGTAAATAATTGCTTAGATGGTTCCGGAGACTTTGTGAGCTTGTCTGGAGCGGCAGTTAATATAATTAAAGATGGTCAGCTGTTTGGTTATGGAACTCACTAGTGGAGTATACTGCCGGCAAATCTGCATTCATCAAAATGTTGGTCAAAAGTATTAAGTTACAGGACGGCCTTCATAGATAGTTGCCATAGCTTAGTCTGCGCGCTATCAAAAATAAATGGTGGCATAGTGGCCTTAAATGTCGTATGGCAGCCAAAATATTCCGTCACAGTCATAACGGATATAAAAAGACTGGTCGCCTAAAGGTTGCGACTAATAAGTGAACCAGTTAAATTGCACCGAGTCGACAGTGCCGAGGTTGGAATGCTCCGCGTTAATAAAAGCAAGTTGCAGGCGCCTGCACATTAAAATTATTAGACCTTACGTATAGCGTGAGGGTTTGCAAGAATTGAAGTGCCGGGATCCGCGGATTATTAACTGGTAGAGGGTGCAACTCCCTCCTTGCAAAGAGTTTTATTTTTACAGAGTGTAGACCAAATAGATGGCCGCCTGTTTTGGAGACAGGAGATTGGAGATGCGAGCGCTCCCGCTCTGATTTATTTTGGCGCTATCGGCTAATGGTTAGGCCAGCAGGTTTTCAACCTACTAATCGGAGTTCGATTCTCCGTAGCGCTATTATACTATGTGTTTACCAACTATCAACGTTGGGCTGGAACAGTCGGAATACTAAATTAAATTGTTTATCCGATATGCCAGTGCATAGTATTTTATTCCCTGGTAGCTCAGTTGGTATGAGCAACTGGCTGTTAACCAGTTGGTCCTAGGTTCAAGTCCTAGTCAGGGAGAAACAAAATCCCACCGCCCCCGGGTTTTAGAAAAACAAGCGGAAAGGGTATTGCGGGTCGTTAAACCTTGACGACAACAAGGACGCAAGTTAAACCGGACGATGCTAATGGCGGAGAGTCTTAGCGGGACGGAATCTATATGGTGTAGGTAGCACATCGACCGCAATGTCGAAGGTTTGAGATCGGAACTCAATATAGAAAAATTTCAATGTTAGGATTTAGACCACGATAGCTTGGCGATCAGATGGCGTACAAATGAGTCCATTCTGAGCAAGTAGCGACAATAACTAGATTCCGGCGAAATTCGACTGACCGTCGTATAAAGTCAAATGAGTAAACCTTGATTAATGGTGCTGAATAGCTACAGTGATTAATCCGTAAATGTTCACGTGACGAACTGAGTTTGGCGACAAGTCTTTGTAATATGTCGTGGGTATTTGGTACCATTTACCCTGCTTCCGGAGCAAAAAATGGTACAATTTGCGCTACTGGTGTTAATAGTTTTGAGCATATCAGTCTTCCAAACTGGTGGGGAGAGTGCAAGTCTCTCGTAGCGCTTAATACGGGAAACCGGGTGTTGTTGGTACGCTTCCAACGAACTAAATAAGTCTAGGAGTAGACAACTATTTTAGGGATTGGATCAGGATCTCGTGTTAAATCCGAGAAACCAACTTTAAGGGCTTGTAGCTCACAGTAGGTAGAGCGCGTGCTTTGCAAGCATGAGGTAGACCGTTCGATCCGGTTCAGGTCCATTAGTTAATTTAAAAATACGGGCAAGTAGCATATCGGCAAAGTTTGGGGGAGTGCAGGAGTGCACGCTGATCTCGTCCATTTGCTAAAATAGTCTTAATGCGCTCCTGTCAGCCATGTCGACATTGGCGAGGTAGAGAACTTGGTGCAAACCCAAGCTGGTCCATTTTTAATTTATAAGAAGTAATTTACAGCTGGGAGCAGCCATATATCATCTAGTAAAATATTACGTATTGGATAGCCGTATGATGAAAAAATGATATGGAATTACTGGTAAAACTTGCTATCTAAGGAAAGCATTTTACCGCAGAAGTGGTCGATATGTTACTGCGAATTAAAAAACTAATCGATTGGGTTGTATAGTCTAGTGGTTAGGACGGGAGATTGTCAATCTCTTAGCGCGGGTTCAATTCCCGCTACGACCGATAGTCGTGTAAACTGGAAATAGGAATGGGAAACACGACTTAAAATAATGGAACTGCCTTTCCAGTGCTGAAGGTTCCACCGTTCATGTTTGTTACCTCCCTTATAAAAACATGATACGGCATTCCGAGGTTTGGTGCCAAGCAACAAACTAGTAGGTGCAATGCAACTATGTATCGGAATGGTTTCCAAATAAATAAAAAGGAAATTTTATGAAAGATTTTTTAGAAACAATAGGAACAGCTTTTGCTTGCGCACTAATTCTTGTTATAGGTGTTCCTCTTATGATTGCACTTGCTATTATTTGTATTGCAATATCACCGCTAATTTTAGCAGCTTATTTAATACAAGTTAAAATATTAGCTAAAAGTATTGATAAATTTACAAAAGTAATAAATAGTAAAATAGCCAGTAATAACAAGAGTTAGCCCTTATCTCATAAGTAAGTGGAAGATGGAGCATTACCATCTATTGGCAAACGACGCAGGGAGAATGGGTATTCAAGTGAGTCTCATAAATTCACCTCTGCTGGTTCGACTCCAGCCCCTGTTATATGGAATGTAAACATAATTGGAAAGAAAAAGAAGAATATCCAAACAATGTAATTGAATGTACATTGTGTGGAGAAATTTGCAAATGTGAATATTTTATTGAAGTTGAACAAGACAATTTTGTATGTAGTGTTTGTGGGTTTAATTAAATGTTTGTAACTTTAAAAGATATGGAAGATATATATCGAAAATATACTGGAAATAGAAATTGTGTAATGGTAGAAATAACTCAAGAATGTAATTTTAATTGTCATTTTTGTAATTATAATCATGAAGGAAAAGGAAAAATTTTAGATTTAAAATTATTTGAAGATTTCATGAGACCTTTAGAAGGTCAAGATATTGCAATAGTTTTATTTGGTGGAGAACCGACATTAGAAATGGAAATGTGTAAACAAACTATTGAAATGTGTAAAAAATATGGTTTTTTAACTTCAATGTTTTCTAATGGTTGGTGGGGGAAAAATGAAAAAGTACTAAAAGAAATAGAAGAAATAAATTTTGATTATATTTATATATCTACAGATAGACTTCATGCTGAATTTGTATCTGCAGATATTATAGAAAATATCTTTAGATATTTTGAACATAATCAAAATACTAGAATTTTAACTATTTCAGTATTTGATACTCAAGAAGGTGAAGCACAAAATAAAGATTTAGATTTTTTACGGAATTTAAATTTTGATGGTGCAAAAATGGCTTTAGCATTAAATAATTATTTATTTGAAGAAGATATTCCACACGAATATTGCATGACCGATGGTATATTATTTGAATATAATGGAATATTAAAACATTCTTGTCCATTAGGTGCACATGCTTGTACAATTGGACACGCAAGAGATTTAGATGGTAAAGCAGTTTATAAAAATTTTATTAGACCTATAGAAAATAGACTAATGAAAAAATTATTAAATATTAATGATCATACTGAAATATCTAAAATAGATTATGAGAAAGTAGATAAATTATTAAGACCAATTAATGCAGCATTGTGTTAATTATTAGCCCGGTTCGCTTAATGGATAAAGCCTGTGCCTTCTAAGCACATTCTGGGGGTTCGATTCCCTCACCGGGTAACTTCTTTTCTGAGAAAAATGTCATTATTCTTTAAGCCTGGAGAGGTTGAATAATGAAGATATGCTTCGTGCATACTCAGTTTAATGAGGGATCACAAATGATAAAGAAGTAGTCAGTCGTGCCCTAGACGAAAAACAACGGAAAACCAGTGAGTGGTAAAAACCGTATGATTCTATAGTGTAATAGATAGCACTACAGTCTTCGAAACTGTAAGTAGGGGTGCAAATCCTCTTAGAATCATTATGAGAGAAGAAACTAAACTAAAAGTAATGTTAGTATTTTGGCCTTGGATAACTATTTATTATTTATTCAGAACTTTAGTACTTTTCATTAATAAGCAATCGCGTCGTTCAACGGATAGGACACAACACTGCGAATGTTGAAATGATGGTTCAATTCCATCCGTGATTATAAATGTATAAACAATGTGTTAAATGTAGTAACTGGGAAGAAGTTACTGAAAAATGTTGTTCTGTTTGTAACAGGATGCATTTTAGAAATGAGAAAGAAGCAGAAGATGCTTTAGCTAAAGAATACTATTATTTTGTAATTAAAAGAAAAAAACGTAAGAGTTAATATATTTCTAATGGTTAAAAAATACTTGCTTTACTTAGGTCGCTGGCAACTTAGTACACCAATTTTAGCCGGAGTACTTATCATAATGTCTGGATTTAATCCAACATTTGCAACCATAATTGCCAATTTTATTGGAGGTTTAATTTTCTTTTGGATAGATAAGTTTATTTTTAGAACTGTATCTAAGAATCCATTATGGGAAATTAAAGATGAAAATGTTTGTGCTGATTGTGGAAAAATAGGAATTGGTTATCGTATAGTTGAATGGCGAGGGTATAACAGAAGAAAAAATAAAGACCCTCAATTTAGATGTGAAAGTTGTAGAATATTAAAACTACAATCTATAAAAAAGAAGGAAAAATACTGATACATGTTTTAATGACCGTGAGTCAGTGTTAATATAATAAAATATTAAGGAGAAACACAATGATTAATGCTATCCAAAAAGAGATAAAGAATCAAGAAAAAAACGAGTTAATGCGATCAGAAAATGGTGCATTTATGTTTAAAACTTCGGGGCAAAATTTGCTCGATATGAATTTCCGTGTAGCGAGCTATCGCGGAGCTTCTGAAAATAAAATATTAAGTGATTGGAAAAAGGCTTTTGCTGATGATCCAGAACTTGCTGTAAAGTGGTTGTTTTATGTGAGAGATGTGCGAGAAGGTTTAGGTGAAAGAGATACTTTCAGAAAAATTGCAAATTATCTTTCAGGTACTGAAGATAGATTCGTAAAATTAATTAATCAAATACCAGAGTTTGGTAGATGGGATGACCTTTTTTCAGTTTATGGTTCTAATAAGAAAGCTGTATGTGGGCTCATATCTGCACAACTTAATTTAGATAAGAAAAATATGAAAGAAAATAAGTCAATTTCTCTTTTAGCTAAGTGGCTTCCATCTGTAAATACATCTTCAAAAGGAAAAAGAAATCTTGCAAGGGAGATAGCAAAAGAATTATGTTTAACAGAAAGAAATTATAGAAAGACTTTAGCAGAACTTAGAGATTATCTTGACGTAATCGAAGTAAAGACATCTGGCGGAAAGTGGAATGAGATTAATTATGAAGCAGTTCCATCACAAGCGAATTTAAAATATCGTACAGCATTTTTCAAGCATGACGAAGAAAGACGAAGAGAATTTTTATCAAAACTTGAAAAAGGTGAAACAAAGATAAATGCTGGAACTACATTTCCACATGATATTGTATCACGTGTAGCTAGATTAAGTAAAACAGATGCAGCATTAGAAGCAATGTGGAAAGCTTTACCATCATACGGTGTTGAAAACACTTTAGTTGTTGCAGATGGTTCAGGCTCAATGACATCTAGTATCCCAGGTACAAATTCTTCAGCTTTAGATGTTGCAAATGCGCTCGCTATTTATTGTGCTGAACATAATTCTGGTGAGTTCAGAGATAAGTACATCACTTTTTCAGAGAATCCACGTTTTGTCGATTTTAGCAAGTGCACAACTTTACTTCAAAAGATTCAGACAGCTATGTCTCATAACGAAGTAGCAAATACAGATATTTATAGAGTGTTCAAACTCGTATTAAATACAGCTGTAAAGAATAATATGAAGCAAGAAGATTTTGTAAAGAATATTCTTGTTATTAGTGATATGGAGTTCGATCAAGGTACAAGTAATGCTTCTGAAAGTTTGTTTACTAAAATAGCAAAAGAATATGCAGACGCTGGATATGATTTACCACGTTTAATTTTCTGGAATGTAAATAGCCGAACAGGCGCAGTTCCAGTAAATCAGAACAAGTTAGGAGTAGCTCTGGTATCAGGTTTTAGTGTACACATCGCAAAGATGGTTATGAGTGGACAACTTTGCCCATTTGAAGCATTGAAAGAAGTCTTAATGGGTGAACGATATAAGGAGATTACTTTAGGGGGTTAATATAACTAAATAAATACGGGAAAATATTTTCCCGTTTATTCACTAAGGCGGGTTCTGCAAACCATACAAAAATCAGGATGCTGCCAAACAAACAGTCGTCCAAATTTTGGGCGCAAAAGTAATTGTTTGGCTAGACTTTTTTGGAGTTTTTAAAGTCAATAAACTTTATAAATGACCAAGACCGTCTTGTTTATTAAAATAAGCCGCTGACGGGCGGTGAAATATATTATGTTAGGTGCGTTAACAGCAAAAACTACTTAAAAATCAATTTGGTAGATTTGTCTTTTGGAGGTTTAGACGTTAAAGAAAATTGCCACCACGCATCTAGTTTTTATTTTATTATTCCGATGCATACAGCAATTCAAACATACACTTAAAATGTAATTAAAAGTGCATCGTGTTTATTTTAGATAATGATAAACGACGGTTTATCATAAATTATAATTTAGGCGCTAACTGCAAATTAAAAAAGGTTAATAAAATTTCTTAAACAATTTTTAGTTGGTTCGATCCCGACAACGTAGAAATACGTGATTCTAACGCGTCTAGTTTTTATTTAATATGAAGGCCTTCTTAATCATTGTGTGGCCAACATATAAAAAGGTTCAAGCAGCAATTTAAACTTATAAATTATCTGTTAAATGATTATTGTTAAAATACGAATCTTGGCTCCCTTCGGGGAGCATTTTTTTTCTCATGTTAATATATAAATAATAATCAATAGTTTGATTCTTCTTACAAAATAGACAGCTTTAAATTACATAATAAGGAGAATTATGAAACCAATAAAATATGAAAATGAAGCCAGGGCGCCGATAGTTTTTTCTGATGAGGGTGCTGTCTGGCATGGTGAATTAAAATTTAAACCAGAAATAGAACAAGAACTTTTTTTAAAACAAGAAAAATTTTATAAAGAAAAAAATGAAAATAAACGACAACTTATTTGGAGAGATATGTTTACTCTTGTCCAAAAATATTCTAAATCTTTAATACTTAAAAAAATAAAAGGTAGACGATATGTTGAGCCTGATGAAGTAGACGATCAGGCTACTCAAACAGCTTTATCATTTATGAGTCAATATATTTATAGACCGGGTTACCATGTTGGTGCATCATTTGCTGGTATGATAAATCCAAAAGTATTAGAAACTTTATATAAACATTCTAAAGAGGATTCTCATTATTCTTTAAACAGCATATTAGGAGATACAAATCTCGAATTAGAAGATATGCAAGAAAGAATTGGTTTTGAATCTATATATGGAAATAATTTTGAAAATCCCGGCGATTTTATAAATAGAATATCATTAAAAGATACGCTCAATGGAATAATTAAAGAGTTTTGTAAAGAAGTTAAAAATGAAACATTTAGATTTAAATTAATGCTTTATATTCAGATTCTATTACGAAAACCTAAAAATAAACATACTCGACCAATGTTTTTTAAATACATAACTCCTAATAAAAAAGAATACGATTTAATACATTTATTTGAATATGAATTACAGAAGAGACTGAGCAATAATTAGTACTTACTAATTATTATGATAACAAATTCTTCAGATTTAGTAAAGGCCCACCCTAATCCTAATATTACTCCCCCACAAGCTGAAGAAGGGAGATATGTTCTCCCAATGTTTATAAATAATGAAATAGAAAATAGATTCGTTTACGGAATATATGGTTACGAATATCATTTGGGAGAACCATCTAATAATGTAGAAATACCAGAACCCCAAAGTAGATATAAAGTACAAACTAGAAGAGCAATTGATTTAAATTTAAAATCTCAACCACATGGAATATTAGGAAGCTTTTTAGCAACTAAAGATACGTCAAATGAAAAAGAAGGTGGATTCTTCCAGAATGCTATCTCAAGCGGTACTTGGAAAACTACATTAGAAAGATGGAATAGAGAAAATTTAGCTATAGTTCCTGCATTTATTAGAGGTATAGAAAACTTAGATGATTTTAAAGATAATGCAAAAGACTCTTGGAATCAATTTACAGAAGGTCTTGGTGGTATGGGAAGTTCTATTGCTGATTTAGCAAAAAGATCGTTAGATTTAGTATTAGCAGATATGTGGGGTCCAGCTAGAAGTTTTAGAAAAACACCAAAAGAAAAAGCTATCCCTAGACCAATGGAAGAATTTCTTAATTTATTTAGAGAGAAAAAAGTTACTAGTCAAGATTTGATAGATTTTGAACTTTATAAAAAAAGCGAAGTTGTGCCGGAACATTTTTGGATTCCGTGGGGTTCAGATACTGTATTTGAAAGATTAAATCCAATAAGAGGTTCATTTCGTAGGACAGAACAAAATATTCATAAACCACACCCCCAACGTAACAGAAGAGGTTTTTCTCCTCCAGAAATGATACAAAATATTGGTGCTGACTTTCTTCAACATAAATTTGATGCATTTTTTATTTGGAATTTTATGGAAGAAGATCAGATAGAAATGGACCAAGCAATTGAAAACGCTAAATGGTTAACACCTTATGAAAAACATATTTTAAGTAGAAGCGGGTTTGCAGTTAGAGTTGGTCAAATTACTGTGCCGCATATAATTAATGAAGAGTTTACTTTACAATTTTTACAAACAGAAATTAAAAAAATAAAATCTACAAAAGAAATAAATAATCAATCTACATTCTCTATAAGAATGGATCAAAATCTTATTTGGTTAAATCAAATAAACGAATTTGCCGGAAGAAAAAATAGTGTTGATGAAACAATATTATTAAAAGCTGATGTACATCCTTATATTAAAGCAGCTGAAAAAAATAAAAACTTAGAATGGCGATATGCATTAAAAACTATTGCAAAATCATGGCCGTTTCATGAGAGCGGTATTCCTAAAAGAATTAAAAAATCAGAATTATGTTTAATAATAAAAATGGTTCATTTATCTAATTGGATTCAACCATCTTATCAACAAGATAATTTACCTTGGTTTGTATTTGAAAATGTACGGATATTAGGAACATCTGATAAAATAACTTATAATAGAGAAGGTAATGATATATTAAATATGAATGTAAATTTTATATTTAGAAGATGTTATCAAATAAATCAGGGATTTATGAGATCAGCACCAAATAGAAATCTTCCAATTAGAGATAATACTAATTCAGTTTTAGAAATTTCAAGAAACACAGATTTTATCGCTAATACTAGAAGAATCGTTGGTATACCACAAATACCTGCTTATGGAAAAATGTTTGATTGGAGAAATAGAGATCCTAATACTTTTAGAATAATGAGCGAAAGTCCAGCCATTAAGGGTAATATATGATAGTAGAAGTTCCTAATATTAAAAGCAGTCAAGAAATAGAATTATTTATAAATAACATCAATCCCAATTTAAGTCCACCAGAAAAAAATTTTGGATTATATTTTATTGGTGGTGGAGAAGAGGGCTTAAGTTTAAGTGCATTATCTTTAGATGCTTCTGAATTTATGAAAGAATCTTTACAAAGAATATCTGATGCTTGGGGAATGAATCGTTCAACATATGTTAGTGCTAATACTGGTTCAGATTTTTTAGATGGTAAAGTTGAAGAATTTTTTGGTGTATTAGAAAAACATGCTAGAAATATAAAAAATAAAGGTGAAAAACTTAAAAATGAAATAACAGGTTCTTGGAAATTAGATGATTTAGATTGGAGTATGATGAATGATATAAGGAGTTCTCCACCTAAACAAGACGAAAAAGTTTTAGTAGTATTTACTGATATTCTAAAGAACTTTAATGAAAGAGCTAATCGTAATATAACAAATATTGGTCAAACAATAAATTCTGATCATTATTATTGGTTACCATATCATTATCCTAAAAAAGACAGCGGCCCAACATATAGTGGGTATGAAGTAAACTTTAAAAAGATATATGACACTTTACAATGGGCATGGAATACATCTCTTCATAATCCTGATATTGGGGGACATGCTGGAAATGCGTGGACAACAGCTAATAATTTAGGTAGAAATGCCAGTGCTCAGTTATGGAATAGATTATTAAGAATTCCTGAATTACAACATTTACCTGTTATCCCAGATTATAGACCCAATTTAAATGAATTAGATGAGAGATTAAATGAAGGTACTAGAGATGCCTCAGCATCTTTAAGACCTAAATTAGAAAATAAACGTAATCAAGCAATAGAGTATCTTCTTAATTCTGGTACTGATTTTATAGATAATATGTTTGATGTTATGCTTATTTGTTCACGTGGTTCTGGTCGAGATGGTAGTTTTACTAATTTCTTTGAAGAATTATATAAAAGTAAATTTATTGGTGGAAATTTACCACCATTTTTAAGTTATGGAAATATATTTATGGTTAGGGCAACTACTATTGATGTTCCACAATCTGAATCTGAATCGTTCGACTTAAAATTTGGTATTCATGCTATTAAAAAAGTTAGAACAAAAGTTAAATATGAAAGACGAGCTGATTTAAAAGTGCTTATGGACGAACCATTATATTTTATGGGAATATTTAATATGATATCTAATAATAATAGAATAGTATTTGATGGTATTTCAGAAAGAAATAGATATCCAAAAGGATTTGCAACTTTCTCTACTCAAAGAATTATAAAAGAAAATATATTATCTAAAAATATTAGAATAGATATTTTAATTAAACATCAAAAATTAATGAATAATCCAGAAGTAGAAAACTTAAGAAATAATAAAGGAATAAATGGTTGGAAATATGATACTTCATTAAATAGAACTGTTATCAACCATGCTGGTTTAAGTTCAGCTGAATTACCATTATGGTGGTTTGAAGATGTTAAATTTTTAGGCCAAGGTGATGATTTAGTATTTAATAGAGATAATGCTGAAAAATTAGATTTAACTTTTCCATTTTTATTTAAAAGATGTATTAAAATAGATAGACAATTTAGACACGGTACAGAACAAACTATACAATTTGATGGTAAACCGATTGATGGAATAGAAAGATTTATTGATGAAAGATTAGTAAAAGAAAGTTTCTATGAACAATCAAATCAAGAGTGGTACTATGACAAATCAAACTAAATATTTATGGCAATAGATAGAATAAACTTTGGAGATGCGATTGAATCTGGTGAAGACAATAAAGGCCAAATCAAATTCGGTGAAGAGTTTATACAACAATTAGATAGATTTCAATCAGATGGTCTCGATTATTTATATGAAGTTGAACCACAATCTCAAAACTTATTCTGGGTTGGTTATTTTAGACAAGCTGGTATTGGAGAAAGAAATAGGGGAGAAATAAAAGCTTTTTATAATGCTGCATATAGAATAAGAAAAATAACTATCCCCCTACCTAAATTAGAAATAGATCAACAAAATGAATTAAGGGCACCAATATTTAAGAACGTTAATTTTCCACAAGAAATATCTATAGAATGGTTTGAAGATGTTTATCATTCAGTTAAAAAATATCATTTAGATTGGTATGCTCGTTGGTATAATAGACAATTTGACGTATTACGATGCGGAGTAAACGGAAAGTTTAGACAATTAACTTTAGTTGCTTATCATTATATAAATAATGATCATGATTCTTTAATTGAAACACCTATAACACAACCTATAATGGCAATTAAAGTTGGTGGTTTAATTCCACTATCACTCCCAGATATTACATTCGATCATGGTGCTGATCAAAATGATCAAGCAATTGCTATGACTTATAAATGTAGTGCAATTCATTGGGCTTATAGTGATAAAATTGGTTTTGGTACAGACTCGGGACAATTATTTGCAGACGGAACTGGTTCGTTACCAGATAGAGACATTGATATTTGGAAACCAGAAGGATTTCAAGAAGAAGGCTCTGTTGATAGATCTGATAATAGTTTCTTAGAACATATTAGAATTGCAAGAGCAGCAACAAGTCATCAAGTGGCGGAAGGAGCAATTGGATAACGAAACGTTCCTTCTATAATTTAATTGTTAACTAATTAAAAGGAGTTAAGGGGAAGCAATTCCTCTTGGATATAAACTCGGCTTTAAAATATCATAAACTAAATAATATGGCAATTAAATCTTTATTAGCAAAAGACATTAAAAAATTAAATAATAGTATAAATAATGCTATCAATTATGTAGACATAGATTATGATGTAAAAAGAGATCCTAGTAATCCCTGGACAACAAAAACACGTTCTACAATATGTAGAAATGATTACGCTATATTAAATGCTTATCGATTATGGCTACAATCTAAACGTTACGATTATGTAAGAGCTCCAGATTTCGGCGGATTATTTGAAAATAATTTAAATGATAGAGTTTATTTTAGTCCAGATAATGAAGAAGCAGTACGACAAATTGTAATAGAAGAATCAGCAATTAAATGGCCTGATATAACAGTATTAGAATGTCATGTAACTGCAATTGTTCAAAGAAGAGAATGGTTAATTAGAATAGTAGCTCAAGATAAGGGAACACGTTTAGTTTTAACTGATGAAAATTTAATTATACCAGTAGATAATTAATTTATTTGCTTTGATGCCCAATCAAATTCATCTTCACAACCCATAAATTGGGCCATTCGAGTAAAATCATCACCGTTTTCAAAAAATTCTTCAATTTCTTCATCTGTCATATTTTTCTCTTTAACACAATATCTACAAAAAGCATCAGGTAATTTTCTTTCTACAATATCGAAAAGATAATCTTTTACTCTACCTTCTTCAAGTTTACTTTCTCTCATAGATTCTTTATCTTTTTTGAATAATTCGAGAGCATATTCTATACAACTAGGACAAAGTTTTCCACCTGAAAGATTTTCGCCTCCACAATGTTCACATTTTGAATCTTTATATTTATTAGCAACACGATTTTTCTTATCATTCATTCTTGCAACTTTATCTTTATCCCATGACCAATTTGCTTCATACTCAAAATCATCTTTATATCTTCCAGGGTTTCTATTATATGCAGCTAGTAATCTTGATAATGCATCTTGATAAGAAAGTTTTGTAGTTCCACCTTTAGTATCGTTAAGAATATGCATACCAGAACCACTTCTATTAGGTGCTCTTATATAACCTTCTTTAGTTATAGTTACTACTGAACCATTAGGAAATTGAAATTCTGCTGTTCCATTACCAAATTGTCTTGCAGATGATATAATTTCAGCTCCTGTAGTTTCTAAGAAAGAACTCATTTCATTTGAATTCATAAAATTTTCAAAATCTTTCATAGTATTTTCAGATTCTTGTAATTGAGATTCTTTCATTCTCATTAGTATTTTAAATTCTTCTAAGCTATATCCTAGTTTCATTAAAACATCTCTAAGCCATCCAGCATCTCTTATTTCTCCACTATCATAAGCATTAATAGCAACATTAATTAAACGTTTAATATCTGTATCGCTTAAATTATCTAAATCACCAGAAGTTAAAAAATCTATATCACTTACTTCACTTGGTGTAGGACCTTTATGTGCTTCAATTATTTTTTTAGAATAAATATCTTCATAAGAACCATTTTCATTTAATTTTTCTTGATTATTACCATCATACATTTCAGTAAATGTTCTAGGATAATTCTTTTTATATTCTTTAAAGGAGAAACCTTTTCCGTATTCAGTTTCTACTTTAGGTGATTTATTTACAATTGAAGAATAAAGTTGTTCCCAAGACATACTCTTTTCTTCCTGTAGTTTTTCTTCTTTATTATCTTGTAACTTTTCCAATTTATTCTCCTTCAAAAATTAAACTATATGGCCGCCGCCGCCTAATGCATCAAACTTTAATGGCATACCATCAGATCCGCCAAAAGCTTTCATTCTACTAAAATCAAGTTTAGTTCCTTCTGTTAAATGTTCTGTATCTTCAAACATTTCATCATCAGCTGCTGCTCTCATTTGTTCTCTTATTACTGTTCTTTCTTGTTGTGGTACTGGTTTAGCAACATTTTTGCTGAATTGTGCCATCATATCACCATCATATTGAACACCAAAGATATTATTTTCTCTTAATGAATTAAAAGATAAAGTATTATCATCATATTCGTAAGTATTTACTTCTTCTTGTAATACATTTCTATAGAAATCTTCTAAAGTTTGTTCTTTTACTGAACCTATTGCACTTTGTGGACCATCTGAATAATTTACATTAAGATTTACTCTATTATCTAAATCCTTTTTTACTTCTCCAGGTGATTTTTTATCAAAGCTTCCAACAGGTAATGTGTTTATAAGTTCAGCTGTTTTAGACATAGAACTTCCGTTATTTGGATCTATCATATTATTTAATTTTTGAATAATATTAGAAAACTCTGTAGAAAAATTAGATAAATTATTTGGTATCTTTAAAGTTTCTTGATTTATATTAGATATTTTTTGAGTTCCTTCTTCACCTAATAATGCAGATAATTCGGCATCGACTTTCTTAACAGCATCTATAGCTTTTGATACACTAGTTTCTATTTTTGAGATTGATGACTTAAACGAATTTAAATCTGATATATCGTATTTTTCTCTTAGATTATATCTTGCCATTTTATGCTCCTTTTATTGTAATCCTGCTGCATGAAGATTTTTTAAGAATTCTTCATTTTTTTGATCTGTAGAACTTTCTCTATAAGAGTCAAGAGGATTAATTATTCCTTGATGTTCATATAATTTTGCTCTTTCATCTCTATTTCTATATGAGAATTCAGCTGGTTGTGCTACAGCAAAATTAGGATCTATTTGTGTTCTTAAACTTAGGAAAGTAGATGTTGCTTCTCGTAAAGTTTTAGCTCCTCTAATTTGATCTTCAAATGGATCAATTGCATCACCATATTTTTCTTTAAGATCTGCCCAATATGATTCAATTTCTATACCTTTATTTTCTCTAAAATTTAAAAACTTACCAATTCTTTCTTCAAACTTTGGTTGAATTCTTGCAATCGGATTATATGTATCATTTACTTCTTGCTTGTATGCATTAAAATCTTCTTGAAGCTTTGTATATCGTTTAGATTGTACATCATAATTCTTTTCAATTTCTTCATTAGCTTCTTCAAGCTCTCGAATTCTTTCTTGAAGTTTAATAATACCAGCATCGATCTTTTTATTTTCTTCTTCTCTTAATGTGCTTTCTTCTTTAACACCTTTCATAATAGTTCCAGCTTCTTTTAATTTTCCAACTAAAATATCATTTTCTTTTTCAAATTCTTTATTACTTAATGCTAATTTTGAAACTCTTTCCATTAATCTTTCATTTCTAGTTTCAAGTTTTTCAACTGTTTCTTGTAATGATTCTACTTCTGAAGATTTATCTACAATTTCTTTATTAGAAAGCATGATTTTCTTTTCAGAAAGTTTATTATGAATATTTAATTTTTTCTTTAAATTTTCATTTTCTTCTTTAAGTTGAATATTTCGCTTTGCTAATCCATCACAAAGTTCTTTATAATCAGTAACTTGCTCATGTAATAAAAGACCTTGTGCTGTATTTCTTTCTGCAGCTTCTCTGAATTGAGTGATATTCATATCATAATCTTTTTCAGTAGTAACTACTTCTTCTACTAATTTTTCTAAAGCACTTTTCTCTTCTAATAGTTGTTTTTCAAGTGCTTCCCGTAAGTCTGGACAATTTCCTTCATCGAAGCAACTAAGAATGTCAACGCACTCATTAAGTCGTTTAATAGGGTTATCTATCTTATTTGCATCTTCTAAAAAAGATTGTACATACTTTCTAAATGCTTTTTCTTCCACTTTTGTTAAAGTTCCTTTTGTTTCCATTCTTGTACTCTCCTGTAATGATTCTCTGGTTGTTTTTACTGCATCTGCTTTTTGCTCATTTTCATTTGCAATTTGTGATGCACCTTGTGCTGCCCCGTCGGTTGGCGCAGCTATAGGCGCTTGACCTGATGGAGCGGCAGGTTGTGGTTGCTGGTTTTCTCTAACAGCATCATATTTTTCTGCCATAATTTTACTCCTTGGTTTTATTTTTTCAGCTTCTTTCATTGGCTGATATTTATTATATTCAATCGACGCTCCCTTTGCAGGGTCTTTTAAGAATTCGCCGGCTGTTTTTGTATCTTTTGCAGTACCAAATGTCCCTTGTGAAGGATTTAACACTAAGTCTGCTAATCTTTCAATTATATAAGTGTTTGGGTCTACTGTTTTAGTTATTGTATCAACATCACCGAATCCAGAAGATGATGTTCCAACACGACCACCATGCTCTAATATCTCTTGTGCTAATGCTCCGTATGGTCCAACAAAAGAACCATATCCATAAACTAAACCACCATCTGTTGGAACATCCATATCGTGCCAAATAACAGCTTGGTTTTTAAATTCACCTGGATCATTATCTGCTACTGGATGATCACATAATCCACAAAAGCCTTTCCAAGTATCAGATTGTTTATCTTTTACATTTTGCCAAAGTTGTAATGGATAAATACGTTTATTCCCATTCATATTACCATATTTACCAATTGGTAATTTCCAAACTTTGAATGAATTAGATAATCCATTTTCAGCTAATTTATTTAAAATAGAATTAAAAACTTTTTGATCGTTTTCTGTCAATCTAGATTTTAATTCATTAGCAACAGAGACAACTTCATTAAGATTAATTTGTGATTCAGTGAGACGAACTTTAATATTAAGATTTTTAATTTCTTCTTCTGTGAGACGAGTTATTTCATTGCGGTCAAAAAACCAACTTTCACGTAATCTTTCCATTTTTTCTCCATAAACATATAGCCACTTCTTGGAGTGATATTATTTAGTTATTTTTACTTTTTTATTTTCCAAAAAGTATATCAATTAATTCATTAAATAATTCTAAATTATCATAAGCCCAATTTTCATCTAATTTTCTAACTGGACTAATAGTAATTAATTTTCTTCCCTCTGGTCTCCAATAAAAACGATATCCATTTTGACCAACTTTTTCTTTTGGTATTTTATATTTAGAAGCTAATGCTCTAACTAAATCGTTATGATCCCTCGACGGCCCATTACTTTTAATAGCTAATCCTTGATAAATTACTATACGACCAGTATCATAAGATAATTTCCCATCTTGAATGGCCCATGAAATTCTATAATCCATTATTTTCCAAAATTCCTATTGATTCTTTTAACTTCTTTAATAATATGTTTTGCATGCTGTTGAGCAAACTTATAAGAAGCAGGTGTACTTCTTCCTCTAACATAAGATTGACCAGAATTATCTACTCCCCAATAACCTGCAATACTATCACCATATTTATCTTTTTTAACTGTTGAGGGGTGTTGTCCTTCTATTCTTCCGTCACTAACTCGAATGGACTCATCTCTATCCCACCACCATCTACCATATCCACCTTGCCAATCTTTGAAAAACCTGGGATCAGTTTTTCCCGTTAGATCTGGTGGCATTTCTCCATCCGACTTAAATATAATATTATTTATAACTATATCACCAGAATCTCTCGATGGTCCTCTACTTTCTGGTTTTGATGATGCTCCTTTTAATTTCATATATTCATTAAAATCTAAAAGTTCACCATCTTCTAAATCATAATCTATTTTTTTTACACCATTTTCAATGTAAGATCGCTTTTCATTTAATTTATATATTTCATCAAATGTTTTCAATTTATTCCTCCACCTATTTCATTTTGAGAATTATCATTAGCTGATCTAACTAATGTTTCTACTGTTTGTACTATATTTTGAGCATATTCTGAATTAGATGATTTAGCTTTTTGTAATAAATTTCTTAAATCAAATTGTAAATTAGCATTTAATCCATTTTCTATTTTTTGTAATCTCATTTTTAATTGCTCATTTTCACTATTATTTCCATCATTCATCATTTGTTTTAAAGACATTACAGCACCTGCAGTTAGTAAACCAGCGTCAGCTGCTTTATCTAATCCATTATTTATTGTATCAAAAAATGCTTCTCTTCTTTCTACCCTACTATTATTTGAAAAAACATTATGAATATTATTTTGTCTATCGAAAGGATTAAAATCATTTAATTGACGTTGTCTAGGAGCAGCAGTAACCTGTCCGCCTTGAGAACTTAATTGTTGTATTTGATTAGAATCATTTGTTCTAATAACTTGACCATCCGGCATAGTAATATTTACATCTCCTTGAGAAATAGTTCCCATAGGGATTTCAGCATGACGTTGACCTAACCATAAGTTTCTTTCATGTTCTATTTCTTCTGGCGTTCTTTCTTGATTCCACCAATCTTCATTTAATCTATATATTTGTTCAAATTTACTTTCTTTGGTTTGTAAAGGTTGTTTACTTAAAACTTCTAAAGTATTTATTATAGATTGAGCATATTCATTTTCACTGGTATTAGCCTTTTGAATTATGCTTCTTAAATCAAATTGTAAATTTTGATCTTGATTATTCCCCCCGCCGCCCAATTGTTTAGTTGCCTGATTAAAAAAATTACCAATTAAATTCATTATTTCTTTTAAGAAATTATTTAAAGTTAGTTTAGATGTTAAAGTAATTCCAAATTTAGTAATTAATTTAGTAATTCCAGCAGCTAAACCACCTACCCCACCTACAGCTGCTAATCCAACACCGCCGGCAACAATTACTCCAGCACCAATTAACATTTGAGTCATTGCTTTATTTATATCTTGTTCTAATTGTTGTTGAGATACTTGTGCCATTTGTCTGCCAGCTTCTAATCTTTCATTATCAGCTTGAGTAATTGCAGCTCCTAATGGTTTATCAGGATCTTGTTGTTGTATTATTCTAGCTTGACGCATATTTTGTGCTTGAGTTTGACTATTATATTCTCTTCCATCAAATTCCCATATAAAATTATTAGACTCATCTCCACCTCTACCAGTAAAATTAGGATTAGGCCTTCTAGTTATTTCAGGAATTTCATCGTTTTCTTTTAATTTTGGGTACAATTTTGAGAATAAAACAGCATTCATAAATAGTTAGTTTGAATTTAGATGTTTTGTTGATTTTGAACATATATTTCTATAATCTTATATAATATTGAGAACAAACTTACCGAAGGAGGTACAAAATGAGAACGAAGAAACTTGTTAGAACAGTGAATAAAGGAAAACCAGTCGTGGAGTTCACATTGTGGCACTCCAATGAAAACGGTTATTGTCCTGTAGCTAATCGTGAGATTATTGGAATTATCAATGCTCGTTTCATAGTGAAGAAAGTTTTGAATATTACAGCGAAACAAGTAGAAATGGTAATCAATAAAATCCAAGAAGAGAAGAATTATATCGTTTTTGGAAAAGATATCGAGCCTTATTTCGAATCCAAAATCAAAAAACTTCCGAATGTATTTTTCTTAGGAGCTAATTAATGAATATTCAGTCTAAAATACCTTCCACTGCGAAGAAAATCTGTAATACCCTTCACAAAAAAGGTTTTGAGGCTTATATTTGTGGCGGAGCAATTAGAGATATAATTATTGGTCGCGAGCCTAAAGATTTCGATATTGTATCTAATGCAACCCCAGAAGATATAGAAAAACTTTTTCCGAAGACGCTTCCTATTGGAAAAGCATTTGGAATAATTACTGTTATTTATAATAATGAATCTTATGAAATTGCTCAGATGAGAATAGACGGAAATTATTCTGACGGAAGACATCCTGATGATATTTTTATCACCCGAGATATTGAAAAAGATTTGGCAAGACGAGATTTTACAATGAATGCTATTGCGTGGTGCCCGTCAAGAGAAATAATAAGAGATCCGTATGCGGGTACTATGGATATAATGGATAAAGAAATTACTTTTGTTGGTGATGCTTTAATTCGTATTCAAGAAGATAAGCTGCGCATATTAAGAGCTTTTCGTTTTTCAAGTCAAATAGGTTTTAAAATTGCTGACAGTTCTTTAGAAGCTATTCAATTATGGATAAATGAAGGAAATACTTTTGAAGGTGTTTCTCAAGAAAGAATTTCTGCAGAATTTAGCAAAATAGTAACTGGTAAAAATGCAATGGAAACAATTAAATTGATGGCAGAAATTGGATTACTTTGGATGATTATTCCTGAATTAAAAGATTTGTGTGAAGAACATAATAACGAATATCATACTGAGTTTATGAGGGACCTAAAAAATATTAGTAATACTTCTATTTTGGTTCACGTATTATACGTAATAAAGTTTGCAACAGAACATCTCTTAAATAGGGGAGTAGAAACTGAAACAGAAAAATTGTTAATTATGTTAGCAGCTTTATTTCATGATATTGGAAAACCTGTTTGTAGAGAAACAAAATCGAACGGAAAAAGTAGATATTTGAATCATGATACTATTGGTGCTGAAATGACTTTTAATATTTTAACTCGTATGAAGTTTTCAAACGAGATTATTAAAGGTGTTACTAATTTAGTTAGAAGACATATGAATGCGCATGATATTCCTAAAATTAAAAAGGTTCATAAAATAAAGCGCATATTAGCTTCAGAGTATTTCGACTTGTTAATGATATTATCGTATTGTGATACTATGGGGACTGCTGGAAATAATGGAGTACCTAACTTAAAGGATGCAGAAGCATTTCATAATTGTGTTTGTGATTATATATCTAAATATGGAAAGAAACTTCCTACTCCTTTGGTAACAGGTGATACTTTAATTCATCTTGGTTTTACTCCTGGTCCAGACTTTAAGGAAAGATTAGAGAAGACTTTCAATTATCAACTTAATGGTTGTGATTGTAAAATCAAACTAATATCTTATGCAAAGGGGTTGATTCTAAAAAATCAATCTTGGGAAACACCTTAGATTTAATCCCCCAGAAATGGGGGATTTCTTATATAATATTAAGGAGATAAAATTGTTAAAAACTAATCATAATTGGAAAAAAATTCCAACTTTTTCAAAAATTAGAAAATTTCATAATCATCATTTTGATGTTATAAATTCAACAATGGATAATGAAGATATAAAAGATTATTCAGACGGAAGACATCCAATAAAAAATAAATATCAATGGTTAAGACAACCTAGCGGTGGAAATTCACATAATTTCGATATTAAAGATTTTCCAAAGTCTGTATGTTATATCCCTACTAATAAAGAATTCTTTATAAGAAAAAATGGAGAATCTGGTACATTTGGTAATAGAAGAAATGATCCTAAATATTCTAGAGATTATCATTATTTTATGTGTTTTCTTGAAGAATGGATTGGAAAAAAAATATTTGATGTAAAAATAACGAAAGAAAATTATAATTTAGATTCAACAAGACATTTAGTTGAGTTTAGAACTAAAAATGCTTTATTTGATATTTTTAAAACTTCTAACCCAAATGACCATTATAAAACTTAATTTCAATAAAGGAGAAAAATATGACAGATCATGAAAGATGGGAAGCATCATCAATAGATGCTTGTTTACGATTAAAAGAAGATTTAGGATTAAAGATTACTTCTGAACTGCAAGAATTGCTTTACGAGCATAAAAAAGGAATGTTTATTGCAGACTGTAGTGACGATTATTTTGGCAAAACTATTCCAGAACAAGCCGCGCTCAAAAAGAAACTTCAAGATTATTTGCTTAATTTAGGTTTTACAAAAGAAAAAATAAACCAAACAATTAAATGGATATAACAACTAAATAATTAAGTTAATATAATTATAGGAAATCAGAGAGATTTCTAAAATGGAGTTTAAATGAAAATAGGCGTTTTTATTGGGCGCTTCCAACCTGTTCACAATATTCATTCTAAAATAATAAATTATTCTCTATCTAAATATGATAAAACTGTAATTATAATTGGAAGTTCTGAAGCTTCATTTTCTTTACGAAATCCTTTTAGTGATGATTTTAGAAAACATATGATTACTGGCTGTATTGAAGATAAAAGAGCTAGTACTTTTTCGATTAGATTTTTAAAAGATTCTAATTATAATTTTAATCAATGGTTAAAAGATGTTCATAATATTGTTGAAGATGAAAAATTAACAAAAAATGATGAAATATTTTTAATTGGTCATTATAAAGATTCTGGAAGTTATTGGTTAAATCATTTCCCGCAATGGAATTTAGATAAAATAGATTTTGAAGATAAATTAAGTAGTACACAAATAAGAGAAAATTTATTTAGTTGGTGTCCAACTGATTGGAAAGATTATGTTCCAGAGTCTACAATAAAAGTTATAAATGATTGGAAATCTTCTAGAAATGATTTATTTGAATTAGCTAAAAATGAACTTCAATTTATTACCGATTATAAAAATAAATGGTCAAATGCACCATTTCCGCCAACATTTGTTACAGTAGATTCGATAGTATTATGTAAAGGCCATGTAGTAATAATAAAACGTGGAAGAAACCCAGGCAAAGGTCAATATGCAATGCCTGGCGGTTTTATAAATCAAAATGAATCTTTAAAAGATGCAGCAATTAGAGAATTAAAAGAAGAAACTAAAATTGATGTTGCAAAACCTATTTTAGAAAATTCTTTGAAACAAGTTAAAGTATTCGATTATCCATATAGAGACCCGCGGGGTAGAATTATTACTCATGTGCATCAATTTGAATTAAATTTAAAAGAACTTCCAAATATCAAAGCAGCTGATGATGCAAATGATGTTAAATGGATGTCTTTTGGAGATATTGATTTAGGATATAGTCATTTTTATTCTGATCATTATCAAATTATAAAAAACATATTAGAGTTCTAAGGAGGAACACGAAATGAAAAAAATATTAATTGTAGTAGACCCACAAAATGATTTTGTGAAACCGAATGGAGCATTAGCGGTCCCTAATGCAGAAACAGTAATTCCTAACATAAATAAATTGTTAAACGCTAAATTTGATTTTGTAATTATTTCACAAGATTGGCATCCAGCAGATCATATTTCTTTTGCTAGGACACATGGTGCTGAAGTATTTACTGAAAGAGATACTTTACAAGGAGCTGGAAGTGCAGCAGGAATTAAAACTATCAGACAAGTGATGTGGCCGAACCATTGTGTTGCAAATACTTCAGGAGCTGAAATTCATTCAGGTATTGATCAAAGTAAAGTTAATGCAATATTTAGAAAAGGAGCTGATAAATTTAGAGAATGTTATTCTTTATTTGAATATGTTTATGAACCTGGAACTACTGTTTTTGGAGATGAGTATTTAACACCGTTTTATAAAATAATTGCAGAAATGAAACCTATAGAAATTATAATTTGTGGTTATGCAACTGATTTTTGTTGTGCACAAACTGCAATAGGGGCAAATAAAATTGCTTGCGCTACTTTAATAACAGATGCATGTGCTCCAGTTGATCCAGGAAATGTAGAAATGACTTATAAACGTTTACAAGCTATAAACATTACATTAAAAACTACTGCTAAATATTTGGGAGAATAATATGATTATAGAATCTTTACTTGATACTGATTTATATAAATTTAATATGATGCGTATATTTATTGAGAAATTTTTTAATAGTTATGGTCGTTATGTATTTAAATGTAGAACACCAAATATAAAATTTACTCCAGAAATGTTTAAAGATATTGGAGAAGAATTACGACATGTTGCTACATTGCGATTTTCTCCTGAAGAAATAGATTATATAAAAAATATTCGTTATCATAGTACAGCATACGGATATCTTAATTTTCTAAAAATGTTTCAATTAGACATGAGTAATTTTAAAAAATTAGATTTACATGATGGTAAACTTGAGATAGAAGTTGAAGGACCAATATTTCAAGTAAGTATGTGGGAAACATTTGTATTAGCGATAGTACAAGAAACTTATTGGAAACATACTATTGGTGATGACGACGTTCCTGATAGAAATACTTTAATGCACGATGGTATAAATAAATTACTTGGAGATTTAGAAATTATGCATCATCATCCATTTTTATTAATCGAATTTGGGACTAGAAGAAGATTTAGCAAAGGTTATCAAGAAGCAGTATTAAAAATTTTATTAAAACAAACACCAGAAGGATCTTTATTTGGTACTTCTAATGTAGAACTTGCTAAAAAATATCGCTTACGACCTTGCGGAACTATGGCACACGAATATATTTGTTTAGGCCAAGCACTTAAACATGTACCTATTGGAGAAAGTCAAACTTATATGCTGGATCAATGGTACGATTTATATGGTGATAGTTTAGGAACTGCATTAAGTGATACTCTTGGTACAGATAAATTTTTAAAAGATTTTACTCCCCGATATGCTAAATTATATGATGGTGTTCGTCACGATTCTGGTGACCCTTTAACTTGGGGAAATAAAATTATTGAACATTATACAAGTATGGGAATTGATCATAAAACTAAAGTATTATTTTTTAGTGATAGTTTAACTCTAGAAAAAGCTTCTGAAATAAAAACTTACTTTAAAAAATTTCATGATCATTATAAAATAAGTTTTGGGATAGGGACAGCTTTAACTAATAATATCCCAGGAATAACTCCATTAAATCTAGTAATGAAACTAGTTGAAGCAAATGGAAGACCAGTAGCAAAAATTAGTGATGAATCTGGAAAAACGATGTGTGAAGATGAAAAATATCTTGAATATTTGAGATATACTATAAATAATTAGGAGAATAAAATGTATACTAGTTTAATTGACATTCTTTTATGGCTTAGTTTAGTAAAAGGAATTATTATTGCCTTTGGACTAACTTTTGGTTTTGGTTCAATTGTTTGGTGGGTTTATGCATATATGAGAAGCGATAATCATAAATCTTATAGAGCTCAAACAATAATGGGATTTGTTTTTCTATTTTTAATGATGTGTATGATTGCTGTAGGTTCATCATATTTTTTAAAACCAGAATGGCAAATAGCTAAAGCAGTTGCAAAGCAAGTTGATATTCATATTGTTGCTAACCCAGAATCTACATTTAGTCCAGACGTTTTAATTGGTCATGCTGATAAGGCAGTATTAGGAGTATTTACAATTATTCAAGATGCTCCAGCAAATATTCAAAAATTGATTGGCGGCCAATCGATGGCTGAAATTCAAGCTGAACGTGAAGCACGAGAAAGACAAGCTGAGTTCCAAGAATTTTTAAGATGGCGAGAACAGCAATGATTGGAATGTATATTTATGGTATTGGAATGATAGGATTAAGTATATGTCTGGTCTTTTATCTAAAACACTATTTGGAAAACCCATGAAAAAATATTTAGAAATTTATACAGATGGGGGTTGGTATGAACAAAAAAATAGAATTACCTGGGGATTTATTATTGTAGATAATGATGTTATTCAATATACAGAAAATTCTCATGGATCAGGTGCACATAAAGCAGACGTGGAGCGGGCTGAAAGTGAAGCTATTATACAAGCATGTAAATATGTTGCTAAAAATCCCGGAAATTATCGTTTATATACCGATAGCAAAAGTGTAATAAATAAAATAGAAAATAAAGTCCCAAATGCAACTAAAAACCCAAATATAAAAGGGATTCAAAAAATATTAAATAGTGTTAATAGTTCTTGGAATCCAGAATCATTAGTTATAGAATATAAAAGAAGACGAAGCGATATATTTTCTGAACATATAGATGATTTATGTAGAGCATGGAGCGGGGTAAATTTTAAATGAATGGGAAAATTATTAGTGTTTTTCCATGTTCAGGAAAAACACATACAGTAACAAAATATTATTTTGAACTTGATTGTGTAGATCATGATTTTTATGATTGGAAATATCGCTCCGTTCATCAGGAAAAAATTTGGTTAAAACATTACTTATCTAGAATGCATCAATTACAAAGAAAATTTAAATTTGTTTTTGTAAATGCTTTACCAGAAATTGTTAACGAATTACCAAAAGATTCGATAGTCATTTATCCTACAAAATCCTTAAAATCTGAATGGGTTGAAAGAGCAAAATCTCGTGGAGGTATTTCAGAATTTCCATTATTATTAGAAGAAAAATGGAATAAATGGATTGATACTTGTATGAATTGGTATGGAAAAAAATATGTTTTAGAAAGTGGTCAATATCTTACAGATATAATTAAACAATTATATGGAGTAAAAGTTAATTTAAATTCAATGCCAGGAGAACGGGCATCAAAATTTGGATATGCTTAAAAGGAAGTTTATGAAAAGATTATTATTTTTATTATTCGTATTTACGATAGGATCAATTATATTGATATCGTGTTTTGTTAGAATTGGAACAGGACCTAATTCTATGGGAGAAGCAGTTATAGTAAATTCAGAAGGTTTTCCAATTGGTACGACTAGAGCATATTATACAGATAATTTACGAGGAAGAATGGGGACTTATGTTTTAGTTGAGAAAATGCCAGATGGTACTTTTATTCTTTGGCAGCCTGAATAATATTATGTTTAATGCTAAAAAAATAAAACAAGAATTAATTCAATGGATCAAAAATTGGTTTGAACAAAACGGGCCACATAGTCCTGCTATAATTGGAATATCTGGTGGAAAAGACAGTGCAATAGTTGCTGCACTTTGTGTAGAAGCTTTAGGAAAAGGACGAGTAATTGGAATATCTTTACCTCAAGATTGTCATGAAGGAGAATCCACTGAAGACCCAGATGTTCAAAAGTTAGTGAAACATTTAGGAATATCTTGTTTTACTTATGATATTGGTGGAATATGTGGAAGTATTTTAGGTAATATTGGTGAAACATTTTATAAAGTGGCTAATTCACAAACGGTAGAAAATATCCCTCCAAGAGTACGAATGACTTATCTTTATGCACTTGCATCTATGTGTGATGGGCGTGTTGCTAATTGTAGTAATTTATCTGAAGACGTAGTTGGCTATACTACAAAATGGGGAAGTAATACTGGAGATTTTGCACCTATAGCAGATTTAACTGTAACAGAAATTAAACTGATTGGAAAAGAATTACGATTACCTCGTAAAATTGTAGAAAAAATTCCACATGATGGTTTACAAAGTTTAAGTGATGAAGAAAGATTGGGAATTACTTATAAAGAAATTGACAAATGGTGTAGACATTTATGTAATGATGAAAAAATTGATAAAAAAATTGTAGAATTAAAAAAGAAAAACGCTCATAAATTTAAATCAATTCCAAGATACAATTTTAGTTAATATATGTAATATGGAGATAATATGACTCAAAAACAATATGTACCAATAGAAAGTGAAGATTATATTACTGGATTAAAAGAAGATGAAAGTATTTTTACTGTAGAATTTATACAAGAAGAAACAGGAGGACCTATGTTCTCCAATAAAGAATTTATATTTAAGAAATTTTTGAATAACGATTTTCATATTGAAGGATTACAAAAAACAGAAAATTCTATTCTAGCAGAAATAAGAGATATTAAATTTCCTGATACACCAATTAGAACAGATATAAGTAGAGGATTTTTTAGAACAAAAGCTGATGCAGCTTATGAATTTACTAAAATGTTAAGAGTTTTATATGAAGCATCATTAAAAGAATTTCATGAAAAGTTTGGTCAATACGAAGAAGCTTTAGGTATTAAACGTAGTTAATCTAATATAAATGAATTATCAATACTTTGAGCTTTTAAAAAATAAATCTATTCACACAAAATGGAAAGCTTTAGATAGGGGCCAACACTTATCTTTTTTAAATGATAATTGTAATAAATATTATGCTCCCCTATTTTGTCATTTATTTGGTTCAAACATTAAAAAAATAATTCCTTCACACGTAAAAACTATTAAAGGAAATAAAACTATTTATGAAAATTATGTTTATGGTCATTTAATAGTAGGAAATAATCCAATAAGATTATCGACAAATTTAGATTTAAAAAATAATTCTATACAATTCCCAATAGAAGAATATTCTTATTTTAGCTATGGAAAATACTTATTTTTTACTTGCGGCGATTTATATTTAATAGTAAGTTGTAGTAAATTACAAGATTGTATAGAAAGTAAAACTATAATGATAGAAAAGACAGCATTAAAAAATTATGAAATTTCTATTATAGATTTATTTAATAATAATATTATAGAAAATTTTGGTCTTTTAGATATAAATAATTTATCAGTAGAAAAAGACGATGGAACTTCTGCAGTTTTATCTAATACATTATCACAAACTTTCTTAAATACTAAATTAAGAGGTTGTTTAATTGGTCAAAAACCAAAATATATAGTAGCTAGAATAGAAAATTCTAATAGTGATTTATTTTTTGAATTATTCTTTTTTATGAATAGAAAAGATATTCGTAAAATGATATTTCGTAATACAATTAAAAATATAAAAACCGATCAAGGTATTGGTTTAATTATTAAATATCATACTAATAATATTTTATCTGAAATACAAGAAATTAGACAGTCTAGTTTAATTAAAACTGGGAAAAACTTTTCTTATGCAATATTAAATTATAATAAAGTAAATAATATACATAAAATTAAACAATATTGTCAAAAATATTTACTTGCTAAACCGCCTGAAAAAGAATATTGTTTACATTGGGCTGTCAAAAAATCTATATATTGTAATAGCAAAGAAGAATACAACTATTATAAACAATTATTTATTAGTTGTAATGGAAAGAAAAATAAATATACAGAAGAAGATATATACTTTTTTAAAGATTGTTTTAGTTATAAAAAATATATTTCTAAAAGTTCTGATCACTTTTACAAATGATAAAATTAGCGTATGAATATGAACAACTTTTAATTCAAGCCTCAGGTAATAACTTTATGGAACAAGTTGAGTCTATTAAAGGAATGGGTGCTAGATATGATTCTAAAAGAAAAATATGGACAATTGGAATAGGTAAATATAATAAAATATTAGAAGAATTGAATCAATATAAATTTGATATTTCAGTTTATGATCAACAAGAAATAGATAAATATTTTAATAATTTATTAGAATTAGATATAGTAAATAAAAGATCAAATATGAGAAAATTTAATTCTAATCTTTTATTAATGCCGCCGTTAAAAGAATTTCAATTAACTGATATAACTATTGCATTAAATAGAAATAGATATTTATTTTCTCATGCAACTGGTTTAGGAAAAAGCTATTGTTTAGCAGCATTATTAGTTCATTTACGACATTATAATGAAATAAATAAAGCAATAATTTTAACGTCTTCAATTGGAATATTAAATTTAGCAAATGAATTAAAAAAGTTTATTCCAAATTATGATGAATCTAAAACTTTAATCATTAGGTCTGTTACTGAATTAAAAGATAGATTAATTTTTAAAGATGATTATGATATAATTATATGTCAATATGATACGTTTCGTTCTATTGGAGACGCATACGATAAAAATGTTAACAATCGAAAAAAGAAAGTTAAATATAGAAAAAGCTCATTACCACTAGGAGAATGGTTTGGTAATTTTAATGGTGCATTATTTTTAGATGAATGTCATTTATTAGGTAGCCCAGATAGTTTAAGATCTAAATTTATAAATATGAATTTACAGTATTTTAAATATCGTTTTCTTTTTAGCGCAACACCTTGTGATAAAGAAGAAAAAATGTATATGATATTAAAAATACTAGATAAAAAACTTGTTAATGGAGAAGATTATTTAGGTTGGTGTGAACAGTTTTGTGTTATAGGAAATAGATGGTCTCGCTTTGGAATAAATAAAGAAACTTGGAATTATCAAAAATGGGCAGAATTACAAGAAGAACTTTATAAGCAATACGCAGTAAAACGAGAAAAAAGTTTATTACAATTAAAACCAGCATATGATGTTCCTATCATTTCTTTAAATATGACTAAAGAACATAGAGAAATATATGAAGCATTTACTTATGAAGTTATAAATGATATTAAAAATAGAAATTCTATAAATGGCGCTGGACTTGTCGCTAATTTAAGTAATATGTTTTCTTATTTGCAATTAGCTGTCGATAATCCACTTTGTCTTTTAACTACTCCTGGATTTTCTAAGTTTGATCCAAAATTACAACAAAAAATACAAAATTTTAATTTTGAAAAACAGTTTAGAAAATTAGACGCACTAGATGCTATTATTGAAGAAGAATGTGTAGAAAAAGATAATAAAATAATTATATCTTATCATCATCCAAAAACTTTAGAATGTTTAAAAGATCATCTTAAAAAAGGTTTTCATGTTTTATCTGCTGATGTTCCAATGGCTGATAGATTCCAAGTAATAGAGAATTTTAAAAAGAGCAATGAAAAAATAATTTTAGTATCTATAAATATTGGTAATACTTCATTCACTTTAGTAGAATGTAAAGCAACTGTTTTCTTTGAACGAACTTGGACTTATATAATTTATGAACAACTTCGCGGCCGAAATTATAGAATTGGTCAAGAGGATGAGGTAAGATATTATAATATGGTCTTTAATAATAGTATAGATAATTTACAACTTAAAGCATTAGAAACTAAAGGAAAAGTTTTAGATAATTTAATAAAAAAGAATGTTTTATCTCAAGATGAGTGGAAATATATTTTTAATGCTGACCAACATATAGATAAGTTAATATAAAATTATATGAATATAACAACATTACTTATAATTATAGCTGTTGTCAATACGTTGAATTTAATTGTTACAATATTTAATTCTATTCAAAGTAAAAAAAGATCAGCTGGAAAGGCACCAAATTTATTTGAAGATCAAACTGTAGATCCTTTAATCACAGATTTAATGGAGTATGCATTTGATAAGGGATTACAATGTTCTATTAGACCTGGGTTAGATAACAAGTTAACATTGTATTATCATGATGAAAAAGATAATAATGAATATGCTATTACAGAATTACATACTACATCATCTAAAAAAGGTTCTTATTCTTATAATCAAATATTAAAAGAACTAACAACTATAGTAGATGTTTTTTTAGAAAATAAAGATATAGTAAAAGAAAAAATTAAGGAAGATAAAAATGCCCCTACAGATAAATAATTTAGAATACGGTTTAATTCCATTTGGACCTGGGTATGGTGAAAGAGGAATAATTATAGATATTGGTGAAATAAGTGATATAACTGAAGAATCAACATTAACTACTTTATTTGAAAAATTAAAAATTAAAATAAAAGAATTAGATTTAGAAAAACAATGGCTTACTGCAATTGATGGAACTAACTCTACATTTTTATTATTTAAAGGTAATAATGGAATTGAAAAAGAAGAGAATCAACCTGAGTGGGATAATTTTAATCGCCAATTATCTAAAGAATCAGTACAAATACAAATGACTTTAAAATTGAGGCCTGATCAATTAAAACCACCATTTTGTATCTGGTTTGGAAAACCAGAAAACTTTACTGGTAATAGATTATTTTATGAATATTTTAATTGTATTTATGGTATTATTGAAAATAATTTTAATCCATTAGCTACTCAAGAAATAGTTAATCATAAATTTTCTGCTATAACTTTAATTGCAAATGAAAATTATAAATCTATAGTAGATGACCTTAATTTAAAATATAAATTAAATAGAAAACTTTATATTATTGGAAAAAGCGAAGAACTTCAAGAGTATTGTATGATTAAAGGATATAGATATAATTATACTCTTGAAAATAAAACTTTTTTGAAGTTAATCTAAAAATATAGGAGATTAAAAAAAATGGTATATATTTTTGAAGGTGTTGATAACGTCGGAAAGGGGACACAAATTCAAAAATTAAAAAGACATCTTGAAGAAAAGGGAGAATTAGTTCATATACTACATTACTCAAATATTAAGGGTGATAATATTGAAGAAAGATCTAAACAGTATTATTATGAAATGTTTAATTTAATAAAGTTTGCAACATTTAATAAAATAAATTTAATATTAGATAGAGCACATGGGGGTGAAACAGTATATTCACCTATATATCGTAATTATTCTGGTGATTATATTTATGATATTGAACAAAATTTTGGAAACCGAATATTACAAAATATAACTTTATTTGTATTTACAGACGATCCAGAAAATTTAATTGATAGAGAAGATGGTCAATCTTTTTCTACAGAATTTGAAAAGAAAAGAGATGAAATTGTTAAGTTTATAGATTTCTTTGAAAAATCTAAAATAAAAAATAAAGCTTTAATAAATATTCAAGATATGGATATTGAACAAGTTTTTAATAAAATGAAAGAATTTATAGAGGCGAAATGAGTTATAGTGTAAATGCAAGAAACTTTATTGAAGTTATTCTTGACCCCCTTTATAGGGAATTAAAAAATAATAATATAGTTAATGGGACTGTAGAAATTATTGATGCTCATGTATTTTTTATGGCTAATGATGAGACAGCTATGGAATTAGGAACACATCGTAAAGCACAGCATAAATATATTGAGAATGAAAAAAAATGGTATTTAAGTATGGATAGATGTATTAAAGGACATCCTGGAATTGAAGATAATCAGATATGGAGTAAAATTTGTTCTGATGATGGTATAGTAAATTCGAATTATGGGTGGTGTGTATTTTCTGCAGATAATGGAACTTTAAGCAAAGGAAGTATTTATACTAATGCAGAATATGGTGGAGAACATATGTCTCAATATGATTTCGCATTACAACAATTAAGATTAAGTCCAGAAGGAAGACAATCTATAATTTATTATTCTCGACCAGAAATGCAATGGGAATGGAATGACAATATAAATGCTAAATATGATTTTACATGTACTATAAATACACAACATTTTATTCGTAATGGAAAATTAGATTATATTGTCAACATGAGATCTAATGATGCAATTAGAGGATTACATTGCGGAGATTTACCGTGGCATGGATATGTTTATAATAAAATGTTAGAAGATATAAATAAACATAGAGATATAAATAGTTATATTAAATCTGGTAAAATATTTTGGAATGCTGGTAGTCTTCATGTTTATAAAAGAGATTTTGAATTACTAACAAAAATAGTAGAAGAATATAGAGAATGGTATAAAGATAATCTTGGACCGAAAACTTTTCCTTTCGTAGGTGGATAATTATTGGAAGAGGATATAATCAAATAAAAATACTAATTATTATGAATTATAGAAAAAAATATATGAAAATAATTAGTAAAGCTAGAAAAGAAAGTAGAAGAAAAAATTGTGGAATTTATTATGAAGAACAACATATTTTACCACAAGCCATTTTTCCACTTTGGAAAAATCGTAAATCAAATAAGATTCTTTTAACTGGAAGAGAACATTTTGAAGCACATAAATTATTAGCGAAAATTTATGGTGGTAAAATGATTAATGCTATTCATAGGATGGCGTTCGGATGTCATAAAAATAAATATAATATTACAGCTGAAGAATATGAAGAAATAAGAATTATTTGGGCACAAAGAGCACGGGAAATGAATACAGGAAAAAAACATTCTAATGAAGCAAAAATTAAATCTGGGAGATATTGGAAAGGAAGAAAAAGAAATATTGAATCTGTTAAAAAATCTGCTGATGCAAGAAGAGGTGTTTTAAGAACTGAACAACAAATTGTTAATATAAGTAAAGGGACTTCTGAAGGAATGAAAAAAGTTCCTTATGAAAAATTAGCTTATTGGAAAGGAAAAAGTTCTCCTGGAATGGCAAATATGACTGGAAAGTGTTGGTACAATAACGGTCAAATTGAAATAGCATCTTTTAATTGTCCAGATGGTTTTATAAAAGGAAGATTAAGTGGAAAAAAAAGAAAAACAAAAAAAACTTGATAAGTTTTTTTTAGAAACAGCGGTGAAAGCTGCGGAATTTTCTTCATGTATTCGATTAAAAGTAGGGGCTGTTATAACTAAGGATAATAGAATAATTTCTACTGGTTGGAATGGAGTCTCTTCAGGTGTTCCGCATTGTAATGAATTAAATAATGAATTAAGATTAATTAATGATGATTCTTTATATCAAATAGAAGATAGAAAAAAACATCATATATTTTCTGAACAATTTGAAATTCATGCTGAAATGAATGCTATATTAGATATGGCAAAACGCGGATTATCACCCGAAGGAGCAACACTTTATACTACAATTGCTCCTTGTACAAATTGTGCGAAGCTCGTTATAGTTTCTGGTATTAAAAGAATAGTTTATTTAAAAGAATATGATAGAGATAATAATAAATTAGATATTGAGGGAAAAACTTTGAATGATGTCTTATATAATAATTTAAACGGACCACAAATTATAAAAGTTTTATCACCTAATGTAATTATAGAAAAATTTGAGGAATAAAATATGTTAGAACTTTGGTTATTCATGATAGTTTTAGTAAGTTTATTTCATTTAATTTGTAATACACTTTGGAGAATAAAAGATCATCAAAATTGGAAGGCTACTAATTTATTTCATAATAGACTTATAAAAATACAAGAAGATTATAATAGAATGCAACGAGATGCTCATAATACTGCAATGGCTAATCAACAAATTCAACACGAACATCTAATTAAAGCAATAGATGAAGGGAAAATTCAAGTAATAAATCCCAGTTAATATAAAAATCAAGGAGATATAAATATGTCACAAGTTCAAACTACGCCTAGCGAATTATTAGAAGAAGCATATGAAACATTAAAAGAAAAAAAGATGGCCTCTAAACATATGAACATGATAGCTTCAGATACGGCTAAAATGCAAAAAATAGAAAAACCTATTCTTGTTAGGGTAAAAGATTATTATCATTATCGCGGGGCTGGTTGGGAAGGAAAAGATCCTCTTAGTAGAGTTCAAGATGAAAAATTTCCAGATAGAGTAACACCAACTATGAGAAAATTATTACAAATTGTAGATGATTTGGCAGCAGTAGGTCAATTAGATATGCTAGATGTTTATTTTGATGCTCTAAAAGCTAAAGGAATTGAAATAACTGTTTCAAATAAAGATGTAAGAGTAAGTGATGTTGATGAAACTTGGCAAGCAGTAGAAAATATGTCAGGATTTCAATCTAAAATATGTCAATTAGCTGATGAAATTAATTTTGGTTGTACACAAGTAGCAGAAGATATAAATTTTACACCTAAACAAGAATTTAAAGGTGTTCTTAATTTATACGCTAAAAAAGAAGAAGCTAAAGATGTAGATGATATGTATCAAGATAAAGTAACTGGTTTACAAATGACAGAAACGGCTTGGAATAATGTATACGACGAAAATCTAAATTAAGGATTATAAAAATGGAAGTTAAACTTGCTTCTCATTTAGAACAATCTCTTTGGTTAAAATATTATGAAAAATTTTTAGAAAGAGAACCTAATCAATATAAAAATGCAGCTGCTTATGCAGATAATATTGTTATTGAATTTAAATCTAGAAATAATTATATTGATCAATATGACGATTAAAAGAGGAACAATAATGGGAACAGAAATATCTCGAACATTTACTGATGAACAATTATTTAATTTAGAATTGTCTATAAAAAGTATTATATTAAATGAATTAGAAAGACAAGTTTTTCCTCGTCTTTTAATAGATGCCCCAGTAATTCCATATGCTGAATTATCTAAAATAATAAATAACTTAAGAACAACACCTACTTTAAAAATAACAGAAACAGGTGTTTCAATAGGATTACCAAATGAATCAATACAAAAATAAATTTATAGTTTTTGAAGGAGCTGATACGTGTGGAAAAAGTTCTACATGTGAATTATTTGTAGAACATTTAAAATCTAATAATATAGATGTAGTAAAAACTTTTCAACCTGGAGATACTGAATGGGGTCCGTTAGCATCTTTATTTAGATCTCTATGTAAAGACAAGCGACATAATTTATCTGAATATGGTAATTTATTTGCATTTTTATTAGATAGGGCTGAATGTGTAGATAAAATAATTAGACCGGCTCTTAAAGAAGGGAAAACAGTTGTATGTGATCGTTATACTTATAGTACAATTGCATATCAATTATACGGAAAAAATTTAATAGAAGATTTAACTTTAACTTGTGGACAAGAAATAGCAATGGCACTTCTTCAATGGTTTAAAAACCCTTATACAGATATTATTCCAGATATAGTCTATTATTTCCCAGAAAAAGTTGGAAATAGAATTAATGATATAAATGATAAATTTGATAATGCGACTGATGATTTTAATAAAAGAGTTCAAAATGCTTATCATTTAATGTCTATAAAACATAATTGGAAAATAGTTAAACCTGGAAGTTCTGTTGAAGAAACTTTAACTAATTTGTTAGGAGTTTAAATGAAAGTAATAGTAACGGGACATGCTGGCTTCATAGGAAGCCATCTTTGTGATGATCTCTTAAAAAGAGATTATGAAGTAATTGGTATAGATAATTTTTCTAATGGAAAAGAAAAAAATATAAAACACTTACATAAAAATAAAAATTTTACGTCTATAAAAGGCGATATTATGAAAAGGCTTCCAGGTGAAGAAGAAAAAATATTTGAAAATGTTGATGCTATTTTTCATTTCGCAGCTAATTCAGATATACAAAAATCTTCTAAAGACCCATCAATAGATTTTCGTAATACTTTTCATATTACTGTTCAAATGCTAGATTATTGTAGAAAATATAATATAAAGAATTTTATATTTTCCAGTACTAGTGCAATTTATGGTGATACTAATAATATGAAAGTTCCGGAAAACCATGGACCACTTATTCCTCAATCACATTATGGTGCTGCTAAATTATCAGCTGAAGCTTTTATTAGTTCTTATGCAGAAAATTTCGGAATTAAATCTTGGATAATTAGGTTTCCAAATGTTTGTGGTTCTAGAATGACTCATGGGGCTATTTATGATTTTATTAAACAATTACAATCACAAAAAGATTTAGTTAAAAATTTAAATGTATTAGGTGATGGTAAACAATGTAAACCATATATTCATGTATCTGAACTAATAAATGCAATTATTTATATTTGGTTAAGTTCAGCACGCAAAGTAAATATATATAATGTAGCACCTGAAACACAAACTACAGTAGCTGATATTGCTAAATGGTGTGGTGATGCTTTTGGTGAAGTTAATATAAAGTTTGAAGATAAACCAATTGGTTGGACAGGTGATATAGCAAAATTTCAATATAACACAAGTAGACTACAAAAATTAGGTTTTGAATTAAAAATGACTTCTGATGAAGCTGTTAAAACATCTATACATGAATTAATTAAGGAGAAACTATGAAAAAATACGAAGAAAATTTAGAACAATATTTCAATGAAGAAATAATGATTTTAGAACATTTAAAGAAGGATAAGAATATAGTTATCCTATTAGATCATTTATTAAATGCTAGAAATAATTTAAGAACAATATATATTATGGGAAATGGTGGATCAGGAGCCGCCGCATCTCATTGGGTTAATGATTTTAATAAGGGAATGCATGGAACGCCACCATTTAAAATGATTTGTTTAAATGATAATATTGCAACACTTACTGCTATTGCTAATGATGATAGTTATGATAATGTTTTTGTTAAGCAATTAGAATTTAGAGTAACAAATAACGATTTAGTAATAGGTATTTCTGGTAGTGGTAATTCTCGAAATGTAATTAAAGCAATAGATTATGCTAATGCTGTTGGAGCAATGACTTTTGCTATAGTTGGTTTTGATGGTGGAAAATTAAAGAAAGAAGCTAAATGTGCTATTCATATAAATACTAATGAAATGGGAATATTTGAAGATTTATCTATGACTATAGATCATGCTATATTTTATCTCTTTAAAAAAGGTTTGTTAAATGGGTAAGCGAGTTATAATTTTGGGTGGTGGGTTATCTGGAATAACTTTAGCTCATACGCTACAAAATTATCCAGAAATAGACACTATAGATATAATAGAAAAAGAAGAAAAATTAGGTGGACTTTGTCGTTCATTTAAATCTAAAGATGGTATAGATTACGATATAGGACCTCATATTTTCTTTTCTAAAAATAAAGATACTTTAGAATTTATGAAAGATATTATGATGCCTTATATAAATTCTTATAGACGTTCTAATCAAATAATTCATAAAAGAAAATTTGTTCAATATCCTTTTGAGAATGATTTGGGAAAATTAGACGAAGAAGAAAAAAAATATGTTCTTAGAACTTTTAATGAAAATCCATACGAAAATTTAGAAGCAACAAATATGAGACAATTTTTTCTAAAAACATTTGGAAAAGGTATTTGTGATTTATATTTATTGCCTTATAATGAAAAAATATGGAAATATGATTTATCATTTATGGATTTACAAATGGTTGAACGTATTCCTAAACCACCAACAGAAGATATACTTAAATCTATTAATGGTGAAACAGTTGACGGATATACACATCAATTAAATTTCTTTTATCCAGAAAAAGGAGGTTGTCAGACATTTATAGATTTATTTGTAAAAGAATTAAAACATAAGGTAAGATTTATAAAAGAAAAGGTTGTAAATATAGAAAATGGTTGTATAAATAATACATATAATTATGATATTCTAATTTCTACAATCCCATTAAATGAATTTACTAATTTATTTCATGAAAAACCAAATGCGCCTTCTACACAAAAAACTTTATATCCAGTAAAAGAATATGGAGATAATCTAGTTTATAACGGAATAGAAATTTTTATAGTAAATGTTGAAGGTGATATTGGAGAAGAAAATTTTGCATTTATGACAGCTGATAAAAATATAGAATTTCATAGATTATCTAAATTAGATTATTTTGGAAAAAATTATCATAAACCAGGAACTACCACATTTATGATAGAAGTTACTAAACCTAAAGAAGAATTACATTTATCTAAACATATAAATTATATAAAACTTATGATAGAAAATGGTTTAATGAAATTATTTGGTACTGATATTAAAATAAATAATATAGATTGTAGTATGTATAATTATGCATATGTAATTAATGATATAAATCAAAAGGAGAATAAAAGAAAAATATTTGAACACTATAAACAAAAATACAAGAACATTTATTTTGCTGGTCGCTTTGGTTCATGGCAATATCTAAATATGGATCAAACAATTGAAAACGCTTGGAATGTAGCTAAGGAGATTAAAAATGACTTTTAGATTCGGAGAAAAAAATATAACTATAGAGGAACTTATAGATTTAATTCCTCGATGCGGTAATGTAGATTTTACTTTAACAGGTGTAGAAGCTATGGATTTAGCAATTATTATTAAAAAACTTTATGAAGATAATAAAATGATATATGATTCAGAAGGAGAATTTGTAAGAGAATGATAGAAATAGTTCTTGTTTCTACTTTTATTAGTTGTATTGGATTATTCTTATTAGCTGTTATTATTGAAAAAGCTTATACTTATAATAGACATAAAACTAAAAAAGTTATATTTAAAAAAGTAGAAAAAGAACGTTATATAAAACCAATAGAACAGATAAAGGAACAGGAAATTAAAAAAGTGGAATTTAATTTTGATGACTTTGTAGATTTTTCTGTTCCTGATAAAACAGAAAAAATAGATAATATAGATATGTTTAATTTAGGTGAATTTAAGTAGAGGTTAATGTATTAAAATGAAAAAAACAGCAGTAATGATATTAGGTGGTAATGGCCCAAAATCTAAAATGTATAATTCAGATTTTCCAACTTTCCAAACTAATGAAAAACAAGATATGTATATATTTTATCCTGCGGGAAAATATCCTGATTGGAAATTAGACCCATCAATTGGAACTTTAATTGATGATAATGGTCCATTTAAAACACCAGTAGTTCCAACTATTAGAAATAATATGATAGAGTTTGTAAATAAAAAGGGCTATGAAATATTATGGATAGTAGATGATGATATAACTAATTTTTATCGTTTTCATGAAAAACAATCAGACGATCAACCTTTACAAAAAGATAAAAAAACACCACTACCAGATGTTGAAGAATTATTTGGTGGGATTATTGGAGCTAACTTTAAACGATTTAAATTAAAGACTGGAAAAAAATATTCTAATCAAATACCTTATTCTTGTATGTACCTAAATTTAAAAATGTATAAAGAAAAAGGAATAAACCCTTTGTTTGAAATAGGTGTAGCAACTTGGGATGACTTTGATTTTGCTTTACAAATGAGACAAAAAGGATTTTTACCACAAACATTTAATCAATATGCTATTATAAAAACTGGAACTCAAGATAGTGAAACTGTTGGAAAAAGTATTGCTGCTTCTGGAATAGATAAAGTAAATAAATTGGGATTTGAATTATATAAAAAATGGGGACATGCTAATACAGCTGTAAAGTTAAAAGTAAATATTATTGATGTTGCTCCAGCTCTTTGTAAATCTTTTCAACCAAAGTTTTGGACATATAGAATTGATACATATGAAAATTGGAAAGAAGACGTATTAAAAGATTCTAAAAATTTACGAAAATCTGAAAAGGCTAAAAAAGAAGGATTACATGTTTAAGTTTGGCGAAAATAAATCGTTACAACTATTTAATATTTTAAAAGATAAAAAAACAGGATTACTTTATAGAGAAAATAGTTCTGACGAAATTACTCTTAAAGACGTTAAATCTGAATATAAAAAATTATATCCTTTTTGTAAAGATAAAACTATTTTAGATATGGGCGCTAATATTGGAATATTTACTCATTATGCTTTAGAAAATGGTGCAAAAAAAGTTATTTGCTATGAACCTGAAGAAATAAATTATTCTATATTACTTAATCAAAATTTTAAACAAGTAGAATTACATAATGTAGCTATTACTCAATCAGATAGTTTTATAATGTTATATAGCACACCAATTAAAGAAGGAAAAAAAATATCTACAGATAATCATTCTATAAAACAAATAAGAGGAAGAACTGCAAAACAAGTTGAATCTTTAAATTTTAGAAAACAATTAGATTTGCATCAACCTGATATATTAAAAGTAGATATTGAAGGTGCTGAGTTTATTCTTGATTTTAAAAATTTACCAGAATGTATAAAATATATTGCTATAGAAATTCATTATCAACTTGATGAAATTTGTTCTGATAAATTATTAGAAGTTTTAAGAGACCAATTTAATGAATTAGATTTTAAAATGAAAAATATGTTTAAGAAAAAGTTTGCAGCTGTTTTTATAGGAGAAAGAAAATGAAATATTTAATAGCTATTGCGGCAAGAAGTTCTACTTTTCTACACCCCAAACATCCTAATATTATTTATTTTATGGATGATGATCAAACAGACCATTATAAAGATGTAAATCATATTGCTTATCCAAGAGCACATTTACAAGCTAAAAGAAACTTTGTTTTAGACTATGCACGATCTAATAATATAGAACATTTAATAGTTTGTGATGATGATGTAGATTATTTCAGAACACCAGAAAAGAAAAAAATAGATTTTATTTCTGGTTGTGAAGAAATGATTAAAATAGCTAAAGAAGAAAAGTTAACTGGAATGATGTTAACACAAGATGTATTTATTCATTGGAAAAAAGATGCTGAAAAATTTACAAATTGTACAAAATTGGCTTGGTGTTCTTATTTAAATGTAAAACAAACTCCAGCTAATATTAGATATGATGAAACTCCTAAAACATTCGAAGATGTTGACATGGCCTTACAATTAATGCATGCTAATCAATCATTAAAGACTTATAATTGGTTATCAGCTCACATGATATCACATAAATCTACTTGTTTTGATCCAGAAAATTATGCAAAAGGTTTTCTTGAATATATGTGTAGACTTTATATTAAATGGGGTGATGTAGTAAGTATACATCAACAAAAAAGATTTCCTAAATCACCATACGGATTTAGATTAAAATTAGATAAATTTCATAAATGGACTAAAAAAGAATTAGCTCAAGCAATATTAGATAATTATACTGAAGAAAATGTAAATAAGTTTTTTGATAAAAAATACGTCTTTGGTCAAGTTTAATTACTAATTAGGATAATGCTAAAAAATATATTAAAGATTACTCTTTCAATAATAATTACGATTATAATTCTTTTTATTTATTCAATTTTTATGTTACGATTTATTTAGCATCAATAACTTCAACATTAGATAAGTTTAAATTTCTGGCTGCCTTTAAGTTTTTATCATCATCATCAATAAATACTACATTATCGTACATATCAGCAATCATTTTTATAATTTTAGCTTTTCTTTCAAAATCTTTTAATCCATCTAACACTTCACAATATTTTTCATCCCCAACGGCATAAGATAATGATTTTTTAAAATTATTTTTTATATCTTGAAGTCTCCCATCTTTATCTCTAAATTTTAAAAATGACATCATTGCGTCTTTAATAACATCTTCGCATCCCCTTGCTGTTAAAAAAGCACAATCATATCCCTTATTGATATAATTATCTATAATTTTAAGATTACTTAATAATGGTGTTCCATTCATTATAGAGCGTCTAACTATATCTGGATCATTAAATTCCCAATAATCGTATGTAATTCCAGGTTTTCCCTTGTCTGAATCATTTGCAAATTCTTCTGTAGATAATCGTTCTTTTTCTCCGTCTTTAAACTTCCAAATACCAATATCTTCTACCTTAGATTTAAGTATTGTATCGTCTATGTCGAAAAGAACTATACTGTTCACGTTATCATACCTTTATTTAAACTATTTTTATCTGTTTGATTTATATGATTTATTACCCATTCAATTAAAAAGAATACGACATCGTCTAAACTAAAATTAATTTCAGACGTTTCTATAATACCACCAATTTTTTTAATAAATGTAGAGTGTTCATATCTATGTTGGTCTAAAAATCTTTTATTTATGTTATTTAATTCCATTATATTTTCTTCAGTAGAAAAATGTTCAATTATATAATTTGTAATTTCATCTTTTACTGAATTAAAATACTTAAGTTCTTTTTTATGATCTAAATCTATATTATTTGTTAAATCATTGATGAAATTTATTAGACCTTTATGCTGATTATCTACGATGTCTAAACCTGTAGCCAGTTCTTCTGACCACTCTAAAACTTGTGATTTCATAATAATTAGTTACAATAAGAGTTATTACTAAATAATATGAGTGATTTATTAGATTATGTAAAACGTATTGAAAATAACGAAGAAACAGGTGTCGGTTTAGATGATTTTGCTCCCCTTCCAGGAGCAAGTGATTATGACGAAAATAAAGATCCAGAAATGCAAGATCTTATTGAAAGTTTACAAGAAGCTAGAATGTCTAGACCACAAGCTATCGAAGCATATTTAAGTTCAACTGAAGAACCAACATATAAAGATTTTATGAAATCACAATTTGCTCATCCAAAAATGACTGCAGACCAATTTGCAAAAGATGTAGCTTATTTAAGAAAAAGAGGGGTTGGTGTTGGTACTGGAGTTAGATTAAAATCTACTGGTGGAACAGGTTATGCTGATGAAGCTGGAGCTATTCATAGAAAAGATCCTAAAAAAAGGCCGGGCCCTTACGATGAAGAAAAACCGGAAGTTTATGAGGGTGGGGAATATGCTAAAAAGGTAGCATCATTAACACAACAATTTGGAACTGCATCATTAGATCTAACTTCAAAAGAAATATTTGATGAAATTACTTCAACTGTCAAAAGTATAATTGGAAAAGATCCATTACCAAAAAGAAGACATATTATTATATATGGTGATCCTGGAATTGGAAAAACCTATGAAGTTACAAAAGCTTGTAAAGAACACAAGCATTCTAAATATAAGTTTGTAGAAATAATGGGTTCTGGATTAAATGATACTATTAAAGCAGTAGTTCCTTTTATGTTTATAAATTCTCAAGATTGTGTTATTTTATTAGACGATTGTGATAAGATGTTAAAACAAGAAGCTAGAGAAGAAGTTTTATTATTCTTAAAAGGTATCATGGCTGAAGATGCTGATGAAAGACCAACAAGTTATCCAGTACATAGAAAAGATGAAATGGAAAGAGAAGTAGAAAAACGAAGAGGTGCAATAGCTTCTAAACAAGAGGGTTGTACAATTTCTATAGATTTACCAGCATTAAAAGAAAATAAATTTATATTAAAAATTGATAATGAAATAATTATAGATAAACATATTTCTCTTAGAGAAGCACAAGAATGGCAAAATAAAATTAGACCTTTAAAAAGAGAAGAAACAAAATACGAAAATATTTATTCAAGATCTTTAAGAGATTTTAAAAGACTAGATGAGGGGAATACAGTAAAAGATTTCTTAAATGATTACGGAGCTGATCCTAATAAAGATAAAAAAGATTCAAGAAGAGATGACGAAGATGACAATGATATAATTGAAAGTGATGGTTCTATGCCAGAAAGCTTTACTTTTAATTCTTCAATTATATTTGTTTCTAATTTAGAAATGGAACATATAAATTCAGCACTCTTAACTAGAGTAAGTGCTAAAGGTGTTAAACTTTCTATGTTACAATTCTTAGATAGATTAGGTGCAATTTATGGTGGATTAGCTAAAGGCGGAAATCCAGAAATAAGAGAATGGTCTAAAAAATGCGTTTTTACTCTTATTGGTATTTTGATTGAAGCTTGGAGAGCAAATGTTCCAATATTCGGTTCACCTGTAGAAATAAATAGAAAATTAACTTTTAGAATGTTTAACGAATTTGTTGATGATTGGGAAAGATATGCTGATGATGAATGTAGAAATACTTTTAAGAAAGATTTAGATCCTAGAAATAAAGATTTCTTAGATAAATTATCTGAGCATTTAATTCCAATTATGTTAAAGAGAAAATGTATTCCTTGGTTAAAAACTGTTGAAAGAATTTAAATTAAGTTAATTTAAACTCATTAAATATGAAGAAGAGTAATCTCAAATGGGCTGTTATTCAGCCTTTAACTGGCGGCGTTTATTTTGCTGCTGAACAATCTTTTGGTAAATCGGCTGAATGGATTTTATCATATCCTGGATTAGAAAAAGAATATTTTAATAAAGACGGTAAATGTATCAATATGGGTAATGAAAGACATTTACTCAAATATCTAGAAAAGAATAATAATTTACCACCATATACACAATTTGATCATGATATGTTTGATGATAGAAACGGAAAAATTATTCATATAAAAAATAATGAAGAATATGGAAATAAAAAATTTAAAGAAGACGACATCATAAAAAATGAAATAGATTTAATTTGTGCTGTTCCTGTTTGTTCAGGTTTGAGCGCTGCTAATACTCAGGATCATGGAAAAAAAGATAGTATTAAAAATAATAATATGAAATTTATTACTGAGTTTACTTTAACATCAATTCAGCCAAAAGTATTTATATTTGAAAATGCACCTAATCTTTTTACTAATGTTGGTATTGAAGTTAGAGATTATCTTAATAATGTTGCTTTAGATAGAGGTTATTCAGTTTCTTATATAAAAACAGATACTAGATTACATAAAAATGTTCAAAAAAGAATTAGAACATTTGTTATATTTTGGAAATGGTTAGATAATAAACCAACTCCTCCGCCAATGATTGGTTATGAAAATGCTCCTTTTGATACTGTTCAAGAATACTTAAATTTAATTCCAAAAAATGCTACACAACAAGATATAATATTAAATGAAGTAAATAAAGATAGAGAATATAATTTTATTAAAAAACATTTTGGTAAAAATTGGCGAAAAGAAGTCGGAAGACAAAGATTAAAAAGTTTTATTATATCGAGAGGACTAGAAAATGATTTCTATCAATTTCATAAAGACGATAAATTAAAAGCTCATTATAAATATTGTAAACATAAACTAGATATTCAAAAAGGTTATTTTGATAGATCACATTTTGTAATGGGTAACGATTATATGCCAACTGTTTATCATGGAAATACTTGGTCAGCAATACACCCGACAGAAGATAGGTGTCTAAACTTTAGAGAATATATTCATGCTATGGGTTTACCGCACGATTTTGAATATTTGCATAATAAACATACTTTTGGTTCTGTTATTGGTCAAAATGTTCCAGTAAATACTTTTAAATTTTGGATTGATGAATGTAGGTATATAATTGAAGATTGGGATAATAGAAGAAAAAAAGCTCCAATAGGAGTAAATAGAACTAATGTTTATTTTCATGATAATATTCATCAACGCGGAGAATATAAATGAGCGATGACTTAAAGGTTCCCCCAGAGCCTAATTTCCCAATACCTAAAATTATAAATCCAATAAATTTTACTGAAGATAGATTTTCACAATTTATGTTTATAGTTTATTATACTAACCCAACTAGAGATTCTGTAAGACTTATTTTAGATGATGGTAGTATTAAAGTTTGGATTAAACGAGATAAATTTTTAAAACTTATGAGTGATATTTTAAATGAAACTTTATTATACGAATGTCAAGTTACTTTATATAGAATTAAAGAATCTTTAAGTTCTTATGGTAAAATATATTATTATAACAGAGTTAGAAATCATTTTGAAGAACTTATGGAAGTAGCTGATTTTGAAAAAATTAGGCCGCAAGAATTATTAGAAGAATCTAGAAAACCGTTAGAACAAAAAACTATGCAAGATAATTTTAATAAAGTAAATAAACAATATAATGAAGAAATATTAAATAAAATATCTTTCTCACCACCTGAAAAATTATTTAATAAAGTTGTATCTGTTATAACTAAAGACTTTGCTAAAAGAAAAAAGAAAACACTTTAACATTTCATTCCGACAATATAATTATTTTCTAATTTAACTACTGTTGTTTTTCCCTCTTTAACTATATCAGATAATTTTTTCATTGTCATTAATTGTTCTTCACTCATATCTTTTAAACAATCTTCAGTAAGTTTTTCTATTTCACTTTCTGGGTGAGCCTTTTGAAAACCAGAAACTACTTTATTTCCTGAAACATAAAATAAAACAGTAGAACCAAATGAAACAAATAATGGTGTTAAAGCTAAATCAGCATCAAAAATAGAATTTAATCCAACAGCTAATAAATAAATAAAAAAAGACATTACCATAACTTGTTTAAGATGTCCTATTTTTTCTTCTGTAAAAGCAGTAGTTTGATTCCCATTTTTAAATGCGTCTACTGAAAAAGCTGCTCTATCTAAACCAACATAAGCAGCAGATATTGCAGCCCAAAAATTTGATATCATTTCCATCGGAAGATTAAATCTGGCATTAAATATAGTTAAAAACCAAGCCCATTCTCCATTGCCATTTAATTCGGCCATTAATTGGAGAAAGGGAATTAAACATTGTAAAATAAGAGATCCAGCTACAAAAAATCCAAAAAAGAGAACATAAATTGATGCACCTTTTAATCGCTTTTTAAACGGATCACTCATAATATCTTACGGCAGTTTCTGGTAGCCACGCTCCATATAAAGGTTCTTCTAATTGTAAATTACGTCTAGTAATAAAATTTAATATATTATTAGCTGGGGTATATTGTAAAAAATTAGTAAATAAACCTGGTTTCTTTTTTAATAATTTTGCATCAACATCATTTCTCCAAGCTCTTTTACTTTTATCAGCAGGGCATTCTAATACATTTTCTTTTTTGAGATATAAAGTTTTTAATTTAAAATCTGTTTGCATAAATACAGCAACCTCTCTTATAGTTTGTGAACGACAAATCATTTGACATTCATTTTTAGGCGAACCGTCTGTAACTATAAGTGCTGGTAAAAAATATGCTTTACATTCTTTACATTGAACTCGAGTATCAGTAGCATATTGTTCAGCTCTAGATTTAAATCTAGGATCTGGTGTTGGATTCATATAATAATTAAAAACATCTGAAAAAGAATGAATTGCATTACATTTTGGACATGGAGAATAATTTATAATTTCTATATTCGTATCTGGAATTTTAACATTTCCCATGTTTTCTTTTTCATTAATTGCTCGTATATCTGATAAAATATTTTCTGCTTTACTATTTCCAGCATTTGCAGAAGTAAAAAATCGACATACAGAAATATCGCTATCCATCATTCCATAAACTCTTTCTTCTACTTGATTTCGATATTTTAAAAATTTCAAAAAGTGGTCAGTATTTTCAAATCTATCAGCTTTAAATCCACCTTTAACTGAGTCTAATAACAATTGAATTTCAGCATCAGACAATACTTTTCCAGTATCTGGGTCTAACATTGGTTTCCAATACCTTTGATATTCTTTAGGCCAGTTTACATAAGACATTTTTTCTTCGCCTTCCCACTCATATTCAATAGTTCGGCCTAAAGCAGCTCTTTGTAATGAGTCTGGTCCATCATAGACAGGAATCTCATTATTTTTCCAACCTGTGGTTGTAGATGATTGTCTTATTCTCATATATAATTAGTTACCTAATAATCATTATTGTAATCAAATTTCGATCTCGAAATCTCTTTCGTTTTTAAAGATAAATTTAAAAAGGAAACAAAATCAGAGATCACATTTTGAACAAAAATAGGTGTTAATCTTATATTATATAAAGAATATCTTAAACTAAGGGGAAAAGTATGTCTAAGAGAACTTTAATATGGTTGGCGATTGCACTGTTTTTTCTGACTATGGCGATTGGAGTCGCACATGGCGAATGTTTTGATAGTGCTCATCGTGAACTACGGCATAACTTTAATTTTATCGATTCTTATGAAAGAGAAGCATTATCTATTGATAATTATGCGACTATCATATTTAACGATAATACTGGAGTTGCTTTTTTAATAGAGCAAGACGACAGGGTAGTTAGAGTTACTGTATTTGCCAAAGCGGGTAATCCTGAGGCGATAGAATCTGCGTTATCTTTTAATGTAAGAGAATTAAACGGTGGAGTTAAGAATATTGTTTCAATTGGAATGGCTCCCATGAGAGGAATTAGAATTCTAACGACAATTTAATTTTATTTTCTTTTCTTCTTAAGCTCCCGAAAGGGAGCTTTTTTAGTTAATATAACAATAATGAAAAATATAGAAAAATTATTTATATCAGATGCAGAACAAAAAGAATTGATTACTAAGATTTCTGCACTTTGTGGATTAAAACAAGATATTATAAAACAAGTTTGGATGTATACTTTTTTTAATAGTTATCTTTCTCTTTTAGAACAAAAAGATAAAAATGTTAATGAAATTAAATTACCTTTTATTGGTAAAGTTATGTTACGATTTAATGAAGAAAATGCAGATTGTGAATCTTTTTTATGTTTGGACCATAACGTAAAAGAAATTATAAAAAATTTAAGAACTGGCAACGATACAGGCTTAGTACAATTTTTTCAAGAAAATTTTATCAACAAAGTAATATCTAATATCGTAGAAGAATAAGATATTTATAAAAAGGAAAAATATGTATATAGATAATGAAATAAAAATTTGTTTTAGTGATGTACTTATAAAACCAAAAAGATCTACTCTTTCAAGTAGAAAAGATGTTACTTTAGAAAGAACTTTTTTAACTAAAAATCAAAATAGTATATCTGGTATTCCTATTATTGCTGCAAATATGTCTACAGGTAATTTTAATATGGCAAATATATTTATTAAAAATAATATGTTTGTAGCTATTGCAAAACATTATAATAATAAATGGATGGAAATTTGTAATGATACTATACAAGATGATGTAAATGATAATGATTTATTAAAATATATTGGGAATTGTTTTTATACTATCGGAATGTGTGAAGAAGAAGTAGATCAATTAAAATTATTTTATAATAGTGTTCGAGTAAAAGGCTTTAATCCTGATAATATTAAAATTTGTATAGATATTGCTAATGGATATTCTCAAAAATTTGCAGACTTTGTAAATTTTGTTAGAATACATTTCCCAAATAATATTATAATGGCTGGTAATGTTTGTACTCCAGAAATGACTCAAGAACTTATTTTAGCTGGAGCAGATATAATTAAAATTGGAATTGGTCCAGGAAGTGCTTGTACTACTAGATTAAAAACTGGAGTAGGATATCCACAATTAAGTGCTTGCATAGAAAATGCTGATGTTGCTCACGGTTTAGATGCTCTTATTTGTTTAGATGGTGGGATAACGTGTCCGGGTGATGTTGCTAAAGCGTTTGGAGCAAACTCAGATTTTGTTATGATTGGTGGTATGTTTGCTGGTACAGATGAATGTGACGGAGATATTATAACTAAATATGAGCATGACGGTACTTTTAACAGAATAGGTATTCCAATTCATGTAGATGGAATGTCAGTACAATTACCACCGCAAAGACATATGTTTCATTATGAACCAAATATTATAGAAAAAAAATATAAAATTTGGTACGGAATGAGTTCAGATATTGCACCTGGAAATAAAGGAAAAGAAAAAAAATACAGAACTTCAGAAGGAAGAATTGAAGAAATTCTTTTAAAAGGTCCTGTTCAAAATATAATTGACGATATTTTAGGGGGATTAAGATCGGCTTGTACTTATGTCGGTGCAAGCCAACTTAAGAACATGGGAAAGTGTACTCCTTTTGTAAAAGTTGGACGTCAACACAACAAGTTCTAAATCAAACTTAGAACAGTCTACTAATTATTTTTATGGAGGAGCTTAAATTTATTTATGGCAGATAATGGAGATTTTGGTCCCGTTACTATAGATCCTATTTTAATTACTGATTCTTATTTAGAAAAACAAGATTGGAGAATTAAGGAAAATAGTACATCAAACTATTCGGTTGGAGGGTTGATTTTACATCAATCTGGTACAATATCAGCAAACTATTGGTTGAATAAAGTTTATTCTACTGATGTTAAAATGGCACACCAATCGTGTGATTTTCATATACACGATTTACAACTTCTTGCGGCCTATTGTGCAGGTTGGTCAATAGCTACTGTTTTAGAAGAGGGTTTAGGAAAAGTTAGAGGAAAAATTGATAGTGGTCCTCCTAAACATTTAAATACAGCTGTGCAGCAATTAGTTAATTTTTTAGGTATTTTACAAAACGAATGGAATGGGGCTCAAGCATTTAATGGCTTCGATACTTATTTAGCACCCTTTATACGTAAAGATAATATGTCTTATGAAGAAGTTAAACAATGTATGCAATTTTTCTGTTTCAGTATAAATACTCCGTCTAGATGGGGGAGTCAATCACCATTTAGTAATATAACTTTAGATTTAACAGTACCTGCCGACTTAAAAGATAAACATCCTATTATAGGTGGACGTAAACAGCAATTTACTTATGGTGAACTTCAAAATGAAATGAACTTAATAAATAAAGCTTTTTTTGATGTATTTGAAACAGGAGATTATTCTGGAAATATATTTCAATACCCAATCCCAACATTGAATTGTACACCAGATTTTTTTGAAAAATTAGATCCAGAGATAGAAGAAAGAATATATCGACTTACTTGTAAATTTGGTAGCTTTTATTTTAGTAATTTTGTAAATACAGATATGAAACCAGAAGACGCGCGATCAATGTGCTGTCGTTTGAGATTAGATCTTCGTGAATTAACGAGAAAGAATGGTTCATTATTTGGTGCTGGAGATAATACTGGAAGCATCGGTGTAGTGACGCTTAATTTACCAAAAATTGGATATCTTTCTAAAACTAGAGAAGAATTATTTGAAAGAATTGAAGCCTTAATGGTTATAGCAAAAAAGAGTTTAGAACAAAAACGAAATAGATTAAATGATTGGTTTGATAGAGGGATATTTCCTTATACTAAACGATACTTAAAAGCAAAATATGAAAATCATTTTAGCACAATTGGTTTAGTTGGAATGAATGAATTATGTAGAAATTATTTCCGAAATATTAAGAAGAAAGATTGGGATATTTCTACTAAAGAAGGGAAACAACTAGCAATAGATATTTTAAATTTTATGCGTACTAAATGTTCAGATTTTCAAGTAGAAACTGGTCATCTTTATAATTTAGAATCTACACCGGCTGAATCTACTTCTTATCGATTAGCTAAACATGATAAAAAGAAATATCAAGATATAATAACAGCTGGAACTATTCAACGACCATATTATACTAATTCATCAAATCTTCCAGTAAACTTTTCTGATAATCCTTGGGACGCTATTATGCATCAACAAGATATTCAACCATTATATACTGGAGGTACTACATTCCATACTTATTTGGGCGAGGGTCTAGATGATTGGCAAAAAATTAGAGATTTTATTAAAAAAGTAATGTTTAATACTAAATTACCATACATAACTATTACACCAACTTTTAGTCATTGTATAAATCATGGATTTATAAAAGGGAACACTAATGGAGTATGTCCAAAGTGTAAAGAAGAAGTAGTAAGTAACTATAGAGAAAAACTTACTGAACTTGAAAATAAGAAAAAAGCTATTTTGGAAGAAATCGGCGGTGAAAAATAATTTTGTTTCACTTACTAGTCTATTTGATTTAGACGATGACCAAAGTTTCGAAGATGATTTTGGAGATTTAGATATGAGATATATGACTAACAGGCAATCGCAACAACAAGTACCAAAAACAGCTGATCAATTATTAAGAGAAGCAATTGAAACTAATGGGATGTTATTAAGAGAAATTAATCAATTAAAAAATGAAATGAAAATTATAAAAGATAGAATGTGGATTTTATATAAAGAATTTAAAAAATATGGTCATAGTATAGAATTATTTGAATAAAGTTACTTACTAATTATAAGGAGAAATATATGGATAAAAGAATAGAAAAAATAGACGAACAAATACAACAAATTACAGCTAAACTTAATGACCCACATTTATGTGAAGGAACAGCTGATACTTATAGTAGAATATCAGGATATTATAGACCTACAGCAAATTGGAATGAAGGTAAAACAGAAGAATTTGTTCAACGAGTAGAATATTCTTTATAAATTATAAGGTGAACTGAAAAGTTCACCTTTTTAGTTTTAAAACTAACTAATAATGGAAGATTCTAATCTCACTATCAAACGTGTTTATGACCAATATGACCATAAAGATTATAATTATGGAACTCTTGACTCTACAAATTTAAATCCAAAACGAGAAATTAAATTTGATCGTTTAGATAAAGTAGCTGCAAGATTACAAGAAATAACAGATGATATAATCCGAAAAAGAATTGCACCACCAAGAGAAGTAGAAGAAGTAATAAAAGGAGCAATTGGTAGAGAATCTTTTCCTCAAGGAATTCCTTTTAAGAAACAACAAGCTTTAGCTCAAACAGGTGGTGTTGGTAATGCTTTATTATTTCCAATAATTGCAACTGGATTAGAAGTAGACGCATTAGATAGATTATTAGAAGTAATGGTTGGAACATACCCAATACCTGAATTATTATGGGAATTTGATAAACCAATTCAATTAGATTGTGAACTCATATTAAAAAAATTCGATGTAGAAGATGCAGAAGATTTTGAAGAATGGGATGAAGTATCAGATAGAAGAAGTAGTTCAGATTCTATATCTGCGGAAGATACTAGTGACGATTCAGATGATGGTGGTGATTCAGATGATGACAATAATGAAGATGATGACGATGAGGACGAGGACGAGGCAGCTAGAACTGCAAAAGAATGCGCAGAAATAGAACTAACTTGGTTAAAAATACTTTTAATCATAATCAAAATAATAAAAATATTAAAAATGATTATAGATTTAATTTTATCTTTAATAATTCCAATTTTAGAAATTTTGCAATTGGCAATTGGTGCGTGGCTTAATCCTCCTAATATTGCTCTTATTGTTCAACTTATCATAAAATTAGTTACAGCTATTATTGTAATGTTGATAACCCTTCTAATTCAACTTATTTGGAATTTATTAAATTTAGATTGTGTCGCAGATCAATTAGCTTCTATTATGGATCAAATTAGAAAAGCTTTATCAGCTTTTTCTTCTATAATGAATGCATTTGATGCTAATGCAGTAAATATGTTTGCAAATAGAATTAAAGTAGAAATAACTAATCCTCTAGATGAAATTATAGATCAAGCAATGCAGAAAAAAGAACTCTGGGCTAATTTAAGAGATGAAATGAAAGCTTCTTTTGAAGGAATGACTATTGAAGGATTAAAAAACGATTTAATAAATGGTGTGCTTCAAGGAGTAATGGAAATACCTGAAGTTGGAGAAGTAGGAGCACTATATGCACAAGGAGCAGATATAATGAATAATTCTTTAAGGGAAGCTAAAGAATCTATGAAAAATGCAGCGGAAGGATTTAGGGCAATGCAAGCTATGTTTAGTAAAATGCCAAAAGGAAATGATCCAATAGCTGCTGCAATGAGTCATCCTTCTATTGAGAATATGAGTAAGGGGAGTTAAATGCAATATAATGCTAGAGAATTTTTAACATCTGAATCTTATTCGTCTCCAGAAAATTATTCTAACTTAAGAGAAAGATATGACATATATACAAAATTTTCCAGAGCTCAATTTTTCTTAGCAAATCCTAGACAAAGAGGATTAGAAAATTTAAACTTTATAAATATATTAGAAAGTAAAAAAGTAGATGAAGAAGGTCGTATAGTTTCTATTCAACAAAAAATGGATGAAGATTTACAAAATGCTATTGAAGGTACTTTTAATGATGATTTAACTGAAGAAGCAAATGAAATATTAGAAAAAATTGATAACGAAGCTAAAATAAAATTTTTACAATTATATTTTGATTCTTATATGGCGCCGAAAATGTCAGACATCCAATGGAGATTAGGTGCAGTAGTTAGGACAATGTTAGAAACTGATAGTACTGATGATTTAGGTCTTTTAATAAATGGCCAAATGTATACTAGATCAAATTTTGCTATTCCTTTTTATAGAAGATTTTGGGGCGGGAATGATGTTTTAGATAAAAAAGAATTTTTTACATCAATGTATTTTCCGCCTTTTAAAGTTGGTCATGAAACTAAAATAGAGGAACGAACAACCTTTATGAAAGATATTAGAAAAGTTAATCCTAATGCAACTTTTGATCAAGATAATTTTCTAATAAAAAGAGAAGGTTTTTCTTTTAGAGAACCGGGTTTTAAAGGAATAAATGATTATATAACTTTTTTACAATGGTTAGCAGAAGGAACAACTGGAATAGTTTCTACGTTTTTAACTGAATGGGATTTATCTGTTTATATGCAAGAAAACTTATTGACAGCTGTTGAGAATGGCGGGCCAATGAAATTATTCTTAAATTATAGAGTTAGACATGATAACCCATTATCAAATGCAGAAGGAAAATATACTAATGATAGAGCTCTTGTATTTAACGTAGCTGCTTCCGCTGTATCTAAAATAGATTTCGATTGTCAAAAATTATGGAGACCTTCTGACCATCCATTATCAGCATTTTGGATGCCTTATGTCAAAGATAGAGATTGGCATATGAATAATTTTAAAGTAGAGAACGATGAATATGATATAGAAATTCCTTATATGGATATTTATGACAATACTAAAGCTGATTTTCCTTATGAAGCAAAATCTATGAGAGAAATCATGCGACAACAAGATTACATTGGTTCTATATTAGGAACGTTTCCTAATTTTAATTTAAAATATTTCCAAGCATTTTATTATACTGACAATGATTCTTTAACTGATTTTGAAATAAAAGTACAAAGCTGGTTAAAGAGAGTAGCTGGTGCAGAACCAGGGGCAGCAGCACAAATGAAAAGAGGCTTAAATGATTTTATAGAAAAAGCTAGAGAAGAAATGCTTATAAATGGTGGTTATTGGGGATCACCAACTCCTCCAGGTTTATCAGGTGGTTATATGGGCCGCATGATGATGAAAGATGCTATCGGTGGAGGTGGTGGAGGTCAAATGACTGGTGGTAAAATGAGAAGTGCTGCTAGTTCTGGAGCTGATAATGCATTAGAAGATCAAGAATTAAATCAAATTGGTAATAATGATGTTGCAAAAGATTTTATGAATTCTGGATTAAGTAATAAAGCAGATGCATCAACTATGGCTAGACATATTGGAATAAATAGATTTAGTCCAGCATTATTTGGTGGTCCTCATGGTTCAGATTTTAGTCCAAATACTATTCAAGGTTATTTTCAAACAGATAGTAAAATTATGAGAAATATTCCTCGATTATCTCCTAATAATTCTAATTATTTTCAATCAGAAGATATTGAAGATAAATTTACTGATTTAAATCAATTTTATGATGATGGTACTCGTCTCGGGGCTTCACCTAATACATCATTAGAAAAATTAACTAATGGTATTTTAAATTATACGATAGAATATGGTTTTTATCGAGCTAGAAGATCTACTTGGATTGAAGGTCAAATACAATTTAATCCGGCCACTAATCAATTTAATACTTATATATTCCCAACTAGAACACCTCAAGGTGAACAAATAACTTATTCTGGAAATTATAGATTTGCAACAAAAGTAATAACAAGAACAACTAATCCTTGGACAGCTAGAAATTGGTGGTATAATTATACTGCTTACATGAATATATTTAATGTTTCATATTTTTATAGAAGAGGTTGGAGATTTTTCTTTGTAACTATTGTCAATTTAGTTTATAGAATAGGAACATATTATTTTACTGGAATAAATCCATTTAGAAAAGTTTTATTTCATAGTATGCCAGATACTCCATGGACAATTACACATCATAGTTTTGAAAATTTTGATAATAATAATGCTCCTGGTAGCCCGTTTTGGAATTGGGTCAGAACAATTGCACCCACTTATGGTGTAAAAAATAATAAAGAATTTACTGATCGTATACGACATAAAAATGCTTTTATATTAAAGTTTTATGGTAATGAAGCTAAAGAAAAAGAATTTATGAATTATATGATTGGAATAAATCAGGGCCAAAATGCTTCAATTCCAGTTATATTTTGTGAAGGAAATGAAAATAATAGATTTACCCAAGGACCTGAAAGTATTTTTAAAGCCAATTGTACTGTTAGATCTTTTAGAAATGTTATACAAAACTTTATGATATTAAAATTATTATTTATTAGAATAAGAATCAGATTACCTAATAAATTTGCTCATGTTCCTTATATAAGTGTAGATATGGCTTCTTGTGATTTTTTTGAAGATAGATTACAAGATGTACTTGTTACTAATAGATTTCATACCGGGCAAGATTTTCCAATGCATTTAAAATCTATAGCTATGGGTCAACGCGCTTCTTTTTATAGAGATCATCCAATACAAAAATTTGCTAATAGATATTTTGATACAACTGTTTCATTTAAAGTTCAAAACGAAACTTCGATGAATATGTTAGGCTTATTAGTGGGTGCAATGTTGGGCGGATTTGTTTTAATGTTTGCAGCTCTACTTTTAGCATTTAGGAATAGATCGGCAGCAGCTAGTAATGATATAAATTGGATATCAAGTGGACGAATGGGTTTAAGCGGTATTGGTATTTTATCTTCTGTTCAAGGAATAAACCCCAGTACTACAAATTTAGTTGCATCAGGAATAAACTATAATTTTAGAGATTATTTAGCAATGCCAACCTTTGCTAGAGATGTTCCATTAGCTAATTTACCGTTTAAAACATTTACGTTTAGAGGACATTCATCTGGTGTTAGAGAAAATGATATTATGATTAGATGGTGGTCTAGAGGTGGAATGCCATCTTATATTGCTAGAGATATGGACGATGGTCTTAAAAAAGCTTTAGTTAAAATATATACTCGAGCTAAATTTTTTCCAGCTACTCGACAATCACAGCCAGCGGCATTTATTGGTATAGATATACCAATAAGAAATTTTTTATCTATAGTTTTAACTCAAGTATCTTTTTATAATTTTGCTAAAGATTGTATTATTGATAGTATAGACTTTGAAACTTTATATAATTCTTTATTTAATTGTGTAGATAAAGCTGTAATAAAAGCTTGTGGAATGAAAGCAGATGGAACTAGAATAGATCCAGATAAATCTCATGTATTATATAATTTCTGGATAGATAAGGCTATACAATTATTTGGTAGAAAATCCCAATTTACTTCAATTAAAAATAATTTAAGAACAGAAATAAATACAAAAATTACTAAGTTTAATTTTGTAATAGATAAATTAGCACCATTATGCCAGAAAAACTTAACTGAATTAACTTTTAATGAAATATGTACTTGTTATAATTTAATTGATTCATTAAAAAATGAAACTAGAAAAGGTTTATTAGAAGATTTCTTATTCTCATATTTGAATATATTATATTATTATCGTCTTTTCTTTGTAGCAAAACGATTTAATAAAGAAAATGGAACTATGTGGATAATGAGAGCATTAGAATCTGTTCTAGAATTTATTGTACCTTATGCATCAGAAGATAATCCACCTAAACCACCTTCTAAATTACAAAGAAGAAGACCAGCTTATAAAATAGCTTTTTATGAATTACAAAATACTACTGTCGTTAAACAAAATGCTTTATTAAATGATATGTTCTTAGAAGAAGATAGGGTAAAAATTTTATATGTAAAAGTTAAATGGGTTACAAAAAAGGAATATGATAAATGGATAAATTATATTGATTATCAAAATGATGAAATTGAAGTACCAGAAGTAATTAAAGTATATAGAAATGGTATAGAAAAATATGCTGAAAAACCAATAAATGGTTTATATCAATTTACTTCAGCTGAATATTTAGAAAATGATAAAAATAAAAAATGGAATGCTTTACACCCACAAGATAGACAAAGAGTAATTAATGATTTCGATTCTTGTGTTTTACAAATAAATTGGGGAGACTCACCAGATTTAACACCAATTAGATGGGATATTTTTGGTACTATAAATGTAGATAATTTATTCGAATATTCGCGAGCATCTGTATCTCCACAAGAGCTTCTTTGTTTAATTGAAGAAGGTGCTGATTTTTGGACAATAAATATTCCTGAATCTTTATGGCCTCGTGTAGAAGGATATAGAACAAAATTAAAAATTAGATTATACGAAGAAATATTAGACGATATAAATATTAAAAATGATCCTTATATTACATTATTAGGACCAATGGCTTATACAATGTACCCAATTACTAATAAACAAGAAAGACCTGTTCCAGGAGTTAGTGCTGAAGTACCAGAAATATATAGACATATGAACTCTGGTGTTGATGGTTTTAATTAAAGCCAGACATTAGAAGCTGGAATAACTGGAACACCATTATCTACTGAAGGAGAATTTCCAACACAACCAGCAGCTTTCATTCCGTGATGTGCTAAAATTAAATTACGTGCATCAAATTCTATAGTTGGTGCATGAAAATCTATTTTATCTGGAGTCATAGTAATAGAACTATGAGCTACTGCACCAACAGTTACTGGATTAGGTGGAGTACCAACTCTCATATATATTTTTTGTTGTTGAACTGTTATAATAGAACCAGAAGTATTTAATAAAACCCAATCTCCAGTTAAATAATTATAACATTGAATCATACCGCCCCTGTCTGACGCAACCCACTGTACAACTTGAATATGATTATAATCAAAATCAGACGGTAATGCTCTTCTTTGTTGTAAAAAAGATTTAACATCTCTATAAGAATAACTGTCTTCATATTTAACAGTACTTTTTCCGAAAACATTAGCTTTAGCAACTATATAACCAACTTGTAAATCTGGAGTACAAATACACCAAACATATTCAGCATCATCACCGTCTACAACGTGGCTCTTTCCAGTAATAACTTGGCCTTTTACCCAGGGTGGATATTTAGGAAGATCTTCCATTTCTTCATCATCAATTCCCTGTAATTCTGGTAATACTTGAACTTGAAGCCTATCATCACCAGGACCTAAACATTTATATATTTTAGCTTTTCGGAAAACATATTCATCTGAAAATGTTAAAGCTTTTCTTTTATTCATATTTAATGGGTCATTATGGAATTCGTCTAAATGTAAATCTTGAAATATATTCATATTATCTCCTAAGGTGACTCATAAAGTAGTGGTAACATTGAAAGTGAAGTACTGTCTTCATTTCCAACAAACGATGGTCTAACTAAATAAGATTTGGTTAAAAACTTTTCAACATCTTCTGCATCAGTATAATGTTCAAAGCCAACATTTAACCATTTACCATCCATCCAATGTACTTTACTTCTTTCATCTCTTTCATTATATTTAATTGGAGTTATATTTATTTCAGAAGTATCCCCAATAGATACTTTGTCTCCAATAAAGTTGGTATAAACAGTTAAAAAGAATAAATTATCAGGCACCCTAGCTGCTTGAAATAATAATGGAATAACATCAAAAGCTTGTCTATTATAAATAATTTTAACAGAAGTTCCTTTAGTTTTCATCATTAACATATTATCTATTGGTAACATGTTACCAAATGAAGAACCAGACCTATTTCTTAATTTATTAGATAATTTTTTACTTCCACTTAAAAAAGAACCATCTTCTAAATTTTCAAACAAGAAATATGGGTAAATTTCTTTTAATATATCTTCATTACCAATTTTTAAATGTAATTCTGAAACTGGGAAATGGTGTGTTCCAAAATTTATATTATTTTTTTCACATATTTCTTTAATTCTTTTTAAGTTTGTTTCTTCTGAAAGATGCTCTTCATTTTGAGTATATATTATTTTAGAGTTTTCACTGTATAAATTTCTAAAAGATTTAAGAAAAAATTCTCCTCTATCATTACAGAAAAAATGCGCGGGCATTTTATTTATTGTAGTATATGGTAATAATTTATTTTGTATAAAATCCCAATCAGTTTCACTAATTTTAAATCGACTTAATTTTCCATTATCGTCTGTTTCATCAAAATTATCATCATCAGCTTCAAAAGCCATTCCCCTATCTTCATCTTTTAAAATCTTTTTTATAAGTTCAGCTATGTTCATTGGCTTATAAGCATGATTTTTTATATTTTTATATAAAAACCAAGCATGGCCAAACCATATTCTTATTGTACCGGCCAATCTGGAAGAATTAGCTGAAAAATCATTTTCAAGTTGAAGAATATAAAACGTTGGATATTTATGAGTTTCTTGATTATCTGCAAAATTAGCTAAAGTTATATCTATTGACGCACCTATTTGAAGATTTTCAAATCTAGCCATTATGTAACTGTAATGATCGTCTACAGTTATATATCCGTATGGAAGGCCTTCTTTAATAGAAGTATATAATTTAAAACCTAATAAATAAACTGGGTCAATTTCTGTTATTCGATTTAATATAACCGATATTGCACTACTTTGCATAATAATTAGTTAGACGGAGGTTCTCCTAAAATTATCATACCAGCAGGAATAATATTAGGCGGTTCATTACCAAATCTGTCAAAAACAAGAAAATTATCTTTCCCACCTATTTTAAATCTATAAACTATAGTTTCTTTTTCTGATTCTATTAAATTGAATACTATATCTGGATATTGAGACATAACATAATTTAAAATTTCTGTTCTTTGTTCTTCATTGAAAGCATTCATTTTATTTACTTTCAAATAAATTTTCTTGAGTTCATTATATTCTTTTTCTGTCAATCTTTTAGACAAATTTTCTATCATAATAATATATTAACTATTATCCATATAAGTTTTTATTTTCTGAACAGTATTTTTGTTAAACAAGCCCTCAGTTAAACAGAGCTCTTTAGCATGCGCATCAGATTCAAAAATTCTTTTTATATAACTTAATTGAAACTTATGTTTACTAGATATTTCTTTATCAAAATCAATTTCTTTTAAGATTTTATTTATATTAGATATTCTCGAGTCTATGCCTTTACTATGTTTTATTATAGAAAAAGTTTCTTTATATATTTCTATAAGAGGAGTTAAAAGATAAATTATACTCATAATAAATATTGCAGTAAAACAAGTTACAATATTAAAAGCTACCAATAAGATAAAACATAATGGGTAAAGATTTATAATATCTACAACAATATTCTTTTTAACGTTTCTTTCTAAAATATCAAATATAAAATTTATAGAACAAGATAAAACTGCTGTTACTATAAAAAATATTAAAAATCTGGTAGTAAATAAAGATTGCAACCCTAAAACAAAAAGTTTAATATATTCTTCATAATAAATTTCTTCTACTCTGTATATAAATAGAGAAAAATCTGATATTCCAAATAATAAAAGAAATGCAAATATTAAAGAATATACGATATATATTAAATTTTTTATCTTATAAGAAATTCTAGCAATATGATAACCAAGTAGTCTCCCTTTTATAGTTATAGATAAAAATAAGTTATAATAGAAAACTATAAAAAAAATCAATAAAGAAGAAACACTACTAACTGTGAAAAATCTAATTAGAAATATAATTAGAAATATATTAAAAATATAACTAAACACAATATAAGGAACACGCAAATCAGCACCATCTGTTAAAAATCTATTAGAGATACTGACTAATTGTATTCCGTTACTTACAACTATACTTATAAGTAAAAATATAACAAAAATTTGCTCTATAAACATCTAATATTCCTTTTATTTATTGTGGGTTTTTCCACACTATAACGACCCTTATCTATTACAATATTTTTTATTAAAAGAATTGTAAATAATAACTTACTTAAAAATATTATAAATAAATAAGTATCTATAAGATTTCCTGATAAGAATGACACAAAAGATAAAACAAAATAAAATATAAACGAAAAGTATAAAATTTTTATAGAATTAGACAAAATTTTACTATTTCTTAATAAAGTTATTAAGAATAAAATTATATTTACTAGTGGAAATATAATAAATAAATTAAATAATGGATGATATTGGACAAATATATTTAAAAAAGACATTTCATGTAGATTAGTATTATATGAAGGAATCATTACGATTATTAAACACATTATAATTAAAACTATATAATTACTTATTATTGTAAAAAAGAAGAAAAATCTTTTATAGTAAGCATTTAAAAATAGCTTATAAAATTTTGAAAAGAATAATGACATATATGAAAAAGAAATTACAAATAAGTATATAATTATTATTTCATAATGTAAAATATTGATATGATTACTTAACGGTTCATATAACAATAACATTAGATATACCATTAAGTATTTGACACAAGCTATTATTAGCCAATTAAACTGGATAGATATGAATTTTTCTTTTACTATCAAGCGAAGAGAGTATACTATAATAAATATTTTAGCCAGTATTAAAACTAACAATATTATTATATTTAATGTAGTCATAAAAGTTATTCTCCGTTTTTATCTTCATTTGCAGTACTATCGTTATTTACCAAACTATTTAATCTTTGCGTGATTTGTTCAGTTCTGTTTTTTGTTAACTCCAATATTTTATTTTGTTGATCTTTAGATAATCGGATAAAGTTTTTAATAGCTTCATCAACAGTATCGCGAATTCTATTTGTTGCTGTATCAAATAACTTATTTAATAGTTTAATATCAGAAATTAAAATATATTCTCTAATTTTTAATTTCATTGCCCTAATACAATCATCAGTAATAGCTTGAATTTCATTATTTACTTCTAAATCCGTTCTGTCTAAAAATGATGACGACTCTTTAAGCATATTTAGTCTAGTAAATAATACTATACTAAAATCTCTATGTAAATATAATTCTAAAATGTGACCCATTTTTTGTAAAGAGTTTTCTGCTGTTTCTTCGTATACATTACCGAATTCTAAACATAAGTGCTCTATTGCTCTAGTTAAAGCTAATTGTTGAATATTTTTTAATTCTTGATTAATTCGAGAATTTAATTCTTCTTCCGACAGAATAAATTTTTCGTATTCATCACCAATTATTTTCTGTATTAGAAATATGTTCTTTTTATTATCTGCATTAACTACAACTTTAGCACTATCTAATTTGACAGGGCCTATTGCCCTTAATCTGGGAAAAACTTTCCAAATGAACCAAATTATTAAAGCTATTAAAGAAAAGGCGATTACAAATAACAGAATAGTTCCATGGGTTGTAGATAATAATACTTCTAGTATTTCTTTCATTTTTAAAATCGTTCTCCTATTAATTTAGTCTTAAAAAATAAAAAACCCTCGCTAGGGAGGGTTTTTCTCATTAAATTATTTTTATTATAATTTATGCTAATCTTCTAAATGATATATCAAAAGTTCTGTTATTATTTATAAACATCATTACAGCTTCATATCTAACAGGTATTTCAGTTCCTAAATAATTTCTTAAAAGGTCAAATTTATAAATTTCATGATTATTTGCTTCAGAGTTCATTATATTAAAGGCATTTATTGCATTTGCTGCAGTTCCATTTCCTGAAATTGCATTTAAGGTTGTACCTGAAGCAGCATAAGTTCCGCCGCCAGGTTCTCCTCCAATAAAACATCTTTGTTCCCACCCAGCATTCCCAGCTACAAATATTTCTTCCATAGTATAGCCTAATGGAGGAACTGAAGGTCTCCTAGAAGATGCTATAGTAATAGCATTGGGACTATTATTTCCACCCTGTCCTGGTCTAATTCTGTCCATCGTCATAGACATAGACATAATTCTAATTGGATTATCATTTAGAATTATAGGGGAAAAAATAATTCTATATCTACTACGTTCAGATGTTGAAGTTCCAATGGCTGAATCAGCCTGACCTCTTATAATTATAAAAGACACAAGATTATCTAAATTAAAATAAACGTAAGATTCTCTTCTTCTATTATCAGTAATTGCAGTATTAGTAAATCTTCCAAATACTCCTATAAAAGGATTATTAGTATTATTAGTTGAAGCATTAGTTCCTATACCTGCAGCTGTTTCAAAAGTAACTCTATAAGTTATTATATTATTTGACGTATGTCTTAAAATAGCCCTCCCACCATTAATTTCTGGTAAATCAATATCTACCATACCTTGTATTTCTAAATCTCTTAAAGTTAAAACAGACTCTGGTAATAAATTTCTTTCTATTGGTATTCTTATATCATCATATATTATTTTTGGCATTAAATTAATCTCCTTACTATTACAGTGCAATGTACACCATTTTCAGATACATCTGTTATAGTTGTTCCGCTGCTACCTGTTCTAACTATTATTTCATATAAAAAAACTTCATTATTTAAAATAAAACTTATCCAATATGTTGGTGAGCTAGCTCCAGAGCCGAATAAGCATTGATTATCTATCTGGAACGATTCACCATTAATTATTGGTCTGCTTATTGTATGAGTAGTATTGAATCCCCGCGACCAATCAATATGACTTGCATTATTTGTTACTATAGTACTTCCATTTGATCCTGAACCAGCCCATCTGCCCTGCATCCTTACTCTTAAAGATACATTAGAAAAAGCGATACTCTCTGGAAAAGTATCTAAATGACAAGATAAAATATAACCACTAGCATTCCTAAAAGTTGTTCTAAATCTTAACATATCAGCTAAAACTATATTAGCATTCCAAGGTTGTAATATATTTCTAGCAATATTATCTCTTATTAAGGGGTCATTTGCTGTAGATCCTGAAGGTCTTCTATTATTAGGCATCCAATTTGGTCTATCATTTAATGCGGGATCCCACATTCTAAATAAAAAAGTAGAATAATCTCTAGAACCTCTTAAAAGGGATACAGAAGGTAAATCATTAAAACGATTTATTATCATTGATAATTGAGGAACTTGTTCTTGAAATTCGTTATGCATTTTTTTAGTTAAAAGAGAATAAGAATTATTATAATCATTCATTATCTGAATATCATCATAAACATTTTGTGACATTTATTTCTTATCCTATAATATGAATTTCTTGAATATTTGGTTTAACAGTAGCTCCATTAAAATCTATTCTTAATCTATTTTGAATTACTTCATATTTTCTTGGAATTAATTCGGTATCAGTATTTTCAAAAAATTTAAAAATTGCTCTAGAAGGTAAAATCGTATTATTAAAAGTTATTTCTAAGATTCCATTTGCAAAAGAATTATTATCATTCCACATATTTGGTGTAAATACTTTATACATATTTTTTTCAGCAACAATATTTCTAGAACCGTCTAACATTTGACCTATTCCTAAAAAATTATTTTGATCATCTACAATAATATATAAACCATCTTCAGTTAAAATATCAGGACTAGTAGTATCACGAAACTTTTCTAAAGTTACTCTTGGAAATATAAGTTGAATTCCGCGCTCATCTCTTTTAAGATTAGCTGGTGAATTTGGTCTAAATATTTCATCAAAAGTTCCTGAGTCCATTATCCTTATTTGAATATTATTTGTATTACGATTAATTTCTAACCCAGGTCCAGCTCCTAATGGTACAGGTAAATTATCTAATCTATTATGGGCATCTTCAGCTTTTATTTTTATTTCTTCAATTAAATCTAAAGGAGTTTTATCAGCAACTAACTCTTTTTTTCCATTTTTTATAGAATAAATACCTTTTTTCATATTTTAATTTCCTTTTAAGATAATTGTAATGATGGTAAATGTAAATTATTGATCATATGATTTTGCAGTGGATCACTAGTGATCCACATGGCTGAAAAACTAACAATAGCATTACCACTAGGCCAACTTGGTGCTGGCGAAATAGATCCGCTAGTATTTCTAAAAAAAATATCTCCATTTGGTTCAATAAATACTAATCCATTATGAGAATCACTATTTCCAGACCCACCTTGCGCGGCCCAGATAGCAATAACTCTTTCCATAGGTCTCCAACCAAAAGGAATGTTACCTGGTATTACATTTGTAAACGTACCTGTTTTAGATCTATTATGATTAAAATGAACTAAAAATTGCATTCTGTTAATGAAAGCTGGGCAGTTATTAACCCACCCAGAACTATTTTGAATAATACCAACCCTATAATTAGCTAAAGCTTCTTCTAATGAACCTGTCCCACCTAACCACGGTGGTATTCCTTCAATAAAATCCCAATGTACTTGATTAGTAGGATCGTTTAGTATTCTATGATTATGTGCTCCAGGTTGTATTGATAAAAGACCACCATCATTATCATCAGTATGACCATGTATTAATGTTTCATTTAAATCAGCTATTCTTTTCTTTTTTCCATTTTTAATGGCGTATATTCCTATTTTATTCTTCATATTATTTAGTTCTTTAAAAATAAAAAGGCGATATATTTCTATATCGCCTGTAAAAATTATTTATTAAATTTTATGGGTTGTCGTCGTCAGGTTCGCCGCCGCCGTCAATAATTGGGCTATCTTCAACTACAAAATAAATACCCCAATTTTCTCTTTTACTTTTATCAATTTCATCGAATTCTGTTTCAGTTACAACATTTTGTCTAAATCTTATCCCAGCTTCTGATACAGTGAGTTCTTTTGAAGATCTTCTATCAATTTTTACTGAAATTGCATTTCCAGGAATATTTTTATTTATGTCTCCAACGATACCATCACCAGCAGTGTAAGGAACAATAAATTCTGAAAGATTTGCAAAAGTATATTTAATAGTTGATACTGCATCAGTTTCAGTTTTCTTTGTAAAGAAACCTAAAATAAGATATCCTCCAGGAGTTAAACTATCTGGGGCTTGATCCATAATATTATTTCTAACAGTTTCTGGAATTTTAGCATCAAATTCCCAACCTGTATTCGATAATCTTAATACGCTTGCGAATGCAATTGTAGTTCCAATTGTAAGTTCTACTTTTCCTAATTCAAAAGGTTCACCTGTTTCATCATCTTTACCAAGTAATTTAAGAATATTACCTGATTGTTCAAATGTTACATTTGCTAAAAGACCATCATCGTCATCCCATGTTAAAACTTTATCTGTTTCATCTACCTGTGTTTTAATAATTAATGCTTTAATTTCTTCAGCTACTGTCCCAAATTCATCGTTTTCAAATTCGACTGGAATATCTCCACCATCAATAGTAACTGCACCATTTGGATCTGGGGCGGCTCCATTAACTGTTTTTACTAAACTATTTTGAAGAGCTTCAAGTGCTTCAACTCTTTGTCTTACACCAAGTAAAGCTACAGGGCATGCTGTTCCATGATTAGCTTCAGCATCTTCTTGCATTTCAATCCACCAAAGTCTAATTAAAGCAAAGTTACCAAGTGGATCCGCATCCATTCGTGCAGCGTCCATTCTAGCTGCTAAAACAGGGTCGACTTCATGAAGTCTTGAACTTGGATCAATATCCCACTTTCCTGGTGTACCAGGAATATCATCTGTTCCCGGGACTGGGTCAACCCACGTTGCTGGAATATAATTCCAATCTTTATTAAATTGTAAGAATAAAAGTTTATTTGCTACTGCAACTTCTTCTCTTATCCAATTTGTAAAATCCCAGTTATTTTGAAGATTTTTATCAGTTGCACCTAACAAAATTGCTAATTCAGTGATTTTATCTCTTACTGATTTATATTCTTGACCGTCTGCTTCTTCTTCAGAAGTAAAAAACGGAATTTGATATGCCGCTAATCTTAAATCTTTGTAATATTTAGAATTTTTATCCTGCTCAGCTTGAAGACCATTAATTGTTTCAAGTTTGTTAACTTCAGCAAGAACTTTTTTCTCTCCATTAATTACTCTAATTACTGCCATTTATTTCTCCTTATTAAATAGTTGTTCTTATAAAATAAAGTATGTTCCATCATACTTTTTATTTCCGAAAATTAATTTGTCATCAATTTCTTTATCAAATTTTATTTTAGTATTTGTCCAAGCTTTTGGCTGTCTATCAGCATATTGATTTATAGTCATTCTTTCAGCATCAGCTTTTCTTTTATTAAAATTTTCATCAGTTTCATCATCATTTTTTTCAATAGATACAATATTCACAAATTGGGGGTTTGCATTTAATTGTTGAGCTTTAAGAATATCACCAGTTAAATCTTCTGGGTTTATATCTATAGAAATATCATTTATTTTTGTATTGAGAACATCAATAAATTGAATAATATTATTTTTTCCTAATGTTTCTCGTAGTTCATTAAATATAGTTCTATCTTGACCTGATAATTCAGTTCCTATTGCATTATTAAATCTATTTGTAAAACCACCTACAGAATCTATAGCATTTTTTATTTGTTCATATAAATAATTAAACATTTCTACAGGCATTGGGGCTATTTCTAATAATTCTTCATTAAAAGCACGAATTCCACCAAGTCTAGGATTTTCTTCTACAGATTCTCCTAAAACTTGTCTTTGTAATTCATCCCTTAATTCTATTAAATCATCTCTTGTTAACGGCATTTTTAATCTCCTATTATTTAGTTTATCTAAATTTTTTAAATTTAAATCTCATATGAACAGGTAAACTTGCTCTAAAACCAATACCCGTTGGATTTTGATTATTTGCTGGAGTTGTATGAAAATCTCCAAGAATACCTTCGTAAGAACCATCATTAGGTCTTCTTGGTCCCTCTGATCTATGACGAATTAAAATTCCAGGTTCTGTAAAAAAATCTGTTTCAGTATCAGATGAAAGATATATGTTTAAATTACGTTTAATACCAGTCCAACCTTCTTCACTATCAAATTGACCTGCAAACATTTCTCCTAATTCTCTATTAGTAATAGGTAATTCAATATTAGCTGCAATTGCAGCTAATCTTATATTTTCAAATGTAATGATATTTAAACCACCATTATGTAAAAGATTAAAATCCCATAAATCAGGTTCTATTTCAATTTCATTCCAAATAGCAATTAAGTTTATATCTTCCATAACAGTAATTGGCCAAGAAACTACGCCACCACTTACATATTCCCAATGACTAAACTCATATGTAAATTCTTCAGTTGCAACTTTAGTTAATTCTATTGTTGGTGCTTCTAAAGAGGTACCTTCTTTTTTCGATTCTAAATTTATAAGTGGTATACCACCATTTGTATCATAAGTTATTGTAAATATTACTTCATTAAAATCAGCTGTTAGAATAATATTTTTTGTAATTGGAGTACTAAAATCAAATTCTTCATTATTTTCGTTTAACCATTTTATAAATGTATAACCAATTATTTTTGGATTTTGGGGAATATCATCTAAAACTTCCCCATGTAAAACTTCTCTAATAATATTAGTTTGGCCATGTCCAATTTCAAATGTAATTGTATGTGGTATTGGTAACCATTTAGCTACTAAAACTAGATTATTTAATACTATCCCAGGAATATATTCTTCACTATTTAATTCCCAATAAACGAAATCAAAGCCATCTCTTGTAATAGTTGGTAATTCTATTTGAACTCCAGAATTAAAAGTTCTAATTAAGTTTCCATTATCATTCGGCCAATTAGGTATTGTTGTTGTAACATGAGTATTTCTTAATTCTACTATAAATGGAATTGGTAACCATTTAGCATATACTATTATATTTTTTTCGACATAAACTTCATCAAATTTATTACTAAATGTGTTATTATCTTTATACCAACCATCAAAATAGAAATGTTCTTTAGTTAAACCTTGACCATTACTTAAACTAAAGATATTATTACTTGGTCTAATTCCAGTAATAATTATAGTTCCATTATTATTATCAATTGTCCAATTTGGATTATTTCCATTTTCATATATTGCACCATTTAAGTGATATGTTACTGTAAAAGAAATTTCTACCCATTTAGCTGTTAATTCAGTATGGGTAGTAATTGTTCTATTTTCTTCACTTACTAAAGAGCTATTTAAAAGCCAACCATCAAAGGTATAATCATTTTTAATTGGTGTTGGTAAATTATTTATATTTAATAAATTATTACTAACAGGTATTCTTAATGGATCATTATTTGTTAAAATTCCACCGTCTGTATTAAAAGAAACTTCATAAAAGAAACTTACGTTAGGAAAAATAAACTTTGGAATACTTTCTCTTTCATTTTCATCAATAAGAATAAATTCTAAACTCTCATTAGTAGTAAATGTTTGAGATAAATTAGGGTGAACATTAAATTCTAAACTTGGTCCACCAGCTATTCTCATATTAGTTACTTTAAAAGAACCTTCATTAAAATATATTTCTATATTACTTATTGTAAATGAATCTCCTTGTTTTACTTCTTGAGGGTTTACATTAAAAATAATATCATATATGTCTGGTAATTTATAAGGATTAAATATTCCAGGATTTACTTCTATAGATCTAAAAGTTCCATCAATGTTTGTTGCAGTAATTATAAATGGAGTATTATCTGTTATAGTTTTAGGTGATGTAAAAGTAATCGTTCCTTGAAAACCTTCTGTATAATTTATATTATTAAAAGGAATATTTTCACCATTATGTGTAATAGCTACTGATTGTAAATTTAAACCACCTTTATATATTTGAGCGTCAATCCCAGTAACTTGATAACTTAAAGTATCATGAAGTATATCTGGAAGTCCTAATAATTTTTTAGCACCAAAATGAGGTGGTATAATTGAATCATAAAATATCATATTAAATATATCTGAAAATGGTACATTATCAAATATAATACCTTGGCGGGCACCACCAACTGTATGTAAAGTTTTTACGAACTCGCCATCTTCTATAGGAGAAGTAAATGTACCTGCTGGGAAATTATGTGTATGATCACATCTAGCTGCTGTTGTTGAAGTTCCGTTTATTCCACCTGAAATTCCTAATTCTAAATGATGACCGTGATTTCTTATTTCAGAAATATCATGATCATGTATTTCGGGAGCTGCACCAACTTCTGAATATGTATAAGTTGGTTTTTCTATTGCTTTTGCCCAAGGGTGTACGTCTGAAGCTTCTCTTTTATCTATTAAACGATAGTCTCCTTCTTCAATATAATCACCGATTGGTTGATAACCGTGGACATGATCTACACGTGAAGCTTGAATAGCGTCTGGAACATTTCCTGAATAATTTATTTTTGCCCAATCACTAACATCAGCTGCATTTCTAGCATTAGTAAGTCTATAATCGTTTTCTTCAATATAATTTCCAGCAGGTTGATAACCGTGAGTATGCCCTAATGGGGAGGCGCCAATATCAGCAGGTGTTAAAGCACCAGAAATTAAATTAGTAATATGACCTTCATCTGAAACTGTAATACCTTTATAAATAATACCCGAATTTAATTGAGAATTATTTAATAATCCAGTAACGTGTTGATATTCAGCTGGGAGTTGATCTGCTGTTAAATATTGATCGTGAGTATGACCTGTTAATGCATATTGGTCATGGGCGTGTCCTGATAAAGCATATTGAGTATGTTCGTGACTAATAGGTGCAAATACATTACCAGATACTGAAATAACATCTCCACTAATTATAATATTTTCACCTGGAGTATATGTAGTATTAGTATAAGTTGAATCTAATGTTCCATCATTTAAAGTTAAATTATTTCCTAGAATAAAAGCTCCGCTTATACCATCAATAGTTGTAACACTATTTGGGGAGCTCATATCAGTAACGTTTATTTCTCCTGTTGAAGTTATTGATAAATTATTTCCAAGAGTTAAAGCCCCGCTTAATCCACTAATTGTAGTTGTATGATTTATAGCCCAAGCATCTTTTTCTGCCTGGGTAACGTGAAGCTCACCAACACCATGTATAAATGTCATATCAGGTACTTGTATTTGTCCTTCAGGTGTAATAGAAATTTTACCGCTTAAAGTTAATGCTCCACTTAATCCACTTATTGTTGTAACATAATTAGGAGTTTCCATATTTGCTACATTAATAGTATTACCACTAAGAGATATATTTGATCCTAAAGTAAATGCACCGCTAATACCACCAATTGTTGTAGTATAATTTTTAGCCCATTCAATTTTTTCTTCTGCAGATACGTGATAACCAGATGGATGAGAAAAATTTTCTAAAATATCTAATTTATTCTTATCTTCTGAGCTCATAAATCCGCTAATTGTAGGAGTAACAAGACCATGTGAATGCACAGCACTAATAGTTGTCCCACTAATTTGAATGTTTATCCCAGAAATTAATCTATCTTGTTTATTATTCCAAGTATCTCTTTCCCCTGATGTTAAATGTGTTGTATCACCAACATGTTCTATTGGAGCAAATGGGTGCCCGTGTTGATATTCAGGATGCTCATGTGGCAATGGTTGCCTTGCATTTTCAAGTCTTTCATCGCCTTCTCTAATTAAATCATCTGGTAAACTTGGTAATGCATGCATATGATCGCTTTTAGCTGCTGTCAATAAAATACCATTTTGAACATCTTGTCCAAATTGTGGTGCAGTTTGATTACTTAAATCAGCTACATTAGCTCCACCATGACCACCTTCACATTTATTATCATCTATATATTGTTTTATATTTATTGTTGAGCCATCAGAAATTGGCATTTCTGCACCATGATTCCAGTGATTTCTTTCATCATAATGTGTAAGAAAACCAGACACTATCTGAGCATTAATAACTGCTATATGTGCTTGTTCATCTGTTAAGTGAGTATTTAGTACACCACTAATACTAGATATTGAAGCTGTATTTCCTGATATTAGTCCTCTAATTGCTGTATCATCGTAACCTGCTACACCCTCTGGGAGATATGGAACACAATTAATATCTTGGAACCCACCTGCAAATATATATTCAGTTGGTTGCATTGAGCCATTTATACCATCTCTGACAGTAAATTTAAGACCTATATATCTTTGTCCTACAGGTAATTGTTGCAATGCAAATGTTAAATTACCTGCAAAATATGTTTTTGAATCTAAAGGAGTTCTACTTTGTGTAAAAAAGTTTCCCATCCCAACATTATTTGAACTATCATGTATACTCATTTATTTCTCCTATAAATTTGGAAACACTATTGTAAAATTAGCAGATCCAGCTGTTCCACCAGTATTTTGTACCCTTAAACTATAAGTAATATCATCAATAATTTCATTTCGTTGATGAATAAAAGAACCAGCAACGTCTGCATTCATAGAATTTCTAATTTCCATTGGTCCAATATCAATAGGTATTAAAATTGCTGGCCAATTAAATTCAAATGGAACATTCCATGCTACAGGTTGAGTTCTTTCTGCTTTTACTTTGGTAAAATTAGTTATATTAAAATTATTAATATTCATTGGTTCAGGTTCTCCAAAATCATTTTCTGCACCCTCTATTGCTCCCCAATAAAAGAACTTATCATCAATAATTTCTTCTAAATCAGCTATTAAAATAATATCTTCTTTTATAGGTGTATCAAAATCGAACTCTTCATCATCTTCATTTAACCAACCTTTAAAAGTATATCCATCAACAACTGGATCAACAGGCTTAGTTACTGTTTCATTCCAATTTACTGTTTCAACAATATGCTCAGCATCATTTATTTTAAAAGTTACAGTAAATGTATCAATATTAAATTTTGAAATAATGGTTTCATTTTGAGTAATTATTGAAGTAAAATCGAAATCCCATGCATCAAATGTATGACCTTCTCTTATTGGATTATCTGTAGGAGGTGTTATATTTCCACCATCAGCAACCTCTGTTATATAAAAATCTGTTCCATTATAATTTAAGAATCTAATTGTATGAGTTATTTGTTCATAAACAGCTTTAATTGTAATATCTTCTTGTGCAGATAACGGCCAATTTATTATATTATTATTTTCATTATTTATCCAATGTAAAAAATTAAATCCAGGTTTTATTGGATCAACTGGCTTTTCAAAATCAGTACCTTTAATTGCTTTAAAGTTTCTTATAATATTATCTTCATGATCTAAAAGAGTTAAAGTAATAAATACTAAATCTGTATCCCAAAATAAATCACTTAAAACACCATTTGAATCAACTGTAGCTTTAAGAACATAAGTAACATCTTCACCAGTTGATGGAAGTGTTCTAGGATCTTGTATGTTTCTTCCAAATAAACTGATAGTATTGCTTTCTGCTGGAGCAATAGAAGTATTTCCCAATGTAGAAATACCAGCTACTGTTAAATTATCTCTTAACGTTGTTGCACCAGTTACATCTAAAGTTTGAGTAACTCCTAAAGTACCATTTATATTTGTTGAATTGTTAACTGTTAAAGTACCATTAATAACTACTGCACCTTCAGCTGTTAAAGTTCCTCGTAATAAAGTTACACCGCTAACAGTTAATTGCTGTATAGTTGTTGCAGCAATTTTATTTAATGGAATATTCCATTCTTCTTCTCTTCCATTAGTTCTTCTTAGAGTAAAAGATTCTAAATAATCATCTCCAATATAATTAGGAATTAATTCAAAATCCCAACCAATTTGGACTTTTTGTGTCATTGCTCCAGATCTATTTTCTAGAAGCCATGTATCATTATTAGCTCTATCGTATCTTATTTCGTAATCTGACAAAATAGTTTCTAAATTAAGTTTATCGCCATCGAATAATCGCAATATCGGTTCAGATAATCTATCAGGTTTAGTATATAATTCAAATTGTAAATCTTCAATTACAGCTACGTGATTACGATTAGCTTCTGTTATTCTATAACTCATCTATTTACTCCTTATATTTCCTTTGTAGTAACATTTATAATTACATTGTTGTATGGCATTTCAAAAGTAAATCTTGTTGCACCATTTTGATGATGAACTAATCTAACATTTGGTAATTTATCTATTTGTTTTGCTGTTTTATCGCTTGCCATAAATCCATTAGTAAAGTTAAGTTGTACAGATATAGTATCATCAGCTCTCCACATTGCAGGTGTGCTAACGTTAACACCTAAAGAGTGTTCGTCTTCACTCGTAATGAAAGTTAACCAATACTCATTTCTAAATACTCTAAACTCTTGTGTCAATATTAAAGATGGTCCTTGTCGAGCATCAAGTTTATCAACTAATAAATTACTTACAGAAGTAAATCTTATAGTAAGTATCTCATAATCAGTTCCAATTGGTATTGGTTTATCACTTATTACTAATCTACCAGTTTCTTCACCTATAGTTGCCCTTTCTTTATCATCTGAAATAATTTCCCATTTTCCTCTAATATCTGTTAATCCTGTTGGATTAAAAATGTTACCTTCATTATCAAACCAAGTAATTCCTAAATTATAACCATTACTTGTTCTAACTGGATGATTATTTATTTCACCATTATATAAATGTACATAAACTTCAATTGGTAATCGTACTACTTTAGTTGGATCAAATGTTGGTGTAAATACTAATGTTGATGAGCCTATACTTAATGCAGTTATAATTGCTTTATCTAAAGAATTAGCTACTGCTGGTTCTACTGAAAAAGTATTTCCATCAACAGACCAAGTTCCTGTTCTATCAGCTGTATAACTATTTCCCCAATTTATATGAGCTTCATATTCTTCATTTCTAGAAGGTGTTTTATGAATAAAATCTTCTATTCCTCTTCTATTAGCAATTACTTGACCTTCAATTAAAAGTTCTTTTATTTCTCTTAATACTAATACATTTACAATTTTTGATAAACCTGATGCAGTTTGAATTGTAAATCTAGCGGTATCACCATCTTTTGGTTCTTCTATTACTCTAATTCTACCCCAACTGTTTATACCTTGGGTTGAACCAATAACTTCAATATTAGGAGTACAGTCTATAATAGTAATAGGATCATTAACACCTAATGGTTCAATTATAAATTCTATAGTATTATTCATTCTTTCATCTTCAAACCATACTAAGTTTTTAGTATCTGTTATTGGATGATTGTTTATTTTATAGTCTAAAACAAATATTTTATGATAATAAGATGGCTCAATATGAAGTATTGCAATATTCCCATTCATAACTTCTGGTAATCTTCTAGCAAAAAACTTCCAAGCAAATGAATTTGCTAATTGTTCCATTCCAATTGAGTTGGTCATTTTCCAAATAAAATATCCAATTTGAGTTGTATTATTACTATACATAAATATTTCAAGTTTTATTTCTTCATAATATGCTTGATATAAAACACCATTAAAACCTGTCGTATTTGTAACATAACCAGATGGAATACTTGGATGCATTTGAACTTCAATCATTTGTCTAGCTGGTCTAAAATCTAAAATTAAATCTTCACCTGTTAAATTCATACCTTCTGGATTAAAAAACTTATGTTCACCAATTAAACCATAATCTAAGATACGAGAAGGATTAGATTTTTCATAAAGTATCCAACCTCTTCCATCATCAGGGTTTCTCCAACCAGAATCTCTACCAATAACACCATCACCATTCATAAATTGCGATCTAATTTGTACAACACCATTAGCATTAGAATAAGAATAAATTTCACCAGTTTTTCTACCAAGTGCATCTACTGCCTTATCTCTTCTAATATTATCATATAATAAACCTTCAATATTTCCGACAATAATTCTATAACCTGAAATATGATTACAAGCTACTTTTGGGATTACATAATTTACTATAAAACCATCTGGTCCTAATTCTTCTGTCCCAATTACATCAACTACTGTTCTCATATTTGGAATAAAATTAATGCTTGATTCGTCAAACTTAGTTAAATCGTCTGCATTAAATTTAATATTTCCAATTTCCCAAGGATATACAATATCAATCTGATCAAAATAGAATGTATATTTTCTATTTGGTACTACGTTTTTAAATGTAATTTTTGATGGAGCATGTATAACAAATTTATAAACTGAAAAACCAGGTTCTAATTCTATTTCAGTATCACCCCTAACATTATTAAATTCTTTAAGAGGCATTGCCATTCCAGTTGTTATAAGCGCATCAATTTCTGGTCTATTATAAGTTTCTTCTTTATTATATACTTCATCTTTTGTATATACATCTTCTTTATCAGCTTTTTCATCTAATAAATCATCTGTTTCTTCTCGAGTATAATAATTTTCTAAAGTATCATCAATTTCATCTTTAGTATAATAATTTTCATCAAGATAACCGCTTATACTTTCTACTTTATTATCTACTTCATTAATTAAACCTGATAACCAAAGATCACCTGAAACTCTGTTATTTTCTAATTCAAATGCTCTTTCAACCATTATAGTATGTAATCCAGAAATTCTTAAAGTATTATTAAATACTTCTCCTGAAACTACTTCTAATTCACCAGAAATAGTATGAACTATTTCAAAAGCTTTTTCATTAGTTATTTCACCAGAAATTAAATATCGTTCATCAATCTCTTGATTATAAACTTTTATTTCTTCGGCTTCAAGATCAATATTTTCAGCTTCAATTTTAATATCTTCTTCAATTTTAATATCTAATTCTTTAGTTCTAATATCGAAAGTTTCTGTTTCTAAATCTATTTTTTCTTTTGCTTCTACTTGGAAACTTTTTGCAAATACAATTTCATCATTTCCAATATTTGTAGTTCTATCATTTTTAATTGTAGTTACAACATTACCACTAACAAAATTATTTTCATTTTCTAAAATATAAGTAATTTTATTTTTAATAAATGTATCTAATATACCATTTTCAGCTCTGTTATAAATATTACCGCTAGCATTTAAAAAATAATCTTTTGCATTTTGCGTCCAATTAAAACCAGGAGCTTCGGCAACTACATCTGAATATTTTATCCAGTTTATAGTAAGCTTAATATCACTTAAGCTGCTTACTGTATGGCCTTTTACTATAATCTTATCGAATAATTCAAATGTTGGACCAGGCCAATACCATTCAAATTTACCATCAGTTACAGTTGCTGATGGTGCTACAAGACCTTTGTCTGTTCCGAAGAACACTGGGTTATTATTTGTTGCTACATGTCCAATTTCTAATCTGAAATCAAACGGAATTTTTTGATCATTAAGTAATTCAGTTACTCTTAAACCAATATTTTCTACAATTGGTTGATCAATATTTATATTATTTTTATTTCCAACATCAATTACAAATTGACCTCTATTTTCTTCAGGAATTTCTTGTTGGATTAAAGATGGTATTATAGTATTTCTAAATACATCCCATCTGCGAGTATCATTTGCATTAGCACCATTTACTTTTGGTTCTAATAAATCTGCTAATTTTAATTTTAAATCTGTCTGTTTATTTATATCACCTACAATGTGTCCCCATTCTGTAGTTAAACTTTTTAATGCTTGAGAAATTGGTACACCATTATAAAGTGGTTCACCTTCAACTGGACCAATTAAGTTTACTGGAAGTGCTCTTGTTGGATCACCAATGTTAACTGATGTAACTGGTTTGAAGAGTAAATATATTCTGACATTATGTAATAAAGCTGTTCGAGTAATATCATCTAAATGTAAAGTTATTCTATTAAATCTTTGACCAGAAAGTTTCCAAAGAATTGTTGAAGTTGAAGACCATTTTTCTGATCTTTGACCTTGATCTGTTTCTAACCAAACAAAAGTTTGTTGAGTATTTAAACTTCCAATTTCTATCTGTACAGCTTCAATTTCATTATGACCATCTGTTAAAGCATCAAAATGTGTTCCAAGATTAGTTGCTAATACTCCACCTTCTTGTAAAGAAATATTATTTGTTGAAAATGCTAATCTATTTCCTTCTGAACCTTTTTCTACTTGTTCAAATGCTTTTACATACTCACCTTGAGATACTACATATCTATCTGTTCCTTGTGGAAATGGCTTTATTGCTTCTGTAGTAATATTCCATTTTTCTCTTTCTTCAGGAGTAACATGAACTGATACTGGAGCTCCAATATCTCTAATATGTTCATCTAAACTCTCTGCTGTCTTTTCTGATAATTCTATATTTTCATTCCAAGCTTTTCTTTCTGAACCATCGCCTTTTAGGTGAAATTGTGTATCATTTACGTGATCATTAAACACTGGGAAAGTTACATAAGCTCTTAAATCGGGAGCATCAATTTCTACCCAAGTTTCATGCGGAGTTGGTGTTTGCTTCATATCCCAAATCCAATATGTTGCAGTATTATTTATTCCTTCTTGACCAGGTTTTGGTTCTACTAAATAAAATCTTTCAACTACACCACCATCAGGAAAAGTTAAATTTAAAACTCTTTCTGCAGTTGTTGCCCATGCATTAGTATCTGGATCTTTAATCCATCTAACATATGTAAACATTCTGTCTTGGTTATCTGCAATTTTTTGTTGAATCAATTCATATATTTCTATTTTAGAATATGTGTCAATAATTTCTGGTGTAATTTGAAGTTTAATTGCGCCATCACTATTTGGTAATTGCAATGGTCTATCATTTACTGCTATGGCTTGAATACCATTAGCTTCTCCGTCTGGAATTTCCATCCAACCTGTCCATCGTGCAACACCATGAATATCTTTTACTAATCGTTTTTCGTATATTTTACCTTCTTCTTCTGTAGCTCTGAATACTTGTCGACCAGCATCAAAATCGTATTTCCAAGATTGAAAGATTCCGTTTTTAGCTTGAGGAAAATCGTTTAATTTACCTTCTCTATAAAAAATTGTACCGTTAGTCTGTTTTTCAAAAACATCTGTAGGATATATTTTAGCCATTAGACATCTCCTATTTTTATTATTTAGTTAGTTTTTAACATAAAAATGACTTTCAAACTTTATTGATTTTTTTAAAAAAGTTTACTAATTATTAAATGGATTTTATTTGGTATAATAATGGTGAACGTAATAAAAAAATTTATGAAGGCCAAGACCCGCCAAAAGGATATAAAAAAGGGTATTTTATTGTAAAAAATAAAATGGAAAGACTTAAAAAATTAAATAAAATTTATGATAGAAAAATTGAAGCATTAGAAAAGAAAACTAAATTACAATTAAAACTTAAAAAGGAGAAATTAGAGAAAGAATTGAAAGAGAAACAACAAATTATCTTTCCTGATCTTTAGTTAATATAATAAAAATGGAAACGATTTATGTATCAGAAAACACAACTCCTTTCTATTTAGCAAGGTGGTTATTTTTAAAGAAAAAGATTTCTCAAAAAGAGTTTAAAGAATATGTAAATATGAGTAAAGAAGAATTAATCAACATTTTATGTGATTTTAATTTCAAAATAAAATTTAGGGGACAAGATAAGGTAGTATTCGAACCAACAGGTAGTCAGTTATTTGATTAGAATTTTGAACGATATTTTATAATATCTTATATTATTATTGTAGGGATTTAATTCCTATAAGGGAGATGAAATATGAGACATACTATTAAAGTTGTTACGAGTAAACACGTAACTGAATCACATGCTACTTTTCTCCAAATGAACGGGTTCGATGTCCGGTCAAGAAAATCTAAAACTTTTATTATGGGACTTCCAGAAGATTTTGCTGATCTTTCAAGAAATGAAAGCATTTTTATGAGTGACATTATAAATGATGTTTCTCTTAAAATAACTGATGGTGATTTTACTTGGAGTAATTAATGGTATTTGTAGTAATATTATTTAAGATGTCGATGTTAGCATTAGGTTGCGCATTAGCAATTTGGCTTACTTTGAGACTTATAAATTCTATAAGGAGTTTATAATATAAATTTATAGTTAATTTACTAATTATAAGGTAGTAATACCTCTTGGCACTGATTGAGAATTTGCTCTAGCCCGGGTATCCTGAAAGGATTGCTAATGGAGCTTATGAAGAACAGGTAGTTGAGTAAAAACTTACTGTGAGGGTAATCACCTATATCCTCGAGAAAAGATTAGGTGTTCGGCGGCTTTAAAAATTACTGCTGCCCAACGGAAGGTTTGATAGCGGCTAATCGGCTTGGTTTGGGACCAAGATTTCGTGGGTTCGAGTCCCACCCTTCCGAATATGAATTTTGATGAAGAAAAATATGTCAGAAGTTTAGAAGCAAAATTGGATGCAATAAAACAATTAGCAGATGAAGCCTGGGAAAGTGGAAAACATTTAGTAATTTATGATCGTTCAATGTTACCTCTTTCTAATATTCGAGAAATTCAAATTATTTCTAATTTAGAAAAAAATAATTAGGAGACTAATATGTCTACAAGATCACTTATTAATGTCGAATGTAATGATGGAATTGTAAGATCTGTTTATTGTCATTTCGACGGTTCTGATCATTTACCCACTTTACAACTTCATTATAATTCGCAAGAATTAGCTGAAGCTTTAGTAAATTTGGGAGATATGAGTTCTTTAGGACCATTTATGTCTTGTCCAGAAGGTCACTCATTTGAAAATCCAGTTGATGATTATTCAGTATTTTATCATCGAGATCGTGGTGAAGATTGGGATGATACTTGTCCAGCTGAATTTGATACTTTGGCAGAAGCAAGAAAACAAGATCGTGGACAGCAATATATTTATGAATGGAAAGAAGGCGCTTGGCGCGGATATAATGTTTATAGAAAAAGATATATGTAAGGGAGGTGAATAGATTGGTTTTGAGAAAAAGAGTAATATTTGTGATATTGATTTTAGTTGCTGCGTCATTTGCAGCAGTTGAGCTTTTTGTAAAAGTTCTATAATAATTTGCCTGGTAGTGTAATGGTTTAGCACTACAGACTTTGAATCTGTCAGTGGAGGTTCGAATCCTCCCTGGGCAGCTAATTTATGAGGTGATATATGCCAACAATTATAAAAATTAGAAAGCCAAAACTTAATTACAGTTTTGAATATCTTAGTAAAAAATTAAAAAATAAAACAGTCGAACTTAACGATGACGAATTATTGTCTCTAATGAATTCATTTCTTTATCTTTATAAAGAATTTAAAAATCAAGAAGGCATTTAATGAAAGATGTTTATGGTTTTAATGTTGATGTTGGAGATTATGTAATATATCCAAATGAAATAAAACGATATAATTTTTATATTTGGAAAGTACATAAAGTTACACCCCAAAAAATTTGGACAGATAAATTTCCAGGAGCAAAAGAACCTTATTATAATGCATTTACTAGACAAATGGAAATAAGGGACACACAATTAGTAGGAAGAGAAAACGTTGTAAAAGCAACGCCTGAACAAATTGAAGTGGCCAGGCAAAGGGGGATGTTAGTTGAATGAGTTGGAAATTTGGAATTCAATGTACTGAATGTAATAAAATTACAATACCTTATAGATATGCAGATTGTATATGTGAAAAGTGCGGCGCGCTACTTTGGACAAGCGGAGATGATAAACGTATATTAAAATCTGGGCGCAGAGTATCATATAAAAATCGTTTATTTAGAAAACCATTAGTAAGGACAGATATTTATGAAAACAATACTTAAAGAAACAGCATCCATTAAAGTTTATCTTGAAACTGATAAGCTTGGAGATCAATGGAAAAAGTTTCGTTCAAAAGAATATAATTATAATTTTAATTTAAGAACAGGAATGTTCCAACGTTGGGGTATCTCAGAAAGAGATGATCCAGATATGTCAGAATTTGGACCAGAAATTTTAGATTTTGAAATTACTACGTCTTGTAATGGAATTGATGGTAAACTTTGTAAATACTGTTATAAAGCCAATACTCCAGAAGGAAAAAATACTTCATTTGAAGATTTTAAAAAAGTAATTCAAGAAATAAATTTTAATAATCAGCTAACTCAGGTTGCTTTTGGTTTAGGTTCATCTGGATTAGAAAATCCAGAACTTTGGAATATGTGTGAATATCTCAGAGAAAACCACATTATACCAAACGGAACAATTGCTCAAGTTGATAATGAAACAGCCAGACTTATTTCAGAAAATTTTGGCGGAGTAGCTGTAAGTTTCCATTCTGATTTTGAAGTTCTAGCTGAAACAATTAAGAAACTTTCACTTGCATCTGTTAGTCCTTATCCAGAAAAAAGACAAACTTTACAACAGATCAATGTACATTTTTGTTTAATGGAAGAAACGTATGATGATTGTTTGAAACTTTTTGAAATGGTAAAAAGTGATAATCGATTTGAAGGGCTGAATGCAATAGTATTGCTTGGTCTCAAACAATGTGGAAGAGCCAAAACAGGTTTTAGTAAATTGTCAGACAAAAAATTTAGAGACTTAATTAGAATTGCATTTGAGAAGAAAATTGGAATTGGTTTTGATTCATGTTCTGCAAATAAGTTTATTAAGGCAGCTGAAATATTGTCAATGGAAAAAATACAACAAATTGAAGAGGGGTTAATAGATGATTTTGAAGTTGGCCATCAATTACCTAGACCAGAAGTAATGCTTGAAAAAATAAAATTGCATAATATGCTTCAGTTAGTAGAGCCTTGTGAAAGTGGTTTATTTTCAAGTTATGTAAATGTTAATTGTATTTATCATCATTGTTCATTTGAAGAAGGGAGTGATAAAACTAATTGGAAAGGTTTCGATTTAATAAATAAATCTACTTCTTTTAAGCGATTTTGGCAAATACATGCTGAAATGAAAAGATGGAGAGAAGAATTGGCTGCATCTGGAAGAAGCTGTCCAATTTATGATGTTTAGATATGATAGTATCAGTAATTATTTTAAGTTTTGGGTTCGGATTTTTATTCGGAATATTAGCTGGTGGTAAATTAAGGAGTAAAATATGAAAATAAGAAACGGTTTTGTTAGTAATAGTTCAAGCTCTTCATTTGTTATTGGATCAAATGAGAAATTAGATAAAACTTTAAAAGAAAACTTTACAGAATTTTTTCCAGCTGAAAACGAAAGAACTAAAGAGTTTATAAAATTATTAGCAGATGAAATTGATTGGGAATTTGAAAGTTACGATGGACATGAAACAATGGAAACTTGGAAAGAATATGAGAAATATCATCGTGATGGTTGGGGTCAATATAATGAAGAAATTCCAGAAGAGGATATAAAACTTTATAAACCATTTTTTGATAATTGGAAATACGTTCACTTTATAAGAATACCTTCTGATGGTGATGGAGGAACTCGATTAAGTCAAGCATTACGATATGCTTTTCCAAGAGAATATAAAAGTGAAAAATGTGAAATTAAAATAGAATGTAATGGATAGAAGGAGATAAAAATGAAAATTAGAAATGGTTTTGTTAGTAATTCTAGTAGTTCAAGTTTTGTAATTGCTGGAGTAAGAATGGACGAAGATCAATTTGTTGAATTTTTTAATGTAGACGAAGATACTTTAGAAGAAATGAAAGAAGATTGTTATAATATTCCAACAAATTTTGACACAAAAGGTCTCGATATTGAAGTAGATTTTGAAAATGAATCTTTTTATGTAGGTAAAGTAATTATTGGTGATGACGGTGAATTTTATGGTGGATGCGCGCTTGATTTAAATGAAGCAACTAAAGCAATGAATTCTACTGAAGTAAAATCTATAAAAGAAAATGGGTATGTACCTAAAGTTTTAATAGTAACTATACCTGGGTAGGAGAATTAAAAATGAAAATAAGAACAGGTTTTGTAAGTAATAGTTCTAGCAGCTCATTTTGTATTTTTGGTACTTATGAAAATCTTACTAGCGAAATGATAGATAAATTAGAAGATGCTGGTTTTAGCGTTTATGATCCATGGGAATCATCATGTCAATATGCTGGCATGGATTGTGATAAAATGGAAATGGATGAAACTCGTCGTCAATTTGAAGATCGTGTTACAAAAAAATTAGAAGAATTAGGATATAAAGGTCCATTTGGACACTATCGTGAAGGCTGGTATAATGGGTAAAATCTTATGTTATTTAGGATTTCACGATTGGGAATATTGTTATGATACAGCTTCCCATGCACCCGTTAAACATTGTATAAAATGTGGAATTAAAATATTGAGGTGTACATGATAAAAATTATATTTTTAATTATTTTAGTTTTATTTATTGGGTGTTCTTCATTTGAAGATAAAGTAACAATATCTCAAGTAATAATTTTTGATGAAGAACTTTTTACTATCTATAGTTCACAAACTCCTAGGGGTCCAATGAGAGGAGATATAGCTATTGTTGGTCTTCTTCATACAAGAGGTAGAGTATTTCCAATTACAGTTTTTGGAAAACAAGATGAACATACTGATAAAGTAATAGATAATATTGGTAGATCACTTCCAGTAAAAGAATGGGAAAAGTTAATTTCAAATTAAGAGGATAACATGAAAATAAGAAATGGATTTGTAAGTAATAGTTCAAGTAGTTCTTTTGTAATTAATGTTGCAGATATATTTATAATACCTGGAATGCCAAAAACTTTAAAAGATAGAAAAACTTTAATTGTGCCATTTATTTTTGGCGGAGAAACTTGTTTTGGTAGACAACGAGAAAATTATTCAGATTTTGGCAGTCGTTTAAATTGGGCTTATCTTCAAGCGAGATCATTAAAAAGAGCTTACGATCTTTTACAACAAGATCCAACAATGAGTGTTCAACATACTCAAAAATCTATAAACTTAATAAAGAAACATAATAATGATATTACTATTTTAGAAGAAATATTAAAAGAAAATTTAAAAATAGAAAATATAGAATGGAGATTATTACACGATTATGAAAAACCACCAACTAGATGGGAAAACGAATATCACAGTGGTCCTGGTGGAAACGAACCATTAGGTTATGTTCAAGGATATATTGATCATCAATCTACTTGGTATGATAGACCAGAAGAGTACTTAAATATTTTTGAAAATAAAGAATCTATTTTTCAATGGCTTTTCGGTGATGGGAATTATGTTGCAAATCGTTCTGATGAGTACGAAGATGCATCAGATCCGGAAGTAAATCATTTATTTGATTATATGACATATGAATTATATTACAATGAACAAGATAATCCTGAGAAGTTTGATCAAAAAGGTAATTTTATAGAGTAACTTCTTATATAATATCAGGAATTATATTATGGATTTTCAAGTAGCTTTAATGCATAGACGAAAATTTCCCAGAATTGGTCATACTATTGATAGTAAAAGTATGCAGGCCGATGATTTTGTAGTTAATCCAAATTTTTTACATAAAAATGTAGTAATTACTGAAAAACTTGATGGTGAAAATACTGTTATGGGCAATCGTTATATACATGCCAGATCTTTAGATAGTGGCGGAGCTGCATGGAGAACAATGGTGGCCGCAATTCACGCTAAAATTAGTTCGCATATTCCCGAAACAATGAGAATATGTGGAGAAAATATGCAAGGAAAACATAGTATCGAATATGAACTTGATTATCCTTTTTATGTTTTTCAAGTTACAGATAAACAAAAAGTATTAAGTTGGGACGATACATTAGTAATATGTGAATGTTTAGAATTACCTGCTGTCCCAGAAATTTATCGTGGAGAATATCATCCAGATTTAATTAAATTAGCATACAGTTTATATCAAAATAATTCATTAAATGATGAAATTGAAGGATATGTAATTCGTAATGTAGACGAATTTAATGAATCTGATTTTGATAAAAATATAGCAAAATGGGTTAGACCTAATCATGTTCAAACAGATGAACATTGGACCAAAAATTGGACACCAAATAAAATAAGGAATAAATCGTGTTATTAGTAACTGTAGGAATTTCTGGAAGCGGGAAAAATAGATTAAAAGATTTTTTAGATCAATATTTTAGTAGCAAAGGAATTGCATTTACTAATGTTGAACCAGATGCAATACGTCGAAAAATGTGGGGAGACGTAAACGAGCAAAAAAATGGCCACTTAGTTTTTAAGAAAGCTGGAGAACAAATTATTAAAGGTATTATTGAAAACAAAATAGTATTTTTTAATGCAACAAATACAAACTGGTCACGTCTTAAAGCTTTTGTAGAAGAAAATACAGATTATACTCAAAAAGTTATTTATATTTTTATGATGGATAGCTTAAACTTTAATATTTGTAAACAACGTGTAAATGATGATATTAAAAGTAATATAGATAGATCTCGCGTTCCTGACGATATAATTTATCGTCAGTATCAAAATTTTCAAACATGTTTTAGAAATGCAAAAGATGATCATGAAGCAGAAATTTATGAATATGACGGGCAATATCATAAGCTTATTCTTTATATCGAAAAGTTAATTTAATATTATGAAATCAATATTACTCATCGTTCATGGGATGGATGGGTCTGGAAAAGAAAATTTACGAGATAAATTATTAAATTATTATAAACATAATTTTATTACTGTAGATTTAGAAGATATAAAGAATAATGCAATTGGCTCTTTAAATGAGAATACCCAACAATGGGTATTACAAATTGCTTATCATATTTTAAACAGTACTCAAGAAAATAATATTTTATATTTCGATGTTAAAAGTTTTTATTGGGAAGACTTAAAAGAATTTATAAATAAAAGTGCACCTGATACTAAACAAATCTATTTATTTTTAGAAGATTCATTAGATCCAAAATTATGTATAAATAGAGCAAACGAAGAAATAGAAAACTCTTTGAATAAAGACATTATTACACCAGAAGAAATGATACTACAATATAATAGTTTTATAGATAGTTTAGAAAAAGCTAAATTAGAAAATAACTACTATATTTACAACGATTTTGATAAGTTAATATCTTATATTAAGGAGAATATATGACAATAGAAATTATAAAAACAGAAACTATAGAAATAAAACCGGGAATTGAAACTATTTATTTTTATCACTCTGAGGACCCAACATTAAATAATTTAATTTATGTGTCGTCCCGCGATGATGACTTTAAAAATGCTGCAAGTTTTCTAAGATTAGATAATAAACCAATAGTTTTACGAAAAATTGAAGGAACTGAAAAAGAATGGTTTGAATTAAGAAAAGAAAAAGAAGAACTTATGGCTCAGGGAACAAAATGGGAAGAAAACTCTTAAAAATATTTGATAATGAAATTAAAAAAATAAATGATGAATCTTTAAAAAGAGCTGTCAAAGATATTTTAATTTTATGTGATGATAAAAATGCCGTTGGCGCCGCATCGTCTTCTGGAAAATATCATCCACAATTTAGTTTAGGAGAAGGTGGCTTAATTAGGCATACAAAAGCAGTATGTCTATTTGTAGAAAGAATTCTTTCTATGATGCCACAATATGACAATAAAGAAGCTTGGGATATTCCTTATTGTGCTGCAATTCTACATGATATGTGTAAATATATAAAAGGTCAAGAATATACTGAAATGCAACATCCTCTTATTATGGGAAAAATGATAAGAGAATATGCTAAAGAAAAATTTGCTAATTTTGATAATTTAATAGAAGGCGATTATACTAAAATGTTATTGGTTGCAGATGCTGTAGAATGTCATATGAGTAGATGGCATACTGATAAAAAAACGGGTAAACCATTAGGAATACCACCTACAAAAATGGAACATTATATTGTTGCTATTGCAGATATGATAAGCGCAACTAGAAATATTAAAATTGATTTTGATGAAAATAATAACATCAACTAATTATTATGAATAAAGCACTTTATTATTTTAAAACCGAGTATAATCACGAAGAACATGATTTATATCAATTATATGGTGAAGATTATTCTCATTTAAAATATTGCTTAGAAAAGAAAGAATTATTAGATCCAGCAGACGAAGTATTAGAAAAAGAAATGAAATGTATTATTGATGCTTTTATGCATGAAAAATTTCAGGAGAATAAAAAAAGAAGACGTGCTTATTAATGAACTTTGTACCGGGTACTTTAGTAAAAATATCTAATCTCTCAAAATCTAGTTATTATGTTTATAAATCTTATTTACAATATACACCGTTGCTTATTTGTCCATGTCATGTTAAACGAGATAAAATATTAAGAGTTGAAGATGTATTCGATAATGGATTAGTTATACTATCTATAAAAGGTTCTAAAGCATTAACTATGACTTACAAATCTGACTTGGAGGCTATATATGAACGATATTGAAAAAACAGAAAAATTTTATAATCGTTATTCTAAATATAGAATTATGGAAATACAAACAGATAGAAGATTACAAGTAACTTCATTTAAACAACTTCTTAAAAATTTTAATCTTTATGATACACCTTCTGATATTTCAGATGAAGAAAACTTTATAGATAAAATAGACCATCTTTTAAAATCAAACTTATCTCTTTATGAGGTAAAAAATTTTTATAGTTATCTTAAACTCGTGTATGATAAAGCATTATATCAATATCATAATTTTATAGAAAAAGATTTTGAAGATATTGATAACATTAAGATGAAAAAAGATGAGGAAATTTCTGATTTGAAAACTACCCTCCAAAGAACTACAGATTTACTATTAGATTAAAAATACAGTACTAATTAACAGGATGATAAGCAAAAACTTATTTAAAAATTGGAGTAAAACTGAACTTAAATGGTTCGGTTTTTCTAATTTATTATTATTTATTTCTATTATTTTCTCAATTCAATTTGCCGAAGGAAATATGTTTTTGTTTAGTATAATTGCTTTAGGAACTATTACAGGAACTTGGGGTGTTATTGCAGCTACTAAAAGAAAAGTTTCAAATTTTATTATAAATTTTGCATCAATTTTTTTATTAAGTATTGTTTATTTTAATTTACAGCTTTATGCTATGGCTGTTACTTATGTCTTATTTTTGATACCAATGCAATTACATGGATTTTATTCTTGGATATCTTTTAAAAATACGCAAAACGATGAAATAATGGTAATTAGAACATTAAATTCGAGACATAGAATTTGTATATTTTGTATGTTTCTTATAGGTATTATTGCTTTTTATTTTGGTATATATTTTGTTATTGAAACATTTAATATTAGAGATACTTATACTTTAGTACCATTTTTACAATATTTAGATGTAACTTCTGCATCTAGTAATGTTACTGGTCAATTTTTATTAAATTTAAGATATCTTTTAAATCAAAGTATTTATTGGAAAATAGTAAACTTAGTTCAAATACTTACTTTTGGATATATTATTTTTGTTTTAAATGAATTGATATATTTTCCAGTATTTGTTATGTATATAATCTGGTTTATAAATTCGATGTGGTTTTCTCAAAAAAGTTAATTTAATTATATGACAGTTGGTCTTTTCGAAGGAAAATTTTTACCATTTCATAATGGTCATTTATTTAGTATTATAAAAGTCTCACAAATAGTAGATAAATTATACGTTATATTAAATTTTAATAGAAAAAGAGATTTATATGAATGTACTAAAAGTAATTGTAAAGAAATATTTCCAGAAAATCGTTTATCTTGGTTATATCACGAATTAAAGTATTATAAGAATATTAAAATTTCAGCAATAGAAGATTTTGATGATATTTATGATTATGAAAAAATGTTACCACAACATATAAAATTATTTGGAAATACTTTAACACATATTTTTTCTTGTGAGCAAAACGATATATATCAAAAATTATACCCTAATGCAAAACTCTATATTTTAGATAAATTTATAAATATTAGTTCTTCTCAAATAAGAGAAAATCAATTTAATTATTGGGATCAAATACCCAATATAGTTAAATCTTATTTTGTTAAAAAAGTTTTAATTACTGGAACTAAAGGTACTGGTAAAACTATATTAGCCCGTAATTTAGCTAAATATTTTAATACAAAATATATAAAAGATACAAATTATTTATTTTATAAAAAATATAAATTATTATCACCTGGATTATATGATAATATAGCTATGCAACATCAATTAAACATAGAAAAAGCTATTAAACAATCTAATAAATTTTTATTTATAGATACTGATGCTATAATAACTCAATATAATTTAGGAAGAAAATATAATGGATTAATGTCAGCAAATATTGATAGAATTATAGATCTTCAAGAATTTGATTTAATAATTGGATTAAGCCCTGAAATGATTAAAGATGATCAAGAAAATGCTTTAAATGATACTGCATATTTATTTCAATTATATACAAATTTTTATAAAAAGAAAAATATTGTAACTATTGAAGGTGATAATTATCACGATAGATTTATAAAATCTATAAATATAATTAAGTCTATAATCTAAATAAAGTTGAAAATTGATCATTTGTTGGAATAAGAATAGATTCTAATCCACCAAAAGTTAATGTTCCTTGATATGGAAAACCATATTCATCAACTTGAGTAAAATCAAAACTCCAATCTACATTATTTACTACTGCTGGTCCCCATGTCATTCTACCCATTCGTATACACAATGCACGAGAATCATTTGCTAAAGTAGTTCTAATAACTGTTTCAGTAGTTCTAATTAAATTAGCTTCTATATCAGTAACACGTCTAACTATACCACCAGCTGCTTCACCATCTTCACCCATTGATCTAGAGTCTGACATAATACCTCTTAGACCAACATCACTTAATGTGGTTAAAAAACCAGCTAAATAAGCTGGTGGTGTTGGTATCGGGCCCTTGAAATAGTTTTGTTCAGCTTCTAATGGTCTAAATAATCTAGCTAGGGTAATAATTGGACGAACAACTTCATGTTCACCAGAAAATATTCCTGCCTGCCCAAATTGAAAAGTAAACTTAAGAGATGATGATAGCGATATTGGATTGACTCCTGTCCATGCTGGTGCTTCTTTATATCGAGACATAAATCTACCACCTGCTGGAATTGTTCCACCACCAGAACCAGATAACATTGCTACAGCTCTGGCTGCTTCTGCTAATTGTTGAACTTTACTTAATAATCCCTTATCACTTAATTCGGCCCAAGCTTTTGTATAATTATGTTTATAACCAAATGTAAATGATTTTTCTTCTGGATATAAAAATATATTAGGTGATACTTCATTACCTCTCCATGAACCCCAAGCTGAATCATTTGGTTCTGGAGGAGTAGTTCTACCAGCCGAAACTACTGCTAGATCACAAATTTTAAATTTATTTATAAATTCGTAAACATGACCTTTTTCATCTGAATAAAGACTACTCTCAAATGTATCGTGTAAAGGATTTTTAGTTCCTACTAATGTTGGGAAATTTTCTCTAGTATGTGTATCAGTAGAGTATACTCTTTGAGATATTGTACCAGCTCTTTCTGTTGCTGCTACAGATGTATTAGAATTGGGTGTTCTTCTTAATTCACTATAATTTACTCTTCCTATTGCCATTTAATTCTCCTTACGATGACCTAGATGGTGGTGCTGTCCAAGATTGTGGTTTTACAGCTAAACCTTTTAATATTTCACCAACATCAGTTCTAATATCTTTTAATATTTCAGATGATTCACTTCCTTGTGCTCCTGGTCCTGCCGCACCTCCCATATTACTTACTGTATTTACTAATTTTAATACTGAATCAGCATTTCTACCAAGATTACTTAATGTAGTTAGTACGTTACTTCTTCTATTTAATTTATCTAATTCACTAGCTGTTTCACCTAATCTTCTATTTAATTGATTTAATCTATTTATAGCTGGATCTAATTCAGTCATTGGTTTGATTATATTTGTTCTGAAGTTTAAACTGAATTCACTAATAGCATCTGCTCTATTAGTTAATTCTTGAACTTTAATCATTGCAGCTAATAATGCATCGCTAGCAGTTTTTAAACTACTTGCTCCTCTAACTAAACCAGTAATAAAATTGTTTTGTTTTTGAGCTTCTTCACCAACTTTTCCTAAAGCTTTGAATACAGTTCCAATAGCCATAATTTTAGCTTCTGCAGCTGCAGTATCTTGTCCTTGCCATAATCCTCTAAAGAATTGTCTAGCTCCGCCGCCGCCAGTATTTGCTTCTGCTAACATATTACTTGTCATATTTATTACTCTTTGTAAACTTGGTAGTGCATTAGCTAAGGCTGTCATAGATTCTTCGATTGCTGCTGAAGTTCTAACTAAAGACATAATTGGTCTCTCTGCTGCTAATGCAACTAAACCTAGTGCACCTAATGCTGCAATAATAAATATTAAAGACATTATTTTCCCCATTGCATTTAAGGCGCCCGACATTCCAGGTGCAATTTTTCCAATTAAACCCAATAATCCACTTGATGGTGCTTGATCATCTAAAAATACTCCAACAGCTGCTAATGCTCTACTAATAGCTGGCATTGCGGCCGCTAAAGAGTCCATTGCTGCAGGAACTGCTTCTGCAAATTTCTTTAATCCATTCATAAATGGCCATGCTACTGTTGCAACTATACCTAAAACTGCAATTAAAGCAATTATAATTATTAAACCAATAAGTCTACCTAAAAGCGAAATCATATTTCCAATTGGTTTCAAGTTAGGGTTTATTAAACCTAAGAAAGTTCCAAGTGCACTTTGCCCTTCACCTAATGCTGCCCATACCGCATCAACACCTGAAACTATATCTCTCATAGCTTGTGCTAACATTCCCATTGCGATCGGAACAGCTTCAGCAAATTTCTTTAATCCTAACATTAATGGCCAAGCAATAGTAGCTACTAAACCTAATACTGCTACTAATGCAATTATAATTATGAGACCAATAAGAGATCCTAAAATATTTATAACGCCGCCTAATGGTTTTAAGTCATCACTTAATGCACCTAATAATCCACCAATACCACCTTCACTATTTTCACCTAAAACAGCTGATACTTGTTTCATAGTTTCAGCAATAGATTTTATAACGTTAACTAATAATGGAATAGCAACTAGAGCTAATAATCCAAATAATAATAAACCAAGCATTGGTAATACAGCAATTAAAGCAATAAAACCTATAATTGCAAAAGCTAATATAACGAGAGCAATTGGTAATAATGCAAGAGCTACAGCAATAAACGCTCCAAAAGGTTGTGGAACGCCAGATAACCATTCGGGCGTTTCTACTCCTGCTAAGAAATCTCCCATTATAAAGTCCATTAATTTCAAAGTTTCTTTTAATGCTAATCTTAAGAAAATAACAGCAATAAAAATAAGTAATGAAACTAAAGTTAAAGCTAATACTGGAAATACTGCCATTTTAGCTAGAAAACCTAATATAGCGAATGCTACTAAAATTAAAGCCATAGTTATTACACCAATTAAAATTGGTAATAATAATTTTGGATCAAAATGTCGTTGAATTAAAATTAAAGATATAGTCATTAAAATAACTGCAACAGCTATTTGAATGGCAATGTCAGCAAAAAATTTCAATGGTATTTTTAATAAGAATGCAATTGTACCAAGAACCATTACACCTAATAAAAATAATGCGATTCCTAAAAGACCTTGTAAGGCTATTGGAATAACTATACTTGCAACTGCAGCTAACGCAGCGGCAATTAATAATCTTAAAAATACATGTGCCATATCCCCCATTGTTCTAACAAATAAAGGGGTTGGAAATTTTGATAATAAAAGTAATCCAAAAAACATCGGAATACATGCAATAATAAATAGAACAGATAATAATGCACCTAATGCTGCTGGTATTGCAAGAACGCCTGCTGCTATAGCAAATATAGCAGCAAATGTAATAGCTTTATATAATATAGCTAAATTTTTTGCTGTTTCACTCCCCATTTTCGCTAAAGGAGCAATTTTTGGCCAACCTAAAAGAGCAGCTAATAATAAAGAAATTAAAACGAATGGAATTAAGAGCATTGTAAAAACAGTTGCAGGGATTGCTAATGCTCCAGCAGCTATCGCATAAATTGTTGACCACATTAAAGATTTAAATATAATACCAATTGCAGCTGCACTTTCACTAGCTATTTTAACAGCCGCTGGATTAAAAAATGCAATTATATTTGCAATTAAAATTACTGCTAAAATAAAAGGTATCATTAATAGGGCAAATACTGTTGCAGGTATTGCTAACGCGCCTGCAGCTAAAACAGCAAAAATCGCTGTTTTTAATGCGACAAATATTTTAGAAACCGATTCAGCAAATAAAGCAATATCTTTTGCTGCTTCAGCTTGTTCTTTACCTACTATTGGTATTTTCCCATCTGCATCTTTAAACAGGGCCTTCTTTAATGCTAAAATAAATTTACCTAATAAAGTAGCAATTACTGGAGCAACTAATAAAAAGGCAGTTACTGGAATTACATTTTTAGATAAACTTTCTAATGACTTAAATAATTCACTTAAACCTGTCGTTAAATCTTTTAACTTTGTTGAATCTAAAGTTGATGCTTGTTCCATAGCTTTTAAAACGTTTGTAAGCTCATCTAAAGATTTTAATTTTTCTTCATCAATATTTCCAGCTACAATAATTAAAGCACCTGTTTTTATACCAGGTCCTTTTACATCGTCTTTAACAGTATTCATATTAGATAAAATTGGTCCAATAGAATCTTTTAAATCATTTAAAGAATTTAAAATATCAGTTCCTACTGTTACTAATTCATTTATTTTAGAACCTAAGAATAATGGCGGTGATGCAATCTTCGCCGGCAATTTTAAAAGATCATTTTCAGTAACATTTTCTTTAGAAGGTTCATTTTCTATTTGTTCTGTTTTTCTTTGTTCTTCTAAAGACTGTTCTTCATTTCCTAAAATTTGATTTACAGATCTTATATTTTCTACAACAATAGAAAGTTGATTAAAAACTTTTAAAAACTCTTCTGGTAAACCTTGAACTTCTGTTTTGAGAACAGTATCTTTTATTTGATGTAAGCCTTCAATACCTTCTGCAATTCTATTTAAACCAGTAGTATTAGCGGTGTTTGCAGAGTTTATTTGAGATATTATATTATTAGATGCATTTTCAATACTGCTTGAAATTATAGGTCCATCAGCCATAATAATTAGTTTAGTTTATCTTAGGCTCGGAGATTTTTTAATAATAATTCCTCATAGTCAGTACTTTCACTATATTTTTCTACAGCCCTATTTAATATTCTCCACCACCAATAATAATGAAGATTTAATTTAATTGGTGAACCAGATAATGGACATTGATAATCGTCCATTCTTCGATGTATAAATCGCCTCAAAGTAATTACATTTTTAACATTATATATCTGATCTGGAAAATTAGCTGCTGAAAGAATATGAGCCCTATCTAAAGTAATAGGACTACCCGTTTTTAATTGATGAAATTCTTTTGCTGTTAAACATTTATCAAATTGACAAGCTTTTTTATCTCGCTTATCAACTAATTTTTTAGTTTCGATCCAACAAGGATCGTCTGAAGACCTGCGACCGTTGCCATTGCTCATATTATTTATTTAGTAAATTAACTTATTGCCACGGTTCCCAATCATCAAAACCTTTAATAAAGGCTTCTGCATCATCTGAGTCTTCTGGAAAACCGAATTCAAAACCGTATTCATTTAATGAATTTACTAATCTTTCTGCATCTTCATTATCATATCCGTTATCCATTAAATGTTCTACTTTCTCATCGTCGGCCATATTATATTCGTACATTTCAATTAAAACTGAATTATCGTTTACATAAACAGATTCTTTTAATTTTTTAAATTCATTATAAATTTGATCAAATGTTTTTTCCATTTTATTTCCTTTAATAGTTAGTTACTAAATATTATGAGTTTACTATTTGAAAGAATATATGCTAAATCTCTAGAAAATAAAGCTGTAATAAATGATAAAGAAATTCATTTAACTCCTTTAAGAGATGTGTTACGACAAGCTCAAAATTATTTTAAAAGAAACTTATTAGATAAAACTATAATTACTAAAGAAAACAAGAAAATATCTATAACAGAAAAAGGGTTTAATGAATTATTTTTCTCTATTGGAGAAGCATTACGAGGTGGCTCAAAAGGGGCTGCAGATGTTTTTAAATCTAGAGCTGACGATGAAGATTATTGGTATGACATTTTATCTATTGTTGTTTCGTTAGAAGATATTCTCAAAGATATGGAATTTGATTATAGTAAACCAAATTATAAACAAGAAAAGAAACCTAATGTAGAAAGATATGATACTTATTCTTGTGAAGTTTTGATGGATGACGAATTACATGATACTAAAATACGAGTTGAAGTCGATAAAGATAATAAGAAAAAATATTATTTTCATTATATAGATTAGTCACTTAAAGATATTCCCATATAATAAGCAACATCTTCAAACATTTCTTCTGTTAAAGTTTGAGTTCCAGCATATTGCGCAAAACGTTCATAATCTAAATCTTTTACACATTGTCGTAAAAGTGATGCTGATGCTTGTTCAGTTTTATCTAAGCTATTATCATCTCTTTGACCGGCAAGCTCTATTTCTAGCTTATCAAATTTAAAATATTCATTTTCTTTTAATCTGTCATTAAATTCTTTTATATCATTATATTTTTTAGCTGTTTGAAATTCTTTAACCCGATCACTACCACCAAATAAATAACAAACTTTATATCCCATTTTATAAATAATTGATAATGCTTGATATAAATTAGCTGCTTGATCTTTTGAAACTGTAGTATTATCTAAGTCATTAATCATATCTTCAACAAATTTAACTTTATTGTCAAATGGAAGTGGATTCTTTTTTGGATCACAACTACTACTTAATAATAAAATTGCGTCTGCATCTAATTTTATTGCAAGATCATCCATTTGTTTGGCCATTTTTCTATGACCAATTGTAGGAGGATTAAGTCTTCCAAAATTTATTACTGCTTTCATTATAATCCTTTCTCATATTCTACAACTGCTAATTTAGCTTTCATTTTAACTCTATCGTCTTCTAACCAATGAGAATAAACCGGTCTCACTTCACAATGTTTTCTTGCCCACCCACTAAAATCTCGAGGGTAAACTTTTTCTATTACTTCATAATCTTTTCCAACACGTTCTAAAACATAATCATTGTGAACTACATATTTTGGCATACCTTTTGTTGGCTTATCAAACAATGTTCCTTCATTTAATATATCATCAAAAGATTTTATTTTCTTTTCTTTTCTTTTTAATTTATAAACATATTTCATAGCATCTTCTTTAGTTTCAAAATAATCTATAAAGGCATTATCCATAATTAATCCTACTTTTTTATAGCGCATATCTGGATCATAAAATAATTCATACCCTTTTCTTTTTATAAATGGTTCTCTTATCAAAATGGTATCTCCTTATCACCTTTCATCATTGCTAATTCTTCTTGATCTTGTTCGGCCTTTTCTAATTTATTTGAAGTTCTACGAGGATCATCATTTTCTTCAATAATATTTTCATCTTCGTCCCAATCAACATCGATCCATTTTTGTGATGCTAAATAATCTGCTAAGTGTAAACATTTTTCATCAAATTCTTCTGGAGCAGGTGCACCTTTATCGAAATTACCCATGTGAGCATAGACTAATCGGGCTTCATCTTTTAAGCCAATTCGGTGTAATTCCATTCCAGCATCTTTAGCATGATATTTAGATGTATGTTGACTATCATCAGAAGAATACTTAAATATATCATGTGCAAGAGCTGCTATTATCATAGTATCTTGATCTAATTCTGGAAATGCATTACAAATTACTTGAACAAATCTAACTACTGCTTTAGTGTGTTTAGATAATCCAAATTCTTTATTAGCGAATTTTGGATGATATTTTCCAGTAGATGACGCGCTTCCTTGTATATTTTTATATGCTGATGTTCTTAATAAATTTTCTAATTTAGTACGTTTAGAATTATCTTTAATTAAATTTAATTGCGCTTTAAATCTAACGTTAATTGGAGATTCAAGCATGAGTTGTTCTTCATATAAATATTGTTGGTAAATCTCTTCAAATAATTTTATCATTTTATTTCCTTTAACTTATTTTTATATGATCAGCAATTTTTGTAATTAAATTAGATCCTTTTTCATCTACAACTGATAATGGATATTTTGCAGCACGAGATAATAAACAAGTTAAATTAAAAATTAAATTTTGTTTAACATTCTTAGGTTTTGCTAATTGAGTTCCCTCAAACTTATTTTTTAAATTACTTAAAAAATTTATCAACTCATCTCTAAATAAAGAAGATTTTGAACCACGTGCTGTTTGTATTTCGTTTAATTTATTTAAATAATAAATTTTATAAAAAGTATTTTCTCCCAATCTTTGTAATAATTTTGCATAATTTTTTATTTTTTCATTAGGTGAAGTTCCCGTATAGGAAGAATTTTTAAATATATTTTGAAATTTAATTAAATCTTCACCATATTCATCTAAAATTTCTCTATTACTTATATCTTTATCTTCTAATTTTTCAGCTATTTCTGTTATAAGTAAATTATCATTTTCAGAAAAATTAAATAAATTATAATTTTCAAAATCATTTTTACTTCTTGAACCTAATAAATTATTTGTATATAAAATAGAATAAAAATCTTTTAATTTATTTATAGATGATAATTCATCTTTTAATCCATTAGAAAATCTACCAATTTTTGCACCTGTTAGTGAATCTGTTCCTGGCATAGCTTCCATTTGTTGTGCTTCATCCTCTGATTTTCTTTTAAATAATAAATTCATAGATTTTAAATGAGTACTAATATACCCATCATCAGAAGTTCTTAATGTTAATATTGCTCCGGAAGGCTGATCTGATATAGAATAATTTTCAATAAATGTACTTTTTAATCCTATTTCAAAATAAACGAATTTTTTTAAATCATCAGTATTAAAATATTGTTTATTTTTATTATCTCCAGCTATATAAAAATTTCCTTTTATTATAGAAATATCATATGTATTATAATCATTTTTTTTAAGTGAAATAGGAATATATTTTTTATTTAAAAATAAATTATTAGAATTTTGAATATATTTCTCTGCTGAAGTTCCACTTTTTACCGATTTTCCAAACTCTATAACTTCTCCTATGTGATCTTTTGCAACGAAAAAAATATCAGCTGGTAATATAGAATCTCTATCTATTCTTTTATTATTAGAAGTTATTAAAGTTACTTTTTCTAAAACATTTTTTAATTTATCTATATCTTCTCTAGAAAAACTTTTTTCTAATTGATTATATGTAATACCATCAATATAAGAAGGATGAATTAAAAAATAATCTTCTAATTTTAATGCACCATCTTTATATAAAGTAGTTAAAGAATTAAATATTTTTCTATTATCATCAATACTATCAAAGGATTCGATCCAACTATCAATAAAAGATGAAATTCTACCTACGTTTACTGGGTATTTATTATTCATTTCTATTTTTTTAGGATTGTCTCTATCAAGAATTTTATTAAATTCTTCAATACATTTTTGTTCATCTGTAATATCACCTTTTTCAGAAATATAACTATCATTAAGTGCAATTTTTACACCCTGTTTAATTATTTTTCCCAAAAAATATTCTTGTAATACAGTAATATCTGATTTTTCAAATTTTTGTTCACCTAATTCTAATCTAGCTAGGCTTTGTTTTGTTTTACCAGCCTTTATAAAAGCTGGTATCAATTCTTTTGGTGGTGCACTTCCAGTTCCTCTTATAGCTAAACTTCCGTCATTGAAAATTGCTATTTTTTCTCCATCAATATCTTTTTGAAAATTACTATATTTTAATAAAAAAGGTTTTAATTCTTCGTTTTTAGGTCGTGAAGCTCTATTTAATGGGTGTACACTTATTTTAGTTTCATATCCAGTTTTTGTTTGACTAGAAGTTTTATTCCAAAATAATAAATGTGAAAATTCCTTATTTAATTTTTTACATAAATCACTTAAAAGATTATTTCCTAAGTTTTCTAAAAATTCATTTTTAGGTATATTTATTATTGAAACTGGTGCAGATCTTGGATCTAATTCTTTTTTAGAAATTTTAGCAGGTTTCGATTTTATTTTTTCTTTTGTATTTAAACTCTGAGTTAAAACTTTTTCTACTTTAGATTTAACTTTCCCATTTTTAACTATAGATTTGATTATAATAGTATAAGTACCATCTGATTTAGTTCTTAATTTTGCTTCCATAGAATTATCAGTATATTTATCTTTTATATTTTTTAAAGCTCTTTTAGCAGAATCTAAATTAGTATAAGGTTCTATTCCAGTACCAGAAGTTCCGCGCATTCCTTCTTCACGTTCTCTTGGACCAACATATTTTTCTTGTTCTAATAATTTTTCTATAAGTTGATCATTTTCTATTAAATCATCTTCAATTTCTTCTAATGCTAACTCGGCTTCTTCTTCAGTTTCAAAAGTTAAAATTATTTCTTCTATTTCTTCACTTTCAGTAATTCTTTCAAACCCCTTAACAACATCAGGTGAACGATTAAAATAACTAAATGCTGATCTATCTACCATCTTAACAAATTTACCATCATTATCACTAATAACAAAACCTTCACCATTAGTAACTTTCATCCCGCCAGATCTAGTATTGACTCTTGTAATCCACTCCTGTGATTTATTAAATTGATCTATTAGAATTCCTTTTATATGAGTAGCAAATTGAAGTCCTCTAGCTATCTCTTGAATTAAATCTTTATTATTTTCTACAATAAAATGTAATTCTTTAGATGTAGAACTAATACTATCTCTTTTATTATCTCTTCCTTTAACTGTTTTTAATTTATCTAATCCAGAATATGCTTTATGCATTTTTTTAGTAATCCAATCATGGAGTTCTTCTATAAAAGTACTTGTTTCTATTTCTTCACCTTTGTCAACTTTATGATTTTGTAAAGTCATCATATAGAATTGAATAAATTCTTCATTACTAACTAAATTTTCATATTCATCATGGTTAATTAATCTATTACAAATATTTTTTAATTCTTCGATACCATTAAATAATCCTTCAGAAGCATTTTTATCTAATGTAACTTTCCCACTTAAATCTGGTAAACGAGCATCAATAACAAAAGCCCAATCTGGAACATTTTGTAATTCATCAATTCTAACATCATTAGACTGTTGTGGAGATTTTAAACTTCCTCTATAACGAGTATGAAAAACTATTCCAATTTCTGTTGTAGCAATCCTAGCTGCTAAATTAGTATCTGCTGGAGCAGCGTAGGCTAAAGTATTGGGTTGAACATAAACATACTTAACACCCTCAGCTTCAAATGTTTTATAGTCACCATGGGTCCAAAGCATATCACCTTGCCAAATTTCTCCAGGTGGAATAATCTCTTCTTGTGCAAGTTTAAGTGCTGCTTTCATTTTTTCTTTTAAACCTTCAGCCCTACTATCATTATTTATATCTTCATTAGAATAATAAACTTTAGGATTTACATTAAAAAGTGATTTTGTACTTATACCTGGGGCATTTAAGTCGGCTGTTCTTGTCCACATTGTGATTGCTGGAGCTCCGTCCCATTTAACTGTGGGGCGTGGTTGTGAAGAATCGGCCGTTCCTTCTACAATTTCTAATGCATGATTAAAAAATCCGAGCATTCTTTTAATATAATCTTGACCTAATAATAGGCTATCTTCAATATGAAGGGCATGGGTATTTGCTTCCCGTAATTTTATATTTTTATATCTTTCTTGTAATGATAACATATTATTTAGTTAGATAGATTTACAATAATGTTTGAATAGCTAAATCTAATATCTTATATAGATTATTATGAGAATTAAACAAGAAGATCTAGAAAAAACATTTAATTGTAAAATTTTCTTTAAAAATGAAAGATTTTTTGCTGAATTTTCTGATGGATTAGTTATTGCGGCAAAAAGTTTATCACAACTTAAAGCTAAACTTATAAAAGTAGATTGGAAATAGATTTTGAACATGTAATCTAAGTTTCTTATATAATATTTGTAAGGGAGATTATATTATGGGAATGTTTAAGGAAGAAGCTTATCAGTTCGAAACTCTTTATGAGAACCAACCGAACTTAGGATATAATACTGGAAATCAAAATCATTCTGGCGCACTTCAAGAAATCCGTAATTGGATGACAGAAATGAAAGATATGCGTTATAATGTTACTTATTTTTCATATATAGGTTTAGAAGTTACCGACCCAACTTTGTATCATAAACGTCAAGACACATATTTTATCGCCTGGGAAGAAGATGAAGGCATGATTCGCGGGACAGAATATATTGTTCTTACTACAAAAAAGGCTGACGGAACAAAAACAGTAACTTTAAATGGTCGAGCCGCATCTTATACTCCAAAACAATTTAGGATGAAAAAGTAAATATGAAGAAACCAAGATGTAAACCTGAATTTTATCTTCATAAATTAAAACTTGAAGGAAATATAGAATCTTATTCAAAAAATGATTTGATTAAATTACTTATTGAACTTTATAAGCTCGACCCAGAAATGGCAAGAGTAACTGTTGGATGTGCTTGTTTAGCATGGAAATATGACGGAATAAAATTAAGGGAAATATAATGGAATGTCGAACACGAGATCAAGTTGAAGAACAACTTGAAGGTCTTTTAAAATTACATGGAGTTCAGCCAAATTATTATGTAATACAATGTTTAGCTGATTATGTTGAAGAAATAGTTCAAGAAGAAATTGATGAAATAGTTTATGATGTAAAAGGCATCGTAAGTTAATTTAGAATAAGGAAAATAATTATGTATACAAAAACCAAGAAAATGTCGATTTTTACCAGAATACTTATAGCAACTATTTATAGAAATAAGAAAGGACATACACATTCAAATCAAGAAGTTGATGGGACTACCAAACTTGTTCTTCATACTTTTTTAGGTGATTTTGTACGTCATGAAAATAATTTTTGGTATATAGAAAAGGGAGAGTAATATGAAATACGGATCAAGTGATATTAATGAAAAAGTTTCATCAACAGAGAAAGTTATTTCTATGTTTTATGAAATAGAAAAAACTCAAGGAACAAATAATAAAAAAGCACTTCTTAAAGAATTTGAAAATGATACTGAGTTTGTTAAGACGCTTCGTTGGTATTTTAATAATCTCATAATTACTGGAATTGCCGCGAAAAAAGTAAATAAAGAATTTTATCATGATATGGGTGATATGCCTATTGATAATCTTGGTGAACTTTTAGAATATTTAACTGTAAATAATACTGGTAGAGATTCAGATATTGCAACTGTACAAGCTTTCGCAGTTAAATTTGATGGAGATACAGAAGAAGGAATATATCGCCTTGCAACTAAATCTTGGGATAAAGGTCTCGGTATTGGCCGTACAGTTTGTAACTCAGTTTATGGTGATGATTTTATCCCAATGCATGAAGTAATGCTTTGTCAAGATTACTTCAGTGATCCAGACTATTTTGTTGGAAAGTCATTCGCAATTCAGGCAAAGCTCGACGGCTTCCGCATGACAATATTCAAAAAAGGTAACAATGTAAAAGTTCTCAGTCGTAGTGGAAAAGACCAAACTGGTAATTTCCCTCTCATAGAAAAAGATGTGTTAAATGCATTTCCCGGAATTGATGTAGTTCTCGATGGTGAAAGAATGCCAGTCGGTTTTATGGAAATGGATAGCAAACAGCAATATAAACTCGTTTCTGAGTCCACACGAAAAGGTGGCTCGAAGGAAGTTTGTTTAGCGGTTTACGATTTTATGCCTCTCAAAGATTGGAATTCAAAGAAATGCAATCAAACTTATTCTGAGCGCTATGCAAATTACAATGCCGTTATTGGAAAAAAATACAAGTATCTCTTTGCACTTCCTGCTCTCTATATTGGTGACAATGTTTCTGAAATTGAAAACTGGTTGAATTGGGCGAAGGAAAATGATAAGGAAGGCGTCATTGTAAAAGATATGGACGCAATGTACGAATGGGATAGAACAATCGCATGTGCTAAAGTGAAATCATTCTTTGATATTGATTTACCAATTGTTGGATTTAACGAAGGCAAGGGCAGACATAAAAATTCGCTTGGTGCAATTGAAGTTGAATATAAAGGGAATATAGTAAAAGTTGGAAGTGGTTTTTCTGATATAATGAGAAAAGAAATTTGGAATAACAAGAAAAACTATTTAGGAAAAATAGCAGAAATAGTTTATTTCGAAGAAACATCAAATAAAGCTGGTGGAATTTCGTTAAGATTCCCAACTTTCAAAACGATCAAAATAGGAGATTAATATGAATATGTATCAAGTTAATGTAGGTGGGTTTATTTATTTCGCAAAGGCTACTTCACAAGAGCATGCTGAACAAAGAGTGTTTGAAATGTTAAGTAATCCTAATATAAAACCTAGCGATTTATATGAACTTAATAACTAAGAAACAACGTGATCTAAATATAGATCCACTTATTGGAGTAATTGCTACGTTAAAAACACAACCATATAGAATTGATGATTGCATTAGAACATTAAAAGATGTAATAATGAAGCTTTCTCTGAATACAGACGATATAGAATTAAACCAACGATATCGTAATATTCTACGAAAGAAATTATATCAAAGAAGGAGATATAAATGACAAGTTTTCTTACAGGTCTTTGTGCTGGTATAATAGCATCAATTGTTGTTACTACTATAGGGCTTCCAATATGGATGAATGTTATTATAATATTTTCCACAATATTTATTACTCGAAGTTTTTATGATGCTATAAATAGGAAATAATTATGATGAATCAATTCGAATTTGGAAGTCAAGTTTATAAAGATATTTTTTCTCCAGCTAAAATTACTAAAGAGATGATAATAAATGGACTTCAAGATAATAAAGTGTCATTAGGAAATGCAGAAATAAGAGAAGAAGATAATCCAAAAATATTTGAAGCATTAAAAATGTTTGTATTATTAGATGCAAAACAGAAAGCAATAGAGGCTAAAGAAAGCGAGTTATTTGACTAATGCCATCATTAAATAAATATTTTGATCAATGGATTAAAGATCATAATAGAGAATTAAATAAAAAAATATGGGCCGCACTCGATAAGTGTGGCTTACCAAAATGTAATACTTGTATTCATAATTTATCTACTGATTCTTTATGCGATTCTTGTGAAAGATATAAACAAAATTTAAAAACTACACAGTGGTTATTTGATGATGAAGAATATTTTAAAATATTTGGAAATAAGATATGATGCCTAACAAAAATTGGTTAGACGATTATAAAAAATGGGTTGCAAATTATTCATATAAAGGAAAAGTCCCACCACCATTAGAAAAAATAAGAACAGGACCATGTGATAGAGGTTGTTATGTTTGTGGATATGCTTCTGATGTAAATAAGTGTGAAAAATATAATAATACTTTAAAAAAAGAAATTTGTATAGAACATAATGGAAGAAAAATTTATTTAAATATCCCAGAACATATGAACTTGGATGATTATGAAGAAATAAATGGTATTAGATATTATAAAGATAATGATAGAGAAGTTGGATATCCAACACAATATTTAATAGATTATTACTTTTTAAGAGAAGAAGAAAATATTTTATTCGATTAGTTAATTTATATTAAAGGAATAATGTATGGCAAATCATAGATATAGTGCCAGTCGTTTTGGAACTTATAGTTCTTGTTTAACAAAATATAAACTCACTTATATTGACGAATTGGTAGTAACGGGTAGAGAATCTGACTTACAAGAAAAAGGTTTAGCGTTTCATGAAATAGCTGAACAGATGGATTCTAAAAAGACTATTAAAAAGCTAAATAAATTAGCTGAATCTATTTTAGAAGAAAAAAATATAGATCAAGAAAAATATCCAGTTGCAAAAGCAATTCCCAGATTTTATATGTGGTGGCATGAATATATTAAAAAATGGGAAAGTGAAGGGTATGTTCTTTTTAAAGAAAATTGGGAATATAATTCATTATCTGGTAAAGCCCTTTGTGGTGCAATAGATATGCTTCTTGTAAAAGAAGATACTAAAGATGTAGTAATTATCGACTTTAAAACTGGCTCGAAGGCTAATATAGCTGGATATGAAAATCAATTACTTTTATATGTCTATATGGTTGGAAAAAGATTAAAAATAAAAGATAAAGATTTAGCTAATAAAATTAAAACTTATTTATTTTTCCCATTAGCTGGGATTAAAGAAGAAGATATTGATAATCCAGAATCTACAAAAAAATTTATGAATAAAAGTTTTAAACAACTTATCTTCACTCCAGAAGATGTAGATAATGTTATAAAACAATTTACTGATATAGTTATTAAATCTGAAGAAACAAATTGGGAAGAACTAGATTTAGAAAAAAATGCAACTATGAGTTTTGGTTGTAGTTGGTGTCCATTTTTAGGCCATCCTACATATTGTCCTGCTTCGTATAAAAATGGATTTAAATTTCCTCGAAAAGCGAAAATAATGACCAAAACAGAATTTAAGGAACTTCAAACTTGATTATAAGTAGTATTATATTTTTAATAGCAATAATAATCACATCTTTTTTATTTTATAGGGTGGGTTATTCTAATGGGCGAGAGTCAGTTTTTAAATATTTTCATAATAAAAAGCCAAAAAATCCAACATCGATGCCCGGCGGAATTTTAGATTGTTATCATCGCCCACCAAATAGTAATTGTGCAGAACATTGTTTAGAAGATTGTAAGTATTTTAATGTTTACAATAACTAAATAATATGAATGATTATTCTGAATTTGATGTGTCTCGAGAACTGTTATCTGAAGCTCGAATATTAGGAAAAACAGTTGATGAAGACACTGCTTTAGGCACTTTAACACAAAACCCACATTCTAAATTAGAATTGTTTGCTATTAATGACAAAGAAGTCGATATTATATTAAAAGAAAATATTTCCCTTCAAGAAAGAATTGCAACAAGTTATTTAGATGCAGAAAAATTTTCAGATAAATTAGCAATAATAAACCCAAATGTTGTTCATTCTGATGAACTCGATGTCAAAGAAGGTAAAGTTTATTATGATTCTACTCAGGGATTTTTAAAAGCTGAACCAACTAAAGAAGGTTTATCAAAACTTGTATATTGGCTTAAAACATATCCACAAAAATTTAAAAGTTGTTTTATTAAGTTTATAAGGGGTGATGAAGCAATAAAGGCTCAAGTTGTAAAAGATGGTGGTAATACATACTCAGATGAAAACAAAAGAGGAAAAGGTATAGGCCAAGATTCTAAACCAGAAAATATTTTATTAAAATATATTGGCCCTTCTGGCCAAATGGTGCCAGGATTAAATAGATCTTATATTAAAGGTACAAAAGTAGAAGTTCCAGCTGAAATGGCTGATCAATTAAGACAGACAAAATTATTTGAGGAGATAGAAATGGAAGAAAATAGAATGAGAGAAGATTTTTCAGAATGGGATGTAAGTGACGATAATCTTAAAAAAGAAGTTTTACAAGAAGGTGGTCACAGAGTTAAAATTCCAGAAGAAGATAAAGAAAGAATTGTACATCTAATTTGTTTAATTAAAGATCCTCAAAAAAGACTATCTGAGTGGAATGATATTTTATTACGCATACAAGAAAGAAATGCAAAAGATGCAGCAAAAGCTGAAAAGAAAGCAGCTGCAATTTCTATTAAAGAAAGTATTGATAAAACAGAAGATGATATGTTAGATTGTATAGATGCTGCTTATGGAAAATTTGGTGATAAAGTAGATGAACTTATTACTGAATATGGTGGAAATTTACCAGATTCTGATACTTGGTGTGAAGGTGTTGAAGACATTGAAGGTCTTTATTATAAAGTTAGAGATGTAGTTAAAAAACAAGCAACATGGGATCCTGTAACTTATAAATCATGGGGTGGTACTGAATATCTTAGAAACATTTGGGATCTCGAATGGGATAAAGCTGGTAAAACTTTAATCAATGCGAGGTATAGATGAAAACTTTTAATGAGATATTAAAAGAAAGTTCTGTTACTAATAATGGTATTATAATAGGAGATGTAAAATTTTATTGTAGAAAAAGTGATAGTAAAGACCGATCTTGGGGTAATAATTCTCCATACTATGATTTAATTTTAGATGGACCAAAAGGAAAGAGAATTATAAAACAATGGGCTTGTTGGAAATCAGGTAAATATGGTGGAGGTATGGGTCCGTTTGCAACTAGATCACAAAAAAGATATACTATAAATACTGCTTGTGGGTTTAATGGTGGTGGAGAATCTATTTCTGGTCCAAATCCTAGAGAAACATCTACTAAAGCTATGGAAAAAACACCTCAATTAAAAATATGGGAAGGAAATAGTCTTAAAAATAGTATTCTCAAAAAATATGGAGAAGAATATCTTGATGTTGGTGGTGACCCATCAATTTTAGATAATTTATGGGATAAATATCCGTTTAAATCTACTTTTGAAGAGGATGATGAATTTTAATGAAAGAATTTAATGAAGTTTTAAATGAATCTAATGAACCCGAACTTCCTAGAATGTTAAAAACAGGAAAAACTAATGATTTGGCATACGAATTAACACAAGAACTTATTAGGCATGTTAAAAATTATAATAATCCTCAAGAGGGATTACTTAATGCTAAAAAAGTATTAAAGTTTATATATTCAGAAATAGAATTAGAATCCTGGGGAAATTAAAAATTACAACTCAAGAAATAAATGAATTGCATATAAGAGCAGTTCAAAAACATCGTAAATTAGTATCTAAATATCTCGAAAAATTTGCTTTATCGAAATTAGGTGAAGAATTAGGATTTTCTTATTCTGACGCGGAAGATTTAGCATATACTCACGATAAAGATAAATTAGAAAATAAAGAACTTTTTGATCAATATAAATATATTTCATATCTTTATTATTGTAAAAAACATGATTTAGAATGTGAAATAGAATATACTAAAGAAATGGACGACGCTACTCAAGATCACATTATAAATAATAAACATCATGCTGAATATTGGGATAAAAATTATAGACCAGTTGAAGTTACAGATTTTAAAAATAGAGATAGCACAACTATAAACTCTGTATCTGGAAAAAATATGCCAGATGAATCAATAATAGAAATGGTTTGTGATTGGAAAGCTGTTGGAGATTCTCGAAATAATAAAGCAATTGAATGGGCTGATAAGGTTAAAAAAAATAAAAGATACGTTTTTACTGATGATCAGTGGGATTTTATTTACGAAATATTAGATGTTATAGATAATTAAAATCTTATTCATGACCAATTTGCTTATTTAATAAGAAACCTTCTAAATCTTGAGGAACAATTTTATAAATTATATCGCCTGGTCGTAAATCCATTAAATAACGAATTCCATTGATGTTGAGCCAAATATCATCCATTTCATTCATTCCATATTGTTCATGCATACAAGCCCAAAATCTAGCTAAATCTCGTGATGTAATCTCATATTCAGAAGGGATTTGAGAAATTGCTCCTGTATTGTAATTATGTAGTGGGTCTGGAAATAATTGACCATCTATATCTAAAACTACACTATCATCAAAATAATCGTATCGTGATCTAATTTAAGTATCCTCCTTTTTAATTTAGTACTAAATAATAAGCAAAAAGGAAGCGCTAACTTCCTAATTGCTCTAACACAATGAACTGTAAGGAGTATCATCATGTCTAATAATATAGTTGGAATTTATAAAGTTACAAATTTAATTAATCAGAAGTTTTATATAGGTATGTCTAAAAATATTTTTAAAAGATGGAAAGTACATAAAAATTTAAAAAGAAAACTTAAAACATATTTTGATTTTGCTTTATTAAAATATGGAACAGAAAATTTTAAATTTGAAATTATTGAAGAATGTGAAAGTGAAAATATTAATGAAAAAGAAATTTATTGGATTGCAAAATTAAAACCAGAGTATAATCTTACAAAAGGTGGGACAGGTGGTGATACTTGGTCTTTATTATCTGAAGAGAATAAAAAATTAAAAATTGAAAAATTAAGAAAAAGTTGTAAAATAAGTCATAATACTGAATCTTATAAAGAATATGCAAAAAAAGCCGTATTAGGTAATAAAAATCCAATGCATAAAAATAACTTTACTTTTACACCCGAATTGCTAGAAAAATGGAGGCTTTCTCATTTAGGTGAAAAAAATGGAATGTATGGAAAAAAACGATATACTAACGGAAAAGAAAATATAGTAGGAATAGAATGCCCTCGAGGATTCAGGCCAGGCATAACCCATTCCATTATTAATAAATCCAAACTCTAAACTCTGATCTCTGATTTTGTTTCCTTTTTAAATTTATCTTTAAAAACGAAAGAGATTTCGAGATCAAAATGATATTATACATAAAAGTTAATATAATTATATGAGAGATGAATTAAGATTAAAGTTAAAAGGATTACTTCCAGAAAAATTTATAATAGACTCTGCCATTGACTATCCTGAAGATGGTGCTTGCAAAGTTAGGGGTAAAATAGGTCAATGGGCAGTTCTTATCGAATGGCATTACTTAGAAAATGAGGAAATGTGTTGGCTTGAAACAGTTGGTTTAGATTCTCAAGGAAATAAAGGCGAATGTTTAGTAGATAATTTATATAGAGTTCTAAGTGGATTAAGTTAATATATTTATAAAATTATATTGGAGGAATAGGTGATAAGTTTTACAATTAAAACAGATCAATTAAGTAGAATTAAAATTTTACAAGACTACATTAAAAAAATGGAAACATTTTCTTCTTTAGATAAAAAGCAAGTTTTTGTATTAGAGAATGATAAACTTACTATTTTTGGAAAAGCAGATAGTGCCGGAGCTGGTCATATTGAAGCAACATTTGATATTTCTAATTTAAATAAAAGTGAATCTTTTGGTTTTGAACTAGATAAGTTTATAAATTATTTAGAAAAATGTAAATCTGATGAAATAAATATCAGTATTGCAAATAATAAAATTACATTTAAAACCAAAACAAATAAATTGATAATAAATGAAGCTTTAGTATTTACAGCATTAGATCCACAAGTTTTAACTGAATTAAAAGATAATATTAAAAATAAATTGGCTCTCCCAGAATTCAAGAAACCAATTGAAATTAAATTAGATCATAGAGATTTAATTACTGAATTAGGCACTATGACCAAGCTTCAAGATACAAATCATCAAATACTTTTAGGTAAAGATTTTATTAAATCAGCTGATACTTTATGTATATTAAGTTTAAAATCTTCTTTAACTATTGTGCAAACAGATGAAGAAGTATTTATAGATAGAGATATAACTTCTATATTTAAGAATACAGATTCTTTTAAAATATCTTCTGATAAAAAATATTTTTATTTTGATATTCAGAATTATGGTATTAAATTGATATTTGTACCAAAAACATTTAATTGGTCATTTCCAACAGATCAAGATATTATTGATATTAGTCCAGAAGCTAAAAAGCTAATAACTTTAAAAATAAATACAGAAAGATTTTATGAAGAACTTTCTAAGTTTGAAGGGGTTTTTGAAACTGGAACTTGGAGATATGGTCAAATAAAAATTAGAACACCTAAAGGTTTTAAAGATGAATTAGAATTATCTTTTGATAATAGTATAACAGAAGTATTTACTACGTTACCAATTACTATAACATCTAATACAGATAAAACAGATAATTTTGAATTTATGATCCCAACTATTCATTTTAAATCATTAAAATCTATTTTATCTAGTGAAGATACTTTTACATTTAAGTATTCATCTTCAAAATTAAGTGACCCAAATGGTGTTGCAATAATTATAGAAAATACTAATGCTAATATTATTTTAGCCAAAATGGAGGAATAACTTGAAAATTAGAAATGGTTTCGTTAGTAACAGTTCATCAAGTTCATTTATTATAATTGGATTAAGAGTACAAGATATTGAAGAATCTTTAATTAAATATGCTAAAGAGTTTTGTTCTGCCGCATTTTATAATGAAAAATTAAGTATGTTTGAATTAGCTGAACACCTTGGTGTAGATTATGATTGCGACGGTGATGATAATGATGGTGTTATTGGTAGAACAATTGCATATGTAGATTATGAAGATTGTTGTATAGAAAGAGAAATGATATCTGTAAAAAATATTGTTGAAGAACCAAAATTAAAAACTTTATTTGATATTACTGGTAAAACTAAAGATGATTTAGTAATATTATCTGGTAATGGTGAAGCATGAACAAAAAATTAATTATAGAAAGATTAAAATCTTTAAAAGTAATAGCTGATAATTTTTTAGATGAACAAGATTTTGATGAATATACAGATAGGGAAATTTATACTCAAGTAATTGAAATATATGAAGATGGTATAAACAATTTAATAGAGGATATTGATAATGAAGATTAGAATTAGTTTTGTTAGTAATAGTTCTTCTGCATCTTTTATAATAGATAAAAGAACTATATCACAAGATCAATTAATTTTAATATTAAATCATAAAGATAGTGGTTTAGAATATGCTAATACTGATGCTTGGGAATTAGAAGATGGATTAAATTATTTAAAAGGTTCTACAATTATAGATAATTTTGATATGCGAAGATTTCTAAAAAGTATTGGGATTAAAAAGGTTCACGAGTGGGAATCAGATAATGATGATTGGGAAGGATGGGATTTAAAATGAAAATAAGAAATGGGTTTGTAAGTAATAGTTCTAGCAGTTCTTTTGTTATTGCCTTTAACGGTGATAGAATAGGATTAGAGAAAAAAATAAAAGATGTATTTGGAATGAAGTTTAAACATCCAATAAAATTCCCAGATTTATCTGGATCTATAATAAATTGTATTAGTGAAGAATATTCTGATATAGATGGAATAAAAGAATTTATGGATTATTTTGACATGGAAGATGAAAAAGATGGTCCAGATGAACATGTACAAGCAATAAAGTATCTTAAAAAAGGTTGGATAATTTGTACTGGAGAATTTTCAGATCAAGATGATCCAGAAGAAGCACTTTTATGTAATTCAGAAATAGAATATAAAGATAAAGATTTATATATCTCTTCTCCAGAAGGCTACTAAGTTAATATATAAATATAACCGAGGTGAACGGTTATAAATTATATTCATCGGTTCCTTAAAAAGGAACGGCGGTAGGAATATCCAAAACTGCCGCCAACTTTTTCTTTTTGCTACAAAAGAAGTAAACCTAAAATGTAGCTTACCTCCAATCCGACTCTCCCTTCGGGGAGAGTATTTTTTACTAAATATTAAGAAGGATATATGAAAAAGATATTTTTAATTTTATTAGTTTTATTTATAAGTTCTACAATATATGCACAATCAGCAAATTATCAACAATTGGCACAAGACGCTGCAAGAAACTTATCAAGAAATGAACAAGAGTATAATAGATTATTAGCATTATTAAATGAATCACAAAATAATTCTCGTTTTATAAGTTTTCAAACTAGATTAAATGGTTTACAAAGACAGATTGAAGCACAAGAAAAAATAGTTGAAGACTTAATAAATAGACCAGCTGTTATAGTAAATATAAGAAATGCATTAGATGAGTTAGTTAGACTTAATGACAGATATAAATCAGTAGAAGCCCAATATCGTGAATGGCTTAATTCTTTAAGATGATAATAAAACAAATAGCATATTCAGTAGCAAAATGTTTTGAGTGCAATTCATTTATAATTTATAAACCAGGTTCAGACGGTTTTCCAAATGTTTGCGAAAAATGCGGTGTTAGATATGATGTACATTTAACTCAAGAACAAAGAATGCAAATGGAAAGAATGAAACAACATCCCGGACATCATACAACTATGAATGTTCATACAATTAAGTTTTAGTTAATTTAAATAAATGAGTAAAAAAGCAAAAATTATATTAAAAATAATATCATTTTTATTATTTATTTTTATTGGTTCATTTATTAGTGTTCATATTCCAACAACTGATGTTGGAATAATAGCATTAGCTTTAATAGGAACACATTTACTAACAGATCATCTTGGAGATCATAATGAAAATAATAAGTCATAGTGCAGAAATAATTTATCCAGAAACAGAAGAAGATTGGTTACGGGAAGCAAAATTTATAGAATTAGCAGCCCGTAATTGTTATAAATCTGAAGATAAAATAACAAAAGATAGTTGGCGATCTATGGTTAAAATGCTCAAAGAAAAAGAGCATGGAGCAATGATAGAATTTGGAAATATAATTGTTAGAATTATAACTGATATTAGATCTAAACGAGATATAACACGACATCGCTTATGTAGTTTTGCAGTTGAATCAACTCGTTATTGTAATTATAGTAAAGAAAAATTTGGTAAAGAAATTACAGTAGTACAACCAACTGAAATATGGAATAAAGAATCAGTTCAATACGAAACTTGGAAACAAGCATGTGAAAAAGCCGAATGGTTTTATTTTACAATATTAGCTGAAGGAGCTAAAGCAGAAAATGCGGCTACTACACTTCCATTAGCAACTAAATCTGACATTGTTATGAAATGTAATTGGAGAGAAATGCTTCATATATTTAAGTTAAGAGGAAAATATTCTAAAGCACATCCAGATGTTAAATTTAATTTTGAAAAATTACAAGAAAAATGTATAGAAAAAATGCCGGAGGTTTTTACATGAAAGAAAGATGTGGTTATCATAATAAAAATGATACTTGTAATTGTACTCTTCTTTGTAAAGAGATAAAATGTATAGCAATTAAATCTAATCATTTAAATGTAGAAGATAAAGCTCTTAATATGATAGAAAATGGATTCGAATATTTAAAAGAAATAAAACAAGAAAGAAAAAGGTTAATTTAACTAAATAAATAGAGTCGCTGTAAAAAGGACTTACAATTCAAATAGGAGGAATTGCGTTATGAATTCTAAAACTACAAAAGAAAAATTTAGAGATCTCATTAGTACTTATGAAGTACACAAAGCGAATTATTGTCATATTAGTCCATATAATAGTGGAACACTTACTGATAATATAATAAATATTGATAATACTTATGTTGGAGATAAGTTCGATTATCAACCTACACCACACGATAATCCATTTCACAGGGGTTGGGGAGGTCACAATCCTAATATAACTCCAGTGCCTTATATTCCTGATAATAAACCATATAGAGTTTGGACTACAGATGGTAAAAATAATTCTTGGCAAAATTTTGATATGGAAGAATATGAAAAAATTTTAAGTGATTTAAATAAAAATGCACCCAATAAAGTAGACAAAGATTTAATAAATACTAAACTACCTTATAATGTTAAAGTTGATAATTATAAAAATTTAATTTATGAAATTGCCGTAGCAGGTTTTACTACTAAACAGATTAGATTATCTCTTAAAAAAGATGGTTTTTTATTAAGACTTTTACCAAAGAATGATGATGATGATTTAATTGGTGATGAATTTAAATATCTTTGTCAAGGATTAAAAGAAACGGAGCAAAATATAGACATATTTATAGATTGGGATGAATATGATAATAAAAGTTATAATTGTAAACTTAATTATGGAGTTTTAAGTATTAAAGTAAATAAAAGAGAAGAACTTCTTAATAAAATAAATATTGAAGACAATACTGAAGAAGAAAATATCTTATTAGATTAAAGTTAATTTATAATTATGTTTCAATTTGGAAAAATAAAAACGACTGAAAAACCTAAACAAAATCTCGAAAAATTTGATTGTTTATTAAAAGAAAATTATCAACCAGGAGAAAAATATTTCTTATTTCTGGTTGATGATATTTTACATAAAGCTTATCTTGATCTTTTAATAAAAGATATAGAAAAATCTGGAATTAAATCGTATAATATTGTATCAGCAATTTCTATTAAAACTCCAAAAGAAGAATCTACAGAATATTTATTATCTGTAGAAAGTGATTGGAGACGGTATATAGAATTTAATTCTAAGTGTGATGCAATAATTGCATTTGGTTCAGTAGTTCGTATATTAAATAAATCTGCAGATGTAACTTATTATGATTTTATTGAAGATAAATTTAATAAACCTCGTTATTTTTGTGGTTCAGAATTTGTAAATGGACCAGATTGTTGGATTTATCCAGTGGCAAGTGTCAAAGATTTATTTCCACTTCATCACGGCCAAAATGATCCAACAAATTTTTTAACTCGTATTTTTAGAGAAAGATTAAAAAGAATACAAAAAGATGATTTATCTTTTAAAGATTTAGATTTAAGAGATTATAATATAATTTATGTAGATAATAAAGAAGATACTTCAAAATATTTAAGAGAATTAGTAAATGCAGATTTATTAGCTTATGATTCTGAAACAGATGGATTAGATTTTAATAAAAATATAATTGGAACAGCTCAGTTATCGACTGATGGTATAAACGGTTATATATTTGAATGGCAAAATATAGATAGAAGATTACTTAAACAAGTTTTAATTACAGCAAAAAGAATAACAGGATCTAATTTAAAGTTTGACTGGAAATTTATGTGGAAGCATGGAATATCTCGTGATATAAATTTTACAGATGATATAACTTTATTATCACATGCAATAAATAGTAATCGTTCTAAAGGTTTAAAACCTGGTGCAATATTTTATGTTGGAAAATTTGTAGGTTATGATTTAGAATTAGATAGAATAAGAAAAAGATTAAAAGTAGAAAACTTTTTACAAATACCAAAAGATATTTTAATTAAATATGCAGGATTAGATCCAATAGTTGCTTGGCGACTCCAAGTAGCATTAGATAAACATGTTAAATGGATAGATAAAAATATTCCTAATGAAAAAGATTCTTCTTGGACAATAGAACGTTGGTATAAAGAAGTAATGATTCCAAATGCTATTTGTGTAACTAATACCGAATTTGATGGAATTTATTTTAAGCCTGAGATATTTGATGAGTCAGAAAAAATTATTAAAGATAAAATAGCAGAATTAAAAGCTGAATTAGTTAAAGAGTGGAATGTACCTGAAACTTTTAAATTTGAATCTACTAAAGAATTAGGTTTATTATTTAAACATATGGGTTGGCCACTCATTTCTGAATCTAAAGCTGGTGGTTATGCAACGTCAGATGCTGTATTAAATGAATACGAACTATTAAAATTACCTGGAATAAAACAATTAAAAGATTTACGATCATATAATGTTGCGCTTAAAACATTTATTGAAGGTTGGAAAAAATGGATTATTAAACATCCAGATGGGACTTATAGAATACATCCATCTTGTAATACATTTGGAACTGAATCTATGCGACATGCAATGAGAGACCCAAATTTTCAACAAATACCATCTGGTTCAGTAATGGCGAAACTTATTAAGAAATTGTTTGTAACACCACCAAATATTAAAGATGATTTAATTGGTGAGTCTAGTAAATCTGAATGGCTTATGGTAACTGGCGACTTTGCATCATTACAGTTTAGATTAGCATTAGCTGATAATGGTTTAAGTAAAGGTGGTGTAGATAAAATTGCATATGAAATTTATGATTCAGATACTGGTCATAAAGACGCTCACAGTGCTACAACATTAGGAACGTTTTGTAAACCAATTCATTTTCAAATTATAGAAATTGAAGATGAAGAAGGTAATAAAATAATTTTTGGTGAAGAGCAAAAAATAAAAATTAAAAGATTGGGTTTAATTGACGATAACGAAGAAATTATTATTAAAGGAAAAGAATTTCAAGCAGATGATATATTTTTGGAGCATGTATGAAAATAATTAGATCTAAAATTATAGGTTTTTGTCCTGGAGTGTCTAATGCAATAAATAATTGTTTTCCTAATTCTATATGTTTAGGAGAAGTAATTCATAATAAAGCAGTTATAGATAGATTAAAAGATTCTATAACCTTTATAGAAGAAAATAAAATTGAAGATTTTATAAAAAATGAAAATTATAAAAATAAAGAAATAATAGTAAGAGCTCATGGTATATCTCCTAAATTAGAAGAAATATTAAAAAGTAGGGGTGCTCTTATTAGAGATAATACTTGTCAAAATATTAAAAAGGTTCAAAATATAATTTTACAAAATAAAAGTAAATATAAAATAATTTTAATTGGAGATAGAAAACACCCAGAAATAAAAGGATTAAGAGAATATGATGATAATTGTTTAGTAGTAAATTTTGTAATGGAAATTGAAAATACTATAAAAAATATAATAAAAAGTTGTCCAGAAGATCGTCTTATGATTATAGGACAAACTACTTTTAAGAAAAGTTTATATGATTATTTTTGTAGTTTATTTATTAAATACAAAGGAAATAAAAAAATTAAAATTATAGATTCTTTATGTTCAGAAACAGTTAAAAGACAAAAAGCTCTTAAAAAATTAGAAAAGAAAGTAGATGCTATTTTAATAATTGGTGGGCATAATTCGGCCAATACTAATCAATTAAGAAGTTTATGCTCTAAAACTTCGTGGGTTATAGAAAATAAAAATCAAATTCCATCAATGATAAAACTTTATAATACAGTTGGATTAGCTTCCGGCGCCTCGACGCCAGAATGGCTTGTAGATGAGATAGAGAATACTTTAAAGTTAATATAAGAATATGTATAAGATAACTAAAAGAGAAATAACTTTACAAGATTTTTTATCTCTTAAAAAATATACTCCCTTTAAAGGAATGAGATTTAATGGGAAAACTGTAGGATTAGCAACTCTTTTTGCTTGTCAGGGTCCGACTCTAGGTCGTCAAATGAAAGCAGCTGGGTTTTCTGAAGATGATTGTGATATGGCAATGGATAGTTTTAATTTAACTACTGCATATAATACTGCAAAAAATAATCCATCAAATAAATTATCAGACGTAGACTTAAAATATGTAATTATTGGAAATAAATTAAGAGAATTATTTTTCAAAACTTATCCCTCATTACTAGAGCGTGTAGAAAGAGAACAAAAGTTCGCAATTAAACATGGTTATGTTAGAACTTGGACAGGACCTGTAAGACATCTTCCAGAATTAAGATACTTATCTAAAAATGCACAAAATAATTTAATAGGTTTAGATAGAAAATTATATTCTAAAATGTATTCTGGATTAAAAAATGAAGCTAGCAACACTACAATTCAAACAGCAGAAGTTTATCATGCTGCACCAGATGTAACTTGTGTATATGAACATCTTAAAAAATGGAATTTTAATACTCGTATTTTTAATTATGTACATGATGATATAGAATTTTATATTTATAAACCAGAGAAAGCTGTAGTATATGCTTTATTAAATGAGATTGCAAAAATATGTAGAAAACCATATTATGGAATACCAATGGAAATAGAAGTAGATGAAGCTGATCCAGATAAAAAAGAAATATTTAAGGCTGGTAGAGAATTAAATATTGGAAAATATAATTTGAAAAAAGAATTAAAAAAATGGAATGAAGAAAATGGAACTGAATTAGAATTTATAAATACAATTCCCGGAGGCTTTTACTCTGATGAAAAATAAAAGTTTATGTGATTCTTGTAAAAATGAATGTGAAAATAAAAATAAACTTAATATAATATCGTTTCAAGAAAATGAAGAAGTACAAGAAGAACAAACTGTATTTGTAATAGAATGTAATAATTATAAGAGGGTAAAAAAGTGACAAAAACTGCTTGGGAAGAAATGATTTATGAATCAAAATTAAAATATGAAAATATTCTTCATAGATTAAATACTGAAGATTTAGATTTACCAGAAAGAACTAATTTAGTAAAAGAAATATACGATATGGGTTTTGACCACGGTCAAAAATATGTATATTTTGCTAGAAGTGGTTTTGGTCAAACCCAAGAAGAATGGGAAGAACAACGAAAAAATCAAACAATGGTTTTAACTGGTGGAGACGGAATTTCTAAGACTTATAAATATAATGAAAAAGGTGAATTGGAGGAAATAATTGATAATTCAATCAACAAAACGGAATAAAAAAACAGTAACTTCTTCTTTTTTTGAAGATATTAAATTATTAAGAAAATCGAGACACGATACCGATTATCGTGATCTCAAAATGAATAGTAATTTTAATGTTATGGGATTACGTCAAGCTTATTTAGTTCAAGAAATTATATTATGGCGAAAAGGTTGTATAGAATTATCTGATTACGTTAGTAAATTACCAAATAATCAAATTGAGGGATTACATACAATTTATATGGGTGAAAATTGGGTAGAGGATAAAGAAGATGTCATTGAAACAGCGACTACAAAAGAAATCGCAGACCCAGATAATAACGACACCACTTAATTATCGTAAGTCTATTTTAGGAAAATTTGTCGATTTTAAATCTATTTGTGATTATTTTAAAGAATATAAAACAAATATAATACTTAAATTAGATGATTTTTTAAATAAGTCATCTAAATCAGATCGAGGTGAATTTGCTAGAATAATGAATCACGTTATTAAATATGAAGAATCTAAAGCGCCGGAAAATGAATTTCAACATAAAATATTTGAATTAGAAAATGAAATTAAAAGGTTGGGTAAAATTATAAATAGATTAGAAACAGATAGAAAACTAGAAAAAAGAAGATTAGAATTATTAGAAAAAAATATATTATTTGATTAAATATGAAAACTATAGAACAATTACAATTTGAAGTTAAAAATGCCCATAGAAAAATATTCTTAGCATTTGAAACATTATTTTCTCATGAAGGGTTTGAACGATTTGATTTAGTTTATCAAATGGATGAACTTATGGATGGTCATAAAGATAGTGATAATTTTCGTCTTACTATGGGAAAAATTTTAGATAATGAAAAATATTTTAATGAAATACTTGATTTACGGGAAGAAAATAGAGAATTGAAAAAAAGACTTATTGAACTTCAAAAGATGAGTGATTTATTAGACTAATAACCTATAATACGCCTACGCCTTGCCATATCTGCAATAGTATTTATAATTTCATCTGGAAAAGTATCTGTTGGAATTGTACATTTACATTTATTCATAATAATTTTCATAAAACCAAACGTGCCTAATAATTCTTGAACTTGAATTGGTATTATAATTGGAAACTTTTGTTTTTCATCTAACATAATACGAAATAATAAATCACCAACATTTATATTAAACTCAAATGGAACTTGTAAAGTATAAAATTTTTCTTGAGCATCATCTTCAAATGCAGATATTAAACTTGTTAATGACCAAGCATGGGTTTCGGCGTCAACATTAACTTTTCTATATGGTACATCTTCTAATGGAGGAAATACAGCTGAAACTACATCACACATTTCTACTATCCAAGATACATCATCCCCTTCATAAGTTTTTCTAGTTCGCATTCGTACAACATCAGTCGCGTGACTAATCCAAAAAAGTGTATTATCAATACACTTACGTCGTAAATTATCTCCAATCATTGCATGACGAGCTTGAACTGTACTAATACGTGATCTACTTTGATTCATAATAATTAGTTTTAAAAACTAAATAATATGAACTTAGAACAGCTTAAACATAGAGAGATTGGATTATTAAATACTCATAAAACTAGATTTGAAGAATATGGTAAGGCATATCAAAAAATTAGAGAAATGTGCGAAGTATATGCTGGTCCAAGAGTTTCAGAAGAAATGCTTATATCTGATATGGCTTATAAGTATGTCGAAGAAGAAAAACGATTATTTGATTTAACTAAAAATGAAAAATATAAATTACATATTAAAGCTGCATCTGAACTCTTTAGAAAAGAATGTGTATCATTTAAAGACATATTAAAAGTTTTAGAAAAATATAATAGAATTATAAATTACGAAGAGGCAAGAAATATTTTAAGAAATGAATCTTTTTATGCAAAAATAAATCCTGATACTTTAATAGATGTTTTACATTTTATAGAAAAAAGAGAGAAAAATGAAATACCAGATAACAACACCTAATGATATAGAATTAAAATATTCACCAAGTTCTTTTACTCTAGTTTGGGAATATATTGGTCCTAATAGAACTCATGGTGACTGTTATTATAATGAAAATGAATATCTTTGGTATGAATGTTCTACTGAATTATGTGATTTGATATATTCACATGGTAAAGTTGTAGCAATTTTATGTTTATCTGAAAATAAACACATGCCTAATTCATTTCACTTATCAGTACTTGAGGTTTTTAAAGAGTTTAGAAGTCAAGGAATTGGCTCTTTAATCTTAAAAGATATGGATGATATTGCTAAATCTTTAAAATATGAAATTATCACACTTTTCCCTAGAACTGAAGAACTTAAGAAATTCTATGCAAATTTCAATTATCACGAGACAAATATCAACGGTTGCCCAATAATGCAGAAGTTCTTATAGTTTTGAACACCTAATCTAACTTTCTTATATAATATATGTAAGGGAAACAAAAACCCAAAAATAAAACACTTTTTATAGGAGAAAGAAAATGACTAAGGAACTTAGAACAAGAGTAGAAAAGGCATTTGGAGCCCTGGAAGCGGCTGTAATCAAGAATCCCAGGATTGCTGGTGAGGCCATTGCTCTTATCCGTGACCTTCAGAAGGATTTTCGTGGGAATGCCCAGGAAGCTTATAGGGCCGGCGTTGCCATGAGAAAAGCGGATCGCGATGAAAAGCGTGCGACCAAGGCTAACGCAGTTGCTGAGGCGAAGAGGATGAAGGATGAAGCAAAAGCAAAGTTTGCTGCTGCACTCGCAATTCGTGTGAATGGTAAGGTTGCTGCTCGTCGGCCCAAGAAAGATCCGATTGATGCCGCTCTTGGTCAGGTAGATCCAACCAATGATCTCGAATCTTTGGTAGATCTTCCGGCTCTTGAAACCACAGAACCTGAAATCTTTTAATTAAAAATCTAGACAAAAATTAAGCCCGCGCAATGCGGGCTTTTTTATTGTTCTTTTTTAATTCTTGTTTTTGGAGATAACCATTTTCCTCTAGGTTTTTTAATATATTCAGTCCAAGTTTCTCTATTGACTGATTCAATATCAACAATTTGTTTTTTAAGAATTTGTATCTTAGAATTTAATTCATTATCAATAGTAAATAATCCAATCGCTGGACCTGCTGCATTATTATCAACTTCATAATTAAAATAACCATCATAATCTAAATTTAATAATTCAAAAATTGCACTTCTAAATGGAATATTCCAATCTGGATAATTAATTTTAAAATTATCTAAAGCATCAATCCAATCACGATCAGATAAATCATTTACAACATATCTAGCAATATAAGGAGCTTCTTTTTGAAGATAATCTTCTGGCATTTCATCTGTATTTAATTGCATTAATTTAACTGTAAGTCTTTTTTCTAAAAATCTGGCGTCCTTATCAGATCTAGCATTAAAAATATTGAGTGATTTTTTTAATTTGATAAAATATATTGCTGTTTTGTTTACTAAACCACTTCTAGTATAATTTAAAGCATAATCAAATGACGGTGTAAGATAAAAAATATTCTTATCTTTTACTTTATTTTTTAAGTTTAAATTTATATCTTTAGATCCATGATAATATATTCTATTAGTATTATTATATTTTTGTTCTTTTAGAATTTCTTCGAATGTTCTAAGCATCCCATTCCTCTTTATATTCTGGATCTTCTTCATCCACTTTATCAATTATTCCATATTTTTTTATTAAACCACTTTCTAATTCTTCTATAGAATTATATTCTTCCCCTTGAAAAATAAATGGTGTTTGTTCTTTTTCTAATAAAAGAATGTCCATCAATTCATATAACATATGTTGTTTTAATTTTCCAGTTTCTTCATCAAAATAATTTATTAAAGAATATTGTTTTTGCTTATCTTGGGTTTTAATGCTTAAAAGATCATCAGTAACGTTTTTTAAATCTTTAAATTCTTTTTTATTAAAAGCACCTTTTCTAGTAAAATTATCTGGAAAAGATCTAATCCTAGATTTAATTTCATCCCATTCTTGTGAAGTCCAACAACCCTTTTTTCCTAAATAAGAATCTAGCCTTAAAAGTTTTCTAGTATCTAATTCTTTATATATTTCATCATTTTTATTATCGTATGGAACGATTTTAATTAAAGACGGATCAAATAACATTATATTACCAATATCATTTTCTTTAGAAACATACCCATCATATTCTAATCGTTTAATTATTTTAGTAACTTCCGGATTTTCCATATAATTCCAATCATGACTAGAAAACATTAAGTCTAATTCTTTTTGAAGATTATTCATTACTGCTTTATATTGTCGTTTAGCATAATTTTCATAAAATTCTTCTGGGTTTTTTCTAACTTCTATTAAAAATTTTTCTCTATCTTTTCTATTTGAAGGGTTAAATATATTAGGTTGTTTAATAATTAAACATTTATAAACATAAAATTCATATTGATCAAATTTTGTACTTAAGTATGAATCTAAATAATGATGAATCATCGTTAAGTGTGGTGTTAAAAATACACCACCAAAAGTATCATCACCTTTTCTAAAACTATTTCTTTTTTCAAACTGAGTAAATTTATTAGGTGATATATGATAATAAAATCTACGACTATTATAAGCCATTTCGTTTAAACGATATATATCATCAAATGTTTTTTCTTTAAATGAACTTTTAGCATTTTCAAATCCTCTTTTATTCCCAGCTCTGAAAGCATTTGCTACCATTTTTCCAATTTCTTCATTTTTAAGATAACCATAACTATCTACAAAATTTGTAGTTTTTTGATATAAAATTGATCCATAATCATCTGGGTTTGGGCTTGTTTCCCATTCTCTTCCACCTTCTCTGGGATCCCAATTTTTTGGGAAATATTTATCTATGTCTTCTTCTGACATTGCTTCTAATATTTTTTCAAAAGATTTCATTTATTTTTTCCTAAATAAAATTTTAATTTTTTAATAATTTTATTTATATCTAATGGTTTTCCAATATGATCATTCATACCAGCATCAATACAATCTTGAATATCACTACTTAAAACACTAGCTGTCATAGCTATAATTGGAATAGTTTTAGCATTATCTAAATTTAAATTTCTAATAGCCTTTGTTGCTTCTATTCCGTTCATTTCGGGCATTTGAACATCCATAAAAATTATATTATATTTGTCGGGATTTTTAGTAAACATTTTTATTGCTTCTTTTCCATTAATTGCTACATCGATTTTTATATTTGTTGGTTCTAATAATGTAGTAATTATTTCCCTGTTTATCTCTATATCTTCTACCAGTAAAATAGTCATATCTTTTAAATCTACGTTTTCTTCATTATCATTTTTCATTGGAATTTTTTTAGTTGTTCCTTCTTTCATTTTAACTATAAAGATAAATGATGAACCCTTTTTATATTCAGATTCTACCCAAACTATACCATTCATCATTTCAATAATATGTTTTGAAATAGATAAACCTAATCCAGTTCCGCCAAACTTTTTATAAGTATCTCTATCAGCTTGTTGAAATGATTTGAAAAGTTTATCTTGTTGTTCTTGAGTTAAACCAATTCCAGTATCTATAATAGAAGTTTTAATAACACAGAAGTTACTTTCTCTAGAAAGTAATTTAGATACAATACTTATTTTTCCATTTTCTGGAGTAAATTTAACAGCATTACTTAATAAGTTTATAATAACCTGTGCTAAACGTTGTTCATCTCCTACTAAAACTTGAGGAATATTTTTATCTATATCTAATTCTAATATTTGACTTCTTTCATTTATCTTTACACTATACAAATCTACAATATTTTGTATCATGTCTCTATAAACGAATTCTATAGAATTTAATTCTAATTTATTTGCTTCTATTTTTGATAAGTCTAAAATATCATTTATAATTCCCAATAAGTGTTCTGAAGCTTCATGTATTTTATTAAAACAATATTCTTTCTTAGTTATATCTTCAGCACTTTTTCCAATTGAAGACATTCCAATAATAATATTTATTGGTGTACGTATTTCATGAGACATATTAGCTAAGAAAATACTTTTATATTCATTTTTTAAGTTAGCTTTAACTCTTTCTTTTTCAATTTTTATTAAAATTATAATTATAAATAACGAAAAGAATAAACTACATACTGATAAAACTATAACAAGATTATAAGAAGCTCTATAAAAATTCATTGTTGGAACTATTGTAGTTAAAAACCAATCATTTTCCATTCTCTTTATAAATATAATACTCTTTTCATCTCTATAATTTATAAAATTATGATTATAAATTTCATCATATCTAATTGAAGCAAAACTAATTGCTGATAAAGATTCAATTTCTATAAAAGATAAACCTATAAATTCTTTATTATGATGAATTAAAGTTCTAGAATCTCTGTAAACTAAAGTACTATAACCTACAGAATTAACTACAATAGAATTTAAAATTTCTTCTAAATCTGTTAAATCAACTCGTATTGCAACAACGCCTAACCAATCACCAAACTTATCATATATACTTCTAGAATAAATTACAACAAGATTATGGGTTAAGATATCTGGGAAAGATAATGTTTCTATAATTTCATTATTATTTTTAGCATTTATAAACCAATCTCTAGTTGATGGCTCTATAGTATGTGGAATATTATCTATCCCAGCAAGATGATGGAATTTACCATCAATTAAAACATACCCAAAAAAACCATCTGGTTTAATATATTCTTTTCCATAAAATAAAAATTGAGTATTTAAATATACCATATAATTTTCAATAGTTCTTATTACATCTTCTTCTTCATTTTCAAAAAAGTGATTATTTATTATATTTTCTATCGAAATTGCAAAACCGTCTAATACATATCTAGGACTTTTAAGTGTATATTCTACTTTTGCAACAGCAGTATTTAAAATTCCTTCGGCATTTGCTACTAAAAAATAGTTTATAGTTCTATTTATAAAATTAAAACTAATAAAAGCCATTAAAAAGAATGAAACTGCCACAATAAAAATCTGCAGAGTCAGAGTTTTAAAATTTTTCAACATTTAATATCCTTTAATAGATAGTTTGAAAATTAGAAATATTCATTTAGTCCTTTCTAATACGATTTTTTAACCAATCTTCATAATTATTAAAGTCATCGTATAAATAATTATATAATTCTCTTTTAACTAAAACTGGTTCTACACGTTGATGGGCTGATAATTCTAAATTATGTCTAATAAAAAATTCTTTAGTAATTTTTTCTACATAATAATCTATCAAAAATTTAATTATAGATCTATCCGAAGCTACACCATCTCTTTCTAAAATTTGTTTTTTCGCATCATCCCAACTTTTTGGTATTTCTTCAATCATTCTAATTTTAGCAGAATTTTCTGGTTTATCAGGTTTACCATAATAAAAATTTTTTAATTTTTCAGTAACCATTTCTGATAAATTGTTTTCATAAGTTTTATTTATTTTTTCTGGATCTATATTTAATATATTTTCTGCATAATAATTTATAGTATCATCAGATACATTACAATCAGTAAAAGTAATAGTTCCTGTAATTTCTTTTGGTAAAAAATTAACATAATGTTTGTCAAATTCACATTCTTTAAAAATTACATTTCCTGTTAGTTTATTTGGGAAAAAATCTTCATTATAATTATATTCACTTATATTAGTTAAAATAAAATTTTTACAGATAATTTCTGATATAAGTGCTGGAAATTCCGCTGTACTTTCTAAACCCGTTACTGGACTATTATATGCATCAGCTATAGATCTTTTAAATACATGTTTTAATAATATTGGTATTTCTCTTTTACCAAATACAATTCCGTGATTACTATCATCATTTAAGAAAACAGTATCGTGGTCTCTTATAGTTAAAGTAAATGTTTGATTACCATTATATTTTAAATCAAAACCTCCTCCAAATTCAGCTTCTATTTCATCTAAATCTTTTAAAAACCATTCGACTGCTCTTCCAAATGCTGGTCCATGATCTTCTTTCATATAATCTTTGTTACCAGTAACATCTATAACTCGTTGATTTCCTTTTGGAGATTTTTTATTCATTTCTTCTTTTATATCTTTAAAAATTGGATATAAATCTACTTCTTCTAATTTACCATTTGTAGACATTAATTTTTGAATATAATCTAAATTCATATTATTTCCAATTTGTGTATCTTCTTGGTCCCAAACATTTGCAGTATTTTCTATTGGATTATATTCTATCATAAATTTTTTATTTTCAGTTCTATCATATTGCATTAGAAATAAATGACGTTTATGTTGTGTGTAGTTTTTCCAGTGAGTACCTACAGGCCCATAAGCAGTATTTGTTGTACCAATACACCACTTTGCTCCTATACCATGTGCATTAAAAGAATTCATAAATACCGCAGCTTTATAGGTAAATGGAGCAACAAATATTTGATCTGAATCATGATAATAAACTTTTGTTCCAGGTACGTCTTTCCAAATTGCTGATAAATCTTCACCTGATTTAGATTTTTTTATATTTTTAGACTTAGTTTTTTCAGCTGATTCCATTACATCTGAAAAATCAGAAAATTTTAAATTTTTTTTATTCCAATCTATTTTACTTTCTGCGTGTGGATTTTTATTAAAAAAAACTATTAATTTTTCTTTTTCTTCTTGATCTAAATTAGGTAATTTTTTAATTAGGTGATCTTTCTTTTCTTGTAAATGTTTTGGTAATTCGTAGACATGAGCATCAATAAAATCGTATCCTTTTTCGCTAGCAATAGTAGCTCTATGATTTCCATCCATTACACAATATTGATCTTTAAAATGAAAAACATCTATTGGTTTAATATCAATTTTACCGTTTCCATCTGAAATATTATCAAATTGTTCCCAATCATAATCATCTGTATCATCATCTTCAAATTCTTGCACTATTTTATTTAATGGTATAGTTTTTAACTTAGATTTACATTTAGCTTTTATACAATCAGCCCACCATCTATATCTATCATCAGGATCCATTTCTTCAATAGGAAATCCATCCCAATCCATTGATGGAAATTCAGTATATTTTGATTTTTCATATATTTGATTAAAACTTTCTGTTATACGTTCGTCTTCAATTGGCTCTTCTAATTCATCCATCTCAGCAGCTTTGGTTTCTTCTTCAACTTCGGTATTTTCTGGAAGTGAAGGTTCTTCAATTGGTGGCTCTACTTCTTCTGGTCCTTTTTGAGCTTTAGTTTCTGCTTCAATTGGTTTTGCATCAACGTTAGATGTATTCATTTTTGGTAAATCTAAAGTTTCAGCGTGTGATTGAATATCTTCAATATCAGCAGCAACAGTTTCTTCTGCAGCTTCTGATCTAATGCTATCTTCTGTTCTAGTTCCTTCAGATGGTGTTCCCGCTGGTGCTTCAGGTGCTTCAAGTGGTTCATCGGGTTGTGTTGTTGCTGTAGCTGTAGATTGTGTACTGCCCATCATTTTTAACATTTCTGGAATATCATTATCTAAGTGCTGTAAAACAGCCCAGATATGTTTACAAATTTGGGTTCCGGGATGTGATTCTTGTAATAATTCATACTGTTCTTGAAGTGTCATATTATTTAGTTAATTTTTAAAACATATTTCTGTTTACATACTTGTTAACTTAAATATAACTAAATAATATGAATATGTTAAAATGGAAAAAAGATCTAAATAAAGATTGGACTTGGCGAAATTTAGCTGTTAAATATTTTAATTTACAAAAAGGTGAAATAATTCACCATTTACGAGAAACTGAAGAGCAAAGAGATTTTAACGATAACCATTATGAAAGATGGGGATTTGATTTTGATAGTGAAATGAAATATGCAATTAAAATGACAGCTGAAGAACATAATAAATATCATTATCAAAATGAAGAAACTAAACAAAAAAGATTAAAAACTTTAAAACAAAATAATAAAAAATGGATTATAACAGAAGAACATAGAAAAAAATTAAGCGCAGCTTCTAAAGGGAAATCAAAATCAAAAGATCATATTGAAAATAATAAAAAAGCAAGACAATGGTATTTTAATCAAGGTCCTTCTAAAGAAACTAATAAAAAAAGAAGCGATACAATGAAACAAAAATATACTGATGGTGAACTTTTTTCAGAAGAACATAGAAAAAATTTAAGTATTGCAGCAAAAAAAAGAACACCAATGAGTGAAGAAACTAAAAATAAAATAAGAAATACTTTAAAAAATAAAATTAAACTTTAGTCCAACCAGACGAGTCATGTCTATTTGCCCATATATCTTTTCCATGTTGACCAGTAAATGACGAATAAGTATTATCTTTTTCATCATCTTTTTCAAACATACCTTGCCAATAAAATGCGCCACAATCACATTGAACTTTTGCATCACACTTATCAAATACTTGTTGAATTATTTGTTGTTGACTACTGTAAGGTAAAGAATTAAAATTAGGCGGAACTATATTTTGTAAGTCTTCAAATCTAATAAAAACTGCATAACCTTTATTTAATCCATGTAATGGTTGACCATTAACTGAAAAATGTGTTGGTCCGCTTTCTCCAGATGCTTCTACTTCATACAAAACAGTAAAAGAATTAGGATAATTTAATATAGTTTTTATTAGTTGGGCTCTTCCTGTTCCGCCTTTATGTATTGCTTTATTAGTTATACCAGAAGTTACAAAATCTTTAAGAAGAGTTTCCCATAATGCATTCATATTAGTTAGTAAAACTTAAATAACTTACTCTTTCTTATCTATTTCATCGTTAATCATATTATCTAAGTCTTCACGAAGTGGTTGTGAAAGCATAACATCTAAATTCATATTTTGTTTTTTAGTATCATTTAACATATCAATAACTGTCATTTCTTTTAATCTAGATTTACCATTACTTAATGTACCTGTATCACTTTTATCTAATAATACTTGAAATGTTTCATATAATGGGTGTGATTCAGTAATTTTTGGTATAAGCATTTCATGTGCAATTCCTGGTCGTTGCCATTCTGTTAAATTTTGTTCTGCAAGCCAATTAAAATAAATATCATTTTTACATTCTCTATATCGTTCACTTATTTCTTTTAATCGTCTTCGTGCTTCTTTTATACCATTTCGTTTAATCTTTTCTCGTAATAATTTTTTAGTTTTTAGATAATATTCACGATGTTCTTTATTCATAGACTCTGGTAATTCGCCGCCCTCTTCACCCATGTCTCCACCAGCGTCTCCACCTTCAGCAGCAATATCAATATCCATATCTCCACCACCCGCGTCATCACCGCCTTCTCCACTTTCTTCATCTGAAGTATCGGCCGCTTGAGCTGCCGCTTTTGCAATGGCGCTGATTCTAATCCATCGTTGTAAATCAGTTGGATCTAAGAATGTATATTTAGATAAAATATCAGCAACAACATCTTCTGGTAATGGTTCACCTTCTTCCATTCCGAGAACTCCTTGTAACATTTCAACAATACTATTTGCTAAATCAATTGCAGCAGTTCTAGCTTCTCTTTTATCTTGTCCCATATCTTCAGCTGGAAATCTCATAGATAAAACAAATGGGACATTATAATCAAATTCTCCAGTAATAGCAAAATGTAATCTAATAAGCTGTCCTAAACATTCTAAAAATGATGATTGAATTGTATAAACGTGTCTAGCAAATGGTTTATATTGTTCTGTTAATGCAATACCTGAATTACCAAAACCGCCAAATTCTTGATCTAAATAAGATTTTGGAACACCACAAGCAATAGCAACTCTATCTTGAAACATTTCTAAATCACCAGTAAAATCCATATCAACTTTACTTTCTTTTACATCAAATTCTAATAAACCATCTGGAACCCAAATTTTTGTATTTACAGTATATACTTCTAATGAATTACTCATTGGAGTTACACCAATATTTTCATAATCTTCTCTAACTGAATTAACTGTTTCAAATGCTGTGGCAACACCAACACCTTCTGTTCCTTTTACTTTATATAATTGAACTGGAAATGATGATGCTCTAGCTAAACCTTGTAATGCCATGGTGCTATAACATTGTTTAAACGGTGCTAAGGCCATGAGTAATGGTGGTGTTCCGTATGGGAAAAATTCACTATTATCTGCTCTGTATCTAAAATGTGTAATAAGCCAAGGTGGTACAATTATTCCGTCTGCAAATTCAAATCCGAGTAATTTGGTATCGAACATATCAGCAAAATTTTCATCTAAATCGGCGAGATGATCAGTTCCTGCTCTTGTAGTTATTAAAGTAACTAATTTATTTATTTTAGACTGACGGTTTTTCATTATTTCATTTTCACCAGTCATTTGTGCAACTACTTCAGCCATGTGAGCAGCGCTGAATTCTAATCGTTCTCTTAATGATGGAACTTTTAATGGTATGATTCGTTCTACTCCACGTTCTGTAACTCTATGAGCCCAAAGTGCTTCACCATATTGTTCGAGATCATAACATGCAGAACTAATACGCTGTTGTGTTAAACCCCATTGTGCAAATAATTCGTAACATTTATTTACAAAAGGAATAGATGGAGATTCAACTGATAATAATCTATTTTGATCATCTAATTGTGTAGCTTCATCTGAAACTAATTGACATACCCGAGATACAAATGGATCATTTAACACCATAAATCTTAATTCATTTAATCTTTGTTGTCGTTCAGCTATATCAGAATAAACTAATGTAGTTTCATTTATATATGCATTAAAATATTTATTTAAAGAAGTTGCTAATGGTGCCGATTTAAAAACTGAACCTAAAGCAGCATGTTTAATTCTATAAACTTCATTACCTACGTCTACTTTTACAAATCGTAATCCATTAACTTTTTCAAATTCTGTTTCAGCTTTATTTTTTGTAACACCCTGCCACCCAAATATAGATGACATTCTTTTGGAAAAAGATGACTTAAATATTTCTGATTTAGGTTTATTTCCTGATGAATAAACCGTTTCTTGTAATTTATCTGCCATAATAATTAGTTTAAAGAGCTATTATTAAATATCATTTAATAATTTAATTGCTTTTCCTTTTACCAACCATGCTACTCCGAAAAGTACCAACATAATTGCTTCTACGATCCAGATCCACATAACGTGAAAATTAAAATATACTCCGATTGCAGTTACAGCAAACATTCCTACGATGCCCCAACCACAAATCATATAAATTTTATTTCTTTCTCTTTTTTTATGATTTGAAGTATCACCTTTTGTGAATAACCATAATATATTTAATGCTAAAAGCCCAAAAAATACTATAGCACATATATTATGCAACATTGAGGCTACAGGAATAGGTAATGAAAATAATCCAATATGTGTTACTTCAAGTCCTTTTGGAGATGTTGGAAACAATGCAATACCCATTGCTAAAATGCCAGCACTAATATTTACTAATTTATCTCTCCAATCATACCCAGTATATGTAATTAAAAATACCCCTGTCATCATTAATACTGCAACAAAAATATCTCTTGCATTTGTAAAATATGTTGCTGACATACTCCCATACCAAGTACTTGTGGCTGCGGGATCTAACCACCCAAATAATAAACAAGCAAAAGGTAAAACAATACCTAATACTCCAAGTGTTTGTCTATGTATAAAAAATTGTTTATTTAAGTTCTTCATTAATTCCAATCTTCCCATTCATCGTCTTCGTATTTATCTTCTAAATCATCTAATGAAACCGCACCATCTGAATCATATTCTGATTCATAGCCACTTTCATAATCTTCGTCATCTTCAATATCATCTCGATAAACTATATTACCCATATCATCTAGACTATCATCGTCTAAACCAGCACCTTTCCAAATATCTTGTTGATGTCTCGAAGCATTAATAGATCCCATAACACCTCCATCAACTTCTTCACCAGTAGAGTTTAATTCTCTTTCAACATCTTCAAGCTCCCAATGATAACAGAAAACTAAAATTTTCTTTGCTGTTTCTTCATCAATTTCTCCGTCTATTAGTGCTTCAAAAACAGTTTCATCGTATTCTGGTAATTCATTCCAATCAGTAAGTTGCTGCCAACATTGATCATCTAAATCATCATGTTCCATTCTAAAACGTTCTGTTTTTTGATTACCCCATTCAACATCGTCGTCGTCATCATCACTGCCTTCCATAGCTCGATACATCATATTTTCATTATTTTCCCAAGTATCATATTCGTAATCATCATCATCTTCTAAGTTTTCTCTAAAAACGCTTTCAAAAAGTTCTTCTTTTTTAGAATCTGATTTACTATTTTTTGGGGCTTTATAAAGTGTTTCTTTTTTATCCATTTTTTCCATACATGTATTATATATTTGTTTAGAAATTCTTCCATATTTATAAAGTGTAGCAATAATTGCCCGCTTCATACTAATAGGACCTTTTTGACTAAAAAATTCTTTAAACTCCGGATCTTTAATAGCAACTTCATCAATATAAGCTTTCCAATCATTAGGTGATTTTAATCCTTTATAACCAGAAGCTTTTTGCATCATATCATCTATAGCCTCATCTCTTAATCTAGCTTTTTTCTTTAATGGATATAATGCTTCTTCTTCATCTCGTAATTTTAAGTCTCTTTCTTTTTTAAATGTTGCAAATTCTTCTGGATATGATTTTTCCCAATGTTTATCAGCCCAATTTTTTGCTTTTTTATTTGGTAAATTTTGTAAAAAACTAGCAGCAGTATCACCAGCTCCTTGAATAATATTATCTAATAAACTTTCTTCTAATATATTGTCAAATGTTTTCATATTTATTACATCCAATCCACATCATCAGAACTTAAATTATCCATAATTTCTATAAAAATAACTTCCATTAAATTATCTATATCGACTGGCAAAGTTTCAAAAATACTTTTTAAGGCAGTTTCACATTTAGATAAAGCTTCATCAACTTCGAGTTTAGTTGGGGCTGTTTCTTTTAATTTATAAATTTCTTCAAATAACTTTTCCATTTTTATCTCCTATTTTAATTCCATATTTAAAGATTCAACAAATTCATCAAAAGAAGCATTAGCTAAGTTTAATCGTTTCCAAGAAGATAAAAATAATCGTACATCTTCTTGAGATATACGTAAATAAATATCTTTTTGTTTCATCGATTTATCTTTTGAGGTTTTAATTTGAAGCATTCTTTCGTTATCTGTTTTTATATCGTTTAAATTATAAGCTTGTGGGACTGAAATAATACCTGGTAATATATGAGATTGTTGTGGTATCTCTTTAGAATATTTTGTAGTAATATCGGCACTTTCAGCTTGTAAATTTATAGAATCTACAATACATTCTTTATATATTTTTAAATTTTGAATTAAATGAGATAATGTACCAATTGTTGATTCGATTGCTGTTATAGATGATTTAGAAATTGTTGCTAATATTGAAGCATCTTTTGGTGTTAAATTTTTAGGTGCATAGAATTCTTCTAATTTTTCTTCTTGTAATGGAGCAAGTGTTTCTTGTTCCTTTAAATCGTTAAAGTGAGTATTCATAATATTTAGTTACAATAAACTAATTATTATGAAAGATATAGTCCTTGCAATGTTACAGCAAATACATGAAAAACTTAAAGAATATAGATTACGTGAAGGTTTTAAAACTGAAGCTGATTTTAAAGTTTCTAAAGTAGTTAATCCTGCTTCAATAAATCTTTGGTCAAATAAAACTAATAAACAACTTTTTAAAGCTGCACAAAAGGGAGATAAAACAGCTCTCGAATATTTATTTTATAAAATGGAACCAGCAATTCAAGGTGCATTCTGGAGAAGTTATTTAGGACCATCTAATAGTATTAGAAGTTATAGAATTAAACATGAAGATGCTTGGGAACAATGGTTAGGAATAGCTTGGATGGCAATGACAGAAGGATTTGCCGAACAATATAATGTTAAATATAGTGGTGGCGATGCGTATACTGGTGAAATAGAAAAAGAATATAGAGCAAAAGGTGCTCTTAAAAGTTATGATGGAAAAATGGAATTTAATCCAGATAAACTCCCAGAAGAAAAATTAATGAACGTATTCGCTGGCCGTTATAAACAAATACTTCATAATGCCGCAAAAAATGTTAACGTATCACAAAAATCTGGTGGAATATCAGGAAGAGAAGTTACTGGCGGAAGTGCTGGTGGAGATTCTGGTTTGTTATCAGTACATCAATATGAACCAACTTGGGTTGAAGGTAAAGATGATGCTGGTGATGATGAAATAGCTACTAGTAAAGGTCATAAAGATAATACATTTGAAGAAATGTATGAAGATGCTTTTAAAGATTCAGATGATAAAATGGAAAATGATAGCTTCTTAAAACGATGGAAAGAATTTGCACAAGATCCAGCACTTAGACAAAATACTAAAGGTGTTACTGTTGCTGATGTTTTCTTTGAAGCTATAGATAATCCAAATGCTGAAATGAGAGCAATGGGGACTAAATTAGGAATTGCTAGAAATTCTATTTCTACTCTTTTACATAAAGCACACGAAATATTAGGCACACATAATATTTCTGGAAGTGAATTAATGAATGCAATTAAATATAATGGTAATGACGTTGTTGCTTCTTATTTAAAATATGCTGATACAGATGTAGAAGATAAACCTGCAATGGATGATAATAGCCCAGCTGAAAAAACACAAAATGCAAATAATCCATCAACTAAACGAATACAAAAAAGTGTTCAAAATGCAGATTTTACAGAACAATTTAAACAAGCCTTTTATGATAATAAAATGTGGGTACCTCACAAACAAGGTGCTGATGCTGCAAATTTAATTTTATGGTGGATAAATGATGATTATCCAACAAATAATGAATTAGCTTCTGAATATCAACTAAAACAAAAAGATGTAGATTATTGGATGAGAAGAGCTTGGGGCACACTTAAAAAATATGGTGTCTCAGAACAAGATATAAAAGATGCAGTAAATCAACATGGTAAAAAAGTGATAACAGATCTAATTGGAGAAGACGACCCAGATCACTGGACATAATTGAACTTTCTAATCATATTTCTTATATATTATTATAATAATTTGGAAGGAAGAACAATGACTTTTATTGGTAATTACAAAGGTTATAATTTTTTTATCACTGACAATCCTAAATTCAATCCCGAAGCCGTTTGGCTCGCTAACGAAACCAGAACTGATGGCGGCTTTGATACCTGCCTCGGCAGCATTGAAGACGCTTACAATTTTGTTAACGGAGAATAATATGAAACGGAAATATTCATTAGTTGGTGTAGATGGGAACGCATATTCTCTCATGGCCTATACTGCTAATGCAATGAAACGAGAAGGTTATTCACAAGACGATGTCAAAGCGATGTACGAACTTGCAAAATCTGGTGATTATAATAATCTAATATGTGTTTGTGATTCTTTTATTCAGCAATGTAATCAAGTGCCTGTCCGCGGGCAATATGAATCTGAAGAAGATCATGGTAGAGCTGTTGCAGAATATTGGGAGGAATAATGAATTTACCTTGGGCTAGACCGAATAATTTTAAAGATTTTGAAATGATTGAATCTGTTAAAAATGGTTCTCTTTCATTAACCAATTTTAAACATTATATAAAAAGTAGATTTGATAATCAACCCAGTTGGTTTGATTGTGATATAATTGCTTATCACTGGGCATTTGGGGGACGGAATACTCTTTCAGCACAACATCATAAAAGAAAATATGGAGATAACTAAATGAAAGTACAGTCGTTATCTGTATGTGTTCCTGGAAATAATTGTATAAATAATTGTCGTTGTTGTGTTTCCAGAATGCATAATAATGATAAACTTTATAAAAATCAACTTGAAGAGAATATTGCATTTTATGATTTATACTTAAATGATTTTATGAAGAGATTACAATTTTGTAGAGATAATGGTTGTAATACTTTAATGTTAACTGGGACAGTTGAACCGCAACAGAATATGTCTTTCTTAAAAGATTTTGGAATAATGATGCGATTAATGAATAATCCTTTCCCAATAATCGAAATGCAAACTACTGGAGTTACAATTGATAATCCTAAACTTCGCTTTTTAAGAAATCATGTTGGTGTGAGCACAATATCTTTAAGTTTATTTTCTTTTAATGATAAAGAAAACCAAAATTGTAGAGATAGTAAATTAGAATTAAATATAAAAGAATTTTGTGATGCTATAAAACTATATGATTTTAATTTACGATTAAGTTTGAATTTAACTAAATATTTTGAAAGATTTACTCCAGAACAATTAATTATAAGCTGTAAAATTTTAGGTGCTGATCAAATAACTTTTAGAAGACTCTATGATACAAATGATGGAAGTGAACAATCTGAATGGACTAAACAAAATAGAGCAACCGAAAATTTTGAAAAAGAACTTTTAAAGTTTTTTGAAAAACAAACTGTCTTAAGAAGATTAGAACATGGACCAATAGTTCGTTCTATTGATGGAATAAGCACTGTTTTTGATTTAGATTGCATGGCTAAAGAAGATAAACATGATGATAAATGGAAATATTTGATTGTTAGACCTAATGGAAAATTATACAGTTCTTGGGATGATCCTGCAAGTTTAATATTTTAGGTTAATTTATATTATGGTTACGTAGTTTAAGGAAAATACTTATAATACCTTCGAGTGGGATAAGATTTAAGCCTGAAGTAGATAATACAAGAAGTAAGGTTCGCAAGTTAAATTTTTAGTATGATATGGTTTGGCGGCGCCGTTAATAAGCCACTCTGTAGAAATACGATCTTTTATAGGAGATGCTGGCTCGAGGCCAACCGTAATCAAAATGAAAACAGTAGAAGAAATTTATTCTTATTTAGTTAACATCAAAAATGAAGCATCAAAAATGAATGAAGATTCTTTCGATAAAACTAAAGCATTTAAATTTGTTTATAATCATATTCTAGATTTAATTGATGAACTAAACTTTATTGATGAAGAAAATGAATTATTTGATGATGATAATTTTGATAGAAAACCAATAATAACTCAAAAGAAAAAAGAAGATAATGATTTATCTACTACTGGTAAAATAGATTTAGATGATCTTATTTAGGACAAATAGCTCTATTTTGAAAACCAAATTTAAAAGCTTTTTCAGCTGATGATATATGTCCCTTTACATATTTTTCTGCTGTTTCATACGGAAAATTTTTAATCCAATTTAAAGATTTTTTATAAGTATCTTTTTCTCTTTCAATTCCAATAAAATTACGATTACTAATAATAGAAGAAATACCACTTGCACCACTACCCATAAATGGATCTAATACAGTTTCCCCTTCATTCGAAGATATCATCATTAACATTGATAATAATAAAATTGGCTTTTGGCATGAGTGAATAGCAGAATCGAATTTATTATTATATGATGGGTTTACAAAAAATGTTACATCAGAAGGATAACCATCAAATTTGAGTGGAAGTCCAGATGCAATGTCACATACCGTTCCCTTCTTTTGGGCTGTTTCTTCAAATTGGCATTCACTAGAAAATGCCATGATATTACCTAATGAAGTAAATCGTAATGGTGTTTTCCCATCTTCTCCATAGTCCCACCCTCGTTTTATTCCGCCTTTCATTTTATATGGTGCAATAACTTTTCGAAGATATTCTACAGAATTCCAAATATAATTTTTAGAATCTTTAGTAAGATGAAATATATCTTCTCGTAATGACTTTAATTTTTTAGTAGTTCCTCTTCCAGATTCTCTAGCATAAATAGCCCAATTTTCTAAATGATTAGTAAAACCTGTCATTTTAATTGCAGAAAACATTTCGTGTATTCTTGTTGGTCCAAAAAATACCCAACAAGTTCCGGTTGGTGTTAAAACTCTATAGATTTCATGTAACCATTTCGCAGTAAAGTGAATAAAATCTTCCGATGTTTTAAAAGTGTCCCAATCTGTTTCATTCTTATTGTGATACTTATTATTGAATTTAATTCCGTATGGAACTCACCTAAGGAGGGTCGGCTATAACACAGCCGACCGAATTATCTGGAAACTGTTTAAGAAAATGAAAACAATCTCCATTATATAATTTTATATTAGAAGTATATAGATTTAATTCATTCATAGTAATGAGTTTAAATCGTTATTTTTTAAAATCTTCTGACTATATTTATAATTGAGGAATACTATTTTCTAGCCTCTTCCCAACAATGGAGAAAAAATGAAAAAAAGAATAAGTCTATTAGTAAAAATTAATGGCATAACGTCTATATTATTGTTAACTTCAATAATTATATTGTCAATCATAAATATACAATCATTAATTGATGCAAGCAAAGAAACATCAATAATGATGGGAGAGGATAAACTAGTAAGTTGTATGTATTCATTTGAATATAGATTAAATCAAGAATATGGAAAAATATTTTTATTGGATAATGATTTAATTTCTGAAAATGGAAATTCTATTTCAAATGATTTTGCTGTTATAGATGATATATCTAAAAATTTAGGTATTCGTGCAACTATTTATATTCGAGAAAATAATGATTTTAGAAGAATAAATACTAGTAAAATTGATTTACAAGGAAATAGACCAATAAATACAAGATTAGGAGAAAGAGAAATAATTAATTCTATTTTATCTGGAAATTCTTATATTGGTTATACTACTATTTTTGGTAATAATTATTTAGCATTTTATAAACCTTTATTTGAATACGGAACTCAAAACGTAATTGGAATAGCTTTTGCTGGTTCTGAACTAGCTGATATAGAAAATTTCATTGATTCTATTATAAAAAATAAAATAATTTTATTAATTTTTAAAACTTTAGCTATTTTATTTGTATCAGTAATAGCAAATATATTATTTTGTAGATTTATTTTACTCAAACCAATAAAAGAAACAAACAAAATTTTAAAACACATTGGTGAAGGTGATCTTACTAAAAAAATGGAAGTTAAAAATAATGATGAAATTGGTGAAATGCAAGAATATATTAATACAACAATTCAAAATATAAAACATTTAGTAAATACTATAAAACAAGAAGTAAATAAATCTGAAGAAATTGGTCATGATTTATCTGCAAATTTAACTCAGACTGCAGCAGCTGTAAATGAAATATCTGCTAATATGCAAAGTATTAAAGAAAGAATTATTAGTCAAGCTGCTTCTGTAACAGAAACAAAAGCAACTATGGAACAAATTGTTACTAATATTGATAAATTAGACGATAGTATTGAACACCAAGCAAACTCAGTTTCACAGTCATCTTCTGCTATAGAACAGATGCTTGCCAATATTCAATCAGTAACACAAACACTTGTGAAAAATGGTGATAACGTTAAAGCACTCTTAACTGCTTCAGATATTGGTCATAAAGGATTACAAAATGTTTCTGAAACAGTAAATGAAGTTACAAAAGAATCAGAACAATTATTAGAAATAAATAAAATTATTCAAGATATTGCATCTCAAACTAATCTTTTATCTATGAATGCAGCTATCGAAGCTGCACATGCTGGAGATGCAGGAAAAGGATTCGCGGTTGTAGCAGAAGAAATTAGAAAATTAGCAGATAGCTCGTCGCAACAATCTAATGTAATTAAACAAGTACTAAAAAAAATTATGGGTGACATAGAATCAGCTACTAAACTTGTTGCAGATGTTTTAACAAAATTTGATTTAGTAGATGAGAATGTAAAAACGGTTGCCGAACAAGAAGATAGTATCCGTTGTTCTATGGAAGAACAATCAGTTGGTAGTAAACAAATTCTTGAATCTATAAGTAAAGTTAATGAAGTATCTCAACAAGTTAAACATGGTTCTAAAGAGATGTTAGAAGGTTCATCTGAAGTAATACGAGAAAGTAAAGATTTAGAAAGAGTTACTCAAGAAATATCTAGTAATATAAATGAGATGGCAGCAGGCGTCGACCAAATAAATATTGCTGTTCATCAAATAAGTGAGTTAGGTACTAAAAATAAAGAACAAACTAGAATATTATTAGAAGAAATTAGTAAATTTACTGTTTAGCTTTTCCCAAAAAATTGTTTAAACGGTATTCCGTAGATTGATTTATGTATCATATCATTTATAGTTTTATTTTCTGGGTTACTATGAATATATGGTTCTAAATTTTTTTCTGATAGAGAAGACCTTATTACCCTAATATTTGTATATAATTTTTCTAATATTGGTGTTTTAAGATCTACTATTGCTAAAGTTAAATATAAAATATCAAAAGCTGTTTTATCAGTTTTCTTATTTAATTGTTGAAAGTTAGCTGTTTTAAATTGTTGTATTGCTTCATTTAAAGTTATTTCACTTTTAGATAATTCTTGTAAATAATTACGGCACAATATTTTTATATTTGTATTAAATTTTACTTTTTTCATAAAACAGGCGCCAACAATATTATCAGATTGATCTCCCAATAATGCTTTATACATTGTATTAGCTGCAATGGTTGGACTAAATTGAAATAATTTTTCAAATTGTTCTTTGGTAAATATTTTATCAAAGCCCTCATTAATCATATGAACATTAAAATTTATATATCTAGCGAAGTCGAGATCATTAGAAATAAGAGCTATTTTTTTATCTTTAAATTGTTCTAATAATGGTTCTATATAATCATCAGCTTCATGTTCATCTGAATATATTAATTTTATTTTATCCCCTCTATATAAATAATATTTTCGTAATAGTTCTATAGTTTCTAAATATAACGGTGAATAAGTTCTATTAGCTTTGTAATCTGTTAATATTTTTTTTCTTTCATTAAGAGAAAAATAAAAATTTTTAGATTCACCTAAATCTGAATAACTAATTGGATCAAATAAAATATAAATTTCACCTTCTTCTTTTAAATGACCTTTAATATCTCCCTCTATATAATTTATAATTTTTTTAATAATTTCTAATGATGTTCTTAAACTCTTTTTTAATTTATAAAATAGATTAGCTGAATCAATTACTATTACATCATATGTCAAAATTGTAGCTCCTTTAAAACGACAATAGTGCACATCTATTGTGCACTGCTATCTTTGAGTATATATTAACTTAAACTTTTATTATCCGCGGATTTTGTTTAAAATAGTTGCCTTATCACCTTGATCATTAACTCTTATATCTTGTCGTTCTTTGAGTTGATCAACTTCTTGTCTTGTCATTTGAGATTTTTGGCCACTATTAGTTACCTCAACTAATCGTTCTTGTGTATGTTGTGGCTCCGGGCTCTTATTTTCTTGTCCTTCAATTTCTATAAGTCTTTGCATATCGTTTTCTCCTAATATTTAATTAGTAATATCTTTTTTAAATTTTTGACGTTCTTTTATTACGTTAGGATCTGCCTCACCATAAATAAGTCTTAAAAGCCTATTCATATCAGTTCTAGGATCTTCTTCAATTGGCTCATCAAACTCATTATAACCAAAATAAGCCTGGTCATTTTCTGCAATAGCATCAAACATACATCTTAAATCAGTACAGTCTTGATCATCAAAATCACCAATAAGAGCACCTTTTTTCCATTGACCATTTTCTTGATAACGATATATAACTGCAGGAGCCGATGTAATTCCTAAGTTAGAAAATATTTTTGCTGCTATAGTTTCACCTGGTTTAAATGTATACCAACCTACTGTATCTAACATATTTCCAAATGCTTTTTCTGCATTTCTTTTTAATTGTTCACAACGAATACAATTAGGTGTTTTTATTACTATAAAGTATACTTTTTCTTCAATATTTCCACCTTCTGACCAAACTTCTAGTTGTGGTGTTGTAATTTCTTTCATTTTTCAATCCTTAATTTTAATGTTTCTAATTCGTTTTTTATATCTACAATCTCACCTTTAAGATGAGTATTTACTCTTTCATCAGTAATTCCGTCATATTCAGATTTATCCCAATTAGTTCCAGTTTTCCAACCTCGAATATAACCACTTTTATAAGCTTTATCAACAAACTCTTTAGCTTGATCTTTAAAAATTAAATTATTAGTTTGCATTTGTAAAATTTCTTCTCTTCCTCGTTTAATACCTTCTTCTAAACCACGTTCATATAAAATTTCTTCTGCTTCGTCTTTACCATTTTGGTAACCTTCTTCGACACCAGATTCTTTTGCTTCGTCTATTTCATATTCATGATCTTTTATAAATTCGTCATTGACGTCTTCTTTAAAAGACGTCAAAATTCCAATAATAATATCGTGTACTTCATCTACATTTGGGATTTGATATTTTTTACAAAACAAATCAATCTCGTACATCCCTGAAGTAGGGATGTCGTGCCAAGTTATTCTCATTTTTTAAAGTATTTTTTATATAAAACCATCGAACTAACAAATGCAGAAAATGCACCGCTTACACAAGCTGTTATAATATTTCCCTGCACAATATCTGCTGGATTACCAAATAATAAACCAACAACCAAAAACGTGAAGATGCCGCTCATGAGCAAACTCATGAATGTGTTCATAAATATATCTTTTTTCATATAATTTATATTAACCTTAATTTCCACCACCACGCATAATTGCAAGTTGACCTGTAATTCCGATAGATTTAATGATTCCTTGAACTTGTTCTTCTAATTTGTCAGCTCTATTTTGTAATACAGTTGGATCTAATTGACCAGCAATATCTTGTTTAACTAAACTTCTAATCATTGCAAAATTGTTTAATACTTCAACTCTAGCCATTGGTCTAGCAATAGTTTCTAAATCTTCAAATTTTATATCGTCCCAATTTCTAGATGCTTTTAACCATTTAAAATTAAGATTACCGCCAATAGTGCTAAAACCATAAGCGTATAATTTACCGTCTATTTTCTTACGACTACATTTTTCTCTTCTGAAAAAATTCAAAAATCCTTGATTAGCTGCTAAAGCATCTACTACTGTATTTCTCCATTCTAAACCAACAAACCCTGGAACTTGTTTTCCTCTATATCGTACGCCTCTACCAAATCTTCCACCACCAATACCACCAGCATGCATTCCGCCCATCATCATTTGTTCATTATAAAATGCAAAAGGGCTTCCTGAGTTTCCACCAAAACCTGCTCCACTTCCCGGAACTGTATAATATGGTACACAAGCATAAGCATCTATTGGATAAGGAACCATAAATTCAGCTCCCCTAGAAACTTGTATTCCAGATTGTTCTTCAATTATTGGTCTAAAAGTAAAATAACGTTGCATAGCTGGTTTAATACAATATTTAATTATTTCATTTTTTGCTAATTCATTATCAGCAAATGTTACAAATGGGAAACCAATTGCAGTTAAAATAGTTTCTAATTCATCATCATCAATATTTATACAACCATTATCAATGGTAATTTGGTGATTATTAAATGGAATAAAGTTTTTATCAGGCATAAAATTAGCACGCCATTTCGCAGGTAATACTACAAAAAATGGAACCATTATTCCTTCGATAGCTGTATATTGTCCAGTTATATCATCAATTTGCATAATTGACCAATCAATTGGAAAACGACTAACATTATCAACAACATAATTATGAGCTACATAAATAAAATTATTATGCAATGGAGATTTAGATAACCAATCACCATCTGAAGCATCAACTCTAACAACGCTATCTTTAGCATAAAATTTTGTGTCTTTATTTACTGTAACTTGGCCCATCGACCACCATGTTTGAAAAAGTTCATTTTCATCACATTGCATCAAATATGTGTGTGCATCTTTCATCTTATTATTTAGTTCTATTTTGAACATATCTTACTTAAATCTTATATAATATTTGTAAGGGAGATTACACAATGAGAATGATAGAAAGCGATATTAAATTATTTCGTAATGAATTCGCCAGCGCAATGAGGGCTCTCGAAAAGAGATTTAATATTTCTGTAAATATTGGAAATATTTCATATAATTCTGCTGGCTTTAATTCGAAGTTAACTGTAAAATGTATCGATTCAAATGGTGAAACAATGACAGACCCACGTGCTGAAGCTAATGCAAAATGGGCTGTAAGAGGAAAAGGAATTGATCCCTGTACTTCCAATGTTATTGGAGAATTTTGGGTGACCCGTTCTGGCGAGACAGTAAAAGTTATCGATTATAAAACTAAAAATAGTCGTTATCCTCTCATTTATGTTAAAGATTCAGAACACGATAATCGTCAGTTTAAGGCGCCCGTATCTGTTTTAGTAAGGAGAGCATAATGGCTGAAAAATCTGGGTCCTTAATTACAATTAAGGCTGGTGGGCTAGGAACAATTATATTTGTTATATTTCTAATTTTGAAATTGACAGATAATGCCCCAGAATGGTTAACTTGGTTTTGGGTATTTTTCCCACTTTGGATTGGTTTTGCAATTGGATTTGGTATATTTATTTTATTTTTAGTAATAGCTGCAATTACTTTAATTATTTCAGAGAGGCTTTAAAATGAAAGATGTAAAAGTCGGAGATATATTGGCAGGTTCTTGGGGATATTCAATGCGATTGTACACATTCGCCGAAGTTGAAAAGGTAACACCCAAACAGGTTGTGCTTCGTGAATTGGACAGAGAAACTGTTGGCGGAGAAATGTGGAATTTACATGTGCGACCAATAATGGGATCAACTGGAAATCATCTTGGAACTATAAGAGTAAAGAATCAACTTGATAAGGATTATGTTTGGATTCCAAAAATTAGATGTTTGATGTATAGATATAATCCAGATGAGAAATACACAGAAGACCACATGGATTGAAAAATAATTTAAGAAAAAATAAGCCCCTCAACGAGGGGCTTTTTTATTTTAAATTATGGTCTTCTATGGTCTTCTTTTTCCCAAGGTTGATGGCTTCCGTGGAAACCTACCCATCTTAATGACATTGTTTCATTTGTAACTAATCCAAATGGATTATTTATAGTTATTGCTTTTACATATGCATTAAAACCAATTGCTGTTGGTGTTAATGTTAAAGTCATTACTGGTGGAACTCCTTCGCCTGTTCCTTGAATAATTGTTTTATCTGTTTCTAATACGATGTCAACTTCACCATCATTATCAGTTATTGATTCGATAGTAAAATGCCAATCTGGGAAAAGTTGTTTAGAATAAAGAACTACTTTTCCTGCAAATGATGCCCAACCATCAAATTTGAAATCAAAATACCAACCTCTTCCGAGTTCAAGGTATCTACCATTTCTTAAAGTTGGATCAAATTCAAATCTTGCTGTATAAAAAATTAATGATGTAAATGGATCATATACTTCTATTGTAGTAACTTTTTGTGTAGAAAGTAATTGTTCTCCTTTAAACCATCCGACAAATTTCCACCCAAATGGCTCATGTGCTGTAAATATTACAGAAGTTCCATTTCTTACATCTGCTTGTGCAGGTACTGCGTAAGCTCCAGATTCAGCGGCGCCGGGTGGATCTATATGTACTTGAAAGCCTGTCATTCTAACTGGTGCTGATACAGCTATTTTTCCCTTAACAAATTTAATTGTTGTTGGTTCATCTGTGTCTTCACCAAAAACTCCTGGCATTGTTAAAATTTTAGATGCTTCTGCAATAGAATTAGCAACTACAGATACTGGAAAATCTCCTTCTGGTGTTGAAAAATATCCTGTATATTGATTAAGATGTTCTACTTGAGTTTTTTGTTTTGGTCTTCTTTGTAACATATTTGGGTCTTCGATTGGTTCAGTTGGAATATGAAATCCTGGAGGTCCTGGAAATTTTGGACCTCCTGACATATTACCTGGATGACCTCTCGATACTGGTGTTTTATGACTCATCTTTTTATCTCCTTATTTATTTAGTTATTTACAATAAGAGAAGTATATTCTTTTAAAGTTAAAAGAATTCTTATTGTAAAAAAATATAAGATTTTAACTTATTGTAAAAAATACTAAATTAATGTAATGAAAAATAGAAGAAGAAATGAAATAATAGATCTTAATACAGGAGAACGATATATTAATGAATCTTTTGTTGAAAAGACTTTAAGTGTTTCTAGATATTATATTCATAAGAGTTTAAAAGAACAAATACCAGTAAAAGGTGATAATATGTTTGCTTATTACTATTATGGAATAAATATCGAAGAAATAAAAAACATCTATATGGCAAATTACACAAATAAAATTACAAGGAGCAATAAATGGAAAATACTAGAGAAGAAATTGGGCCAACAAACCCTAATTTAACAAAGTTAGAAAAAGCTAGAAAAGAATATGAAAACAAGCAAGCAATTCCAGACGGTTATATTGAAGTAGAATTATCAACTCGAGGTTTTATTGGTGCACCCGAAAGGTTCTATATTAGAAACTTTAGTCCAGAAGATTTAATGAACTTAGGATTAGCTGATAGAGAAGATATTCCATTAAAATTAATTAAAGTTTTAGATAGTTTAATTTTTAATCCAAATCATGATCCAGTTTTATCTATTAAAAACTTTCATGAAAAAGAAGTTATAGAATTATTATTATTACTTTATGAAACATTTTATACAACTGTATTCCCTAATCAAGAATGGATTCCAACAGAAGAAGATTGGGAATTCTTAAAGGAACAATGTGGTGGACAAGAGAGTGAAGAATTTAGAGCAAAAGAAAGAGCTCTTAAAAATAAAACTTGGAAGCCAGTATTTGATATTGATATTTCTAAATTAGAATTTCATGAAATACCAAACGACGGAATAAAAACTAAAGCTAAAGTTGATAGAAAATATGGTGATAAACATTTTAGTGCTGTATTTACTTTACCAAAATTTGGTGATTTTATTACTTTAAAACATTTTATTGATAGTATTTATAGAGAAGAAGACAAACGATATGCTCGTATTGCTGAAACTATTAAATTTAGAAAAGAAATGGAAGAAAAATTACAACGTGGTGAAAATATAAATATGGCTTCAATTCCAAATGTCCCAAAAGCTGAATACGATAAGTATAAAGAATATGAAGTAGATAAATCATTATTTTCTATTACAGCTTCAAAAGCATTATATTTAGCAGAAATTGATGGTCAAGATGTTTCTAAATGGAAATTAGAAGATAAACTTGAAATGGCCAAAGATGCTAGATTAGATTATAGTGTATTCAAAATGGTTCAAGATCATTTTGATAAGTTAGAGTTCGGGCTAAAGGAGGAAATAACTGTTCGCGACCCCATAATAGATAAAGTCGTGCAACGGAAATATACGTTTCAACTCATTGATCTACTTACCGCCATTAGAGATACAGGAACTTCTCAAACTACTATATCTTTTGTCTAGAGATTGCGGTTTTGGTTATGCCGAAATGATGGCAATGCCAACACATATTTTATTAGGATTATGGAGTGCAAAAAGAGGAGTGCTTGAAGAAGAAGCTGAAGAACAAAAGAAACAGCAACAAAGTCAATCAGCTGGAGGACAGCAGGCGCCTTCAATGAGCAGCATGATGTCACAAGCAAAAGGTATGATGCCAAAAACTCCAAGTATGCCTTCTGTTAGAATGCCAGGATAAATTTAATGGGGAGACTAATTTAGTCTCTTCATTAAATAATCTATTTTATTTTTTAACCAATTATTATTCCATTCAGGTGTATTTACTTCATAAATATTTTTATCCATATCTTCATAAAAATAATTATTATCATCACATATTTTTCTTAATTCGGTGTCTTTAAATGGTAATACTTGATCTATATAAATATTATCGTAATCCCACTCTTGTCTAAGATTTTCATAAGAATCTATTTCTTCTTTTGTTTCTCCAGGATAACCAATTAAAATTTTTATTACTACAGTAAATTTATATTGTTTTAATAAACTTATAACTTTTTTAATTTTTTTAAAATCGCCTCTTTTATGAACTATTTCTTTATAAACTCGCTCACAACCAGCATCTGGGTTTAAATTTATTGAACTATCTACATAAATCTTTTTTAGTAACATTATTTGTTCTTCAAATAAAGAATTCCATTGTAAATTTTGAATCATTATTTTATACTTTTTTTCTACCATATATTCTAAAATTGGTTTATAAAAACTCCAATCAGTAAATGGATCATCATCGACTAAATAAAAATATTTAGAAAAAGAATTAGCATAAAAATCTAATTCCTTTTTAATTGTATCTAAAGTTTTAGTTTTAGTTTTAGTATGAATTTGTGAAACAGTACAAAAAGTACAACAACCATTACAACCTTCTTGCAACAATAAAGTAGTCATCATAACTTTTTGTTTATATAAATAAAAATTTAAATAAGGAATATCATTTAATTCTTCTTCACTTAATTCTGAGAATATGATTTCTTTATTTATAGTTTTTGGAGTTTTCCAACTTTGATGATTTTCCATAAATTTAATTGCTTCTTCTTTATTTATTTTTAATGATTTAAGTAATTCTAAAAAAGGTTTTTCTCCTGGACCATAACAAATACCATTTATAACATTATTTTTTAATAATTTTTCATCAAAAAATTTCATCATCGGCCCACCACCAACTAAGAGTTTACAATAATTTTTTAAATAAAGACATAAATTTTTAAATTCATTATAATCAAAAAAACAATTAGATAATGCAATTAAATCATATTGTTCATAAATTTTTGGTAATTCTATATCTATAATTTCTATATCCCAACTCATATCAATTTTATTTCTACAATATGCTTCTAAATATAATGGTGCTAATTGATAAAATTCTAATTTTTCGTTATCTTTAAATACTAAAAATAATATTTTCATGGGTATTCCTTTAAACAAGTATAAGCATTATTGTTTTTACAAAAATCATAAAAACTATTATAATGACCAGGTGGAGTTTTAATTAAATTAGTTTTTCTTCTTTTTAAAATATCTTCGACTGGGTCATCACCAAATTGAGTTATATGACCTAATATATCTTTTTCAGAATCTCCAGAGCCGCAATCTGCAGATAAAATTCCATTAGGGTGTACAGCAATAGAAAAATCGCAACCAATAATATGGCGAGGCCAAATCATATATGGTATGTCGTTTTCTAAATTTTTACCCCGTCCTCCAGCTATAAGCGGTAATTGAAATTTAAAAAAATTTCTATTTAATTTAGATTCTAATTCTGGAAAATCATTTGGATCATAAGGCGGCCAACCATCATTTTTTATAAACTTAGTATATACATCAATTTTAGAACTATCAATTATTGCAGTAGAAAAAGTTTTAATAGGTGTATCTAAAAATTCTTCCATAAGTTGATTTACTATATCAAAACTAGGTATTTGTTCTAATAAATATTTATTTAATGATACGCATAAAAAATCTGGTTTTATTTCTTCTTTTACTAATTTAATTAAATCTTTATTTTTTGATAGTAATAATCCATTAGTAAATATACAAAAAGGTTTATTATATTTTCTACATCGGTGACTATAATTTAACATTCTTTCTGGATATAAAGTTGGTTCACCACCTTGAAAATGTACATATTTTATATGTTTAGATTTTAAACATAAATCTAATAATTCTGGATCTAAATCTTCTTTTTCTTCTATATAATTTTCAGTGGGTACATAACAATGTCTACATTTTAAATTACATTTATTAGTAATTCTAATTTTTAAATGCCAAAACATACTTTTAAAAGCATTAGTAAAATCTTCATTTTGTGCTAACATATTATTTAGTCTACTAAATATTATGCGAGCGAGACCGGCTGATTTTGTTTCTACTTTTGCAAAAACCCTTTATTATAATAAAAATATTATTATAGCTATGACAGATGAATGTAATTTTGCTTGTAAACATTGTCAACAAGGCCAAGGATATGATTGTGTTATTTCTAAAGGAATTATGTCTTATGAAATGATAGATTTAATTTTAGATAATATATATGATAAAGATTTTTTTATCTGTATTTGTGGTGGTGAAGCCTTATTATATCCAGAAATAGTAGAATATATAATTACTAGATCTCATCAAATTGGGACGCCAATTATTTTAGGTACAAATGGCTTTTGGTATAATAATAAAGAAATTATAGATATGATAAAAAGAGTTAAACCAACTTTTATTAGATTATCAGTAGATAAATATCATCAAGACTATGTTTCTTTAGATAATTTACAAGAACTTATAGATAATTTAGAAGATTCAGAAGTTAAAATTTTCGGTGGTTCTATTTATAATCATGAATGTCATCCAGGGGATGAAGAAAAATTTGATAGTTTAAAATTGTTACAAGAAGTTACTCCCTGTGTTTATAAAGGAAATGGAGAAGATTTTTTATATGAAAATAGAGAAATTCTTAAATCTAATCAATACGTATTTTGTAGGGCAAGTGGGATAGTTATTATACCAAATGGTGATATTTACATGGAATGTGAAATGGAAACTCACGGATGTTATTTAGGAAATATAAGAGAAGTAAAATTTATTGATCTAATTCCTAAATTAAAATGTGGACGGCCTTATTATTATATAAACCCAGGAGAACGTATAAATAATATTTATGAAATTTGTAAAAGAGATAAACATCATTTATTAGATGATAAGTGGCAGGGTAGTAAAATATCTTTTAATGTTATGGGAAACTCAGTATATGAAAAAGCTTTGCAGTCTAATATTTATAAATATACTTTAAAAGAAATAAGAGATTATTATGATCCTTTTTATGAGGAACATTAATGTTTGGGACGTTTGAAGATATTGGAAATATATTTTGTCATAATAGTTTTGGAATATTTACAGCTTTTGGATTACAATATAATTTAGGTTGTAATGCAAAATGCGCTTGTTGTTATGATTTAGATGCGCCAACACATAATTATTTGAATAATGAAGATTGTGAAAGATGGATAAAAGAATGCGGGGAAAGAAAAATTGGTGTATTTATTGCTACTGGTGAACCTTTTCTTTATTGGGATTGGTTAAAAGATTTTTTTATTCCATTATGTAATAAACATAACGTTATATATTTAATATCAACGAACGGTTATTGGGGATTTGATGAAAAAATTCTTCAAGAAATTATAGATTATAAAGTAACAAATATTACACTTTCTGTAGATTATTGGCATCAACAATTTATTCCATTATCTACAATATATAATATATTAAAAGTTTATAAAGATACTAAATGGCCAAAAATTTTTATTTCAGTAACTTGGGATAAAGAACATCCAAAAGAAGAAGTATATTTACCACCATTTGAAAGAAATTTAACTATCATAGATTTTATTAGAGTAGTAGATAGATGGGATAATGATAAAAATATTTTTACTCACGATTTTAATGGAAATATATATTTTCATAAAGATAAAGTTGGGACATCTATATATGATGTCAATTTTACATTAGATAAAGATAAAGCACAATTTGGAAAGGGCCCACAAGAATATTTTTACGATTTTTATAAACGTAATGATATAAAGAGGAAGTTAATTTATTATAACCAAAACAAATGTTTTGTAGATAGGAGTATAATAGAAAAATGCATAGCACAGGTGATTTAATTAAAGATTTGTATAATAAATATTTTAGTACAAATAAAATGGTGGTATTCAAAGTTACTAATAAATGTAATATTGAATGTGAACATTGTAGAGAAAACTCTGGCCCGGATAGAAATGATTTACTTTCATCAGATCATATTAAAAAGGTTTTTGATCAAATTGATGATTCTTGGATAATAACTTTACAAGGTGGAGAACCTTCGCTTTATTTAGATAAGTGTAAGGAGATTATAGATATAGCTAAATCTAAAAATATTCAGACAGTTTTTTATTCTAATGGTTGGTGGGCAAACAATGAAGACATGTGTAATAAAATATTTAATCTAGATACAGATATAATAGTCATATCTATAAATAAATGGACTTCAAAAATTATTCCAATAGAAAATGCCAATACTATTGCTGATAAAATAAAAGACTTAAAACAAACCCTTATTTATAGTGAATGTTATGAATTTAATCCAGTGTCTAAACAATACTTAAATAATGATAGTTTTGTTATTGAATATGAAATAGATTATAGCGGGAGAGCTAAAATGTTTACTGGTACAAGACTAGTAAGATCTCTTTGCAAAAGATCTGGTTTTACTTTAGAAACAGATGGAGAAGTTTATGGTAATTGTTGTTTTTCTAGTAATGGTTGTCATTTTGGTCATATTGATAACATAAATATAAACAATTTTTTAGAAAGAAGAAACTTAGGTGGATCAATTAAATGTTTGGGACAAGAGAAGAATTAACTGATCTTTTTAATTTTAATACTTCAAATAATAAATTTTGTTGTATTCTTCAAATTTCTAATAAATGTAACATAAGATGTTCTTGTTGTTATAACGAATTTTTAAGAAATTTATCTAACGCTGATGAAATTTTAAGGCCGGAGGTTTTAGAAAAAATTATTAAAACTTGCGTTGAAAGAGATATTCCTATGTACACAGGTGTAGGTGAACCGTTTGCTTGGTGGGAATATACTAGAGATATTTTAATACCAATGTTAAATAAATATAATTCTAAATATATAATTTCTACTAACGGTCTTTGGGGAAATGATAAACAAATTATTCAAGAGGCTTTAACTTCTAATATAAAAAATATGTTTATTTCACATGATTGGTGGCATAATCAATCTGTTCCTGTTGAATATATCAATAATATTTTAGAGGCTTTTAAAGACTCTTCTACAAAAGTTTATATAGCTTCTATTTGGAATAAAGCTCATCCTAAAGGAGAATATACTTATAAATATCATGACCAAATAGAATTTATTTGGTATGATTATGGAAATCAAGTTAATGGTAATACTATTTTGTCTCATGATAGGGAGGGTAATGTTAAAGATTATAATTTAAGAGGATTAGTTTAATGGCTTTTTTAAGCAAAGAAGATTCTTTTAAAATTTATAATAAATATGTTTTAGATAGAAGAAACATTTATATAGTTGTTTCATTAAAATGTAATTTAAGTTGCAAACATTGTAGTATGGAATCTAATTCAGATTTAACAATTATGCCAGATAATTATATAGAAAAAATAATTAATCAAATAAATAATAAGTGGTCGGTTTGTCCTTTTGGTGGAGAACCTTTTTTATTTCCAGAAAAAATGGAAAAAATTGCAAATTTATGTTATGAAAAAAATATTTTTTTCCATTTAAATACTAACGCATTTTGGGCCTTTAATAATGATATCTTAAATCTTATTTCTAAATTAAAACAAGTTTGTATTGGGTTATCTATTGATGAGTTTCATGAAATACCTATAGAAAATTATATACAAATTTTAGATTATTTTAAAAATAATAAAAATATAACTTTTTGGTTAGAAACAGTAAAAAATCATGAAAATGAAGAACGTTTAGATGTTTTAAAAGAAAAAGGAATAGAATATGTTTATTTGGTAGAAAATATAAATCCAGTTGGTTATGCAAAAAAGAATTTTAAATTTGAAAATAAAATAAGAAATATTAAAACTTGTAATAATAGAGGATTTGAAATACGACCAGATGGTCAAATTTACATTTTATGTAATTATCATAAAAATTGCAAAGTTGGCCATATTGACAACGATATTTTTGAAAATTTAAGAAATAAATATTTTCGTAGAATGCCCAAATTTTTAACATCTAAACAAATAGAATTATGTTGCTTACCTGATGAAATTCATAATAAAAAATGGGATGATCGTTTTTATATTGAAGTACTTTCTGATTCAGTTACTTGAATTTGCTCTTTTACCTGTAATTTATGAAGTAAATTCATCAAAGTATTTAATCCAACTAAAACATCTGTACTTGCAGTAGTGTTTACTTCTCTTATGTTAGTTTGCATGTATTGTGGTGATAATTCGCGTTGTTTTTGAGCTAATTCATTTTGTTGTGCAGCTGTAAGTAATTGCATTGTTGGTGCAACAAGTTTAGATATTAAATCATTTTTATTAGTTGCAGCTGAAGTTGTTAAAGCAATGAGTTCGGTATTCTTAAAATCTGGTAATCTTTTTCTTACTTCATTTTTAAGATCTTTTTGATAATCATCTTCATCAATAGCCATTTGAAACGTATTATTAAGAAAACTGGCAAGAGTACTTTCTATAAGTTTTACAGGTGTTGATTTTTCTGCTATTGCATGTATTTGTTCTTCTGTTACAATTAGTTCATTATCTGCCATATAATATTTAGTTAATCTAAATATATGATAGATATGGTCAAAAAAGAGTTCAATTTTATTGCAGATAAATTAGCATTAAATATGGATTGTTCTAAAGAAATCGATGAAACTTTACAAATTATAGTTCTCATGGCTTCCGATAATATAGTTGGACAATTAAATAATACAGAAACAGAAAACAAAATTAAAAATTTTATGACATATATTGTAGATATATTTAATAACACTTGTGGAAATTTTCTAGGTTCTAGATTAGAAGTTGGGATATCTAGAGACATTATGGGAAATATTAGTATATCGTTCCTTTCTATTAAGAAATAATCCGACCTTTCATAACTTTAACTAATTATTTATGGAACTATTTACTCCTAATTCAAAATACTATCAAAAGGTATTAGATTCTTATACTTCTTCAGATGAATTTATAGCTAACAAAAGAGTTCATTTTAATAACGAAATTCCTCCTATAGATTTATATGATATGGTTCACTCTATGATGAGAAATGACCTTTGGAAGTGGTTTTTAGGCTCTTCGTATCTATCTTATGATATAAATTATAATGAAGCTACAAATGGTTCTGAAATTTTTGATAAAGAGGGAATGATTATGGAAGCCTCTATATCAAAACTTATGAATGGTATCAGATCTCAAGATTACGGACCAATACCTTATTACAGCCACACTAAAAATGGAACATCTCTTATAAATCCAGAATATCATAGATTAGAAATTAATGGTGTATTTTTACCTGAAGTAGATTTTATGCTTCATGAAGGATATAGATATCTTAATGTGTTATATCCAGATCATCCAGATTTTATAAATATTTTAACTACAAATGAAATAAATGATGAAATAACTCAGGCAGCTGCATTAGTTCATTATAATCCAAATTGTATATTTTTTGATTGGCTAGCTACGGAATTAAATTTTGAATTAGATGATTTAGATTTACCTCGTGCTGGTAGAGAAGAAGCAACTAAACTTAAAATTCGTAACTTAAAAAACAATGCTTTTAGAAGAAAACTTTATGGGGCAAAATCTGGTTATTGGCAATTTGGTAGTGAGATATTCCAACATATAACTATACATCCAGTAGCAGAATATCTTCCATTTAAACCTGTTATAAGAGAAATGTTTGCTAGATCTTTTCATGTACCTTCTAGACATATAAAATGGTTTAGTAAAATCTATAAAAAACCAGATGAATTTGTTGATAGATCTATAAATAAATTTAATTTACTTTATAAAAAATTATTTAGACTTATAGATTGGAATAATGTTAGTTATGATTATTTAAACGAATATGTTCCACCGGAAAAAATATGGGGAACTGCATATCCAACACCTTATTCATTATATGATGTATACGAATATCCAGCTGAACGAAATGCTTATATGTCGCTATCTATTCAGAATGATTTTTATGTTGGTCAAAAAATTACTATAAATGGAAACCCAGCCTTTATAAATGGAATGTGGTCTGAAGATTCTTATCGAGTTAAAGTTAGATTAGTTTATGAAAATGATGAACTTGTAGATCAACGTTCTTCTTGTATTCAACAAACTTTACATGAATCATTAACTAAAATTCATCTAGATAGTCCAGCATACCCAATTTATATTCCTTTTCAAGTTTATAGGGGAACTGAGTATACTTTAAATAAAATTTTAGAAATTAAAAATGAAATTAGACAAGAAAATAAAGTTATAAAAGAAAAAAATAAAGAGATAGATAATGAAGAAGAGCATTATCCATTATTAGAACGATTAGATTTAACTGATTATGAAAATGCTTTATTATCTACAAGTAACCCTTTAACTAGATCTATAAAAGAATTATATAAACTTCTTCCAGACCATACTATTTGTAATTTTGCTCTTAACCCATATCAAGATGGAAACTTATATTTACCTGCATCTCAATTTTTAACTTTATATCCAGAATGGTTAAATATAACTACAAATAGAGATGATATTCATAATCCATATTTAGTTTATGGTGCAACCCCAATGTCAGAAGATGGTTTTGTAAAGAAAGAAGATTTAATTATAAATGATTTAATTTATAATACTTATGTTTCTGAAATAGTTGGAATAGAACCTGGTCTTATAAAAATGAGAGTAGAGAAAGCTGAACGTCTTACTAAAACACAAACTGATATTATTGATGAGATAAATAATTTAGAAAATGCTAAATTTGGTATTATAATTCAATTTGATATTGGGAATGATTTAGTTAGAAATAAAAAAGTAGTTTTATTTGGAAAACCAAAATTTGATTATATTGCATTAGAAGGAAGAGATGATGGTTTATTTCAAATTACTTATATAACTTTTAATATTGTTGCTATCCCAAAAATTAAATCTCATAATTTATTAAAAGCACTTTATAGAGATTATGAAAACCAAGCTTTACATAAATTTAAAAACTTAGAAATACTTTTTGGTGAAGAAGATGGTGAAGCAAGTGAAATATTTAAGAAAAATCATCGAAAATATAAAAACATAACTGATAATTTTGAAAATCTTAATTTTATAAGAGAAGATTATCAAACAAAGTTTAAAAATTTTAATGATAACATTTTAAGATTAAACAATAGATTTAAAAGCGAAATTTTTAGAAATGTAGAAGTAAGTGATGGGCCGATTAGATCATTACAAACTAATTTACGTTCTTTATTAAGTAGTTTTATAAATGTTAGTAATGAATATATTACATCTAATATTGGTAATTTAGAAAATGTTAGCTATTTTTGTGAAAGAATAAGAGTCTTAATTCAAAACTTTACATTTAATGACGCTATAACAAATGATATGGCTTTATTATATGAAGATTTAGCAAAATTAGACATAGAAATAAAAAATTTAGAAAAAGAAAATGAAACTTTAGGTGATTTAAATCAGATTATAGCTAATGCTTATGAAAATAGAAAAATAATTGAACAAATTATAGAAAAAAGAGAAATTATAATCTTATTTTTACAAGAAAAAATAAAATTAGATAACAATTTTGTATCATTTATTTCTGTTATAGATAGTTTAAATTATAATGACAATATATTTAATTTTATAGAAGAATGTAAAAAACAAGTTACTATTATAGAAACTTTTATAAATGAGTTCGAATCTAATTTCTTATTTGAACAACCACAACTTTTTAATTATTATAATGGTTTAATAACTCTTTTAAAAGACAAAATATCTTCATATGATAATCATATTATATATCTTAATGAAACTTTTAGTAATATAAAAGATTTAATTACCATAATTATAGATAATTATTATCTATCGGAAAATAAACAAAATCTCTTAAAACTTTATTTAGAAAAATTTGTTAAAAATGTAAATGATAATGATTTATTATTTAAAAATGTTTTATTTATAGAAGCATACAATAATTTATTATCAATAATTGAAGAATACAATAGTTATTATCTCCCATGGCTTTTCTGTGAAATTGCAATAGACTTAGACAGGGATTATTATTTAAACTTAGATTCTAATAGATTAAGTAATGAAAAGAGAATAGCTCTTAATAATATAAATAGAATTGATTTAATTTTAGATGAATACTTACCAAATAGAGGATTTTTACTTAACCCATTACCATCTGATATTTATATGCGAACAACTGATGATGAATTATCTTCTTATTCTTTATTGAATCATCAAGACAGATTTATTGGTACATTATCTATATCATTAGATAAATTTAATGAATTTTTAGAATATAAAATTGAAGAATTATACGGAACAGAAGGAGTTATAGAAGATTATACTTTTGGTTCATTAAATACAGCTTCTATTGTAAATAATAATTTAGATATTATTAAACCATCAGGAGATTTTTTCGAATCAATAGACACATCAGATAATTCTAATATTTTAGAATTATCTAATTATATTAAAAAATATGAATTGGAAAAATATCATTATTTAACTTTAAATAAAGATATTATAAAAATTGTAGATAGAACTAATAACAGAAGATTTTCTTTTGCTGTTGCTGGTTTCTTAGAATTATTTTTACCATACGAAAAAAGAAATAATTTTAGAGGCGAAGCATTTGTTCATAATAGAATAGAGATAAGAGGAATAACTACAGCTGGATCAAAAATTATAGATTTTATTGATGATGAGTCTAGATTTAGAATGGCAGCATTATCAACAGGTGATGAAGTTATAGGACCAACAATAGAAAATGACATATTTATTGAAGCTATAAATAACGTTAGACATTTTATTACAGTAAGTGAACCATTAAATGTAACTGGAGATTTTGTTTTAACTTTCTTAACTAAAATGAATTTACATGCTAAAGATATAAGTAAAAACTTTTTTAGATACAGAAGAGAATTGTCTCGAAATGAACTTATAGATACTGGTTCTATATTAGATCATTATGCTTATGGTGCTGAAGGGTCAAAATATCCATTTATATCTAGTGGTTTTGTAAATAGTGTTGTAGATACTTCAAAATATAAAGAAATAACTTTAAAGCATTTAAGAGAACAATCAGTATATAGACGTTTTTTTGAACAACACGTTTGGGATTTACACAATTTTGGTGAAGATTCAATGACACATTATACTATACCATCTGTAATAAATTCTAGTGGAGATTTATTTTTAGAAGTTGGTGCTTATAAAACTTATAAAGAATTAAATAGAGATAAACAGAATTATTTAACAGACGGAAATGGAACTTTTAAATTTACAAAAGATCGAGAATATATAATGAAAAAAGAAATTCTAGATTATTTCCAAGATTATTTACTAGAACTTTCTAGAGCTTCTGATAAAATAAATATTGGTGTAAATATAAATGCATTTACACATTCAAACGGTACAATATCTCAAATTCCAGATGCAAAATATTCTGATCCAAATATTGACTTAAGATTTTTTACTTATGGTTGGACAGATCAAACAATGCCTTATTATGTTGATATTGGTATTGGAAAATTAGACGAGTTTTCTAGAACAGGACCAGTTGATGCACAAGCTAAAACATATGAACCTAGATCTTTTTGGAATCATGATGTATATGATAATACTTATTTAACAAAATATAAAGATTTAAAATATCAATCTGAAAAAGGAGCATTATCTTATCAAGAATTAAAAGAACAGGGAATTGATTTAAGAAAAGCTGATAGATCATTATGGGGAAAGAAAACATTTGAAATAAATAATGAAGCTGATGTTGATCCAATTTATAGTATTCATAGACCAATAATGAGAGTTTATCTTGGCGAATATGAAGTTCAAAAATCTATAACATTTGATAATCATTTAACTAGAAGATATACAACTGTTCAATTTTCAGTTATAAAACAAGTATTTAAAAATCTTGTTAAAATGAATGAAGAAAAATTAAAAATAGTAAATAAAAAGTTTTTTGAATTAAATATTTTTAGAAATATTTCTTTAAATAATTTGAGAACAGTAGATGAAAATGGTGATGATTTACATGTAATTGTTGAAGGACAATATCTTAATTTTAAATATGAGGGTGTTTGGGTGCCAAGAGCTCAATTTTATGAAAATAGAAATCAATATTATATACAATACCCACCTCCTCCAACAGATGCTAATAACATTTATTATTATTCTATTGCAGAAAGAATTCAATTAGTAGCTGTTATAGATGATCAAAATTATGGTGAAAATTCTGATATATACGAAACTACTGAAAGAACTTTTGAAACTGGAACTATTATAGTTTATGAAGATGAAAAATGGGTTGTAAAAGATTTTATATTCTCAGGTGTTTATGGTGATCAGGTCGCATTAGAAAATATTATGGTAAAGCCAGAAGGTGAAGAAGCCAGAGCAATAATTGCTAATGCTTATCCAGTATCTAATAATGATGGTTTCTTTACTAATCCAAAAATTACTACTAATAATGATGGTATTGAAGTTTCTACTATTGTAGAAGAATTAACTCTTAAACATAGATTACTTTTAAAATTACTTATAAATTTAGGTTTATTTACTGGATCAATAGCTAGAACACAATGTTATTCAGTAAAAGAATTATTAAGTATATATAATACTATCTTCACCCATAAAGAAGATTTAGAAATTATAACTGAAAAATTAAAAGAAGAAATTTTATTAAGAGTAAGAGAAGAATTAGAATTAGAAGCACCAGATTTAACTGAAGAAGAATTTGAAGAAGAAATAATTAAAAGATTTGAAATAGAAATTGCTAAAGAAGAATTTGATTTAGAAATACAGAGAAGATTTAGAGAAAAAGTTTTAGGAACTGATTATAATATAAACGATACTCAAATAGTAATGTTTCCTAGATCGTTCTCTAATGAATTTACTAATGTTATTTCTAAAAATAATGTTTATTGGTTTAATTATGCTTTTGGGTTTGATTTATTACACGATTGTTTAATAACTCCTGGACAAAATATAGCATTAATTTATTTAGAAAACGATTTTAAAATTATTTTATTAAATGAAAATAAATTTACATTTTTAATAGATTCAGCAAGAAAAATAAGAATTAATGAATACGAATATTTCTTCTTTATTGGAAAATATGGTTATACAAGTTATCAAAGTGGAAATAATTTAATAACTAAGGATATATTCTTATTTGAAAAAATAGAAAAATATACTAATGTTATAGATTTAAAATATAAAAACTTACTTAAAGGTTCAGTAGATATTAAAGTAGCGGTAATTCCACATTTTACAGTAGAGGGTTATCCTTATGATGAAAATAATGAATTAAAGTATGATGAAAATAATAATCTTGTTGAAGATATTTATGATATAACTCAAGATAATATTTATTATGATAATTTTAACGATAAACTTTATTCTTTTAATACTATTCATAATGAAAGAATAAAATTTGCTATTAAGCAAGAAGATAATTTATATTTTAAAAATTTATTATTTATATATGGCCAATATCAAAAATTAGGTGCAACCGTTGGTGGTCAGTTTGTAAATCAAGGTGTTATAACTCCAATTACTGGAATTAGATTTGATGCTGATACAGCTAGTTTATTTGATAGAATATTAGAATTAGAACAAATAAATATTCGTTCCCAATTTAATGTAAACTTAGAATCTACTTTATTTTCTTCATATTGTAATATTGAAGGGATAATGAAAGGCATTTATATTAAAGATAGAAATGCTATAGATGATACTGATGTTTATATTAGCGTAAATTATAGAGACGATAGAGAACCAATTATTACTTCTAATAAATTAAGATTTTCTACTGAAATACAAAAATTAATGCCAGTCAGAACTTATAATAATGTAACTCAAAATTTCCCAGAATCTATAATAGATTTTGCTGATGCTAAATGGCCAGATGAACAAAAAATATATCCACCTATTATTCAGTGGGTTGATGTTACAAAATCTATATCAACTGATACAGACTCAATGGCTTTTAAATATTTCAAAAATATGTTAGTATTAGAAGGTGAAATAAATATTTATCAACCTAATACTATAAATTTTGGAAAAAATACTAAATTAGCTGATTCATTAAATAATGTAAAAATAAGTGACGTTATAAATTCTATAGTTGGTATTTCTAATGTAAATACTACATCATATAATAATTATACTTTAACCAATTCTAGTTTTAATATTAAGTTTATAGATTTTAATAAAAATATAATGATCTTTGTAGCTGATAACGCTATTGGATTAAAATATGTAAAATCGTTACAAGGTTTAGAAAAAGAAGTAGAATTAGATGTGCAGTTTGCTGTTCCTAATTTTACAACCGGAACAACTGTGGACTCTTTAACTTGGGATGAAAATATAGATAAATGGGTTATTAGTGTTTCTAATCCAAACGGTACTTCTGAAATGTATTCTATTACAGTTTCATCTGAAAATAATTTAACTATAACTCATTCAGATTATTTTATTGAAGAAATATATAATGAAAAAGGTATTGATATAAATACTTATCAATTTGTAACTATAAAAGATAAAGATTTTGGTGATAATAGATGGGATAATCATAAAACAGTTTTAGCAAGAGATGTTTCATTTATTTCAGTACCGATAAGAGATGTACAAAAAGAAACTTTCTTTGCCCCAGAAAATTTTTCTACTTCAAGTAATTTACAATTAAGTAATTCATTAGGAAATCCATTAGGTTGGCCTGGTTTAAGAATTTCTGGTAATAGTGGTGTTATTCAAAGTAGAACAAGAATTAATGTTCCTGCAAATGATTATAAAGTATTAAGTTTTTCTGTTAAAAAATTAGAAGGAACTGCTGGTGCTCTTATGTCAGCTAATTCTATATCTATCGGTATTCAGACACCTTCATTTAATACTCCAGCTGATATAGATCAAATTTGGGTATACGATAAAGTTATTCAACGATGGGTTGTTACTGATAATACTCAAGATTTTTATAATTTTATTTCAAATTATAATTCTACTGAAATTGCAAATGTAGTTACTTATTTAGTCGGCCATGAGTTTGGTAGATATTATGATGTTACAAATAGAGATAGTATTTTTGGTGGACAATTTTTATGGAGATTACCAAGACCAGATGTTAATGAAAATATAATAGTTGCTGCTGTAGTTTGTAGACAAAATATAACTAATGTAACTTTAGAAATAACAGTAAATAATGATGGAACTACTGGAATAGGACAATTTGATATATTAAATATGTTTGTTTCTACAAAGAAAGAAGTTATAACACATAATAGAACTATAACTAAACAAATCTTTGGTGGGTTTCCGCAAGAAGGTATTTCAGAAGAAAACTTTCCCGGAACTATAACGGAGGCCGCGCCATTCTTTATTGGTGAAAGACCAGCTAATGATATTTATAACGATAATATTTATGAAGAGGGCCCTTATAATCCTTTAATTAGAAGTGATGATACTTCTATAGAATATCTTTATGAAAAATTTAGAGCTAGAAGATGGGTAGATTATAATATATTTGATAATCAAGTTATTATTATTGGTTCAACTATATTCTTTTATACTCCAACAAATTATTATTCTCCAATAGCAAATGGGGAAGAACACTTAAATCTCGATTTAATAACTTCAGAAGGAAGAGACGTATTAGTACCAACTGGAGTAACAGAAGAAAATCATTGGAAGCGCGCTGAATTACCTTCTGTATTTAATGGTACATATCAATTATTTAATGAGATGACATTAGATGAAGCATATACTTTAGTTAATGATCAAAGAGATATTACTTTAGCTCAAATAACAGCAATTGCAAACGCGGCAAGAGAGGGAATGGATGCTGATTCTCAAAACGCCATCAGTATAGTTTATAAAGCTATTTCTGATTGGATAACTGCACATCCAGTACAATATTATCCAACAGATGAACTATGTCCAATAGATATTATTGAAAATGATATTACTTTTATTTATAATGAAAAAGGTAAAATACCTAGATTCTTTGAAAATAATAGTGGTTATCATGAAAAATGGAGATCATCTCAAGAAGTAAAATTTGAATTAGGTTTAACTACTTCTGTTTATTTAACTCGACAAAATTATTTAAGATACTTAGCAGATTATTTTTCAGTAATTTGTGGTGCACAAAGATACATTTATTATTTTGAGCCAGGTGGAATAAAAGATGTTAAATTAACTAATGCTCAACTTATTATACAAAATATTTATGATGATATTATTTCATTCCCATTAAATAAAGCAACTTGTAGAGATGAAATTGAAAATTATAATAACTGGCATATTAGTAATATGGCGCCAGAATATGTATTTAATTCTACAGAAACTTCTTTTGAAACTAGAACGGTAATGGTTGGAAATGATACATTTACTATTGATTCATTCCCAGTTCAAAAACCTCGAAAAGCTTTTGAAATAATGGGTAAATACATAAATAATAATGTTCAAATATATGCCGGCTATGTAATGGCTAATGAAGATGTATTAAATGTTTATAATAAATTTGGGGCCCAGGGACCTAATCCAGATTGGTCACAATTAGAACATATTATTAGATTATTCCCAAATAGAATTAAATTAAATGGTGAATTTAATAATCCAAGTACTTCATTTATAGTATTTGGAAAAAAATATCCAGCAATATTTTATAGTGATAATAATGGACAATCATTTAATCAAGTTAGAATACCAACAAATGCTATTACTAAAAGCTCACATGACTATGAAAATAATGCGTCAGCTGATCCCCCAGATATTTGGTGTGATTCAGTTTATAAAATTGGAAATAAAATAAATGTAATATATAAATCTCCTTCTTCATCTGCTAGTGCTAATATTTTAGGTTATACTACATTTACTATAAATGAACAGGAAACAAATTCTTTAATGGCTTTTGATGGGGAAAATTTTATTTATACAGCAACTGATTTAGAAAATATTACTATAAATAATTTAGCGAATTCTTGGAAAAACTTTAATATTAATTTCTTAAATGGTGTTTTAGTAGCAAGAGACCATGTATTTCCACATTATATTGCTAATCCTGGACATAGATTTTTATTAGAAGATCAGTATAATCTAATGCCATTATCTGGAGAACAACGAATTATAGAAATTGGTGATGATTTTATCAGATACACTAATGCAGTTGATCCAGCTGATAATGAAGAAATATTAAGAGTATTAGTATCAATAGACCAAACTGAACTTATAGAAAATCCAACAATCTATCTCGATTATAAAGAAGAATATTTAGATTCTAATGGTTATCTTTTAGTTAATCATATTAAAGAAGTTGATGATCCTACACAAGCTAATAGATTATATTCTCCTCGTGAAGCTATGGTTTTAAGACACCCAAGTGATGCTGATTTAAGTAATGTTTATCAACGAGAAGTTTTACCAATAAGAGGTATTCCAGCTATTTCAGAAGATGCTGGGAGATCTATTTACAGATATCATGATCCAATTGTAGATTCAAAAGGTAATGAAATATATAAATATATTGAAGCAATAAACTTTAATAATCAAACAATTTATTTATGTCAAGCTAATGGGAATTATCTCGTATTCAGAGACTCTTCTTCTAATCATAATTATTTTACATTAGAAACATTAATAAAGGAAAATATAGATTATCAAACTTTAGTTCCTGCGCCTGTTTTAGTTCCAGGTTTTAAAGCTGAGGAACATGACATATTTGGTGATTTATTAAATGATTTAGATAATAAACAAATTCAATTTTTAGATTTTGATGGTTCTAATCCAAAATTATTTATTAGTTTACCAGATATTAAAACAGTAATAGATTATCTTGTTAGTGAAGAAGATGACGAAAAACGATTATTATATAAATGGGCTTATAATTCAGACCCATCTTGGGTAGGAACACCTGTCGGTTATGTATTAGATATAAATAAAGTAGATGACGAAGGTAGAACACAATCATTTATATTAAATCCATTTAGAATTGGTGAAGATTTTATTAGAGCTGTAGATTCTGTAGAACAATTTGAAGGACCTTTTGGACCAATTTATGGTAAAAGATTATCTTCAAGATTTGCTCCATTTAGATGGAAAGATGAATATTATGTTTACGATTTAGTAACTTCAACATTATTATTAAAAGAAAATAATAATTTCTATATGAATATTTCTATGCCATATCAATTTGCAAACGGACAAATATCTTATGATAATATAACTTTTGAATGGGCTAATCATAAACGAAGAAGTGATGATACTGAATTCGAATATATAGAACCAATCGAAGATTTACAACAATTTAACGGTATTTATATAAAACCTCGTGGTTATGGTGGGTCAATGCATAATGAAAACTTTATTTATGAAAGACCAGAACTTATAGATTATAGAGCATTTGAAAGAAAACTTGTAGAAAATAAATTTGAAGAATATATTTATTTAAATGATAGAAATGGAAATAAATATAATTCTAAAAATGGATTATTCTGGTTATCAACTAATAACGATGTTAAAATAAATTATAATAATCTTATCAATAAAGTAAATAAAGTTAAATTTTATCCAGATGCAATTGGTTATGAAGGTAATGAAACCCATCCAGATGGATTATATACTGAATATAATGTTTTCAAATTAGAGCAAGCACCAATAGAAGTATATACACCAAAAAATACTATTTGGTTTAATTCACCAACTATTAGACAACCCGTAACAACGCAATCAGATTCTGGCCCAGAAATTTTACATTCTTCTGGAAGACATCAAATATTATTAACTTTATTTAGAATAATAAAAGCTGGTTTAACTGTAAACGAATCCTTAATTTCTGAATACGAAATTGAAATAAGAGATTATAGAAATAGACCAATTAGATTACCAGAAGGAACTTCTATTATTTACGAAAATGGTAGATTATTATTTTTATATGATGATACGTTTATATATTCAGAAGAAAATCTTCCAGTATTTGACCACGATTTAATTAGAGTATTTATTAAAGATGAGAATGGTCAAACATTTAATTATGATTTAAATGTTGCTCCAAAAGAAGAAACAGAAATTGGAAAAATATTAAATATAAATAGAATAGAGTTCGATAAAGAAGAATTATATCACTTAAATACTATTACAATAAATTTTGATGGTAGATCATTAAAATTTAGAGATAATAATGAACCTTCTTATTTTATATCTATAGATTATACAACTAGAGAATTTATTAGATGGGAAAATAATGCTAATCAATTATTAGATTTTGAAGTTCAACTTATTGCAATAGATTATGAACAAGCAACTAGATTTATGACTATAAATTCTCATTACGAATTTAAATTAGATGTTAGAAACTTTCATCTAGAATTATTACTAAATAGATCTTGGGCAACTACTATTAGTAACTTAAATGAAGTTCAATGTAGAATATATTCTAAAGATCAGCTTGTTTATAACCCAAATAGTACTACAAATTATTTAACAGGTCAATTACATTTTGAATTTGATAGACAAAGAATTAGATTTGTATCTAATTATGTTAACTTAATAGAAAGTATTAAAGTTATAAATGAAATATTTGTAGATAATATAAATTTAGAAAAATGGGTATATGTTGTAGATCAAAACGGCGAATATGAATTTAAACATACATCATTAATTATTGTTGATGGTCTTTATGGAAATATTTTATTAAATAAACCAGCATATAGAAACTTTAGAGATTTAGTAGACAAGTTAGATAATATAATTGAATATAAAGAAAGAAGAATTATTGAAACTTTTAATGGAAGAGTATTTAATGAAATTGTAAGTATTGCACCTAATTTTTCTAATATGAAATTAGGTAATTTAATAAATTACGATAAAGTAGATTTAAATACTGGTGATATTTTCTTTATTAAAATGAAATTACTCCCATTAAACACAATATATCCTCAATTAAAAACTTTAAATCATCCTGATTATATTTATCCAGTAAGTACGGTTGAAGCTAGACTTTATGGTTTTGATAGAATATTTATTAATGAAAATTCATACGTTCCACCACCAATTACTATAAATAATATAATGTATAATTCTGAATCTTTACCATTATATTATACAAATAATTGGCTTAACAAAGATGGTTTTATGATTTATTTAGCTGATAATGAAGGAAGATTTACTAGACCAACTGTTAGAAATAGAAGAGTAGAGTTTGATGTATTAGGAAATGAATTAGGTGATTGTAGGGCTGATATTTATGGTAATATAGATCCTAGATTTAATCCATTAGAACCATTATATAAATCTTCAATAGATTGGTTCAAATCAGAATTCTATATTGAAGGAAAAGAAATTAATCCATTTATTGTAAATATAAATATAAAAGATGTTTATGATGAAAAATTAAAAGACTTTGTACCTTCTGTAAATTTAACATCTCCAACAAAATTTGGTAATGATTTTATTCAACAAGAAGTAAGTAAATCTTATTTAACTAAAGTTGATAATTCTTTATTATATCGTTATTGTAGAATAGAAGACGATTTAATTCAAAATTCTAAATTAGATATTATAGAACACAATAATGGTTTAATAAATTTAATTGTACAAGGTCCTTATGATACTTATCAATTTGAACAACATAAGTTTTTGTTTGGAATAAAATATTTTAATACGTTCTCAAGTATTGGTCCTTATAGATCAATATGGACTTCAACTGTAGAACTTGAAAATAAAATAGATTTATCTTTTTATCTAAATACTAGAGAAAATATATTAGATAAGAATAATAGAGATTTTGGTGTTGTAGATATTACTGAAATGGGATTATTTAATCAACGTGGTGAATTAGTTGCTTATATGACACACCCAATTGCTCAGTATCGCTCAGATACGCAGCATATTAGTTATAACTTAATTGTAGAAGAAGTAGGTGCATAATGGAAAAAAATATTGGACAAGAAATAGCAATTAAAAGTTATTATCAATCAGTTCGTGATGCTAATATTATTGACACTAATCTTTGTTGTAAGTTTGGTATGGAATTTTTCTTATCACAACTTTTATTTAAAGGCGATTTATCTAAAGTAGTTTATTCTAAAGAAGATATTGCTTTTAGAAGAAGAGTAGAGACTTTAGGAAGAGGTGATATTAAAAATGATACTTATAATTATATAAATCTAGATTTACCTTATGCTTGCTATTCTCAAGAAGGTCCTTATGAAGAAGATGATAGGGGCTCAACTCAAAATGCTGGTCAAATAGTTTTGGGACAAATACAACCTGATAGTGGGATAATTCTTAAAGCAGCTGCCGTTAAAACTACATATAATATGACAGCATTTTTTGCTAGAAGAGATGATGTAAATATTGCTAGTCAATTATTATATTGGGAAAAAACACCAAAATTTCCAGTTTATTTTATAGTACAACACGTATTATGTGGCTATCCTATTGATATTCCAGTTTTTATAACTTTGGAATCCATAGATAGTAATGTAAATTATGCTGAAAAAGAATGGTTAGAAAAATCTAAAATATTTCCAGTTAAATGTGAATTTACTATTAGGTCTTATCAAACTTTAATAGAAAGTATTGATGATGGAATAAAATTGCCAATGAGATTTAGCGGCCTTTATGGTTATAATGATCAAAAAATTGTTTATACTCAAAAAACATCTTTAATTTGGGCTGATAGTAAATGGACGCCTAATGAATTTAATAAATTTATGTCTAGAAAACCTCAAGTTGATAGTATGGGTAATGTTATTCATTTACCACAAGATTTTGATCCATATTATAAAGAAACATGGGATGATAGTGTTGAGAGTACTTTTAGTCTCGAATTAAAAAATAATGGACAATTTTTTGAGAGTCCAATTTTAGTTGAAGAAGATAATGAAATTAATGTTGTAGTTGCTGATGCTGTAGCTGGTTATTTTCAAGAAGAAAGAGATTGTGTTTTAGATGAATATCATCAATGTGACGATAAAACTACTGAAACTTCATTATTTATAGAATGGAAAATAAAAGAAGCTGATTTAATTCATTTTGATAATATTTCTCTTTATATTCCAGGTATATTAAGAACTCAAATAAATGATATTCATATAAATACATTTGAGCTCACTAACTTATATCCAGGGTCTGAATACGATTGTACTTTAGTTGTAACATCTAAAAATTTTACAAAATTAACTTATAAACTAACTTTAAAGACTAAAGGTGAACCAGTATTAGGTAAAAAATTAAGTGATAACTTAGTTGGCCGCACTTTTAGTAATCAAGTTTTGGATAACTAAATAATTATGGCAGATAAAAACGAAGAAGAACAAAAACCTTTTAATCCTCATCCAATAGATGATAATAATCAACCAAAACTCACAGACGAGCAGTTAACCCCAGTAAGAGATGGGGCCGTACCACAAAATGCAGAAGGAATTGCTTCTGGTCAATTTGATGCTTTAGATCCAGTTGGGAATGCTGAAATAAAATTTAACCAGGGTAATTATCAAACTATAATGGGATTACCAAAAGTAGCTGCGGATAAAGTAGCTCAATTAGTTCAAACTTTAGTTCCTCTTTTAGAAATATCTATGATAGAATTATTAGGTGCTAATAATTTATATCAAAGAGCATTAGGTCAATGTATGCCATCATTCGATAGTCAAGGGAAAATGGGAATAGAGTTTACTTTTCAATATATAGTAGAACAGTGGATAGGTCAAGATATAGATCAGCAAGCTATTCAACATGATGCTAATTATGTATTAGAAAGAATTAAACCTGTCAAAGCTAATATCACAAAATGTGAAATTAATGTCGGAGAAGGAACCCTTATCGTTATGGGCTCGATATAGAAAATAATAAAAGTGTAGTCATTTAAAATAAAATAACTAAATAATCATAAAGGTAAGAAAGAAGTTATACTAATATGCAAATTTTTAAGTTTAATATGCTTATAATGATTTTTAATATGATCGCAATAAAGTTCAAAAACTAATTTCTTCTAAATAATTTCGAGAACAAAAACATTTTTATAGGAGAAAAACGATGTCTTTAAAAGAAAGAATTGCACAAAAAGAAACAGACAATAGACTCCGCGAAAGTGCAGCAATGCAACTTTACAAGGAAGATAAAAAGTTTCGTGCAGATAGATTAGTTGAAGCATGGTCAAGAATTCCAGAAATTGGAGCAGGCCTCAAGCAAATGCCAATTTCTGATGCCAGAAACGTAGCTATCAACTTAGATAGACAAACTGCTTTCATGCAGGGTCTTCGTGAGTCACAACTCGCAACAGCGCTTAATGATTTCACACCAGAAAATATGTTAAGACTTGTTAGATTAGCAATGCCTAACATAATTAGAAATAAAGTTTTCACAGAGTTCGCTCTTGAAACAACAAAAGATAGTATTAAATACATCAGACCATTCTTCAGCAAAACTGCAAGTGGACATCCACAATTAGACAGATCAGCTGATTATGATGGTTTCAATGACAGAGACGCTGCTGGTCAACCACAAGATTATGATCCATGGGGATACAGCCTCGGTGGTGAATTTAATGGTGACGATTTTAGAAAAGCTCTTTATGAAGATACAAGAGACAGACATAACATGGAACTTGCAAATGCTATCGTAGTAAATGCCGATGGTCTTACAGGTCCTGCACCAGCTCTTGGTGACGATACAATTGAATATGGTCTTATTTTCAAGAGAGTTACATCAGCTGATATTTCTGGCATTTCTGACGAAACAGCTTTCCAATCAGGAAAGTGGGGCGTTGACGGTGCATTATTCATGGATGGATATACAAACTTATACGGCTTTAATCCTGGCGATAAACCAGAAAGAGCAGAACAACAAGTAATTGCTGTTCAAGATAAGGGAAGCGGACAATTCTTTGCAGCACCTGGATTTAAGGTAACAATTCTTAAATCAGCACAAGTAAGAGATAAGTTCTTAGTAGCACCTCCAAAAATTGGTCCAGGTAATAGCGCACATTGGGATGATCCAGTTGGAACTAGAGATATGACTATCCCTGGAGTTACTCCACCTGTAGCAAGTGCAAATTTAGCACCTGTTCTTGCATCAACTGGTACATTTATTATTAAAATTGAAATTGAAGGCCAAACACCATCATGGTTCGAAGCTGGTAAAACTCAATTAAGAGCTTTCGGTAGATTTAATTCAGAAAGCGATTTCGAAGGAAATTACTTAGGTGAAGTAGAACTCAGAATGGATGAATATATGTTTAGACCAAGTCCTACAACAATCGGTGTTTCTTGGAGTCAATTAACTGAAATCACATTAGATACAAGCTTTAACATCAGTGCAGAAGAATATCTTGTTAGCTATGCTTCACAAGAAATCAGAAGTGCTCTTGACTATCGTGCAATTAGATTAGCATACGCAGTAGCAAAGACAAATGCAAAACATAATCCTAATTACTACTATGTATTCGATGCTGCATATAACACAACAAATGCTGGCGAAGGAGTACCTCCAACAAATCCAGTAACTAATGGAACAAAAGATGGTTATAGAGACAATGCTCAAACATTCGTTAATGCTATTGATGCTATCGGCGATATTATCTACGATGAACTCAATAGAGGAGGCGTAAGCAGACTCGTAGCTGGTCCATCAGCTTGTTCATACATGCACTTAAATGCAGGTTATAGTCCAAAAGGTAAACAAAATCAAACTGGTTCACACCAATTTGGTGAACTCGACGGAATTCCACTTTTCAAAGTACCAAGTAATATTATTCCAACAAATGAATTACTTTGTGTATGGAAAAACGACCAAGTAGAAAATGACGTAAGTATCGCTTTCGGTACTCTCATACCATTCTTCTCAACAGGTATTATCCAAAGAAAGAACTTCTACAAAGAAGCAGGAATTGCAACTTATGGTGACTGGGCAGTCCTTAACAGAAGATATCTTGCTATTATTGCAATTGATAATCTTAAGGATCACAATCAAAGAGCAGGTAATAGAGCTCGTCCATAATCTTAGATTAAATATAATCCCGCCATTCGGCGGGATTTTTTTTTGTTAATATAAATAATAATGATAAACTCTTTAGAATCAGTACGAGAAGAATTAGAAGATGTTTTCGATTTTGAAAGCATTTGGAAAAGAAATGAAGCAACTGATAATAATATTGCAGAACTTCAATCTATATTAGATAATATAAGTAAAGAATTATATTTTATAAAAGATGAAATACAAAAATTAAAAAAAGAACAAAATTTTTTATTGGATTAAAATTATGGGAACATATAATATAGCTGAAGGTGGAATCGGTAAAATTGTTGGTGTTCAAGGAATGTCAGGACCGGGCCCAATTTCTATTGATACAGGTATGGGTACATCAAGTTATTTTGATGATATAATACATAAAATAACAAACTTTGAAGAACAACTTCAAGAAATGGCTGAACTTAAACATAGAATATCTAGATTAGAAAAAGAACTTTTACTTTTAAAGAAAAATAGTAATTTATTATTCGATTGATTCATTATAAATATCTTCAAAAGATTCAGCATAACGTATTTTCTTTTGAATCCATTTAATGTCAGGAATTATTTTAATTTGTTCTGATTTACTTTGTATTTTTAAATTTAAAAAATTTATAATTTCATTTATTTCAAAAATCATTTTATCTATAGTTTCTTTTACATTATCTAAAGTTTTTCCTGGAATTTTTTTATTCCAATATTCTTGAGTTATTCGTCTAGCTGCATGAGCTGAAGTTTTATGAGTATCTTCTGAAATTAATCTAAAAAATTTTAAATATCTATTCTGAATAAATCTGGTAGCAAATATATCTTTAATAAAATGATGAGCTATTCTTAATATCTTTTTTAAATTTTTAAGTAGTGGTAATGATTCAAAATCTCTAATGATTACAGAAGCTTTATTTCCATTTATTTCTATTTCTTCTTGAATTTTATTTTGTTCAAATTCTTTTATAAGACTATCGAAAGAATTTATTGTGTCATCTAGTCTATTTATAATATTAGGTCTCATTTAAGTTATCCTTAAGATTTTTTCTTGTCACTGTATAAAGAGTTGTAGAATCTGGTCCTTTTTCTATTTTTCCGCCCCATTTACTGACTAATTTATTATAAGCTTCTTTAATTGGATTTTCATATAATACTGACCATTCTAATTTACCGTTTTGTTTAATTTTTAATTTCATTAAGTTTATAATATCTTTTATAAATGTTATATTATTTTGTTGAAATGCAACTGTATATATATCTCCTCGTGTTTTAAGAAGAGAATTACCTGATTTAAATCTTATATGACCAATTGGTATTTCACCATCATTTGATAATATTAAATAACATTCATTATTCCCAAATAAAGAATCTTCTACTAATTCTAAAGCATTATTATAATTTCTTTTTGGATCAAATAATTTCCAATTAGATTTTCTTTTTATTTTAAATAATTTTTCATTTAATTCATCAGAAATTTTTTCTTGGCCAATCATTAAAACTTCATTTTCTTTTTTTATAGAAAGAGATTTTTCATTTAAAAGATATATTTCATTAAATGTTTTCACTTAATCGTCTCCAAGTAAATATTTATAACCGTTTTCTATATCTTCTTTTTCTAAACTAATATAAGCTTTAGTTAAAATGTCTACAGTATCACTTAAAGAATAACCAGAATGGGCCATGCGTCTTAACATTGGTATATAATTTACTGTTCTAAAAGAATCTGGACTAAATCTTGGAACTAATGGAGAATCTGTATATCCGGTACCTGTTGGCAATCTTCTAGTATCATTTGGATTTTCTGCTTCTCTAACATAATTAACCCAATCAGCTAAATGAGATTCTTTCCATTTCATAAAAGGAGTATCTTTCCAATGTTTTTCTTTTCCCCAAGTTGATAAACCCTTTAATAAAGTTTTTCGTGGATCTTTACTTTCATATATTTGTTTAAATGTTTTCATTTATTTACCCTTTGTATTTTTTCAACATCAATTATTTTAACATCTTCAGCATTAAAAATACCAAGATTCTCATCACCACCTTCTCGTAATACTACACCATCGTATCCTAATTTTTTAACTATTTTTAATACGTCTGGTTTTTCTATATCTAAATAAGTATTACCAAATTCTTTAAGAGCCCAAGCTCTTCCTCTTGATAATTTCTTTTTAGTTTTTTCATACTCTTTTTTCCAAAATAAATATTGACGTTCAGCATCCCAATGTTTATTTTTTTTCATTTTTTCTTCCCAATTATTCATTATTTTTAAGTAATTTTCTTGTAAATAATTTTCACACCACTTTTCATAATCTTCATCATTTCTTAAAAAATTATAACCTTCTAAAGATTTAGGAATTTTAATACCAGATGATAATAAATTATCCCAGTCATCTATATCTAATAAATCGAATAAATTTAAATTTCTAGTTAACTTTACTTTATAAACATATTTTCCATTTTTTCTTTTTCCATAATATTCAGCAAATTTTTTATTAGTTGCTAAAAATATCATTTTAATTTGTTTGTCTGCGTCTTTATCAGCAGCTTTTATTTGTGAACTAGGTGAATAAAAATTATCTTTAATATAATCACCCCTAGCTTCAAGTGTTTTAAATTTTGTATCTGAACCATGATAATATGTTTTACTTGATTTAAACACTCGTTCAAATAATTTCATCTTTCTCTACCAATTTCTTCTATTTCTTCATCAGTTATTCTATTACTTTGTCGATCTTCATAAGAATCCATTGCCCAAGAACCAAAATCATACTTATCACATGGATCACCATAATTTTGTTTGTGAAAATCATTTAAATATTTTTTGAATTTTTCTCTAACTTGATCTAAAGATAATTTATCTTCTTTGCTTTGTAAAAAGTTTTTAAGAAGTCTTCTCATACCTCTAACAAAATGTGAAAAACGAGTATTTATTTTATCTTCTCTTTTAAATCTGGCTGGTTCGTCTCCTATGAAATTTCGTGGAGGATGATATCCAGGTTCTCCTTTTTTTCGATAACATTCATAACCTAAGAAATTTAAATGCGAAGTATAAATATCTTCTAATTTATATTTATTTTTTGCTTCTTTTAATATTTCATTAAATGTTTTCATAATTTTGCCCAAAACTCCTTTAATTCACCGTATATTTCACCTAATCTATTCCATTCATCTAAATGGTCTTCTTCTAAATTTTTAATTTCTTGTGCAGCTGATCCAATATATTCTAATGCATCCCCTAATAATGATCGAGCTCTTGGTAATCCAGATTGATAATCAGCTATTGATTCAAATATTTGTTCAAATGTTTTCATGTAACTCTTCCTATTTTTGGTTGTTTTATTTCTCTTTTAAATATTGGTATATGTCTATGCCATTGTCGTCTAGATTTTTTATTATATGGATTGCATAAATCAGCATAGGTGTATAAAGTATCTTTACTTTTAATTGGCTCATCCGGCATCATATCATAAAATGAATCATATTTTTCTCTATCTCTAATTTCTCTATTTCTAGTAGCGTCCCAATCTATCTCATCATCTTCATCCCAATAATATTCATTATCTTCAAATGTTTCGTGATGTTTAAATTGATTTATTGGTTTTTCAGATTCTTTTATTTTTTTCATTCTAATATAATCATTAATTTTTCCATCATCAAGACAATCTTGACATTGAGGTTCTCCTGATTCTAAATAATCATCATTTTTTATTTCTTCATAAGTAATTCGTTTTCCGCATGTCCAACACCAAGTTCCACCATCTTTAATCCAATCTTCAGAAGATTCTTTTATCCCCTTACTCATTTTTAATATTTTTTCAAAATCATCTTCATCATATCCTAATTCTATACAAAGTTGTTTTGCTTCATCTAAAGAAATATCACCTTTTCTAATTTGTTGTGCTAAACATTTATCCCAATAAGGTAAATTTTCTTTTAAATTTTTCTTTTCATCACATCTTTTTGCCCAACATACATCGCAATATCCATCGCGAACTTCATTTCCAGGTTTTTCTCCATCTTTTAATCCGCAAACTTTACAAATATTTTTCTCTAAAGAACTTATATAAGGTTTTTCGCATCCAAAAGTTGGGTAACTAGATGCTGTAATAGGTGGATTCCAATGTTCATTTAATCTATTTTTTACAATATCTACAAAAGCCATAATGCATTCAGTAAGATTACCTTTCTTCTCTTCATAAATATATTCAGCTTCTTGAGGGTCAATTTCATATTCTACAACTAGATAATCTAATAATTCATCATTTGGTCCGTTATAATTATCAATAGTTTTTTCAAAATCATCTTCAACTTCATCTGGTTCTATACATTCGCGTGGTTCAATATCTGTTTCATCTAAAAATTTTTCCATCGCACAAACAGCAAATTCTTCAGCATCTTCATCAGATAATTCATAATTGCTTTTTAAAGTTTCAGCAATGTTGTCTACATCATCATGTATAAAGCCCAATGCCCTATTTATAATTTCATCTTTTAGAGTTGGATCTATATCTAAATAATTTTCATCTTCATAATTTTCCATTTCATATTCTATATCATTTATTTCAGCATTGTCACCTAGAGATCTTAATTCATCAAATGTAACAATACGAGGATCTTGAACTTTTCTTCCCAATTCTCTTAATTCATCTTCCATAAAAAGTCGTTCAGTTAATTTATTTTCTCGTAAATATGGCTGTAAAATCGGATGAAGTTCTAATAAAGAATTTTTTATTTTTTCTTCTAATATTTTATCTTTTACATCTTCAAATTCTTCTCTAGCTTCTGCAGCTTTAGCTTGATCTCCAATATTATCTGATTGATTTATTGCATTTGCAGCTGCAATCTGATCTGTTGCTTGTTGTTCAGCTTGATCTTCCTTTGGAGTTTCTAATCCAGCTTTTTCTGCCATGTCCATTGCTGAATTAGTGAAATCTTTTAAAGTTTTTGAGTCTACTTTTGATGGATCTATTTTTTTATCTTTTAATGCATTATTTACTAAATCACTAAAATTATCAATATCAGGAAGTAGACTTTCTTCTTCATATAAGAGTACTCCAGTTCTTTTAACACTTTCTAAATCTGATAATTTTTTCCAAGATTTATTTTCATTTAAAACTACTTTAGTGCCATCTGAACGAATTATTATCTTACCTTCCCAAATTTTGTTAGAATTTTTTATAAAAGCAGAGACTTCTTGACCCTCTGGAAACATTTTATTGTAATCTTTCATAATAATTAGTTTACAATATGAGAAATACTAATTATTATGAAGAAAGAATTAAACTTAAAAACTAAATATAAAACAAATAACGGTGAACTTACAGGAGAACAAATTTTACAAGAAGTTTGTGGTCCTTCTTGGGCAGGAAGGGAAGTAAAGAATGGTGATAAAGTTAAACTTCTTCCTTCACGACTTTTTATAGATGATGAAGGCTATACTTTACGACAATCTATAAGTACTGGTCAATGGTGGTGGGTAAAAGCTAAAAGAGATTTTGGCTATCAAGTTAATTATAATCAGAATAATAAATACGCTCACAACAAATGGTATCGTAATTATCATTAAAAATAGACCAACTTAGCATCATAGCATGTGGTTTAAAATTATCAGGATAATCTAAATAAAAAATAACATAATCAGCCTTAGAATTTTTTATAAAGTCTATAGTATGTCTAATTGGCAGATAAGTAAATTTATGTAATTTATCAAAATCTTCTTTTTCTATTTTATAATAAATTCGATCTAAATTAGAATTTTTAGTTCTATAAATTATACTTAATTCTATATCATTAAAATATATTATATCTTTTAAAAAATAAATATGTTCAATTTTTTTATCTATTAAATTAAAAGAAGCATACGGAATATGATTTTTATAACAAGTAAAACTATTGACTTTATCTTTTATATTTGGCATAAATTTTTTAAATGACCAATCTTTATCAATAGAGGGATATATCTCTAATAAATTACCATTCTTATCTACTTTTATATGTGGATTATACTGTTCTCCAATTTTCTTTATTTGTAAGTATAAATTATCTTTTTCTTCAATTTTATCTAAGATAGAGTATTGAATATCTATTGATGATGTAAGTTGATTATCATTCATACAAACTTTAAAATCTGGGATATGTTCTTGTAATTGTTTATTTACGTAACTAATATCTATCACATAAATATATTAACTTTTATGTATAATATCATCGATCTCAGGAATCCTTTCCTTTTTAAAGATAAATTTAAAAAGGAAACAAAATCAGAGATCAGAGTTAATATCTAATTAAGGAGAATAAATGAAAAAATATGTTTTAATTATTTTTTTGGTTTTTCTAACTAGCTTTATTTCAGCACAAGAATGGAGTATAGGTGGAAATTTTGAAATGGATTTAAATCCAGAAGATAAAACTTTTTCTGGTGAAATATCTGTAAGTTACGATTTTACAGATCGATTATGGGCATCTACAGGTTTTGGAATAGTTTATGAAGATCGTGTAGAAAAACTTATTCCTAGTTTAACCGTTGGTTATGGAGTTGCAAATATTGGTCCAATGGGAGTCAGTATTTTTGCTGGTGGGTATTATTCTATTTTATTACACGAAAAAGATGCTCATAATTATGGTTTTTATTTAGGTTTTGGGTCACTCTTTCAATTATCTGAAAGAGTCTTTTTTGGTGTTACTTTAATGAGTGTTACATTTGATATTTATGATAACGATTTAAGTATATTTGCTTCAGTTTTTCCAATGAATCCCAGTTTTAGTTTAAGTTTCTATTTCTAAGGTTTTGAACAAATAATCTACCCTTCTTATATAATATATGTAAGGGAGATTATTATGAACGATTTAGAATTAAGAGAAAAGTTTAATACAGATTATAAATGGTTATTCAGAGGCGTTTTAGCAGTTAACATGCAACAAACAGCTGATGAAAGACTTCAAGAAACAGTAAAATTTCATAATAATCGAGGATTTACTCCTGCCGATGCAAAGTTTCTTTGCTCAATAGCAAAACAGATTTTAAAGGGTTATGGTCTCTCTGAAAAACAGCTTTATGTAACTCGTAAAAAAATGCATAAATATGCCGGTCAATGTTTACGTTTGGCAAAGGCCGGGATAAAAGTTGAAAATGTTGGAAAACTTGAAGACGCAATTCATTGGACTATTTCAAAAAATAATATAGCAATAGGTGTAAAATTAGGGCCTTCTCCTTCTGAAGTAATTGCTGAGGCCAGAAGGCAAGATAATGCCATTGCAAATTATTTTTCCAGAAATTTTGATGCTGATGGTAGAGTGAAGGATTTTTCATGAACTTTGTAGAAATTGTTGGTTGTTTAACTATATCATTTTTTATTGGCGGAGGCGCATTTTTAATCTGTGCCTTTAAGGATTGGATATGATTATCGAGAAAATTCTTTTAACTGGAATTATTATGTGTTTTCTTATGTATTTTGTCCCGTGGGCATATACAAAATTAAGGAGTAGATAATGAAATTTGTTCTAAGCGATAATGCACAAAAACAACTAAACAATATGATGGAAAGAAAAGGCGTCAATACTGATTGTGATGATGTCATTGTCGTTGAACTCACTTCGTATGGAAAATATGACGATACTGGAATGATGAGCGGACCCTCCTTTTGCGGTGATAAAATTACTAGCCCAAAAGTTATTGCTACTACACATATTCAGTTCAGTTTTGATGTTGGCCCAGATTATGGAAGGGATAGTTAAATGAATGATTTTGATATGAATATTGAAGATTTTTTTAATTTAGCCGGAAAAAATGCGGCTGGTGATTTACTTTATCAAATAAGCAAAAGCAAAAATGTTGATGAGCAAATTGAAACTGTTAGGCAGTTTCTTTTAGATACTACATTGCGAGCAGAGGCTTGGGGAAAAATTCAGGCCATCGAGCATGCTGTTAGCATGTATGAAGAAGCCCTCAAAGATAGGGTTTTGAATTTTAAGGAAAGAGGAATAGAATAATGCCTACAATTAATGAAATTTTAAGTGCAAGCGGAAACCCAGAAGGAATTGAAAAGAGAATGGAAGATATGCCTGAAAATATCCAGCATATTCTTTCACGTGGAAATCGTTTAATGCGGAATTGGTGGGATGCTTATTTTCCCCTTGCTCAAGCTAATGATGATCGAAATTTCGGTCGTAGGAATCCAAATAACAATAATTTTAAGCGCAGATCACTTCGTGGGAAAATGATAAAAGCTAGGGAAGCAATCGAAGCTGCCGGTTATGAACCGCGTGGTGGGGAAGGAAGTGGTCCAAAGTGTGTTATCAAGCGCATTGAAAATACTACAGAACTTTTTCCAGAATATACTGTTATTGTAATTGGTCAATTTAATGCAGATTTTGGAAATTGGGATAATGAAGGACATTTTCAAAAAACATTTTCAGTAAAGTTTTAAGGGAAATTAAAATGATTATTAGAAGTGGACGTGTAAAAGAAATTATTGAAGAAAGGTTTGATCAGTTATTCAGTAATTGGGAAAATTTAAGCTTAAATGATAATTTTGATTTATCAGTATTTTCAGAAGATGAATTTAAAATTATAAAAGAAAAAATAATGCTAACTGTTATTTATAGTGTTTCTTTTGGTGAAGTTAGAAAAATCCATGAAAGTATTATTCTTGAAAGATTCAGAAGTCATTTTAAATTAATGTCAGATGAATTTTTTGAAAAGATAGAATTAAGTTATAAAAGTTTTGCACCAAAAATTAGAACTCTTATTAGATATACAGTAGAAAGTATTTTATCAGAAAAAATATTTGACTTAAATCTTTTAGTATTTCCAGATAAGTGGGAGAATATATAATGGCAGTTGATCTTTATGGAAATGAAGTCCAAATTGGAGATTATATTATAGTAACTCCACCTCATTATAGAGATATACCTTTTATCACAAAAGCTATAAATGTTGGTCCAATTGCAATTACAATAGAATTTTGTTATCATGAAATCTTTGGTAAGAATGCATGTAAGAAAATTAGAAAATCAGTAAGAAAAGGGTTTGTTAGAATAACAGAAGAAATGGCTAAAAATATAATGGGCGATAAATTTAATCTTATATAATAATATGTTAAAGCGTGAGTATAATTTAACACAAGTTGTAAAAGCAATAAATAATAAAGAAGCAATTGCAATTTATAACGAAATAGAATATCATAATGCTGAATATGAAAATAAAATGATTTCTTTATATAATGAAGGATTTTTGATAGTTTCAATTCCATTAGAAAAATTTAATCTTATAGAAATAAAATTTTGGGATGAAGATTTTCGTGAAAATATTTATGCCGGTACTTTAGATGAAGCAATTCAATATAAAATGGACGGGAGTATTAGATGAGTTTACTTATGAAATTAGTAGATAAATCAGATCTTTTTAAATTAAATGCATATCAAATTAAAAACTGGCTAGAAGATGGTTTAACTGAAGAAGAAGTTATAGGTAGAATGTTTTTAAGACAACTTTCTAATTTTATTTGGAATAAACATAATGAAGGTAATTTAGTTGATGAATTATATTTTAAAGAAGTAAAACAAGAATTAGAAAATTATAGAATTACTTATGTATCTTATAATAATGAAACACAAAAATTTATATTAAAATCAGCTAGACCTGGTGTTATAATTGGAGTTAGAGGTTCTAATATAGATAAAATAGATAAACATCTTTTTAATTGGGCTAAAGAAGAAAAAATTCCATATTCTGGAATTGCTCTTAAGGAAGATAGAAATCCACTTGAAAATGATATTAATTATTCTTTGAATATGTTTAGTTTGTTACATTCAGATCCAGATTTTTAAGGAGTAAATATGAATTTTAATGAAAATGTAGAGCTGTATTTTGAAGATGAAGTAGCAAGAATTCATAGGTTTATGAATGAAAAAAGACACACAGGAATTGCAAGAAATATTTTTGGAGAAGATTATCATGAGATAATGAATGTAATAAAAAATACAGCAAAAGAATGTTTAATAAATGATGAAATTTATAAAATGCATGTAGATATTGTTGGAGATAAAATAGAAAAAAATCTTCCAAAAAAATATAGCGAAATATATGCAGCAGAAAGAAAAGATAAAAAATATGTCCCATATAAATGGGATTGTGTTTATAATATTATTAAGACGTCTGTAGAGTCTATAATTAGGAATACAGCAGCAAATGAATTTACATTTAATTTTAAAGAACTCAGTGGTATGACAAGTTAATTGGAAGACACAAATATTTATTTTGTGTGTACTAATTATTATGAAAAAAACATATAAAAATTCAAGAGAATGGGTTTGCGATGTTTGTGGATTAAAATTTTTTGGTCGTGCAAAATTATTACAACATAAAAAAGAAATTGGTCATAAAAGAAACTTAACTTTTGGTACCGATATTCCTTTTAAAGGAACTTGTAATTTTTGTGGTTATTTAAGTACATCAAAATATGGTTTAACAAATCATATAAATTGTTGTAAATTAAACCCAAATAGAAAAGATGGAAATTGGAAAGGAAGAAAACATAAAAAAGAAAGTATTGAAAAAGTAAGATTAGGTTTTGTTAAAAGTGGAAAATGTAAAACAAACTTTAATAAAATTGGATGTAATTATATTGATAAATTAAATAAAGAGAGGGGTTGGAATTTACAACATGCCTTAAAAGGAGGTGAATTCACTATATGTGGATTTTATTTAGATGGTTATGATTGTGAAAAAAATATTGTTTTTGAATATGATGAAGAAAAACATTATTTGAATTATGAAGTTAATTTATTACAAGAGAGAGATATTAAAAGACAAAATAGAATTATAGAAAAATTAAATTGTGAATTTTGGCGATATAATGAAAAGAAAAATGAATTATATCGTGTAAATTAAAATTATGGCCGAGTGATGTAATTGGTAGTACATAGCAGACTTAAAATCTGCCGCCCGTAAGGGCGTGAGGGTTCAAGTCCCTCCTCGGCCAATTTATGGGATTTAAAGTAGAATTAAAAGGATTTCCAGGAGTTGGATATTATACAATTAGATTAGAAAATGGACTCACCGTTTGTTACTTAGGAGATCCGAAGAATCAAAAAATAGAACTAGTTTGTGAAAATTCGTTTGAAGCTAAAGAATTTTGTACAAAAAAGTTAAAAGAAAAATTAAAAGGATTATTAAAGAAGAACAAATATGCCGATGATAAGCCCCTCAATAAAATTTGATGCTGAAAATAATGTAATAATAAGTTCTAATGGAGCTTCTATTTCATTAGACGATCTTAAATTACAGGGTCCAATGGGTATTCATATTAAAAATGAAAACGGTGAATATGAACTTACTTATGCTTTACATAAAATTAAAGAAATGGAAAGTGAAATTACAAGATTAAAAGCTGAAAATAAATACTTAAAAGAAAATATATTATTTGATTAGGAGATACAATATGTCATCATATTATATAAAAGAAATAACTAAAAATTGGGAAACTGGTCCTTATTATTATCCAAATAGTATAGAAGAAAAAGATCTTCCACAAGAACAGTGGACTAAAGGATATTGGTGGGATGAAGATATTGGAGAAATTTATTTTGAAAATGATTCACAAAAAGCAATTTGGATGGCATTACAAGGACAACTTTCAGATGGAAATTGGGAAAACAGAAACGTCGATTGGAGATTTTGGACTCAACTAAAACCAATAATTGATAAAAATAAATTAGGTTGGAAAGTTAATGGAGATTATATCCCATACGGAGAATGGCCAATAGATATTTACGAATTAGAATGTGTTTGGGATGAATATTACGAAGTAGCAAAACATTTTTCTGGAAATACTAATTATGAAAAAGAAAATTTTAATGACGATATAAATCAAGTTGCCAAATCAATGGGCATATCACTACGACCTATTGGTTATATTGATCAAACTGTTTCTGATACAATAAAAAAATATGAAGAGATAAAAAATTCAGATTGGTTTGAACAAGCATATAAAAATAAAAGTATTTGTCCTAAAGAAGAATTAGATCAAATTCCGATGCGCATCAAACTTCTAATGGAACGATGCGATGCTGGAAAACATGTTTGGAAAGAATATGATGACAATCAATGTGTAGATGATTTAAGTTTTGAACCCATTGGTTCAATAACACTTCAAGGTTATATTGGTGGTGTACCACGTAGAAGAGGTTGTGTTATTTGTGGAAAGATAGAAATTAAAAAAGAAGAATGGGTCGAAAAAACTCATCCAAAAGGAACTATAACTAAAATTATAGTAGGAGAATAAATATGTCAGATAAAAAAATGGCTTACGTCGTTGAAATAAAAGACCTCGAACCAATAGAAGGAAAAGATAGAATTGTTTTAGCTTCATTTACGAATTCAGGTTGGAGAGTTATTGTTCAGAAGGACCAATTCCAAATTGGAGACAAAGCAATTTATGTTGAAACAGATTCTATTCTTCCAATGTGGGAAGAATTTCAATTTCTAGAAAAGCGATGTTATAGTACAAAACGAAAAGGATATCGTATTCGAACTATGAAACTTGGAGATGTATATTCTGAAGGTATTTGTTTTGATTTAAAAGGTTTTTATGGTCCACCAGGTTCTAAAATAGGTGTTCCAATTGACGCACCTCTTGATAGGGACTTAACTGAAATATTAAAAATACGAAGAATTGAAGATGAAGTTCCTCAAGATCCACCACCAACGAAATCTAAATTTCAAAACTTTGTAAATAAATGGCTTTATAGATTATTTAGATTTAAATTTAAGAGATACGGTTTTATTGCTCAAGATTTTCCATCTTATTTAATTAAAACAGATGAAACACAAGCACAATCTATTCCACAATTATTTGAAAAAATGAAAGGAAGAGATGTTTATATAACTTTAAAAATGGATGGTCAGTCTGTAACTATGGCAAATTATAAAGGAGTATTTTCTATATCTACTCGTAACAGAATGATTTATCAAAATAAGATTAAAAAGGCAGCAAGAGTATTAATTCCTAAATCAGCAGATTATTTTAGACAACATAATGTTCATGCATATCTTGCAGCAAAATACAATATTCCTCTTATTTTAAGTAAATATGATAATGTAGCAATTCAAGGTGAATGTTGTGGTCCCGGAATACAGAAAAATAGAATTGGATTAAAAGATTACGAATATTATATTTTTAGTTTCTTTGATATTTCTAAAAGAGAATATTTTAGCGGCCAAAAAATGATGAATTTTTGTTTAGAGAATAAGTTAATTACAGTTCCATTTATTGAAATGAAAACTTTTAATTGGGATTCTATAAAAGAATTAGAAGAATATGCTCAAAGAGATTATGCTAGTGGTACTCCAGCTGAAGGTATTGTAATTAGGGGTTATGAACATTATAATGAATATATGCCACAACCCCATAATAAGATGCATGCAATGTGTTCACTTAAGATGATTAATCCAAAATTTAAATTAAAATATCAGCAGGACGAATAGTGGAATATAAATCTAATAAAACTATTTATATTCAGAATCATCGTAAACCTAAAGCAGAAAGAAAAGAATTCGACTTTTACGCTACTCATCCAAAAAGTGTAATATCATTTTTGGATGAGTTTTTAAAAGGTCATTCAATAAATACAGCTTGGGAACCTGCTTGTGGTAATGGGAATATATCAGAAGTTTTAAAAGAATACGGAATTAATGTTCATTCAACTGATTTAGTCAATAGAGGGTATGGACATGCATTTTTTGATTTTTTAGAACCGCAATTAGTATCACCCCAAGTTGATGCAATTATAACTAATCCTCCGTTTATATTAGCAGAACAATTTATTAAGAGAGCAATAGAATTAAAACCGAAACGATTTGTAATAATGTATTTAAAACTTACTTTTTTAGAGGGAAAGAAAAGATATAAATTATTTCAAAAATATCAACCATCAGAAATTTATGTTCATTCGTCTAGGCAAGGTTGTTCTCCTTTTGGGGAAACAGATTTTCAAAATGGTGGAAGTGTAGCTTATGCGTGGTATGTTTGGAGAACAGATAGAATGGGCCCAGCTCATCCTTATTTATTTTGGCTTCCTCCAAATTAAATGAAAAGTTATAATGTTAAATTTTCTTTTAAAAATTATCCAATAGATAATTTAAAAGAACCGTATAATAATTTTAAAGGGTGTAATTTTACTAATATATGTATGAATTATAAACTTCCGTTTGATGGATTAATAATAGAAGAATCTCTTCTTTGCGTTCATCAAGTTTATTTTTCTAATGATAAATGTGGATTATATTTAGAAAAACCAATTTTTAAGGAAGAATTATTTGATTAAAATTTAACGTTTTCACCTAAATAATTTATTTGATTTATGTTTTGAAATGATGCCATTTGATAATAATCTTCATCTATTTTTATAATTAAACTTTTATCTTGAAGTTCTTCTGATAATTGAAATATACTTCTTTCACCTAATAAAAAAACGAAATCAAACCAATTTTTCCAAGCTTCTTTATAGGCATTAATTTCATCTTCTGTAAATGCTTCTTTTAATTTAGCCTTTTTAAAAAAATAATGAATCAAATTAAGATTTACGAAATTGTTATATTTATTGATAATTAAATTAAAATCTAAAATGTCTAATCTTTTTTTAGATATTGGAGTCATATCTCCTGTCATTACTGTTTGTGCATCTTGTAATGAAAGACCTAAATTTCCTAAAATTTCTAAAGGATCTATATCATTTAACTTTTTTCTTAAAATTTTTGGATCTATACTTTTAGCTATTTTATTAATGTCCATAATAATTAGATTTTTTTTAAGTTATTGAAATTTTAGTTAATTTATATATAATGGCGCATAGTATATCAGCAGCTACTGGAAAAGGTAAAAAGAATGACGAACTTTATACACCGCAAATATTAGTAGAACCAATAAATAAATATCTCCAATTATGGGCTAGAAAATATAAAATATATCCTACTGTATTATGTCCTTTCGATAATAAAAAATCAGAGTTTGTTAAATTATTGAAAAATTGGAATGTTAAAGTAAAATATGGTCATATAGAATCTGGACAAGATTTTTTTACTCACGATTACGGTGAATGGGACATATGTATAAGTAATCCACCATTTAGTAAAAAATTAGAAGTATTTAAAAAATTAGATGAAATAGGAAAACCTTGGGCAATGATTTGTAATGTTATGATGTGGAATTATCACGAAATTGTAGATTACTTTATAGATAATGAGCCTGAACTTCTTTTCTTCAATAAAAGAGTAAGTTTTGATGGTAATCCTTCATCTTTTGGAAGTCATTATATATGCCGAAATTTATTACCAAGAAAGTTAATATGTGAATCATTAGAGAACAATAACGCTGGCAAGTACTTCGTACCCAGTGGAATGTATACTAAATAAAATAGGAGAAAAACAGGGTGAAGAGATTAGTATTTTTATTATTGGTTATATTTTGTTTATCAAGCTGTAGTAACAGATCAGATAGACTTTATATTTTTAACTGGACTTATTATATTCCACAGAGCATTCTAACTCAATTTGAGCAAGAATATGGTATTCGTATTATATACGATGAATATGCAAGTAATGAAGAAATGTATGCTAAATTAGTTGCCTCACGAAGAGCAACATATGATATAGTATTCCCCTCAGAAGATTATGTAGAAATTATGATGAGAAGCAATATGCTCTCAAGATTAGATCATTCTAAACTTCCAAATTTAAGATATATAAATCCAAGAATCCAAGCTAAATTAACATTTGATCCAGGAATGAATTATTCAGTTCCATATTTTATGGGAACAGCTGGAATTATTGTTAATACTTTACAAGTACCAGAATTTCCAAGAAGTTGGAGTATTTTTGCTGATACTACTTTAGCTGGTAGAATGACGATGCTTGATGATATGAGAGAAACTATGGGTGCCGCTCTAATGTATTTAGGTTATTCAGCAAGCACTAGAAATGCTGCAGAAATAGAGAGAGCAACAGAACATATCAGAAATGTATGGAGACCTAATTTAGTTCGCTTTGATGCAGAAGCTTTTGGTAAGGCTTATGCAATGGGAGATTTTTGGGTAGTTCATGGTTATCCAGAAGTTGTGTTTGAAGAGATTGCAGATAATCCAGAATTATTTTTTAATACTTATTTCTTTATTCCAGAAGAAGGTGGAACATCTTACTTAGACAGTATGGTAATTTTACGTAATGCTAGAAATAAAGATGCTGCTCATAAATTTATAAATTTTATTCATAGACCAGATATTTATGCACAATTTGTAGATTCGTTTAATTTTCCAGCAGACTTAAATTTAGGTGCAATAGAATTAAAAGAGGGTTGGGCTATGTTTGAATTAGAAGATATTATTTATAATGAATTAAAATATTGTTTAGGAGAGTACTTAGATCTATACACCAATGCTTGGTTTAATAGAATACGTCTAGGCCTATAATGAAAAAGAAAATTGCTACTCGAGTAATAATTCATAATCCAATAAAAAATTCTGTTTTGGCTTGTCATCCGACCGGCCGGAAATGGAAAAGTAGAGACGGCGGGATAGCTACCGGAGTATATAATATTCCTGGCGGCGAGATTGATGAAGGAGAAGATAAACTTGAATGTATAATTCGAGAAGCAAAAGAAGAAACTGATTTAGATTTAAAGAAAAGTAATTTAAAATATTTAGGATTTTATAAATATTCAGAATATAAAGACTTACACTTTTATTACTATCCAATTGAAGATCTAGAAATATCTAAATTAAAATGCGAATCATATTTTGAAAATCAGGATGGAAAAATGCTTCCTGAAATAAATGGTTATGAAATGTTTAATTTAGAGTCTGATTTAGAAATGTTTTTTCCCGTCTTACAGAATGTCTTAAAAAAGGTTATAAAAGATTATCCAGAATTATTTAATTAAGAGAAATATATGTTTAATTTTGGCCTGAAGGAGAAAGAAAAAGTGAGCACGAACAGAGTTGTTCAAAAAACGCATCAGGGGAATTTTAAAAGTCCTCAACCCCAAACACCACCACCAAAACCTAGCAATAGAAAAATATCAGAATCTACTAAAACGTTTTTATCAAAACATATGTTTATTGGTTGGATAGGTTTATTTATTTGTTTATGTGTAATTGCAGGATTTATTTTTGTCGGTTATAATATTATTGGAAGTGTCAAACAAGATTTTATAGAATTAAAATTAGAAACAGATAATCTTGTCGGTACTTGGAAAAATTCATTGGACGATTCGTTCGATTATTATAAATCATTACAGAGAGAAGAGGGCGCAGCAACAGCATTCAGATTATTCGGCCAAAATGCTATAGAAACATTTTATAGAAATAGACCTCCCTTTGGTAATTCTAGAAGATTGACTAATTCTGAAATTGCAACTGTATTAGATTTAATTTGGAATTTATCTCGAAATGATAATTTTGTATTATCTGATCCAACATTAGCTTTAGCTTATATGATTGTAGAATCTGGTTTTGGCCCGACTGCAGTATCGCATGCGGGCGCGATGGGATTATTTCAATTTATGCCTTTTACAGCTGACGCAATGATGAGAGAATATTTTCCAAATGAATATGATGAACGAATGAGAAGAAATATATTACATAATCCTAGAAATAGTATTTTATTTGATCCAGTGTGGTCTACACGATTATTTTTTGCTCATTACGATTATTTATTCCGAATACATGATCATGCATTTGGTAATTCTGATTATGCAATAGAATATATCGCTTTAGCTTATAATGGTGGTCCAAATAGAGACACTATGGTTAGATTCGCTAGAGATAATAGACATCCAGATCAATTTGTTGCAACAGGTTTATGGCGCGGAGATGGAAATTCTTATAGATATGATCGCCTTATAAGACAGTGGTATGATAGATATAGACATGCTTGGGATGAAAGAAGAGTATCAATGTTAGAAGAATTTAATTATAGAGAAATAGAAATACTTATACTTTTTGATGTAGAATAAGTTAATTTATATTTATGAGATTAGAAGGAATATGGAATATAGAATATGTTCAAAAATTAGGCATTCTGGATCATTGTAATGAAATTAAAGTTATTAATGATGAAATTATAAAAGCAAAAAATGGAGTCGGTACACCTCTTTTGATAAAAGAATTAAATGAATCTTTTGAAAAAGAGTGTATGGATTTATTATTAATTTTATCTACTCATTTTGGGGTATGTCAACATATTACTTATAATATGGATAAAACTACCCCCCATAGAAATTTACTTGATGATAGATTAAAAAAATTCAAAGAAAAGGCCCTTAATGATTAAATTACTTTCTCTAAATATAGAGAATTTTATGAACATAAAATCTGCCCAATTTGACTTTGATAAAAATATTATTATTTTAAGTGGTAAAAGTGGGCAAGGTAAATCAGCTGTATTTGACGCGATAGCTTTATGTATTTCTCAAAAGAAACGATCATCAACATATTCAGAATATGTAAAACAAGGTTGTACCCATTCTAAAATTGTGCTTGATTGTATTATAAATAATGAATCAGTAAATTTTAATCTTCAAATAAATTTAATAAGAGGAACTCCTTATCAAATGGAGTTAACTTATAAAGGAGAAAAATATCATAATACTGAAGCTGATGCAATATTAAAATCTTTTGATATAGAATATTATAGTGATATAATTTTTTCAATGCAATCAGACGATTATAGAGATATAACACAATTAAGTCCAACACAACGATCTCATTATTTACAACGATTATTAAATTTTGATTTTCAAAAACAGAAAGAAAAAATAAATAAAAGTTTAGAAGAGTTTAAAATTCAATTAACTAAAATTTCTACTGATATTTCTATTAAAGAACAATTTATAAAAAGAGAAAATGAAGAAAAAGAAGATTTGATAGAAATAATTTTAACAGATTCTGATATTAAAAAGTTACAAAATAGAATAATAGAAAAACAAGAAAAAATAAATTTATATCAAAAAAATCAAAACCAAGTTAATGAATTAAACAGTCAGAATAATAAAATATCTAATGAAATTTTACAATTAAATTTAAATAAAAATAAAATAAAGAATAAAATAAATTTAATAAAAGAAAAAAAAGAACAATTTGAAGAAACAGAAAAAAAACTTATCAATACAAATAGTGAAATATTATCTTTAGAAACTAAAATTGAAGATTTAATAAATCGTTTAGAAAAAAATGAATCGAGTGCATTTGAAGATAGGCAGGTCGAGTTTGAAGCAGCTAGACACATAACTTATTATAACAAACTTTTAAACGAATACAAAAATTATGCTGTTTTAGAAGAACAAGATAAATGCCCAATGTGTGGTCAACAATTACAAGAACATTTACAAGAAGAATATAAAAGAATATTTTTAAATAAAGAAGATTATATTCACGGCTCAGGAAATGAAACTTTTACTGGTTCTACATTTAAAGAAAAAGTAGAAAGTATAACAGAATTATTACAAAAATATACTACAGAAAAAGCTGAATATGAACTTAAAAAAGAATTACATCTTACACTAAATACTACACACGAAAAAGATAGAATAATTTCTGTTACTAAATTAGAAAAATTAAAAGAAGAAAAAATTATATTAGAAAAACAATTAAAAATTATAGAAGATAATTTTGATGATTCTTTAGATTTAGATTCAGAATTAAAAGTTATAACTACTGAAATAAGTAATAAAAATAAAAAATTAGAAGAAATAGAAAAAGAAATAAATAATTTTAAAGTAGAAGATGTTACTCTTTTATCTAATGAAATAGTAAATGATACTAACATTATAAATAAATATTTTTCTGATCTTAAGATTAATGAGGATATTAAAAAACGAAATGATAAAAGATTAGAAAATATCAAATTATTTGGAAGAGAGATAGAAAAGTTTAATTCTGAATCTAAAAATATAATTTCTGAACAAAATGTTTATGAGGATGCTCTTAATATATTAGAAAAAACTTTACCAAATTATATGGTAGTAAAGACATGCTCATCTTTACAAACAGAAATGAATACTTTTATTCAATCTATTTTTCCAAATTATGAAGTTCAATTAATCAATTCTAAAAAAGGATGCGAATTTTTTTATACTAAAGATAATACTATTGTAGAAAATACTAAGAAAAGAAATAATGCTTGGATAAATTCTAAAATGAGTTCAGGTTTTGAAAAAGCTCTTTTAACTACTTCGTTTAAAGTATCTCTTGCACAATTATATGGAATAAATATATTTATTGGGGATGAATTAGATGGAGCAGCTGATGATGAATCTTCTGAAAAGTTTTTTGAAGAGCTTATAACTAATAATAATTTTGATCAATTATTTTTAATATCACATAAAAAGTTTATATGTCAACTTATTTCAGATAATGCTGAAAATAGTATTATATATACGGCTAATCAAGGAAAATTTACTATTACAGAAAATATTGATTAGTTAATGTAATAATATAGGAGTTTATAATGATTATTACTAGAGCACCCTTCAGAATTTCTTTTTGTGGTGGTGGTTCTGATATACCTTATTTTTATAAAGAACATGGACCTGGTGCTGTTGTTTCAACATCCATAAATAAATATATGTATTGTTCAGCACACCCATTATTTTTTAATGATGGATATCTTCTAAAATATAGCGAAATAGAAAATTGTTCTGATGTAAATAAAATAAATCATAAAATTATTAAAGAAGTATTTAAAGATTTTGGAATTAAAGGGATAGATTTTAATTCTTCAGCTGACATTCCAGCAGGTACTGGATTATCTTCTTCCTCTGCATTTACTTGTGCTATTATTCAATTATGTTCTGCATTGACAGAAAGATATTTGAAAAAAGAAGAAATTGCTGAAATGGCTTTTAATATTGAAGCTAATAAATTAGGTGCACCAATTGGTAAACAAGATCAATATGCTTCAGCTTTTGGTGGTTTAAATTATATAGAGTTTGGAAGAAACGGTCACGTTATTGTAGAAAAGTTATTTATTTCAAAATTTGGTTTAGAACGATTACAAAACAATTTAAAATTATTTTATGTTGGAATGCCAAGAGATACGAATAAAGTTTTGTCTAAACAAAAAGATGAAGTTAAAAAAGACATAAATAAAATTAAACAACTTCGAGATATGGTAATATTAGCAAAAGAATTAAAAGACGAATTATTACAAAATAATATTGATGCTATGGGTGATTATCTTCATAGAAATTGGTTATTAAAACAACAATTAAACGGAGATTCTAAAAACGATTTAATAAATGAAATATATTTAGAAGGATTAAATGCAGGTGCATCTGGTGGTAAATTACTAGGTGCCGGTGGAGGTGGATTCATGTTATTTTATATAAAAGAACAATATCATAAATCTGTAAAAACTAAATTACAAAAATATTCAGAATTAGAATTTAAATTTGATTTTAAAGGTACTCAAACTATATTTTATGATTAAATCTATTCCTAAAATAATCCATTATATTTGGATGGGTGATCAATCTAAATTAGAAAAATATTCTCAAAATATTGAAACTTGGAAAATCAAAAATCCAGATTATAATTTAATTTTATGGGACGAAACACAGTTTTTAAAATATGACAATGCTAAGTTTTATATAGACAGAGGTTATTTTTCACAAGCTTCAGATTTAATGAGATTTAGCATATTAAAAGATCACGGCGGTTGGTATTTAGATACAGATGTTATTTGTCATAAATCTTTAAACGATTTTTTAAATAAAGAATTTGTTATAGGTTATTCAGCTTTTAATTTTATAAATTTTACTATAATTGGTGCAGTTCCAAATAATGAATATATAACTGAATTATTTAATTGTTTTAATAAATATACTATCCCTACTGAAAGATTAGAAATAGAATTAAATTATAAAAATAAAAAATACATAATACCAAATTCGAGTGATTTTATTGGGACTAAGTTTTTAGAAATATATGATCCCAATTTTAAAGCTTACCCAGAAGATTATTTTTTAAATAATGACGGAAATAAACAAATAACACATAATACGTATTGTGAGCATATATTAGAAAAAATAGAAATATTTGATAAAATAGATATTTCTCAATTACAAAAATCTAATATGACTTTAAGAGACATCAAAGAATATTATATGAAAATGGGTTGAAATAATCTTATATAATATTATAGGAGAAATGTTATGAAAAAGTATTTTATTTTCTTAATTTTAATTGTTGTCGCATATTTTTGTTTTCTTTTCTATTCTACAAATAATAAACAAGAACAAATTATTATATCACATAATGTAATTGAACGTTCATTTCCAGTTTTTAGAATGGCTTCATATCAAATTAATTATACTGGAAGAATCTATGTAAATGGAACAGATAGAATTGTATTCAATATTCCAACCGGTGGGTATACAGTTCGTATAGATTATGATGCAGAAATTTTAATTGGAACTAAAACACATCCTCGTGTCAACATGAGAGATAATATAATAGAATTAGATTTTACAGATGTAAGATTAGAAGTATTAGCTGTTACCCCGACTAGAATGGAATTAGTAAATAGTGGAGTATCTGGGTGGAGATGGGTAAGAGGCGGCGGTATACCAATTCAAGCTGGATTATTCGACCCTTTTATTGAAACTATAAATAATGCCCCTGAAGTTTTAAATTATAATGAAGAAATACAACAACGAGCTTTAGAAAGTTTAATTCAATCTTTTTTAGATTTTTATTCAATATTTAATTTTGAGGTAGAAATTGTCAATTAAATTAGGAGATAAATTTTATAAATTCGAATTATTAGATAAAAAAGATAATTATGATTTTAAATTATATTTTGTAACTTATATTGTAACCCATAAAGATAATGTTAGATGCACATTACAAAATTCTGTTACATTAAAACATCGAATAAGTTTATTAGATATAGATAAAATAAAAGAAGAATATGGGACAAATATGGAAGAAGCTTTTCGGCTCTTTGAAGAAGAATGTGATTGGAGAATTAAAGACTATTATGATAAAATCAACGAATATAAAGATAAGCTTTATGAAGCTTTAGAAATTACTTTAAAAAGTGTTAATTTAAAATAAATGAATAACAATATACAACTTCCAAACGAATTTTCTTGGATAGATTTATCAAATAAAGCCTTTACTGATGCTTTAGATTTATGTCTTAATTCTCAACGAAATCTTTTTATTCAAGGAAAAGCTGGAGTAGGAAAATCGCAACTTATTAAAATAATAGCATCAATGTGTAAAAATGTAGTAGTATTAAGTACTACCGGTACAACTGCAATAGAATTATGTTCAGATCAAATAGCAGCAAAAACTATTCACTCATTTTTATCTATTCCCCCGAGACCAATATTTGAGCATTCTGATCTTCAATTTATTAGTAATAAACATCGTCAAATATTAAATAAAGCTGAAATAATAATTATAGATGAAGTATCAATGATGAGTAATAATCTTTTCGATTTTTTATGTAAAAAAATATTATATAAAAGATACGATAAACAAATACCTAGGATGATTTTATTTGGTGATGTAATGCAATTACCACCAGTCATAGAAAACAATCAAATAATTGTAGATTTTTATAAAAATAATTATAATGGAAAAATTATGTTTTTTAATAGTGATTCTTTTAAAGATTTAAACTTTAAAACTGTTATGTTAAGAAAATCTTTCCGACAAAAAGATGAAGAATTTGCTGAACGGCTATTAGAAGTTGGGTTTAGAGATCATACCCAAGAAACTCTCGAATATTTTAATCAAAAAGTAATGTCTTTAAATCAATATGAAAAAAATATTAAACAGTATATGTATATGGCTCCAGCTAATAGAATTGTAGATAAAATGAATGAAGATTATATTAGGCAATTAAAGGGAAAAAGTCAAAAATATAAAGCTGAAATGTCTAAAACTTATCCAAAAGAAAAAGCTGCCAATAATGACAATGTAGAAATAAAAGTTGGCTCACAAGTAATGTGTGTAACGAATTCTTTAGATACAAAAAATTCTGAATTAAATTATACTAATGGGATGATTGGAGAAGTTCTTGATTTAGATCTAACAAGTGTAACTATACAATTAGCAGATGGTACAACTAGAAATATTGGACGAACTACAATATATCATTATGATTTACAATTAGATTCCGCAGGTAATATAGAATATGTTCCAACTGGATGGTATAAACAAATAGATTGTAAAATAGCTAGAGGAATTACTATTCATAAAAGTCAAGGAAAAACATTAGATAACGCCTATATATCTTTACAAAATTGGACACCTCCAGGTTTAGTATACGTTGGTCTTTCAAGACTTAGAACTTTTAATGGATTGGGTTTATCGAGACCACTAAAAGAAAGTGATATAATAGTTAATCAAGAGTCGTACGATTTCTTAACAAATTAAAGGATAAATTATGGGAATAGAAGAAGACTTTGTTGAAGATAAATCAATACCAGTTTTTTCTGGTTATGCAATTAGAGTACGATTACCTGATCAACCAAGTTTAAGTCCTCAGGGAAAACATATTGTAATTCAAGGTGAACCACAATATGATGCTTGTTTTACTATTACATTTCCAGAATGGGCTCACAAAATTTATATGGGTAAAAATCAAGAATTAGAAGTTTTAGGTGCTGATTTAGAAAAAGATATGATAGTATTATTTAATAATTATCATGCTAAAATTTGGGAAATAAATAAAGAACAATTATATCATGGAATGATGACTCAACAAATAGAAATAGGTTATCCTACTTCTGAAAAAATACCTCGATATAAATTTACTAAAAAATATTTAGATAATAATATTGAATGGAGTTATGAAGTAATTTCAAAATAGAATTACTTCACTAAATAATATGAAAATTTCTATTATAACTCCAGTTAAAGACATAAAAAAATCTTTTTTAGAAGGTGCTATTCATTCTGTATTAAATCAATCATTTGAAGATTATGAATTACTTATTATTTATGATAAAAATGATAATAAATCTAAAGAAGACTTAGAAGAATATAAAAAATTTAAAAAAATTAAAATTTTAGAGTCTCCTGGTAACGAATTAACTACTGCATTAAATTTTGGTATAGAAAATGCTGAAGGTGATTTAATTGCTCGTTTTGATGCAGATGATATAATGTTATCTGAAAGACTATTATTACAACATAATTTATTTGAACAAAATCCGCAGCTTAATTTATGTGCTGGAGATGCAGCAATTATTGATGATACTTCTAATTTAACTGGCTCTGGATTATTATCTACACCTAATTTAGAAAGATTATATGAAAGATGTTGTATAGTTCATCCAACTGTAATGTGGAGAAAAAAATATTTTAATGATAATAATCTAAAATATAGAAAAGAATATGAACATGCAGAAGATTATGATTTATGGTTCCAATATATTAAAACTTCTAACCCAACTTATATAGCTATAAATAAACCTTTAATTCATTATAGATTAAGAAGTAATAATTCTACAGCTAAAAATTTTCAAAAAGGAAAAGAATGTAGTAGAAAAATTTTAAAAGATAATAATGTAACTCCTTATGTATCTGTTATATTTATTGGTGAAGAAAGTAACAAGCAAGCCAGTATTGATTCTTTAGAAAATGGAAATTATTTTAATTATGAAATAGTAAAAACTATGAATGAAGCAAAAGGAAAATATATTTCATTTTTAAAATATAAAAATGCTATAAATAGATTAGATAGACAAATTCAAATATTGGAAAGAGATAAAAAATTAGTTGGTGTAGGTTCTTTTATAAAAACGGAAAAAGGTACATTTTTTTATACTTCAGAACCACATGTTATAGAATCTGAATTATTAAAAGGTCATATTGTAATAGAACCAGGAACTTTTACTTTTAGGAATGTATTAAATCTTCATGGTGGATTTTCTGATGATAATATATTCAGCTTTTATTGTAGTTTATTAGAATTTGGAAAATTAGGAAATTGTCCAGAATTATTAGTAGAAGAAAAAAATTATAAACCAATACCAAATGATAATTTAGTAGAAAGAATTAAATTTGCTAAAAGTAAATATAAAGATATAATAAATATTGTTCATCTTAATATAACGTCTGAAGGAAATATTTCTGGTGTTGATAGATATATTAAAACTTTAGAAGATAATTATCCAAACTATGTTAGATCTTCTCGAATTACATTTGTTTCATCTAATAAGATTGAATGGAAATTAAACCCATACCATACTTTAATTTATTATAATCCAGATAAAACTAAATTAGAAAACTTATACGATCAATTTTGGGATAATCTTGCCGACTTATTTACTAATAGACATAACTTAATTATTCAATCTAATTGTTTAAATCTTTATTCTTTAATAACTTATATTAAAAGAAAAATTAGATGTGTGCATTTATGCGCAATGCATTGTGTTCCTTTTAGGGAAGTTATTAGATTTGATAGAAAAAAATATGAAGAATTAAATATTTTATATGAAGATATTAGTAAAGATTTTATAGAAACTCCAGAACATATTGCAGCCTTATCATTAGCAGATCATGTTATTTTAAATACTAAAGATTCAGAACAATATTTTAATAGGGTAGGATTTTTAACTCCTTATACTGTTATCCATAATGGGATAGAAAAAATAGAACGTAAACAACATAATTCTGAATTTAAATTTATATTTGTTGGTCATGGTTCGCCCCTTAAAGGACTTGACCAATTATTACCAATTATAGAAGAAGTATCTCAAACACATAAATTTAAAGTAATTTGGGTTGGTAGTCCGGACCAAAAATTATTAGAAATAATTAAAAAGAAAAACTTGCCAATAGAAGTTAAAGGAGTTATTTCACCAGAAGAATTAAATAAATTGTATTCTGAAGTAGATTGTTCTTTAATAGCTTCAGCTTGTGAAACATGTTCTTATGCAGCAATAGAAGCATTAAGTGCTGAATTACCAATTATATCTACAAAATCCCCAGGGCTTACAGAAATAGTAGAAAATGTTGGTCTTTTAATTGATATAGATAAATCTGGAATATTAAATAAAGATCAATATAAAAAAGCTATGATTAGTGTTTTAGAAAATGAGCAATTAAGATTAGATATGTCAGCAGCATCGCTTAAAAAGTATCAACAGTATTCAGTTAGAAATTTAATCAATAATTCAGTTAAGCTTTATGAAGAATTATTAGGAAAATAATATGGATTTAAATGACTTCAAAGAAGATTTAGGAATAGAATTAAATAAAGAAACTAAAATACGATCAGAAAAACGATATACTGTTGTAGTAGAACTGGTTCATAAAAATAAAAGATATGCTTTCAATTCTGGAACACCAATAATAGATCCAGAAAAAGCAAAAGAAAGTGTATTATCTAAAATAAATTTTAATATTACTGATGATGATGATTTGATAACTTTTAGATGTATTGAAATTATTTATGCTACTGTACCAATTGAAACTGTGCTTACTGGTACAAAATATGAGATGCAGGCAATTGCATCTAAATGGTTATCTCCTGAAGAATTAAAAAGTTTAATTAAAAGCTAAACTAAATATACATGAGGCTACAAGAACTTCACCCACAAGGTAGAAATAAAGAATTCGCTAAAATATGGAGTCAATTAGTTTATGACGAATATGTACCAAATAGAAAAGGTTCTAATGCTCCTTATCATACTCATCCACAGACAGTAGAACAGATAGTAGATGCTTATGGAGGTTCTAATGAAGAATCTATTGCAGCGCATTGTCATGATATCGTTGAAGATACGCCTATTAGTGTTAGTAAAATTAAAGATTTATATGGAGAAGATGTTGCAGAAATAGTTGCAGAACTTACTAATTCTAAAGATTTAGACGGTATGAAAAAAGAAGATTACATGAATAAGAAATTAATATACTTATCACCAGAAGCTCTAACAGTTAAAATAGCTGATATGCTTCATAATCTTCTTGATAAACCTAGAAAAGAACAAGTTGAAAGAATGAATAATAATATTCAATTTTTAAAACGTAATAGAAAAATTACTAAAGAAATACACCAAGACCTTGTAGATGCATTTGAATCTGGATACGAATTGTTTAAAGCTAAGTAAGTTAATATAAATTAAAATGATTATGGAGATTATATATGTCAGAGTTAAAATTTAGTGATTGGTATATTGTAGATGCGCCCAAAAGTGCCGATGAAGTTTATGGTCAAGAAACTATTGTAAATCATATTAAAACTAAACAAAAAGATCAATCTTTTGATAAGTCTACGCTTTTTCAGGGAAAATTTGGATCTGGAAAAACTATATTAGCTAAAATATGGGCTAAGTCTATTGCATGCAAAAATTGTAATAAAGATGGAGAACCTTGTAATGAATGCCCAACGTGTCAAGCTGTAAATAATGAAACATGGGATAGAGATGTTGTTTATTTAAATGGGGAGCAAATGTCAGCACAAGAAGTAGATAATATTTTAGATAAATGTTTTATTACACCAGCAATTAGGGATAGGGCCAAAGTATTTATAGTTGATGAAACTCAAGGATTATCTCCAGCAGCAATTCAAAAGTTTCTAGGTGCAACACAATCTCCAAAAAAAGGTTTCTTTTTCGTATTTACTGCAATGTCAAAACTTCAGGGAAAAAATCCGGGCGCTTTAATGTCAAGATGTAAAGTTTGGAAAATGAAAGAACCAAAAAATGAAGAAATATATCAATATCTTGGTTCTATAGTAATAAAGAAAAAATTACAATGTCCAAAAGAATTTTTAACTAAAGGTTTACAATTTATTGCTGAAAACAGTCAAGCATCATATAGACTAGCTATTCAAATGTTAGAGCAATGTTATGATAGTAAAATATTTGATATTCAACAAATAAAAGAAACTTTTGGAATAGAATCTTATGATGATGCCGCAGCTGTTTTAACTGATATATCTAATGGTAATGTAACTGAAGCAGTTTTTAATTCTATTATTGGTTCAGATTATCAAGATAAGTTTGGTTTACTTATGAAAATAATTGGTGATGCTTCAACGTATCAAACATTTGGAACTAGTTTTGTTGATGAAACAGAAAAATGGAAATGGAAATATCCAGCACAAGTAGCATCTGGAGTACACTTTAATGAGCTTTGTAAAGTATTTTCTCGTTTAGCTCAAAATGCTTATATAAAACGTGGTGAATGGCAAATGGAAATATCTAAATTTTTATATGATATTAAAGAACAAAAAAATTTAGTAAAAGGTGTAACAGAAGAAAAAAAAGTTGTTAGACGAGCCATTGAAGTAAAATGAAAGAACCTCTTTATGTGCTAATAGCAGGTAGTAGAAATATTCCAGAAAATTTCGATTATTTTTATTTAATAGACGAATTATTAAAAGTACTTACAGTAAATAAAAAATGGGATTACGATAAAATTATAGAAATATGCGGAACAGCAAAAGGTGCTGATACTATTGGAAAAAAATGGGCATTAGAAAGAGGTTACGAAGTTATAGAATTTCCAGCTGATTGGGATAAACATGGTAAGGCTGCAGGACCAATTCGTAATGAAGAAATGGTTAAGTTTATAAAAGATAAAAAACAAAATATAGTAATTTTATTTTGGGATGGTACTAGTTCTGGAACTAAAAATACATACGATTTATGTAAAAAGTATGAAATTAATTATCATCTTTTTTCCGTTTAGAACTATGTTTTAAAAATTGTTTTATATATATCAATACTAGACTAAAAATATCTGGTCTAGTATATGATTCTACATTATTTAAATCTTTTTGAAGTTTAAGAAGCTCTTTATAATTTTTATCCGTTTCCAATCTTCGCCGCCGTCTCTGTTATAAATTGATTTAATTTGTTACAATTGATTCCATATTTTATTGATGATACTTCATCGTCTTGTAATAATTCTTTTATTTCGTCCCATTTTTTATGTTTAATATATTTAAAATAATAACATAAGGCAATTTGAACCGTTTCTTTAAATGATTCTCTATCTGGAAACTGTACAGTTCTGCCATTTATAGTCTCTATAAGCTCAGCAAATAATTCTGATCCCAATAAATTATATATCTCAACTAGAACCATTTGATCTTCATTTTTAGAAGCTAGTCGCAAATAATGAAGTTTAATTAAATCTTTAATTACTTCTTCAATAGGGTTTTCTTTTAAAATAGTGTTTATCTTTTTTTGAAATAAAGATTTTTCTTCATTAATTATAAGTGTATCGTTTTCCATTATTTAAATAGTTTTGAATCTAATTTCTTAAAATCTTAAGTAGCTTTTAGATAATTTTTTTGTATAAGTATATTATCTCTATTGCTAAATATAATATCGAACTCATTTTCACATTCTAATTTTTCTTCTAATGGTTGAGCATATACATTTATTGTAACCAGATCTTCTAAAAGTACTTCAATATTATCAGCAATAGAAATTAAATTTTGACTAAATCTAGTTTTTTCTATTAGGTCTTCTCTCTGACTTTCATCAGTCATAAAATGTAAAGGAATAATTAAATGACCATTAGCATATTGAATAGAAAGTGGATTATTATAATTTTCATTAAACATAATTTTACAATTATCTATGAATTGAGTATTTACTCTATAACATTGTTGTCCTAATATATTTCTATTAAAATTAAATGAAAGTTGTTCTTCTGGTGGGATATCATCTTTATTAAATATTTTATTCTTTCCGTTTTCATCTACAAATAATGGTCTATGTTCATAAGGTTCTATATTAAATTGTTTCATTTGATAAAAATATGATGGGGAAACAATTCTATCTATAAAATTAAATTGTGCTGTTCTAACTTGTTGATTAAAGAAAAATTCTGAAAAACTATTAAAAAAGTTAACATCAAAGAAATTAGAATAACTTCTTTTTTCACTTAATACTCTTTGCTTTTCTTCGTCAATAACTAAAATTTCAGCTTCTTCTAAAGTTTTAACATTTTGTAAGTCAGTTCTTTCATCTAATAAAAATATTGATTTATTTTTAGTTGGAAACTCTCTAAATAAAACATCTACTCTTATAACGTAAGGATGTTTAACTTTAAAATTCTTAAAGCCAGCATTCAATTGGTTTTGAGCAAATATTTTATCAAATTTAAAAGGAAATGCTAGTAAAGTTCTTCTATCATTTATAATTACATTATTTCCACTCTCTTCTCCAACTTCAATTAAAATAGTTGGATTTAAACTAGCTTTAGTTCTAGCTTCTAAAAATACTTGTGTAAATTTATTAAAAGAAAAATTTTGAGCAATATTTATTATATCAGATTTAAAATATGGTTTATTAAAATCGGTGTTAAAAATACTATACTTAGCTAATACTTCTGGCATTATACTATTTCGTATTTCAACTTCAGTTAAAGAATCAGGTGTATTTACTATTACGTTCGGTCTTATTTCTATAAAGTTTGGTTCAATATAATCGAATGAATCATTAGGTGATTTCATATCTTGAAAAGCTTTTATAAGAGGTTCTATTAAACCAGATTGGGGATTAACTATTTTTTCTCCATTTGATCTAATTGCTGTAATCAATAAAGTACTTCTATTCATACTTATTTCTTGTAATACAGAATTTTCTATATTAGAAACAAAACTATCAAATAAAGGATCTGCACCATAAGAATTTGTAGTATAAACATCTGACTGAAATACTTTACAATGTAATAAATTTATTGGACTATTTTTTAATATTTGTTCATAATAACTAGCTCTTGTTGCAATGGAATAAGATTGTAAATAAGATGGTGGTGCATTTACTCTTATATCATCTTCATTTTCTATATCTTTACCACCCATTATTGGAACAATATTTGTACAAGATAAAAAGTTTGTCTGAACATTAAAACGATGGTCTACTTGTGCAAAATCTGAAGGAAATATCATTTGAGTTATTTGAAATCTCTCAGCAACATTTCCATTTAATCCTCTTGTTTCTAAATACTCTACAGATATATTAGCACCAGGTGGTAACATTCGACCAGTAATCCCATCACCAAATTTAATTAAAACTCTATTTTCATTATTTAATATTAGTGCTTCAAATACTCTATCGTATGGACCAGCCAATCTAATATTTTCAATTTTTTCCCAAACTTCGGTATTCATATCAGTCTGTTGGCCATTTATAAGTTGTCTAGGTGTTACTTTAACTTTAAAAAATTGTTCAGAAATTATATTACTAGCATTTTCTATATTTATAGCATCAATAGAAAAAGATTCGAATCGAGTTCCTCTTGCTGTTCCAAATTCTACTGTTACTTTTTCACCTTGAATTACTGGAACTTTTAGATACTTAATTCCATTCCAACCGCCAGCTTTTATAAAGTCGCTATATTTAATTGGATTATTTCTAATTGCACTAAACGGTTCTTTTAATGCTCTAGACTCGACATCTTCAAAAGAAATATAAGAAACACCTCTATTAGTTTTAAATATTGTATCTTTAGGAATTAAATAATTTAAGTCAGATGTCCATGGAACTAACGCACTTCTTTCAGTAAAAGTTGCTTGAGGATTTTGAATTAAATCATCAAAATCTGAGGCATGATCCAAATCAAAAAATGTAACACCAAAGTTTGGTAATCTTTCTATACCGTTTAAATCAGTATGGGATATCACAATATAACCAATAGAAGACTTAGGTAAGGCTCTTTTATAAGCTATTAAATCAGCTGAGTGTGTAAGTGACGACATGTTTCTAGCATTTCGCCACTTCTTTTCATTATATAGATATTCTAAATATCTAGCTATTTCTGAATTACCCTCTGAAATTACATCTAATAAATTACCAATAGTTCCTACACCAAGAATATTAGCCCAGTCTTCATGAATTTGAAGACGTTGTGTCATTCTTTGTTTGATTGATAACTGGTCAAACCTTTTACTCATATTTATTTAGTTAGTAAATGGAAAAGACGATAATTTTATTTTAATTTTGGTAATTGCACTTCAGAATTCCATTCCCAAGTAGTATTTAAGTCCCACCCTAACGTATTTCTAATAAAAGTTTCTGTTAATGGTAATTGTAATAAAGACCCGTGTCTAGAACCAAATAAATTAGATGCAAAACTATTTTGTACATTACCGCTTTCTCTGGCTCCAACTATTCCTCCATAAGAATCTGAATCAATATTATTACTTAAATCTATTATTGAAAAACAATTTCTTACTAAATCAGTAGACCATTGCATTATTCCAATTATTCCACCGATAATGCTATCTTTACTTCCATTATTTATATTTGTTTTAGAATAACAATTTTCTATTCTAGTACTTCTATCATTAGATATCCCAACTATACCGCCTATTGAAAATGCATTTTTACTAGAAATATTTATTATTACATAACAATCTTTTATAGTAGTATCTTTAACAACCCTACCAATTATTCCACCAATTTGTAAATTGGGGCTCCAATTATCGGGAGTAATAATAATTCCAGAAAAACTACAATTTTCTATTGAAACTTCATAAGAAAGTCCAAATAAACCACCTGTTATAGCTGATGAATTAAGTTTGCCATTTATTACGTGACAATTTATAATATTAGTTTCTTCTAAAGTTGTTGAAAAACAAGCCGCAGAAAATCCAGTAAAATCGCAATTATCTAAAATTAAATTTTTTATAGCGCCGCCAGCTGCACATTGTTTAATAAAAGCTACTTCATTATCATGATCTATAGTTTTTAAATTTTTAATATATTTATTATTTCCATTAAATGATCCAGTAAATACACTATCCCAACCTTCTAAATGGCTTCCAATTGGAGACCAATTACTTTCTTCTGTAATTGCTAAAGTTATATTATCCATTAAAATATAATGATCACTTAAAACCCAATTACCGTGGCCAATTCTTTTTAAATCTTGTTCATTAAATATTTGCCACGGATCTTCAGAAGTTCCAGAACCAAAAGTTTCTATTTTTTCTTCTTTTAATATTTTAATATTTTCTTCAATATCAAATATACGCTCATTCATAGATGTCATTAATTCTTTTATATCTTTAATATCATTTCGTACTTCATTTACATTATATTCTATAAATGTATTTACTAATTCTTTAAAATTTTCTATGTCAAGTTCTACATCTTTTAATTTTTCTTTTACTGCTTCTTTATCTTTATTATGTGTTTGCTTTAAAGAATTAAGATCTTCTCGTAATTTTGTATATTCTTCTATAAGCTCACCATTATCTTCTAAACTATAAATTTGTTGTTGTAAATCTAATAATAATTGATCTAGATCTTCTTCAAGAGCTAATATTGCTTCTTTTAATTCTTTTTTAGTAGTTGCTTTTTCTACCGCTACTTTAATTTCAAATATATCTGTTTCTAATTCATTTAATTGACTTTCAATTACTCTTAATTTTCCGTTCTTTTCATCAAATAAAAGATTTAATTTTTCTTTAATAGAATGTAATTCATTATTTTCTATATCGTTTTCTATAAATTTAGAAATACTTCTCAAAGAAATGTTTTTTGTTTCATTATTTTGAACTAATGGTAATATTTCATTACCACTTAATTCATTAGCCATTTCTAGTTGACTAATTCTTTTAGGTTCCATTATTTTCTCCTTAAACTATTAAATAATTAAAATTTTCTGTAATTAATCTTTCATCATTTTCTGTTAGCAAAAATGAATGAGATATCTGGCTTAAGTTTAAAAAATTTATCCACTCCTCCCCATCCCATCTCTGTAGAATCCCATCTTTTAAAGTTACAGCATTTAATCTGTATTTTTGACTAGAATTATAATCTGGAATGATTGAATATGGTAAATTAACTTCAGCTACCAACTTTACTTGTCCATTTAAAATTTGATAAACCATATATATTTAGATAGAAGCAAGTTGTAAAATTTTAAGAAAAAGGCCTATTTTTAAGAAAGTTATGTTATTAAATTATAATTTTTATTATTAAAATAAAATAAAATTTAAACAGATCTATATTCGTATAAATCTTTATCTAATACTGAATAATCTACTGTATAACCAATATCTTCTAAACTAGCAATAGTAAACTTGCTCATCCAAGAATTTATAAAAGATGAACTAGTAAAAATTTCAGTAGATAATTGTCTTCCTCTATTATCTCTAATATCAGTCCGTTGGGCCCAATGGGAAAGAGCACTCCCACCAGCATTTACCATTGTAACATTTTGATCTAATGTTGGATGAATAGGAATATTTCCAGTTTGATTCATAGTTTCTCTATAAGCCTGTCGACCAATATTAGCAGTATAAAATGGATTATTGGTGTTTCCTGTTCCAATAAAATTAGTTCTTCCATTTAATCTTCTTCCTATATTTGAGTTTAAAACAGTAATAAAGTCATTAAAACCTGGAATTAAATTTCCTATTCCAGGTAAATTACTAAAAAGATCTATTAAAAATCTTTGATCTAAAAGTCTTGGCAAAGTAATAACACCCAAAAAGGGTAATGATTCGACGATTCTAAAATCAGCATTCCACAGTGCTCCTAAACCTAAAGCATGTAAACATTCATGAATAGCTAAATTAAAAAATGATTCATTGGGATTATTTGGATTAAAATGATTAGAAGAAAATTTAATAGAGGCTTCCATCGGAGTCATATAACGATCATTACTACATAAGTCTATAATATCTATTGCTTCAATTATTTTAGTAAAATCAAAATTAGTTTCAACATCAGCAGTATTTCCTGGACCAGCTTGTCCAATAATACCTGGCATAAGTTGACCAAAATATATTTTTATTTTTAAATTTCTTTTTTCATTCGAATATCTTAATCCAGTTACAGCTTTTTCAAAATATTTCTTCATATCTTGAATACAAGTATTATAAAAATGACTATTAGCATAAGATTGTGTTATCGGGTCGTTATTATATATTATTTCTATACTAAAGTTATTTTGAGGAGGTTGTTCTATATAAGGAATAATTTCATAGAATAATTTATTATCTATCTTATCTAAAAACCGAGTATCATATCTTACAAGTTCGCCGTTTTTATTTTTAAATACTTTCACAATAATTAGTCAATAAAAAAGGCGATATTATAAAAATATCGCCTGTAATTTTATTTTAATTTCAATTAAATTTGTGGAAGATTTTCTAAAATTAAAGTAACAGTTTCACTGAATACATTAACTCTAATATCAACCTTCATAACAAAGTTTCTTTGAGCCTTAGTCATTGGAGTATTTTGTCCAGTAATATCACAAGTTGCCATTGCCCAAATTGGTGATGAACCACCCGTTCTTCTAGCTAAAATACTTTCAACTTGAGTTTGTCTTAATCCCATCCAATATTCGTTTATCGGTTTCATAATTTGTGGTCTCATTACATTATCTCTAATTTCTCTCTTAACAAGTTGGAAAGATAATGAGTGTCCTAAGAATGACCAGTCAGATAAGAAATTTGGATCTTGTGTAGTTTTTTGAGATACAATCATTAAACCATCATCAGATGTAAATACGATTGGGTTAATTCCCTTAGTATCTAAAGTTTTTGTTGCTTCATCTTCAAATTGATATCTTGATCTTAATACGCTTCTCTTTAATTGTCCACCTAAATCACCGGCAATATTATACCAAGCTGGTGCCCAACCACCGTATTTTCTTTCTACAATTCTCATTAAGTTACATCCAATATCACCTACTGGTTGACACCAATACTTCTTAAATGTAATTGGATCATACATTTCAAATTCACCACAATATTGTGCATTAGAACGAGTTGCAACTCTTCCTGATACAATTGCTCTTTGTGCAATTTGATCTGTTACTACACCTTTATTATTAGGTGTCATAAGTTTTGGAGAGATAACAGCAGCTAATTCTTGTTGTTGACTTATTGTTGCTAAATCACCTTTGAATTGTTCTTGACCAGTTAATTCCATAAAAATATAAACGTCATCATATTCTGGTAAAAGAGCTTCTTGTAAACCTTCTCTGATAATTGGACCAAATTCTGGTCTCCATGCTCCACCTACTTTTTGTTCGAGTAAGTTCATAGTTACGAGAAGAGTCATATATCTATCACCTTCAATAGTGAAACCTCTTTCAGTAAATATATTTCCATCACCGTCCATATCGAAAGGATCTACAATTCTTCTATGTGTCCAAAAACCTGTTCCGTCTAAATCGTCTGCATCATCGCCGAATTTCTTTAATACTCTAACTTCAATAAATGATACGTCATCGTCTTGAAGTATTTCTGGGAAATAAATATTACTTCCAAATGAGTCAACACCTCTTTCATCAAGAGAACCAGTAAACTCACCGCCAGATGTTCTTCTGCCAATATAAACTTCTTCTGAACAACCAACTGTTAAAGCATTAAACCAAATATTTTTTGGTGCACTATCACCAGTTGACATCCCTCTTACGTATGCGTTTGGACCATCTTGACCAAACTTAGCAATATACTCTTCTTCAGTTAAAAGATGTTTAATAGATGTTGCTGTTTCAACATAAAATATTTTATGGAATAAATCATTATTAGTAACATTAATTATAGAATTTTGACAAGTAAAGTATTGTGTTGCAAATTGTCCAGTAACAACACTATGGAAAGGTGTTGCACCTTCTTCATTTAATTGACCAATATAAGCAACTCTTTCTGGTCTAGCAGGATCAAAGAATGCAATAAATTCATTATCTAAAACTGCTTGTCTTATAGCTTGTTGTTGATCTTGTGGAATTCCAGAAGGCATTTGTACTACAAGTCTTCCAGTATTATCGAACTCAGTTCTATTAAATGGTGCATAAGCGAATAATCTATCATATCGATATTTATCGTAACCCATCATAGAAATACGAATATCAGTTGGAATTTCAGTTGGACCTTTTTGCATAAAATAACAATATGTGTCATTTCTTAAAGTTACTAAGAATGTAATTATATCTTGTAAACCAAATGGGATATTATAAGTTACACTACCAACTTGAACAAAACCGTCAACTAAAAGTTTCATTAAACTAGAAAGCATTGGTTGCGGATTACTTTCGTCGCCGTTTCCAATTACTAATGCATCATAATTTACTTGACCAATAAAATCTCTTAATGGGATTCTATCATCACCCATATTATATTTAAATCCAAAATCTGCCATAGAAGCTGTTTGGCTTGAGAATGACCAGAAATCACCGTCATTATCTCCCCAGAAAGTTTTGACTGTCCCAACGCCAGAAACTAAACCGTCTCTCATTACGTCATAATCAATATCAGTTACATTTAATCTTCTATCTTTAGTTAAGATAAGAGCACTGTTATCATCTTTCTTAAATTCAAATACTCCATATCCAGGTTCACCAACATCTGGTGTAAAATCTTCTAGTTCAGGTGCTTGTATAATTATTCTGGTAAGTCTGTTACTAAAGTCAGCATTGAACATATGTTCTCTACCAGGTTCGACTGCTACTTTATAAGCGTTACCAACATTGTCAGCTAATTCTTGTTTATCAGATATATTATAAAATTTATAAAGTCCGTTTTTTGTTACATAAAAACCACCAAGGTATGATGGATATGCAGCACTAGTTCCAGGAGGCGCAGATATATATAATGGATATTCGTCATTGAAGGCCTTTGCTTCTACAAGATCTGGCCAATGTGCTGAACCTACACCACCTAATGCATCAATCGCTTGTGCACTACCTTGTGGAAAATAAGTTGGTCTTTGATTTCCTTTAGGAGCTCTACAAACCATGTACCCATTGAGTGGGCTCTCAGCTGTTGATAAAACAAATGAAGAATCTATATCTATAAATTTTAATCTCCAAGATCTTCTATTATTAAATGCCATATTTTATCTCCTTATTTTGAGCTTTTTTCATTAAAATTCTCCTATATAAAATTTAGTAAAGTAATTAGTCATATCTTACCAATTCTTTTTTCCTTCTGCTGGATAATAAATTGGACTCTTAAAGTTTTTAGGGTCCTCTTCATAATCAGCTCGTCTCTTTGCATTATCGGCATATAGATTAGTCCTCATTTTTATATAATCTAAAAAATCATCTTCTCTTTTTCCAAATTTTTTCTGGTACCATTTATCTTGCATTAATTCATCTAATACTTCTTCCGGGCCCATTCCACCTTTCCAAAGTTCTATAATATCTTCATCCATTTCAGTATTAGCATGTGGAATAAAATTACATGTTTCTGTATCAGTATTTATACTAACATCACTTCCTAATAAAAAATTATGAAGAAATCCTTTCTTTTTAGTTAAAGATTCATGTAATATTCGAAGTTCGTCTGTTATATCTTCTCTATTGTTAACTCTATCAAAATAATCTTCAAATTCTTCTTCAGTAATTTTTCCTTCATCAACTAATTTTTCTAATTTATCAAATAAATCCATTCTGAATTTATCATCACCTTTGAAAAATTTTCTTATTGAACTGCCAGCTTTACTTCTAAATTGATTAGTTGGGAGATATTCTTGATATTTTGGATCATCTTTAAAATATTTCATAAGTATACGATCAACTTCTTTTGAACCAACATAAGACCTAGCCGTAGCTGTCCCACTTGATCGTATTACTTCACAAATTTCTTCATCTGCTATATCAGGGTCTCCTAATGATTCTTCTAATTCACCTGTAAACTTACCAACTGTTCCATCATATATTTTATCGAATATTGATTGTGTATTTGTATCTCTTCTAAACTTTCTGGCAAACTTATTTCGTTCATCTGTTTTATGATCATCATCTAAATCATCTCTGAATTTATGATATGCTTTTTTATATGCTTCTGATCCCTCTGGTTCATGTCTAACCATAGGTCTATCTTTATTTTCTATTTTACTCCAACCTTTATTTCTAGGATCACCTAAATCATCAATAGAGTCACTCAATCCTGAATTATTTACATCATTAAAAAATAAATTTCCTAAAGTACTTCCTATATTATTTCCTGGTCTTACACCACGAGGAAGACGTGATACAGCAAAATCATTTATCGCGCCTTCTTTTATATTTGGTTTCCCCCAATTCTCTGGTACTTCTTGAGGATCTTTTCTCCCGGGATCATTTTTACCTTCTTCTGATGCAGACCATTTTTTTAAGTCGTCAAATACTGAACTACTTTGAGTTTGACCAATTCCAGTTTCAGATAATCTATTTGGAATACAATGAAATAAAGTATGTTTTGGAAACGGACCAAAATCTTCTAATAATTGAATATCAGTTCCATAAGTTTTATTTTCACTTAAAACTTTAACAAACGGACATCCTAATTCTTGTTCTCCAGGGTCTGTTACATCTGGAAGAATATTAGGTGTTGGTTGTCTTCTAGCAAGTGGTCCTAAATTCCAATGAGAAAGTTCTGCTGGAGTTGTAGCTTGATCTATTTTTTGTATAGGAGGATTCATTATATAAACTTGTGATTCGTCTGGTGGAACATCTTTCATTTGTTGTATATGACTATTTTCTGGCATATTTATTTGACCAGGAGTTACAAAATAAGCAACATTCATCCCTTGTGGTGGAATAAAACTTATAGCCTTTAAAAAATCTTCTATATTATATTCTTTATTAGTTAAAAACATTTATTTCTCCTATTTTGTTCCTGTTGGTGATCCAACCCAAGATACTTCTCTTTGTGCACCAGCTTTTAAAGCATCTGAAGTATGTTGTACTACTTGAGATTCTTTATCACTTTTTTTACCTGATTTTAATTCAGCATCTAAATTATCCCAATCATTACTATTCATTGGTTTTCCTAATTTCCAACCATTTTTTTCTAATTGTTTTCTATAATCATGTGATTCATTTTGGTCCATATAAAGATAAACATTAAATGATGTATCCTTTTCATTTTTAAAATCCTTAAAAGATGGGGGATTTATACGTGTTGAAACAGCTGTAACTGGTTCTGTAAAAGATCTTATATGTCTAGGATCTCCATCAATAATAAAAGCTTTACGTACTTCATTTGTTTTTTCCGCTACTACTAATAAAGCATCTGATGCTTTAAATTTTATTTTATATTTATTAAAAATTGGAATAAATCCACTTATTATATCATTTATATTATCAGAATTTTCTCTTAATTTAATACCACCAAAAGGTTCACTTTCTTGTAATTTTTGTAAGTAATCATCATTCCAATATTTCATTATTTTTTAACCCCTTCAATAAAAGCTTGGGGATCATCAAAACATGCTGCAAAATCTTTAAAATTAGCATGAGATATAATTGAAGATATTTTTGATTCTTCTTCTTTATTTTCTTCTTTATTTTTCATTGCATCAGAAATAACTTCAGTTGCACCTTGTAAAATATCTACTGCTGCTCCCATCCCCATTCCGGTAAGATTGCCAGCGACACCTTCTAAATCTTTATAAACACCTGCTTTATCTAATAATTTATCTAATAAATCATTTCCTTTTGCAGAAGTAACATCATTTGGATTTTCTTTTGCCCATTGAATGTCAGATAAACATCTGACTAAAAAATTTAATTTATGGGTATTTTCTTTACTGTTCCATTCTTCTACTGCTTTTTGATCTATATTATCTTTATTTAAATTTCCCATAATAGTAGAACCATGCTTAAAAGCTGCAGCAGCTATAGCTTGGTCGAATTGAAAAACAGTATCATTAGCTATTAAAATATCTTTATCTACACCCATAGATGTTGCCATTCCTGATGGTGCAATAACCATTTGTAATTTTGGATATGCAGTTCGCAAACCTGCAAAAGTTCTACCAAATGCATAATTATCATCTTTAATTTTATTATGACCATTAGCTAATAATGAACATATTTTAGTTCCAGACATTCCCCAATATCCTGTCGTTGCACAGTCTAATGTGGATACGTTTGCAATTATCATATTTTCCATACTAAAATTTTGTAATTTATTAGCATTAACTTTATTTTTATCATTAAGAATTTCTTGAATATTTGAATCAAAAGTATAATTACTAAAAGCCTTATTAGCGTCTGCAATAAGTGGATTCATAGGAAATACATATAAAAAAGAAGCATTTTGACCAGCTTCACCTTCGTTACCTCGTTCAACAGTTCCACCAGTTTGTGTTATATTAGTTTGTTTAAGTTCATATAATCTATCTTTACTAAAGTCTACTCCAATTTCAACTTCAAATAAATGATTATATTCTGCATGGGCAGCACTTTCAAATCGATCAATATTTTTATCTTCATGTAAAAAAATAATTTTTTTAGTCTTATAATGTTCTTTTAATACTGGTATAAGCCGATCTAAATCATCATAATCTTCACATAAAATCGCAAATTTTTCATTTTCTTCTTTTAATATTTGTTTAATCTGGCGGGTACGAAGATATTCATTACCCTTTCCAAAACATATGATAGCTGTATTCATAATATTTAGTTCTAACAATTCACAATAATGTGTTCTTGTTGCCAAGTTAAGAATATTTCTATAGTAGACATTATCAGATTGGGGATAGAGAGCTTCAATTTTTTATCACAACTTAATAAAACTTGAGGAACTTCAATCTCAAATAAAGCTAAAAATTGACTATTTTCTTCAGTAAATAGTTCTCTTAAAACTTCTTCTAATTTGTCTGGCATTAACATAGTATAAAGTTGATAATATTCTATATTATCTATAATATATTCTATTGCATCTGCATATATTTGATTATCAAATTTATCATAAGATGGACCAATTGCTTTTAATACTAAAGGGTGAGTAGTATATTCTTTTCTAAAACAAGCTTCCCAAGCTTCTTCTTCTGTAGACCCATCATCGATATAAATTAATTTATATTCATTATATCGTCTCATGATTAAATCTGCTATTGCTTCTTCATTTATTATTTCAAAATCGTAAACATAAGAAGATACATAAGCAATATAATAATCTTGAAATTCTGCATCTGGGAAAATTTCTTTTTCATCTTGAGTTAAAAGTTTAGTTATATGCTTTACGATAAATTTTGTTATTTTTTCTTCACCATCACTTTCTATAACAAAATTATATTTATTCATAAAAGCAAAATAAAATTGCATCGAAATTAAGTTTATATTATGATGTAATTTTACTAAATTAAGTTTATCAGTTTGAAGCTGATACATTTGTTGTTCATCTAATTCCATAATAATTAGAGAGTTTGAACAATAATGATAAATGTCTTATATTATATAGGGAGAGGTGTGCCTATTTTACGAGTCTGGTGACGTAGGAATTCGATCTCTTATATATAATCTTACATCTGAATTAAAAAATAAAATATCTGCAATGAGACCAATTTGAATTGTGTCACCACCAATTATATAAATTTTTCTTTCCCTATCTTCAAATACTAGAAATGAATTTGGCATTACTCTGACTACTGTGTGACCAGTTAAACTTTCCCCAACTCTTATAGGTCTCCAAACATTTGGACTTGTTTCTAAATCACATTGACCTCGAACCTCTGTCACAGTATATTGTGCAAAAAGTAATGATACCGAAAATATAAATAAAATTGTAAATAAAATTTTTCTCATAAAAATAAATTAACTCCGTATTATAAATAGAAGACTAAATATTATGACGTACGACTTCTGGCAAAAAACTGGGATGATAAAACCTTTCACATCAATAGAACAATTTGAAAAATATGAAGCTGATTTATGTAAATTGCCAAAATTAGATATGTATGCTAACACAGCTCTAAAGAAAAGCAAAATTAAAAAAGGAGTAAATATATTATCAGAAAAATTTGATAGTTTTGCCGAATTTACTTTAGTACAATATATGAGATTGATAAAAGGATATGTTGTAGAAAGAAATAAAAAAATGTATTTTTTAACTTATGTAGATCAAAATGGAAAAGTATGTAAATTTTATCCGGATTTCGTAATCAATGGAAAATTTGCTGAATGTAAGGGTAAAATGTCAGATAAAGATCTATGTAAATTACAACAATGCCCAGAAGTAGAATGGTATTTTCAATCTGAAATAGAGATAATGTCTAAAGAATTAAATAAAGCTTTTCCTGATTGGCGCTCTGAGTTTATCCAAACTAACTAATTTATTATGGCAACGCAGCACCTATATTATTTCTTAGTAATCAATAAAGATATACAGAATTGGAATACATTTGATTTACCATTAAGTGATAATTCGGTATTTTCTAATGGTTGGCTTGACCAACAATTTCTCACAGATGAAGAATTAAAAGATTTTAATAATAGATTAAAATATCAACAAGGTATTTATTATAAAAATCAAGAAGTAATAAATATTACTGGTGATGATCCAGATGATCAACTTCAACAAAATTTTGAAATAAAACAAGATGGTTGGTATGAGATAATGTTAACATCAGCTGGCGGTGGTACGTCTGAATCTGAAAATTATTTTAATCATGATCATATTTATTGTTGGTTTAGAGAACATGTTGCTACACTACAATTTATTAAATTTTATGGTGATTATTCTTGGTTATATTTTGAAGAACAAACTAATGGTACTATAACTGTTTTTAAAGGTACATATCGTTGTACCAATTTTGTTTTAATGTTAGATTATGAAGGAAAATGTGAGGGTTTAACTTATGCTAATAAACCAGCTTATAGACAAAATGCAGACGGAAGCTTTTCTTCGGATATTGAAAATCACGGTAATTTTTTACAATTTATAGATAATTTAACTGTTCATCAAAATGCTAATAGATATCCCGATATATTTTTACCCTTCAGAGCTGCAGTTAGAGCTACAGATGGGACTATTATTACACCAGCTAGACCAGAAATTAGAAATTTTAGAAATTTAACTTTTGAGTTCGATGAAGAAACTGAAGTTAAAGAAAATTTTGCTTATTCATTTTTATATTTTGATAGACAAGTAGATAATACTAAAGAATTATTTAGAAAATTATTTTTTACTGGAAGAATTCGCGGACAATTTAAAGCTAGATCAAAAGATACAGATTGGCAATTAGACTCAAGTAGACTTCAACAAGGAGTATCTTTTGTTCAAAATGTAAATTCAGCATGGTCAGCAACTAATGAGACTGTTTATTTAAGAAATTGGTATATTCATGATGCAATGAAATTTAATCATAGTGACCCCTGGAACAATTTTTCCGAGGGTGAAAATAGAATTTTAAGTCAAAATAATCCTACAATAAATAATGCATATTATCCTTTACCAGAAGGCTCTGGGACATGGATTCAACATTATAATCCAAACCCAATAATCTTAAATGTCATAGGAGATAAACCTTTAAGATATGGCGGCAACGGTGGAATGTTTCATCGATTTTTAAACTTAGAAAAATCTACTTTAAGTTTTGGTATTGGAAAAAATGGATTATCATTTTCAGATTTTTGGGTTATTGGAAATACTAATATTGATAGATACGGAAGATTTAGTGAAGGTTTAACATCCGGTGCTGGATCATATGTTCAATTAATTGAAAATGATATTACTGTTTTAGTAGCTGGTGGTGGTAGCGTAGCAGGACAAAATGGTGGATACGCATCTATAAATAATAGGGATGGGAGGGGCAGTAATGAAAGAGGAGTAGTGTTTAATCTTTTATTACCAGAAGAATTTCAACATAGATTAGGTGGTATGGGAGATAATTTTAGTCCTCCTATAGCAAGTAATCCAGATAATCCACAAATTGGGTTTAATTTAAATAGAGAAATAGAATTTGTTTCGCGGGGAAAAGATGGTCGATTTTTATATAATAATTCTGAAATTTTAGGAAATGGTTTAGGTGGTAATGGTGCTGGAATATTTAGAACTTTAACAGGTTTTAATTATTATAGAAAATCAGAATCTGGTCAATTTATAATGAGATATCTTGGCCCAAAATCTTCTGCAACATATTATAATATTTTAGATTATGATGTTACTCCAACTAGTGATATAGCTAATATTTCTTTAGATACAAATATTAAAATTCCAGCAGCAACTACTTTAGAATATAAATTTTTATTTAGACAAAATATGGGAATTGATCCTGGCGAAACTATAGTTGTTATTGATAGAGATGAAGAAAAATTAGTAGATGATGAAAATATTCCAGAAACATATTTAAGTTTGGCGGGATTTGCTGAACAATATCCAGGTACTTTTGTTCTTACACAAATAACGCCTAATATTCAAAAATTATCTTTTGTATCTATAAATAAACATATTAAAATTTTTATAGAAACAAGACTACGTCATTATAGGGTTTTTTATAAAGATCATGATGATATAAGAAGTATTGAAGGAATTCCACAATTTGGTGAAAGGGCTGGGAGAGAAATCGATTTAATAATAACTTTTAATAGACCAGACGTAAATTTAGATATTCAAGCTTTAACTTTATATGGAAATTTAAGATTTGGTTTGCAGACTGGGGATATACAAAACGTAACTTCAACTTATAATCATTTAAGAAGAGAACAAAGAATTTCATTTATTATGCCAGAACATGATGTAGAACTTCTTATAGAAAATAATATAAAAACGATTTATAAACTTACAATGACTCCTAGAAATGCAATAAACAGACCAGCGTCTGGAAATTTACCAGCATTACAAAATGGTATTATTAGTGGGATTCAATGGGGTTATAATATTCATGATATAACAAGTCCACTTGCTGATATAGATACTGAAGTTGTTGCAGGACAACAAATTTATGTGAAACTAACTTTACATAGAAGAACTAGAATAGATAGATATCAAAGTACTTTTCCAGAAGGAACAATAATTGAAAGAGAAGGTATGAATCTTCAATCTAATCAATTTTCTGATAATGAACAATGGTTTTATTTTAATATGCCTGAAAGATCTATAAATATAGATTTATTTCTAGAATTAAGAACTTATAAACTTATTTTAATTCCAGATAGATATAGACGTTTAAATCCTTATTCGTTTGATGGTAGGGAAGACTATGAACCTGGTGAACGTGCTAATATTATTTTTGAAATAGAAAATTATTATAAATTATCTGAAAAAGGTGGTTTAATAATAAATAATATTAATTATCCAATTGATTTGAATGATAAAAGAATGCAAATTCAATGTATAGTTAGATTTGATACAGATACGAGAGCTAATGGATATTTTGTTGATTATGTAGATAATGATAGAATTAGATTTCCAAAAGTAGAATCAGTTCAATTTAATATTATTTTTAGAAATTCTGATATACAAATATTTTTTGATTTAACTTATTTAAAAAATTCTACACTTTTTTGTTGTGGACAAACAGTAACATCGAACGTTAGAATTATTGTTCATAGTATTTTAAGATTAATGATAGCTGGATCAAAATCTGGAGATGGTGGAAAGGGGACTGATGGAGGCCCAACACCTAGAAGATCAAACTCCCAATGGCACGGCGGCGCATCGGCCGCAAATGCACTAAGTGGAAGTTTACGAGGTTTAATGGGGGGCGCTGGTGGAAGCGGATTTATTGGGGGAGATGGTGGTGCAGGTGTAGATGCAGCTGGAGCTAGATTTTTCGTTGTTACTTGGCAAGGATTTTTACCTTATGATTTAAGAATTTTACAAGAAGATGGCGGTGGTGGTGGCCCAGGTGGCCACGGATTTATTGGTGGGGGCGCGGGTGCTGGTGGTGGTCAGGGCTCTGCGTCATGGTCTGGAAATGGGTTTAAGGGTGAAGACGGTAGATCTTTTTTACATGATAATAATTTAACAGAAAGTAATAATCATTCTATATGGCGCGGTGTTTTAGTAGATTGTTTGATAGAAATTGAAGAAGGAATTATTTATATTGCAACCGGTGGTAATGGTGGAAATGGGAGTGGTGGTCCTGGTGTAGATCAAGGTGAATGGGGAAATTCGGGGGCCGGAGGCGGAGCCGGCGGCCCGTCTTATTTTTATTCACCTACTACTAGATTTGTTATTTTAAGTCATAATCCAATATGCGCTACTTTTCTAAATAAAAGTGAAGGAGAGGGTACTTCTTTAGTTAATCAATTTAATTTATATCAACAACATTCAACTTTAAATTTTGATATGGACTTAAATCAATGGAGGAGACAAGGTTTAAATAGAGAAGTATCAGTTGCAGAGTTTTCTGCAGTTAGACCAAATGCACCAGATGATTTTTATAAAGGTATTATAGCTTCTGGAAGTAGGGTCGGAAGAATGATTTTTCAAAAAACTCAAAAAAATGGGTCACATACTCAACAACGTGAATGGGGGAATGTACCACCAGTATTATTTAATTCTCCTGTAGCCCAACTTTCTCCAGGAAGAAATACATTTTTAGTAGGAGATGAAAGAAACTCAAATTTTATGATATGGGGTGTTGATACTACAAACGAGCCAAGATTTAGAGGTTATGGTTTTGGTGGTGGCGCAGGACCTGCGCCAATTCCGACTAATCCAGGAAATTGGTATTTAAGTTGTGAATTATATGGTGATAATTTAAGAATGATTACACAATTTAATTTAGCTATAGGTGGAAGACGCGGGTTTTTCCCAAATTTATTATTTATTGGTGGTGCACTTCAAACTCAACGAATATTATTACAACAAGCAGCAAGTAGAATCCCAAGTCTATATGTTTATAATGAATTGACAAGAAATGTTGCATTGAATCAAAGAATTGATTGGGCTTATAACGTTGGTTTTGAATATGGGGGCGACTTAATTCCATTTAATGGTGGTGGTTGTAGAATTATATTTTTAGGAGAGAGAAGAAATAATATTGCAATTAGTCCAACACAATTAACAGGAACATTTACTACATATAATTATGCAACAAATCAAATTCCTCTTAATAACTTTTAGTTTTATAAAGTTCTACTATTTTTTCTTGAGTTTTTTTATCAAAATTATGAAGATGTTGTTTAATAAGATTTAAATTTGAATCAGAAAAATCATCAATTTTATTACTTATTTCTTTGGCAAAAACAAAGTTTTCTTTTTCTGTAAATTTACTTAATACTTGTTTTTTTAAATTTTTTGTTTGAATTTCTTTTTTATATGTATCAAAATCATTCTCTAATTTTTTTATAGAATTATCAATTAAATATTGTATTTCATTTTTTAACTCATCTATATTATTTTTAAAAAAATAAAAATAGGCATTATTTAAAAATATTTTAGAATATTCATCAGAAATTGATGTTGGAAATTCTGAGTTTTCAAAAAATATTTCGTAATCTATACCAAATTTTCTAGGAAGCCAATTATCTCTAGGTTCTTTTTTATATCTATTATAAAGAATCTCTTTTTCTGATGGTAGCATTAATATCATAAATTTAATTAAAGAATCTTTAAAAATTTCTGAAAAAGCTTTTATTAGTAAATCGTTTTCAGAATAAAGATTTAAGTTTTGACTTTCAAGAAAAAAACAATCGAAACAACTTAAAAGTTTATTTTCCTTTTTAAAATATTCGAGCATAAAACGTTGTCTATTATTCCAATTTTCTTTTAATAGATTCTCATCATCTAAAACAGCAATATCATCTTTATATATTTCTTTCAATTTTCTTATAGTAGTAGATTTCCCTGAATAGGGGCAACCAAATAATATAATAATAATTTTTTGATTTTCTTCCATAATTATATAGTTCACTAATTATTATGATAGATTTTGATAAAGTGAATAAAATAAATAGAAAAGTCTATAATGGAGATACTTTACAATTAGATAATATTATTTCTGTTGAATTTAGAATAGATTTAATAAATAATATTTTAAAAGAAGACGATTTTTCTATTTTCTTTTCAAAAAATACTGAACAAAAACATATATCTCATATAGAAAGAATAACTAATGGATTACCGTCTGAATTTTATATTACTGATTTTTCTAATTATAAAAAATTACCTACTAAAGGAATAAAAACAAATATTACAGGAAAAAATCTTTTACCATATATATCTAAACTTCTTAATAAAGAAAATTTTTATATAAATAATTTTTTTTATTTTAATCACTATGATTCTATAAATTTAAAAGGAGAACATCAAGATAAGTATTATTATATTGATATAGACTTAGATAATAAAAAATTAAAAAAAGGACTAGGTTTAATTAATAAACGTTTTTATAATAAAAATTTTATAAGTGAAATTCTCCGATACGATTATAAAACTTTAGAATTAAATAAAATTTATATTTGTCACAATCATTATGATATAAATGACACTTATATGTTTCCAATATTTGAACAATATAAACCATGGCAAATTTTTTATTATTTTACACCAGATGATTTAGATAATCCAAAAGAATGCCTTTTTGATGGTAGACAGTGTATGTTAGCTACTAAAGAACTTTTTATTAAATATTTTGGAACAGATAATTTACCAGAGTATTCTGATCCAGAGAATAGAGAAAAATTTAATCGTTGTTATATTAGAGAAGCACAATGGTATTGGGAAAGTATACAAGCCGGAAAAAATGTTTATAATTCTATATAGGAAGAAATTCTGGAAAATATCTTGTAACTATATCAAAATTATCAAAAACAGAAACAAGTGAGATTGGATTATTATCTCCATCTTCCATAATTCTAATTTGTGGCCTACCAATATAAAGAGCATTAGCAACTAAAAATTCTTGTATTTTAGCCGCATCCTCGGTCATATCAAATTCATTTATAAAATTTTCTGATAAATAAGGAATTATATAAATTGAATTTTCTTCAATATTAGAATTTCTTGTAATTAAAACATTTGTGTCAACTACTCTTATTACAGATATTTTTCCTATACCAGAATCTGCCATATATATTAAATATTTATTTGTTATATTAAGAGGTCTCCACCATAATAGATAAATATCATCATATTTTTCTGCAACAATAGTTTGTCTTGGATAAGAAGTTATTTCTTTTGGATGATCAAAAGGTTCTTCATTTAATGCTAAATGTAATTGATTAGAAACATCTTTTTCACCATGAATTTTTGTCATCATATCATAATCAGTTGGAATATGAGAACCATAAAGAGCAAATCTATCAATTGTTGGTCTATGAATAATAATATCTGATTTAGTATTTACATTACTTATAATACCTCTAATACCTAAATCACTAGTTTGAATAAAACCATCAACAACTAAACCGCTAACAAAACCATTTACATAACCAAATATATATCTATTACTTAGATTACCCCATCTATTTCCACTTGTTCCACTTGAAGCTCCCCAGGTTGCTGACCAACGTTCAATACTTGTTAATTCACCACTTATTATGCCTCTTTCAGCTATTCTTCCATTTACAATACCAGAAATAAATACATTATCAAAATAAGTGAATCCTGGTGATAAAGCCCCTGTTCCCATTGCAGCAGCTTGATTATAACCATTAAATGTTGCTGTACCAAAATGAGTAAATAATCCAGAATAATCGCCGTATTTTTTATTTCTAATAGCTTCATTAGATAAAATAATACCAGGACCACCATTATTTCTCCATAAATTATTAGCTTCTGTTCCTGAAGCTCCAGAGAAATGATTAGAATCTTGATATATTTCCATAATAGCTTGATTACCATAGTCTAAGTTTATATCTGTTTCTGTATACTGATAAGCTAATGAATCATAAAAACCAAATAATGGTTGATGGTCAATAATTTGTCCTTGAATATTTCGTATTGGTACAAGAGCACCACTATTTTCAGATATAGTTGTAGTAACATTTCCTGGACCAATCCCAATAGTATTTTGATTTCCTGAAAGTGATGGAACGTTAACCCTAACATTATCAATATTTACTTCATACTCAGTTGGTTCTCTTGTAAAATCTATACCAATAATATCTCCAATAAGTATATTACCATCTGAACCTGTTGGAGAATTTTCGATCCATTCAGGGAAAGTTATAAAAGCCCTATAAGTAATAGTTACAGAATTAGAATTAGAAGAATCGTTTGCAAAACCAGTATTTACAGTAGCACTAACAGATGAATTAGATGTTCCACCATTAAAAGTAATTGGATTAGGAATTGATATATTTTCTCCAAAAGAAATATTTCTATTAGAATTATGATGTTGTAAAATAATATTTCCAGGTGTCCAGGCTGGTTGTTGTTTTAATTGGGCTATATAAGTTGGTGGGACTTCTGGTATATCTGGGATTGGTGGATCAACATCAGGATCTCCTGGAATAAATGGTGATCCTGGGTTCGTTTGTATAATATCTAATTCTAATGGAATAAAAGTATTAGTAACATCAAATATTTTTACTATATTAGGATATTCTGGAATTAAAACAGTTGCTCTTCCATGAACTGACACATCATTATGCCCATTAACTGTAGTCATAAATCCAGATAATGTTCCGTTAACCCGACCACTAATATTTAATGCTTGAGTTCTTCTAATAGTTCCAGATATCCACTCATCTTCAATTGGTCTAATGTATTGATCATGTTTTAATTCGATTCCACTTGTTAAATCAGCTCTAATAATTTGTTCACCTAAATCGAAATAATTTCTATATAATCTTAAACCAGAAATTGGTCCAATATTATTTATTCCAGATAAATTAGAATGAATTTTTGTATTTATATCTTCGCCTTCGCGTTGGCCTTGCCAAATACCACTATAATTAAAATCGTGAGTACCAGAAGAATTAAATCGATATTTCATGAAATTATTCCCATGCATATCTGTTTTTACTAAATTAAAAGTTCTATATTCATCTCCTACGTCTGGGCTTCCATCTGCAGGCCACCATTCGCTTACACCTTCAGAATTAGTTCGATATTCACCGCCCCAACCCCAAGGATTATCCATGTAAGTCATCATTGTAACTGAGTGAACGCCAGAAGTTAATCGAGAATCTACACCAGCTGATATATTCATTCTATGTAATTCATTTAATTGTTGTTCAGTAAATCCCATTACTTCTTCACGAGATTCTTGTTCGGTCATATAAAAATGAGCTGTCCACTTTACTCCTGAAAAATGTTCTACATTAAATAAACTTGGATCTTTAGGTCTCCAATAATCTACAACTGAACTTATATTTTGTCTATTAAGAATATAAGTAAATTTTGGTTTATATTGATAATCTTTATTAGTAAAATTTTCAGGTTTATGGATCGGTCTTATTTTTAAAGTCCAACCAGACGATATCTTATGTTTTTCAAAACCAAAAGCTGAATATTCTCCATTATATTTTATGTTTGCTTCTAAATGAGAAAATGATTCAGAACTATTTTTTAATATAAGTCTATTATTTATATCATTTTTATCAAAAGGATAATTTGGTCTAAAAGTATAAAAACCAGTTGAAGATCTATCATATTGTTTATATTTATCTATAACAGTTAAATCAGCATTTATTGAATGAGTATCTATATCACAATTTTCTCTTATATAAGATAATTTTGAAATAATATCGTAAAGAATACCTTCAACAGATTGGGAAGCAAATGATGATTGATATATCATCACTCCTGGGATATTAGGATCTTCAATTATTACTCTATCATTGTCACCCATCATATCTGAGTGCCACCATCTATTATAAGTATTAGAACCTAACCAAAGATCTTTTCTAAAATTAAAATAATTTGTATTTCTATTTTCTTTTATATGGCTAATTGGCCATGCAAAAGGTCTTCCTCTTGTTGTAAAAACATTTCCATCATTAAAAGGCACTTCAAATTGATAGCCGCCTTCTCTAGTACCCGTATCTCTATTGAAAAATGAATGCGATTTTTGTATATAAATATTTTTTGCTGAATCATTTGCAGATTGTACTCGAGTATCTGGGGCAGGTAAACTTGTTTGAATATAGTGATTAGAAATACCTTCCGCGTTAAATCCTCCTTGTTTAGCTAACCACCAAATATAAACTCTGTGAAAATTTCCATTTGAAGTTCCACCATTACTATTTATTAGATTAAGCCAATCTTGTTCTGTTACATAATTACCAAATAATTCATTATTTATATCTATAAAATTAGAATGATATGCTTCTGCGGAAGTAATATCTCTCGTTATATTATTTATAACATTAAATCTTCTCATAGCACCCATTTGACGAAGTATCCCACCTTCATCTAAACAAGCGTTTAATTTTTCGTATTTATCTAATTGACTTTGAATTTGTAAACCATGAATACCTTTTGGCATTGTTTCATAATCTGAACCAAATAAAGCTCTTTCTATTCTTAATAATCTGTCTTGTGTTTCTTTTGCTGCATAATTTAATAAACCAATATTTGTTTGAAATACTTGATATTCACCACCTGTTGTATTTCCATAACTATCTCTTACAACATTACTAAACATCATATTTATTTCTTGAACAATATGTTCCCATTCACCTCTATGTCTTATATTACTCGCATTAATAGAAGCGTATTGATAAGATGTACCGCTTATTGGGATGTAATTTATTGATGTTGTACCATCTCCATTATCTACTTCAATTTCTTGTGGTGGAAATATATGTCTAATAAAATCATTTGGTAACCATTTCTCTAAACTAACATTTCGAGGATCTGTTAAATCACCACTTGTCATCCAATCTCTTGCTAAAGTAGTAATTCTTCTATTATTTTTATTTAAATCAGAAGTATAATTAAAAAATCCTACTGGTACTTCGTGTAAAGTTTTAAGTGCTGATCTTGGTGTTAAATATAAACCAGATGGATTTTCTTGAGTTCTTCCTTCAATATAATTTCCATAGTGATAATCTATAGTTTCATTTGTCCAAGAATTGAACTCAGTTATATTTTCATCTGCAGTAGATGGGGCAACTAATTTAGGAGCAAACTCAGCTAATAAACCAACAATTTGATTATCAAAATCATATTGCCAATCTATACTTCTTTGATTTAAAACACCCGAGGCCCAATTTGTTACAATTCTTTTTTCAGTTACAAAATTAACTGTTTGAGCTCCCGTTAAATCTGGATCCCAGTGTGGACCATAAATAACGTTATGTTGTTTTCTATATCTCCCAGAAATTGGGGAGTCTTGTTTAATTTGTATTTGTGAAGCACCTGACATATTTAATATCCAAGATGTTTCATCGTTTATCCCAGTAATGCCACTATGCATTTCACCAAAAAATAAAGTATCTTCAGTTACTAAATTTTGGCCATCTGTATGTGGTTTCCATGGAAAATGTTCTACCAATTGATTCAAAAATAAACTATGATATTGAACAGGTCTTCTTCTAATAAATATTTGAATTAAAAGTTGTCTATCAGGCCTTCGTCCATGTGGCCAACATAATCCTAAACATTGGCTATTTGGAATATCACTCGGGCCACCTGGTTTAGTTGCCATTCTTAAATACCAAGAACCTAATACTGGATCAAAGTTTATTACCCATTCAAATCCACACCACAACCCTTGTCCATTAGTATAAAAACCAGGTGAAAGATAAACGCCCATATCTACATTATGAATACCTACTGGTCCTTGTCTTGGAACTTTTGCAACTATATCATAATTTTCTATATTTCGACCTTGTCCATCAATATGCGCACCTAAATTTACTAAGTAATCAATATTAAATCTAATATTAGTGCTAACATAATCCATTGGATTAAGGCCTTCTATTTGTGGATCATAAATAAAATTAAAAGACATTTGAGGCCAAACATATTGCATATCATCTGGTGCACCCTCTTGATTATAATTTATTTGAGAAGATACAACACCATTTTGTGCACTATAAAATACATCTTTAAATTTAAAGTAACCACCAATTATAGAATTTGGACCAGAATCAAAAGTAAAATTGCCATCAATATCTACCCATGGCCCTGTTGGGTTTCCATCTGGAGAATATAAATACATTCCAGTATGCATTGTAGTTCTTAATAATTGCTCAAAATTTATTGCACCACCACTTACTTTATGTATTTCATTTATATTTATTTCTATAAACCCCGGTTCAACTATTATTCTATCAGTTTCTCTATCGGTATATGCAGGTTTAATAGTTCCGATAGCATCGAATTTTTTAAACATTCGAGGATATCTACAATCTACTAAAACTCTATTATAATCTAAAATTATACCAACTTTATATTCAAACGAGTCTGCTGCCCCCTCATGTGTTATAGCACCATTTGCTAAATAAAGTTCTTTACCAAAATCTTCAACATTAAATTGAAAACCGCCTCTTATTATATTCCCTGAAGCGTCTTTTATTTGCTCACCTTCTAAAATACCTAATCGATGACACAATACATTTGTATCACAATATTCTTCTAAATCTATTTCATCGTTTTCATTTGGCTTAGCTAAAAAGGCTCCAATTGGACTTCGTTGTGCACTATTTCTTAATAAAATTTCATCTGAAGTAATAACGATACCAATTGGTCTATTATTTAATTCTTCTATTTTAACAAAAATTAATCTATCTGCATTTTGATTTTCATATTTTATCAATCTATTATTTGGATCAGAAGGTGCAATTCTAACATCAAATTGTGTAGAGTCAATCATACCTCTAACGTCACCAGCTGGCTGAACTTCAATAACTATTTGTTGTTGATCTAATAAATCAGCTTTTCTAGGAGCATCTGCTAGTCTTCCAACTGAAATAATATTTGCACCATTATAATAAGCGTGTGTAATATCAATAGTTAACCCACCCGGTTTTCCAAAGTTATCGTCTGGATGATTTGATACATAAACTGGTTTACCAATATCATCTTCGTAATTCCAAACATATCTAACTTTATTTCCAGATGTATCTGTAATATAAGGTGGATGAAATATATTTTCTCGAGTATCATTTAAATCATATTCTATTTGACCCCGTGATAAAATATGTATATGATTTAATATATTAGGAAAAGTTGGATTTACAACAGCATTACCTGGTTCTAATGCAATACCAATACACCATTGATATTTTCTAGGATTAGTTGGTACTACTGCGGGGTCAGCTGAACTTTGTACGATAGCATCTAAGTCTTCAAATAAACCAACTGAAACTGGTTGTCCTCTTTTAATATAAGCTTCATTTGGAAGAATAACTTCGTTATTATCTTTTACATTATTACCAACTTCATATACTGACAATGGGACAACCCAATTTGATGGTTCATCTGAAGCTATTTTATATCTTAATTGTTTAGACTTTTCATTTATCCAAATATTTCCTGGCTGATTTAATCCATTTAATGATACATCAATTTTATCATTCATATTATTTAGTTTCCTTTAGAACATTTCATCACTACGTACAGGAATTAATGTAGATTGTTTAGTAGAATGCCATTTTCCATCAGCTCCTAAATAAACTGCCCATGAAGGTACAACTTCTTTATTATCGGTAGTCATATCGTCTGTAATTTCTCCTAAACCTATTCCATAACTTATAGTTTCTCTGTGATATCTTTCATCATATACTGTATTAGGTTGATTAAAAGAATTTTTAGCATCATATTCTTTATGTAATTGATATAATCCACCAGCATTAACATTATATTCTTTATCGTCTGAATTATTTCTGCCAATCATTCCATTATATACACCAAAATTTTGTATATGTGTAATATAATAACATAAATTCCAACGTAAACCTTTTAATTGAGATTCTATTTCTCGTAATGACCAAGGATTAGTTGATGGATTATATGATGTTGGTAAATTAATTGTATCTATTCTTTCTTTAATTAAATCTATATTTCCACTATTTACAATTAAAGTATTTAAGTCTATAAGTTCTTTAATTATATTATATTCTATTTGAGATGGATTATTTATCCAAGATGTAATTTCATAATGTGGTTCTTCAGCATCTAAATTATAATCTATATTTGTTGGATCACCTATTACATCAGCATTTGTTCTATAATTTTTAAATTTATGGCTTCTAATTGATGGTCGAGTATCAACAGTAACACGTCTATCATTTAAACCTCTAGGATAACCAGCTTCTTCATTTTCTGAAACAGCTTCATTATCTGGTTTTCTACCTCCAGCTAATTCTTTAATCATTTTCCAAAGTTCATCTATTGTTGGAGATATAATACGACCATTCATTATTAAATTTCCATCTTTTGGAATTAAGATTGGAAAATCGTTATAATCTTCTGAACCTTTTCTAGATTCTGGATCAAACCAAACTTGGGGTGGAGTATCTAATGCTTCTGATGTAAAATGTGGGGTATCCATTCCATCAATTTGCAATTCGAGTGGCTCAACAGGAAGTGCACCAATTCTACTATGTGGATCATCTGCATTTTCTATAATAAAATCCATTTGTTGACGGAAATTAAAATTGCCTTGTCTAGTTGGTAATAATGTATCTCTTAGAATATCTACTGATGGAGTTGTTGATGGTAAATAAGGTCGCGATGCTCTTGCTAAATCGCGAGCTGCTATTGCTCCTTCTGAAAATAATTTATTATATCTTTTAAAATCACCTGTTTTAGTTAACATTAAATTTTCGTGAATAACTTTAGCTGATTTATTTAGAGATTGATCGAAATCTCTATAATCTATATAATCGGCAAAGAAAGAACATTTAATCCAAACATAACAATGTTCTAATAAATATCTTAATACTGGGTTTATATGAAGAACTATAATCCCATTACATGAAACAAAATCGTTAACTTCATTTTGCGTTAAATTTATTCTAGCATTATAATATTTCATTAAATTTTGCCAAACATTAACAGAAGAATAATTTACACAAAGTCCATTATAAGCTCTAATTTGATAAGTGTCAACATTCGTGCTATCATCATATTCACCAAAAAGAAATCTATCTTCAAAAGCCCTATCTCTATTAGATAAAATAATGTCTGCACCATCAACATTTCTAGAAACATAATCTTCTTCAACTGCAATTTTCCAAGGATAGGGATAATCAGCCCAAGTATTTGGTTCTTCTCTATTTAATGGAACTAATACTGAATTATTATAAAAATCGAAAGATGTTTGTGGTTTTAATGCTGCATCTTTATCCCATATTTTAAATCCTCGTGACTTAAAAAAATCTAAACTATCAGGATCTTGTGGGTTTAATAAAGTTAACAAATTTCCTATATCTGTTTGCGAAGCATTTCTTATATATGTAGTAACATTCGCTGGATTTAAATGTAATGGTTTAACTCTTTTATCAAATTTTGGTAAACAAATATCAAAACCAGATTTTGCCCATTGTTCAAATGTTGTTCCACCATCTCCAGGTGAGTCTTCTTTTATTAAATCTCTATAACCTAATTGAAAACTAGGAAATCTATAAATATTTTGATCAAATACTATAATATTATGTTGTAATTCTAAACCCATAGACTTAAATGAAGATTCAGTTGCATTTTTTACATATCTGGTACACAATCTATTTGCAGCATCAGTAAAAAACATCAAATCAAATAGAGAAACTTGCATTGCAACAGGTCTATAGTTACTTTGTGATAATGGAACCTTCCATTCTCTATATAAAGTTATCGGATTATTAGCCATAATAGTTAGTTGTAGAAGTTTTAATTACATTTTGAACGCTATATGTTAATTTCTTATATAATATATGAATATGAGTAAACAAGCACGGTTCAAATCACTACAATCAAATGGTCCAGTATTCCCCAAAAAATGGGAACATAAGGGCTACCACGCGGCTGGAGAAAAGCTTCCCCTTCTTGCAGAAGAAATGGCTTGGAAAGCAGCTCGTTTTATTGGTTCAGATTATGAAAAAGAATGTTTCGCATCTGATTCTAATATGTGGAAATGCTTTTATCCAGAATTGACCAAATCGCAACAAAAATTATCACATGCTGATTATATTGCGATGATGAGTGGTATGAAGGCAACACAAGAGATTTTAAAAGAAGAAAAGAAAGCTCTTTCAAAAGAAGAAAAAATAGCAATTAAAAATGAAAAAGAAGCTCTTAAAGAAAAATACGGATTCGCAATTCTTGATGGTGAAAGTGTTCCCCTTTCCGGATATATGATTGAAGAGTCAAATTGGATTTTAACTCGCGGTAAAGATCCCCGAAAATTTTGTTGGAAATATGCTGTAGAAAAATCTGATGTTACTTTGAATATTGTAAATGGAAAACCAGTTTCAGGATTTAATTGTATTTCTGATAATACAGTTATTTGGGTAATGCGATATAAAATTAAATGCGGAAGACCTGAGATGAAGGCTTTTATGGAGCTCAATAAAATTATTGCTTTTGCTCCTTCTGTTTCAGTTCGTCAAGCTAATAATTCTGGAAAATTTGATAAATCTAAAAATATTCTTAAAAATTGGAATAAAATTCAATCTCAAGTTCTTGCTGATGCTACCGATTGTTCATTAAAGAAAAATCCTAAGCATGAAGCACTTATCGTGTATCTTATTCAAGAAACTGGTATTCGTATTGGTGGTGAAAAAGATGAACGAAGAGCTAAAACTTATGGAATGAGTACTCTTGAAAAAAGACATATAACTCTTGGTTCAGATTTTACAGTAACATTTGATTTTCTTGGAAAAGATAGTGTTCCTGAAACGAGAACAATAATTATTGATGAAAATGTTTGGTATAATCTTGAAAGTCTTTTAGCTTGTAGAGATACAAATGAAAGAATATTTAATAATGATATAGACGTTAATGGTTACCTCAAGAAAATACATCCTGGTGCAACAGTTAAAAATCTTCGTACTGTAAAATGTAATGAAGTTTTGGTAAAAAATCTTAAAACAAAAAAAGTTACAAAAACAAATACTGAGGCCGAAAAGCTTAGAGCAATATTTGAAGCAAATCTCGAAATTGCAAAGACAATGAATCACCAAAAAAATATTGGTAAAAATCAAAAAGAAGGTGAAGTAAAAATTGCTGAAAAAGTTCAAAAAGCGAAAGCTCGTGTAAAAGAACTTAAGAAAAAGCATAAAGAGAAAATAATTAAACTTGATACTCAGGTAGCAAAAATTAAAATTGCTTTCAAAGGCATGAAGATATTAAAAGAAAAACTTGCCAAAATTGAAGAAACAAAAATTAAAATGATTGCTCAAATGGAAAGAGCAGTAATGAGCATTGAAAAAACAGAATTTGCTCTTGACAAGAAAAAACTTACTGCGGATATTGCTTTGGGAACTTCCCTTGCAAATTATGCTGACCCTAACGTAATATATTCTTATTGCAAATACGTAGATCTCCCAATTGAAAGAATATATTCTGCTAGTCAGAGAAAAAATCTAACTTTTGCTGAAAGTGTAGATGCAAATTATTGGATAAATTACCCAAGTTAATTATGAATATGAAAAATTGGAAATACAGTTGGAAAAGCGTAACAGACAAAGATTATATAGACTCTATTATGATCTTCTGGAAGTTTTTTAAAGAAAATTATCAAAATGTTTTCGTTTATAATGCTTGCCATTATGAAATTCGTTTAATAACTTTAAATATTGGAAGAGGAAAAGAAATTCTTTCTTCAGAAGCTGCTTCCAAATCTACACAAAAAGATGAACATCATCTTGTAGAAGCAAAACAATTTCTTGATGAATTTAAATACTGTGTTGATAACAAAATTGAATTTACAAGAAAGGATGCAAAATCTTGGCTTATTAAGGCTAGAAATATTTACGTTACTAAACCAGAGCACAATATTTTACATTCTAAAGTTTTCAAAGATTATAGAAAAAATAATCCGACAGAGAATATAATAAAAGTTTTAGAAAAATTTGGAATTATTTTAATTTAATTCTTATATTTTATTAAGAGGAAAGAAAATGATTTTAGACAACAAGAATTATAATATTGAAAACAATTTGGAAACTGAATCTAGCGAATTTGAAATTGCTGCTAATGCAAAAATGTTTGATATATTATCAAATAAAATTTATGAAGATCCAATCAGAGCAGTAATTCGTGAGCTTTCCTGTAATGCTATCGATGCTAATATTGAAGTAGAAAATATTGAACCATTTAAAGTTTATCTTCCAACCCAAAATTATAAATCTTTAATTATTGAAGATAACGGTATAGGCATGACCCATGAAGATGTTATGACAGTTTATAAATCTTATGGAAAATCTACTAAATCTAATTCTAATAAGGTAATTGGTGCATTAGGTTTAGGCGGGAAAACACCTCTTGCTTATACTTCACAATTTATTTTAGAAACTGCAAAAGATGGAAAGAAAAATAGTTATATAATTTTTAAAGATGAAGATGGTATTCCAAACGTTACTTTAACTTCTTCAGAAGATACTGATATTTCTGGAACAAAAATTGAAATGATTGTTCGTAATGAAGATATCGATCTTTTTATTACAGCAGCTATTAAAACTTTTGTTTTCTTTGATAAAATGCCGATAATTATGAGAGGAGAAGACGAGTTTTATAGAGTAATATATCAAAAATTTAGTAATACTATGGAAATAGGAAAGGCTAAATTAGCTTTTGATGAAGCTAGATTTTTATTAAAGAATGATTATATTTCTAATGAAAGCAACGGTGGCGATATTATTATTCGTAAAATATTAAATAGCTATAATAGTACACATGGAATTATTATGGGACAAGTTTATTATTCAGTAAATCCTAAAGCAATTTTAAGAGATGGTTATGGAACAGCTGCTGAAGAAGTATTAAATTTTCCAAATTATAGTAATTATTCTGGCATAAGAAAAGTTATTCATGTAAATCTTGGTGATGTATCTTTTCAACCTTCACGTGAAGTATTAAATTATAATAAATCTACAATTGCTTTACTTCAAAATAGATTTTATAATCATTTTGAAAATTATATCGTAAATATGGAAAATTACAAGGATCCAAAAACTTTCTTGAAGAATTTTTCTAAAATAAATTATGCAAAAGATGTAGTAAAAATCTCTACATGGGATGATACAAATCAAGATGTTTCTTCTATAAGAGATTTATATAAAAATGTTATAAATTATTTGTATTCTGAAATTGATCAAAAAGAAGCAAATTATTATATTAAGCAACGCCATAATGGAACTTGGGAAGTACAAGCTATAGCTCAAGACAGCGCATCAAAAATACAAGACTTAAACACTACAAAAAGTATTTTTTCTGATATATTTGTAGAAAACAAAATAAAAAATATTATTGTATTAGATGATGCAAATATTTCTGAAAAACTGGATAATTTTCATAAGAAAGCTTTAGAAAAACAAAGATTTTATTTTACTACTCCAATAAGTTTAAGAAATAAACTTGTTCTTCTTGATAAAACTATAAATACATTATGTGTAACTGAAAAGACAGCAAAAAAATTAAAAGCTTTTCTAAAAATAGATTTTATAAATTGTTCTAAATTAGTAGTTACAAAAGAAGCTAAAATTAAAACAAAATCTGAAAGAGATACTTCTGCAAAATGTTATAATTATACTGAAAGAAGATATGCCGAAATTAATGAAGTATTAAAAATTACTAAGAAAAATAAAGTTACATATGAATGTTTTGAAGGAGAAGTAAATAAGAAAGGTTGGTGGTATACTCCTTTATTTGATGTAATAAATAAGAGTACAAAAATAAATAAGCAGGCTTGTATTAAAATAAATTATCATGGAAGCTATAATAATTGCAGTAATAGAGTAGAAGATTTTAATACGATATTTAATATGCTTCCCAGTAATAGACCGCATCATTATTTGGTAGATTGGAATTTCTTTAAAAAATATATTATTGGAAATAAAAATTGGGTTCATATAAATGATTATGCAACCAATTTAATTAAGGATAATTTTAATACAATTTCAACTAACGCATTAAATATAATTTTATTTGGTGATTCTCCATTTTATAGATCAACTCAAGCTGAGGCATTATTAAAACATGGAACTGAAAAATATCTTAATTTTGAAAATACAGCTTTTGGAATAGAATGTCAAAGAAAAATTAATGAATCGTTTAATAAAGAAACTGATATTAGCTTAAATAAAAAGACAGTATCTACATTTCATAATTCTCTTATGGGAATGAAAGAATATTTTAGTTCAGACAGTTTTAATAAACTATTAAAAGATTTTGAAGAATTAAAATTAAAATTAGAAGCTGTCAATATAAAAAGAGTAAATTATTGTACAGAAATATATGAAAAATATCCGATGATTATTTATGCATTAAAATCTGATTTCGATAAAGATCACTTAATAAATTATATTGCAGAAAAAGAGAGCTTAGTATTAAAATGATTAAACACATAATTACAGATGAAGCAATTTTAATTCCCACATCTAAAGGAGTTATTCAATATCAAAAAGATGATGATCTCTATAATGATATTTTAACCCTTGTAATGAAAGAAGATTCTACATTAGAAGATATTAAAAAATTAAATTCTTCTTGTAATTATGAAGATGATGATATAGTTTTTATTCAAGAAAAAAATACAGATTCAGTAGAAGTTATTTTTAATGGAAGATATCATTTTTTAAATCATACTTTTGTTTCTAGACTTATTCAAATGTTAAAATTAAATGATGGTTTTCAAATGAAACACGCAGCTAATTTTATCAAAAGATTATTAAAAAATAATTTTAATTTAACTAATACTTTAGAAAAATTATTAGAAATTGGTTTTTTATATACTCCTTCTGGACAAATTATTTCAGTAAAAAATTTTGAAAATGAAGGCAAAGGTGTTTTTGCAAAAAAGAGGTCTTTTGCTGAAAAAGATATGATTAAAAAAACTTTCATTTTAATAAACCCTGAAGACATTGATGCTCATTTTAATTTTGATCAATATATAGTTTTAGCTAATGTTATGGGCCCTGAAATTTTTGGAGAAAAATATCAAACATTTCTTAATGGTTCTTGTATAGGTGATGCAGATGAATTATTTAATATATTTAATGTTTTTGAAAAATGCAAAAATAACTATTTATTAAAAGATATAGAAGATTTTACAAGCTTTAATAAAGAGATAGAAGAAAAATTAGGTGTAGAAATAAATATGAAAAATAGAAAAAGTTCTGAAGTAGTTCTTTCTATATCTCGTTTAATGAAGTTTAAAAAAATAGTAAATAATATCTTATTTGACTAATATGAAAAGTTATAATTGGAATCCTTTTTCACTTGTAGATAGTCCCACAGGTTCAGCTGCAGTAGTTTATACATGCGGCTGCCATTTAAGTTGTCCTTATTGTTTTAATCCAGAATTACGACAATTTAATTCAGGTAATTTTGATAAAAAACAAATTATAAAAAAAATTAAATCTCTTCAAATTGTACCAGACCCAATAGTTAATGGTTCTGAAATTTTTAATACAGTTGAATGGCTTATTATTTCAGGTGGAGAACCATTAGATGCTCCTAGTAATGAACTTGTAGAAATAATAAATGTCGGGGCTGAAACAGATTTAAGAATTGGGTTTTTTACATCTGGTTATAATATACATCAATTTAAACAGATAATCGATCAAACTGATATAGAATATTTTCATATAGATTATAAAGGTTTAGAAAATGATAAAGAAACTTTAGAATCTATAGAATATTTATATGAAAGATTTTGTAGTAGATATAATCATATGTATATTCATATAAATACTACGATAATGAGATCATTTCATACAGAAGAAAAATTATTTGAAATGAAAAAGAAATTAATGAAAATATTATATAAAAATAAAAATATTCCAATTTTTATAAATAAACCAGATACTTCTGATAGATTATTATTTTGGACTTTAACACCTATATCTATAAATCATCAAAACACTTTAACAAAATTAAATTATATTAAAGATGGTTTTTTGGAAGAAGATTTAGATTTTTTAAAAGCAATTGTAAAATAAATTATGCACGATTTCTTCTAAAAATATTTCCTAAACCTCTGCGTGCTGGTGCAGCAGCTTCAGCTACTTCTGGTGCATTTGGGAAATATTTAAATTCTTGACCTCTACCTGCATCAAAACTTACTACCCTACCAATTTGTTGGCCTGCTTCATTATAAGCGTTTCCGTCTCTAACAAACATTTCAACTCCATCTATAGTCATTGGTCTAGCTGTATAAAATCCTCCAGTTTCATTGGGTAATACAAGAATATCTTCATTGCCTCTTGCAGTTGGTAAATTAACTGTTGTCGGTTGTCCAGAGGTTGCAACTTCATGACCAATCGTGCCAGGTCTAGGATTATTCATAGAATTAAAACCATCTGGCGATTGAATAGCTAAATTACCATTCCCATCACTTACAAAATTAATTTCATTTGCAGCTTGTTGTGCTACTTGTTGGTTTACGCCTTGTCTAGCAATTTCATCTGCAATTACATTATCTGGAATAACTTGACCATTTGCTAAATTTTCACCAATATCAGCTATATTTTTTAATGCCTCATCATTTAATTCTACACCATATTTTTGACAAATTTGATTTAATTGATATGTTTCATATGGGTCTATTATAGTTTTTATTGGTTCCATTCCTGGAGGAGTAATATCTGGAACTAATTCAGCTACTATTATTTGAGCTTCATTAGGATCTAATCCATTTTGTTCAGCTATTTCAATAATAGCATTATTTATTTCTTCAGTACCAGCTCCAGCAGCAACTTGTTGTTCAATTACATCTAAACATTTTGGAACTATGTCATAAACTGCATCTGATTGTAAACCATCTGCAACTAAATTTCCACATATAGATTCTAATTGTGCTGGACTTATATCCCCACCCTGAGAAATAATTTGATGTGGCGAAATTCTTTGTTGGGCCCAGTTTATATCAGCTTGTGTTAATTGAACTTGAGTACCATCTGTACGAGTTATAACATCCCCAACGTTTGCTTCTGCTTGTGCTGCAATAGAATTATGAACTGTACTAGGTGGTTGTGTTTGTGCAGTTAAAGTTTCTATAGAATTCATTGCTTCAGCTTCAGCTGCCGATATTGCGTCACTAGACGATGCAACAATCTCTGCTGCTTCTGGAATTGCCGCCGCAAATGCGCCTGCTAAAGAAGAAACTCCAGCTTGTAATGCTGCGGAAGCTCCCATCATAAATCCACCACCAAGTGCAACACCACCAAGAATAGAAGCAAAAGTTTTTAAGAATATTTTACCCTTATCTGATGATTGTAATTTTTTTAATATCCATTGTGCTATTTTATTTTTAGAATTTTGTAATGCTTCAATAATAGTGTCATATGCTTTTTCTCCTAGTTGACCGCCTTTTTCGGCTCCATATTTTCCAAACTTTAACATAAAGTGGGCAACTACAATACCAGTTACAGCTCCTAATAAAATTCCTGGAGGACCAAATGGTGCAAACATTGCTCCAAATTTAAACATTGATGCACCATAAGCTAATGGTTTAGCTATTTTAGCAACAACACCACCAATTTTTCCAAGTAAGCCTTTTAAGAAACCACCTTTTTTACCAGCAGGTTTAATTGTATCAGCTAATTCTTGTGATGCTTGTTTATATGTAACTTGACCATGTAATATTTTAGATTGTAATTCTCTAGCTATATCTTGAGCAGTTTTTTCAATTTCTGGAATTGTCATTGCTTCTAATTCTTCTGTTTCTGGAATAGATTCAATTTCAATTTTTCCCATTTCTCTATCGTTATCTAATTTTTGTTCTATAGGTGTTTCAGCTGGTCTATTTGCTCTATCATCTCTTCTTTTTTGTAATCCAGAACGAATATCGTCACCTGGGGTATCTTTTTTTAATTTACGTCTAATATATGCGGCGTCATTTTCTCTATCTTTTCTAGCTCTTTCTCTACCAAAATAATCTTCATCTGATTCATCTGATTTACGAACTAATTTACGTTCTTGTAAATGATTACTATCTTCAAATAAAGATATTCTAGCATATTCTTCTAATAAACGATTTTTATTTTCTCTTAAATTAAATGACGGGTTAAAAATTTGTTCTTCTAATCTCATCATATTTATAATTGCTTCTCTTAAATAAGGCCAATCTTTATCACAAATAGCTGGTGCAATTTCTTTATAAAATTCACTTAATTTAAATTGTGGAAGCCAAGTTCCTTCGCGAGCTTCTCTTAGTATTTGTTGATTTTCTCTTAATCGAATTTTTCGTTCACGAACTGTTTCATTATTATTTAAAAAATTATCTATCATTTATTTACCCTTCATCGCGGTTCTAGTATTTTTATCTTGAGCTATAGTAGCTGTATTTGCATTTCTTGCTACCTCATCTGCCGCCCTTTGATTTGCACCTTTATTTGCTGCAGCACTTACAGTATTTTGAAATTGATTTACATTGTTTTTAATACCTTGTCCAAAATTTTGAATTTTATTTTTAACGCCCTTTACTGTATCGAATGCACCACCTATCTTATTAGCAAGCCATCCACCACCTCCGCCCATTTGTTTATTAGCATTATTTATTTGATGACCTGTACCAGTATCAACTTCTTTTTTATTATCTTGTGCAGGAGCAGCTTGATTATTCTGTGTAGCAGCATTATTTTGATTATTTTCGGCAGGTTGTTCTGCACTACCTTCTTGGTTTTGATCTTGGCCTTCACTTTGATCAGCTTGTTCGTTTCCGCCTTCTTGGTTTTGTTCTTCTCCATCTTGATTTTCAGAATTTTCTTCTGCAGGTGGTGCTTCTTGATTTTGACCTTCCTGATTATTTCCTTGATTTTGATTATCAGGTTGTTGATTACTATCTCCACCAGCATTTACTTCATTAGATAAATTATCTAATTCAGTTTTAATTTTATCAATCATATTTTGAATATTACCAGTATTTATTTCTTCTCGTAATGAATTAGATCTTAAACAAGCTATATTAAAATAATATTCTAATAATCGAGTATTACTTTTATCTAAATTAAAAGCTGGAGAAAAAATATGTTGTTCTAAAAATTTAAGTTTATTTACAACGGTATCTAAAACTTTCTGTTCTTCTAAATTAAAATGTTTATAATAAGGTTTATATAATTCTGATAATTTTTTAATTGGGATAAGTTCACCTCTTCTTATTCCCATTAAAGTCTTTTTATAAATTATATCTTCAGTTTTTTGTTCTCTTACTGTTTTATAAGAATCTGCATACTGAATAAAACTATTTATATTACTATTATAAATATTCTCAAAGTTCATATTTTCTCCTAATAATTTTGTACTATAGAACTCATTGGTACCTGTAAATTACGAGGCATCATAGTATTTATTTTTCTTCTAAAATTGATAAACTCTTGGGGAATATCACACCATCTTAATGGACATCTTTTCCAACCAACTGTTTCCCAATGTGTAGTTAAAATTTCTACTGTTCTATTATTTCTCGTTAAAATATCTACAACTAATTTTTCTAATGAATCCATTGTTGCTGGAGTAAATAAGCCATCCCATGCTGAATGACATAATCCAATTCCAATAGCATGCCAATTATTAGTTCTATTTCTACAAACATCTTCACCATATAATCTTCTAGCAAAATCTGTATAAATTTTTCCAGATTTTGGATCATTTTGAGAACTTCCTACATGCCAAGCTACTTCATTTTCTGGCACAACTCTCATAATTTCACCATCAATGCCAATTAAATATTGATAAGAACCAAAGGCTTGTGCTGATTCAAACCAGCGTCTGTTTGCAGTTGGTGTAGTACCAGGATTAGCTACCCAATGAATAGCTATAGCCCTTAATTCTCTCATTGCATCACCACGTCTGTTTTGACTACCTCGAGGTAGTAATTGTTCATTTATATTCAATTGTTTAATCTCCTCTTCTTTTTCTTCATATTCTTCTATTTCTGATTTTTCTTTTATTCCAAATAATATTCGGAATATTTTCATTAAAAAATCTATCATGCAGTAACGTGTCTATTATTATGTTTCTTAAATTCTTTTAAGAATTTTTTCATTAAACGAATAATAATATCTTCTCTATAATGTTCATTACTTTGTTTAAATACTTTATCAAACTTATCGTCGATATCTCTTCTTAATTCTTTTATTTCGTTAAAAGCTTTATCAATATTATCTTTATTTGATTGATTTATAATAGTCCATTTACTTGCATTCCAAAAACCAGTTCCTATTAAACCGGCTATCATTATTATAACAGTAACTAAAGATATAATTGTTGATGTGTCCATTTTATTTGATTTTCTCCTTTTTCATCCACCAAAGCAAGAAATCATCAATTTGGCCATCTAATAATTTTGATTTACCAATAGTTGTAGTTCTATATACTCCGGCATCATCATTTCTTTTTCTATCTTCATTTTCTATTTCGGTTCTTTCTTTTCGTTTTTTAGTAATAATTCCTTCTCTCCAAGCTTCATAAGATGAAGGACCACCTTTTTCACCATCTAAAGTACCATCTTCTTTTAATGTCCCACCATTAGTCCATTTTTGTAATTGATAACGAACTAAATTGACATTACTATCTTCATTACATAAATCTTCTTTTAATCTATTACTTGTAGCTGCCTTAAAAATTTCTTCATTTAAAACTTGTAAAGTTCCAATAAGCTCTTCACTTTCATCTAATTCTTCACCATAATTTAAATAAACATTATTTTCTTCTATTTTATCTAAATCAGTTTTTTCTACTAATATTCTTTGATTTTCAGGTGTTGTAGCATTTAAAGAACTAGGTCCTCCATCAGAGGCTGTTACACATTCATAAATATTTTCAAAAATGTTATTCTTGTTCATCATAATTTTCCTTTGGCTCTTGATTATACCCACCGATATATCCGCCCATTGTTGAGTTTATTATTTGAATAATTTCTTCTTGGGTTGCACCCCATCCTTTAGAGATCATTTCAATTGCTTCAGTTTTTGAGAAATCTTCATTTAAAACTAAAGAAACAAAATCTCCAGTTATTTCATCACACTCGAAATCTTTAAAAGAGATATCATCATCTTCATCGAAATCATAATCAGATGATTCTCTAATTTTATCGTTTAATCTATCATATTTATGAATAAATGATTCTTTTATTGGAATCTTCTTTTCATAAACAGACTCAAAAATTTCATTTAAAGTTTTGTTGTCTTTCATATTATTTAGTATTTTATTTTACAATAAATAAAAAGGCCCTGAAAATCAGGGCCTTCAAGTTATTTCTTTTTCTTTGGTTTTTGCTTTTGTTGTTTTGGAGCAGCAGCAGGCTTATTCGTCTTCGCTGTCTTCTTCTTCGCCATCGTAATCGCCATTTTCATCTTCCTCCTCTTCGTCATATTCTTCTTCATCGTAATCATCATATTCATTACAAACTTCGTCGTATAAATCAGCTAAATCTACTTCAGCTTGTTCTCTACTACCGTCTTTTATAGTTTCAATGATCTCTTCAAGTCGTTCAATTAATTCCTCATCTTTCATATTAAATATTCTCCTTTATAACTTAGTTATTAGTCTAATCTTTGAGTCCATTCAGTTGGTGATTTCCAATCTGCGTTTTGACCTAGGTCTAAAGTATTTCCACCGAATTGAGGATAATCCATATCCATAAATTGGAAAGTAACTGTAAACTTATTAGGATCTGTTCCTTCAGTACTAAATGCAATACCACCCATTTTTGATACCCAAACGTTATAAAAAGACCATAAAGCTAATGGATTCATTTTACTTCTTGTAGTTAAGTGACCATAAGTATCTTGAATATCTTCTGGACCAGCGTCAGCTTTTTTTCCTGTACCATTTGGGCTGTTAACTGTTGTTGCATAATATGCGCCGGCAATTGTTCCAACGTCTACTCTTCCAAAGAATTGTGTTGCATTAGATACACCACCAGTTACTGGATCTACTACTGCCATTAACCAAGCACTAAATCTACGTCTTAAGTCAAATGCAGCATCTTCTCTAAATTCTATTTCAAATTGTCTATCTAATACTAAAGTAGCATTTGGTCTTTTAATTGTAATACCGTGATATTTTATTTCATATGTTCCAACTTCAACATCTGGAATATTAAAAGCTGTTGCTCTAACAGTTATTGGATATGATTGAAATGGGTTTTGATCTGGTTGTCCACTTGCAGATGGGAAGTAAATCTTAATATCATACATTTGGACTAAAAGGTCGGCACCTGAGTTTACTAAACCTCTAATAGGTGCAGTTGTTTTATTTGCATTATAAGCCATTTTTATCTCCTATAAATAAATAGATTGTTTTCAAATATTCTTTATAACTTTAAAAATGATACTAACTAATATGATTACTGATACTAGTTTTATTACTGAATGTTGGCATGCTGAAAAGATAGATAATTATAAAGATCTAATGGATTATATGAAACAATTTAAAAAAGAAACTTGGGAACGTATGAATATTATGATAGAAAAACATCATATTACACCAGCTTTTGAATGTAAAGATTTAGATCAAGAGGAAGAAATTTGGCTTCCAGTTGGAATACATTTTAGAGCCCATCTTTTACGAGCTCGAGATTATGTATCAGAAAGCATGAATATGGAGCCTTATATTGATTATGCTATTGGGAACTATACTGAAGCATTTTGTATATTACGACCACATAAACGATTACAAAATATATTCTATAAAGAATTTACTGAAGCAGAAGAATGTTACGAAAAGTTTTTTAAGCCGGCAACTTATGAAGCAGCCTTTGGAAAACGAAAGGCAACTTTAATAAAAAGAAAAATAGCAAAAGCAATGAGTAATCTTGATCCAATAATTATAGCTAAAAGAAATAAAAGTATTTCTAAATATGCAAAAACTAGACCAGAATCTCATAATCAAGCTATTTCTAGAGGAAAAATGAAAACAGTAATTCATATCAATACTGGAAAATGTTATAAAAACGCAGGGGCGGCTGCTATTATAACTGGTATTAGTTTAACTTCAATAAAACAATGTTGTCAAGGAAAAATAAAATCAGTTAAAAATCAACAGTTTGAATATATGTTGTGATCTCTGATTTTGTTTCCTTTTTAAATTTATCTTTAAAAACGAAAGAGATTTCGAGATCAAAATTTGATTACACTATAAAGTTAATATAAAATATATGAATAATAGACAGAAAAAGAAAGAAGGTGCTAGGGTACATAACAATACTATGGATATCGCAACAAACATTTTTCCCGTCGGAGCTTGTTCTTGTGAGAAAGGTGAGTTATTTATGTATTTGGCTTCTAATCCAGAAAACATTTTTAATATTTACTGTACAAATTGTATCGTAAGAAGAAACTTAAACATTATTGATCAATACACAGATATAAAGCTTTTTTATAATCCATCTTTAATACTTAAAACTTTAGTAGATACTTATGGTGAAGAACAAATAAATAAATTATGGGAAAACAAATGGCAAAAAGAATGATCGGTTATTTAGAATTTGATTTAGATGATCAAAAAAGAAAATCTCGGGAAAATACTATTTATTTTCATTTAAGTGATGACGTAGATAAAAAAATACTTAAAAAAGATGTTAGTGCTTTTATTTATAAAGCTGATAACGTTTCACACTTTATAGTTAATGAAGATAATTATAAAAAATATAAAAAAGCTTTAGAAGAAAATAAAGAACATTCTCAAGAAATAGAAAAATATAAAAAGGAGATTAAATTATTAAAGAAAAATATTGAAGATCATAAAGTAGAAATTCAATCTTTAAGTGATAATTTATTATTTAATTAAATGAAATATAAAATAGATGAAGCAGTATTAAAACAAAATTGGCAAGGAAATGTTGATGTTGCTATAGCAATAGCTCTTAATAATATTGCAAATGAATTATCTCGAAGAAATGACATAGAATATGCCGATAAAATAAATCACGATGAAGATAAATTTTATTTATATCAATCATTGCAGGAGAAAAAATGAAAGAATTAAGATTAGGTGATATAATTGCTTCTTTTGATAAAACTGGAGCATTAGTTTTTACTGATGCTTATAAAGAAAACAAAGAAATTTGTTGGATAAATAAAATAGGTGTAACAGCCTTAAAAAAATTTATTGAAGATAATATGGAGGAACAAGATGAAATTTAGAAACGGATTTGTAAGCAATAGTTCATCTTCATCATTTATTGTAGTTGGAAATGAACCATTACAAATTCATAAATTACATGTAGCTTATGGTGATGTTAAAACATTACAGATACCTCAAACATTTGGTGGGACAGCCGATTGGGAATGTGGGATATATAATACATTTATTGATAGATTAAATTGGGTATCACTTATGTGTTATTGTTCATGGTCGCCTAATCAAGAAGATAACGGATGGACTGATATGTTCGTTGATGTTCTTAAAGAAAACTTAGATTTAGAACATATTAAAATAAATTGGATATATGATGAAGATTATCATGAAGTTTTTACTGCTGATAAAGTTATATATGAATTAAATCATGGTTCACACCCAAATAATAATCCAGAAGAAATGGAAAAAATATTTTCAAATAAAGAATCACTTAAAAGATTTTTATTTGCACCAGATTCTTCTATTAAAATAGAATGGGATTAGAATAATTTTCTCTTATGTTTTTCATCTACTAATTATTAAGGAGAAAAAATGTGAATGAAAAACGTATCAAAAATATCATTATCATTGTTCTTAGCGTTGCTTTTATTATTAGCACCGCTATCGCCATCTATTATGGCCGCACAGGAAGTATCGATTACGCCAATCAGCTTCGAGATACAATCAACAGATTGGAATCCAACAATGATGAATTACGAACAGCTAATGCTGAACAAGGCAGAACACTTACATCAGTCCTTGACGACCTTGAACATGCAAATCAATATATCACTGAACTCGAACACAACCACGGACTCGCCATTGGGGTTTCTAGACGAACAAATGAGAGACTTATTGAATTTACAAGCTCAATGGGAACTATTGGAACAGACATCACGGGACTTATTGAGCGACAACGAAGAATTGATATCATTGTTAGAGAGCTCTGGGAGGATAATCGCGAGTTTAGAGCAGCGCTTGGCATCAGCGACTAGGGGGGTAACCGACGCACTAGAAAATTGGTGGCATATGGAGAATTTATTAGATGAACAACGTGAACTAGTTGCTATTGCTCATTTACAAATTAATCAATGGGAAAGAGCTCACTTTCAACTTCAAAGACGTGTTAAATTGGGACCTTACGTTTTTGCCATTGGCGGAATTTGTTTCGTTGGTGGTGGATCTGTGATGGGAATGGGGATTGCAAACAATGATATTCAGCAAACAATGACAGGTGCAGGTATCGTTGTAGGAACTGGACTTATCTACATTTTAGGCCGAACATTTAATTGGTGGTAATGACTAAATTCTATAAGGAGGTCATATCATGGCTGAACAAAGAGATATTGGACAAAAGATTAGTGACACAATCACAATCGTATTTCCAATGGTTATTGCACTTTTAGCTGCTCTCGGGTTAGCAGGAATAGAAATACTCGAAGGACAAATAATGTACATCTCATTCTTAGCAATGGGTATTGTTTCTACAATCGCAAGCATTTGGTTTAATAAGACAATTGGTGTTGGTTGGTTCTGCGGAAACAAAGATTGTTTACCAAAAAATTAAAAATATGGAGGAGCTTTTCAGCTCCTCTTTTTTTGAACATATTCTTTATAAAACTTATATATTATTATATGGAGAAATATTAAATGAATCAAACCAGAATTTCTATAGCTACAGCTGCCGCAGAGGCATGTAATGGGAAACTTGTTTCCACACAAAAACAATTAGAAAATGGAACTTATATGTTTCAATTTGGTGCAGCACCAGAAAAAACTTATGGAATTTATGCGTCTGGTGCAGTTAGGTGCTTAGGAAAAGGTTCTAATCATAAACAATATAGCCATACATATATGACACCATTACTTTTTAATAGACTTCCTGGTGATAGAAGAGAAATCCGTCGAGTCTCATTTGATGAAGGCTTAGCATATTTGATAAATCGTTTCAAAAATTAAGATAACTCAGGCCGGAGAGATCCGGCCAAAGTTAATTTAAAACTTATAAAATTTCTTATATTTATTTATGGAGAAGAAAATGGCTGAAAAAGAAAAAGAAGTAAATAATGATCAAGATGATCGTAATCCTAATCATGTTAGAGATTTAATATTTACTGCATTGAGCATTACTGAATATACACAAATTCCAATGCTTTTTTTGGGAAATCCTGGAATTGCTAAAACAACAGGCGTTCGTCTTTGGGCTGAAACTTATGGATATCGAGTTACGACCTTGATTGGAACACAAAGAGTTGCTGAAGAAATTCTTGGTTATATGGTAAATGATACTGGAGAAAAACGTCTCATAACTTATACTCCAGATTGGTTTGACGAAGTTGTTGAGAACAAGAAAGCAGGATTTAAAACCCTTCTTTTTATTGATGAACTTTCACAAGCTCCTGATAATGTTCAAGGTGCAATGTTGCAGCTTATTTTTGATCGCCGAGTTGGTGGTAGAGCAAATTATCTTCCCGATGATTGTCTCGTTGTTTCAGCTGCAAATTATAAGGGAAATATTCCACCTCAGTGCGGTATTCAAGCTCCTACATTAAATCGTTTTTGTATAGTTAACGTTAATCCAATTGATGGAATTGGTCTCATAACGGAATTTTTACAATCAGAAGAAGAAAGAAAAGATAAAATTCCAGTTTTCGGCCGAGTAGAAATTTCTCCTCGTATTGAAGATACAGCGAGAAAAGTATTAAAAGATACATTAGCAATTTTATTTTCTACATATTGTAGAAAAGATGATAAAGAAATGACGCTTGATGTAAATAACACAAATTTTAGTGATATATTTGATCAACCAGGTCCAATTCATAATTTTATAACCGGTAGAACTGTTCATTATATGTATAAACTTGTTATTGGTTTTATTCATCTTAGGCTTATACGGAAAATACATAAAGAAATAATTGCTAATTTAGTTTTAGGTCTTGGTGGTCTTGGTACAAATACATTTAAGAATGAAAAACAAAAAGAAGATTTCCAAACTTCACTTCTAACCGGTTTCCAAAAAATACTTCGTCGTTCAGTAGAATCAAATATGGAAGAAATAAATTCTGTAGAACTTGATTTTACCGATAAAACTATTGAAGAAGGAATCTCAATGTGGATGAGATCTCAAGAATCTAATGGAAATATTAATGATATAAATCTTCAGCGGTTAATGGAACTAATCAGAAAGAATTATGGCTCTTCAGAAACTAAAATGACTGCTACGCTTACAAAAAATTGGGATTCAAAAAGAGTTTTAGGTGATTTGCAAAAATTAAATACTTTGGCAGGATATCTTAAATCAGCCCAAATGATGGAAATTGGTCCTTTGGTAAAAGAACTTGAAGTAATTGCTGCATCTTGGGACACATATAAAACTGCCATTCTTAATTCAATATAGGAGAAAAAGATGATTGTAATAATTACAACCAAAACAGGTGAAAATAAGAAAGCTTTTATTAGAAATCAAATTTTTAAAGAAATTGATCAAAATAATAAGCCAATAGGTCCAATAACTACTTCTACAATAAAATCTATTTATTGGCCAATAAAGAACAAAATTGAAGATATTCCTATAAAAGAGTGGATGAAAACTGCAGAAGAAAATAATTTCTGGGGAATGGATTAATCTTATATAATATTAAGAGGATTAAATGGGAAAAATAACTACTAAAACATTAGATAAATCTGTATTTGTATTGGTTCCAAAAACTAATAGACAACAAGCTGAAAAAATGTTTCATGCCGCACCTTTTTATGATGCAAAAGGAAAAATAGATTTTTTTGGTAATACATTACCAATTATAGATTTTGAAACAACTAGACTAATAACTAGATCAGATGTAATGTATCTTCAACAAATGTTGGATGTTATTTATCCAAAATCTCGTTATACTCCTACAAAACTAAAATTAGCAAATGATGATCTCATAGAACATAGCACAATGGTAAAATATACTGATAGGGCACATCCAAAACTTAAAGCAGCGGGTGTGCTCGCCTGTGTAATGAAAGAATGGCGAAATATGTTTAACATATTTATTAATGAAGATATGGAAAATGAATCTTATGATTCAGCTGATCTTCATGAAAAAGGCCATATTCTTTTTAATCATACAGCTGGAACAAAAATGTATATTGAACAGTTTAGAAAAGAAATTGATAAAATATGGGATTTAAAACTTGCTAAATATTTTGAATCTACAACATTTAAAAACTCTAAAGATAAAATAGTTAGAATGCTTTTTAATGAATTTTCTAATATTGCACAAGATATGGAAATAAATTCTAAATTATTTGATAATGGTGAATGGGTTAAAGCTAAAAAAACATTAGCTCGTTCAGCAACTGTAGTTCATTATCTTGATGTTTATAGAGAATTTGATGAATTAAGTGGTTTAATTAAAAATGAAAATGCTAGAAATTTAGGACACAAAAGTTATGAGAAAATAGTTAAAAAGTTTTTAATTGTTCTTTCTAATATTATTGATCGTATTGATGGAAAAGAAGGTGATTTTAAATTTTGTTATCCAACAAATAAAGGTTGGCCGGAAAAACTAGATTGGATGACATATATGATTCTTCTTGTAAAAGATATTGATGATACTATGGAACAAGTACTAAAACAAATACAAGAAAAACTTCAAGCAGGTGCAGCAGCACAAGGTTCAGGAAATGGTGGTGCAGGAACAGGAACTGCAGGTGGCCAGAAAAAAATCTCTCAAGATATTTTAGATGAATATTTTGACCAAGATAAAAGTGAAAAAGATGCAATGGACGATGCCAATGAAGGTGGCGGTATAGGTGATGATGAAGATGATGAAGAAACTGGAGATGCATCGTCTGGTGGAAGAAGTCAAGGTGGAGAAGGTAGAGGAAGGGGTTCATCTCCTGTTGAAGTAGAGTTTGAAACATGTGAAACTTTTGATAGTTTTACAAAATTTTTAAGAAAAAATTGTTTAGGAAAAAAGAATCGCCGTTGGAATTCAGACGTATTATATAATTCTAATAGAGGAAAATTTGCATCGCGTGTTGTAGTTCCTAGAAGACATTTAATTGAAAAATGGATGCCAACTGAATGTCATATTATCGTTGACGTTTCTGGTTCAGTACCAACTGATTATGTTGAAAGAGTTATAAACAGTATTGTTGATACAAATTCTGGAATTGATTTAGCTCGTTCACATATTATATTTTGTGATACTTCTGTAGTAAGTGATGAAATAATGAATGCTAGAACAAAATCAGTTTATTCTGGTGGTGGTACAGAAATTGCTGAAGGAATTAAATATGTTGCTAAAAAAGGATATTGTTCAAAAAGAACTGATAAACTTTTTATAATATCAGATTTCCAAGATAATTTAAATGCTTGGGTACAAGCAGCACAAGAAATTCCTGGAATTAAATATGCTATTGGTTATAATGTAACTAATAAAGAAGATTGTAATAGAATATTCGATCATGCAGGTTATGGTGGTCGTGGTGATGGTGAATTTAAACAAAAATGGAATAACACTTTTAAGACAGTATTTATAACAGAAGTAATTTAGAACATAGTTAATTTAATATTATGTGGAAAGAATGGTTAAGAGATTGCGGTATTTGTTATGGTGCTATATTTGCTATTATAGGATTATTAGTTTTATTTAGTCTTCCAATTTTTCATTATATTTTTGGAATATTAATCATTGGATTTATAATATTTGTTTGTATTCAATTTGTCAGAATAATAAAGGCAATTGAATGATAGATAAAGAATTATTTGTTGTCGGTGTTCATGATAAAAAATCTGGTTACAAACAAATATGGCATATTGATGAATATAAAAAAGTAAAAGTTACATATGATGCCTGTTTATCAGGTGCAAAAAATCAAGGTTTAGATCCAGATTCTTTATTTTTATTTCCTTTCCCACCTGATGATGAAGTTGTTGAAAAATTTAAGTTAACACATGATTTTTTAAAATGGCTTCACGATACTACAAAACCAATTATTCAAAATTTTAAATGAGTAAACAACAAAAAATAAGATGGAATATAACTGCTCATACAGATGAAGGCGATCCAATAGCTCTTAAAGAATATCAAGATGTAAATTATAAAGATGCACCGGTATCTATAAATGAAATAGATAAAATATCTATTGGAAGTTGGGCTTATAACCCAGATGGTAAAGTAACTAAAAATCATTCTGAAGACGGTATAGAAAAAATATTTATAAGTCAAAAAAAATATAATGAATTAGCAAGATCAAGTTTAATAGCACAAGGAAAAGTAATTTCTTTAATAGAAGAAAAAGAGCAATTAGAAAATCAATTAAAATACTATAAATCGTTATGTGAGTTAATATAATTAAAGAAGAGATACTAATTATTATAGATTATTTCTATATGACTGAAGTATAGTAAGTCAATAATTAGTGTGAACAATTTCACAATAGGAGAAAAAAATGAGTGAACAAACAAAACAAGAAGTCGTAACGGATCTCGACCCTAGCTTTTTTCAAGCTTATTCAAAAAAGGTCGCAGAAGAATCAAAAAAATCAACAGGACAATCTAATTTCCCACAAAGAGAATTCGAAGACATCGGTTATACTGGATTAGAAACAGGTGTAAACAAAATTTATAGAGTAATTGGTGCACCTCCTGGTTCAGAAACTATGGGTTATGTTAGAAAAAATTATGACCCAAAACAAGTTATGATGTGTGAAGTAAAGGATGATGAAGGTAAAAAATTTACTATTCGTCTTCCATTAAGAGAAGATATTGCTGCACATAATCATATTTTACATCGATTATATGACAAAATAACAGAGGTGGTTTGGGTTAACAGAAAGAAAGTTTTTGTAAATGAAACTAAATACCCAGATCTATGGAAGATGATTACTAAAGGTAATTATACTGAAAATGATGGCAAAACTTATTCAATTTCGGCAGGATTTAAGTCTACAACATATACAGTAATGAATGTTATAGATAGACAAGATGATTGGTGTGAAAAAAATAAGCATACTAAAATTTTGTGTAACGATATTGGTGTATCAACAAATCCAAAAACACAAGAAGTTACTTATTGGCCAAAACCTGGTATTAAAACTTTTTCTTTAAAGAAAAGATTAGCAGAAATCGTCGGTAAGTATGGTAATTTAGAAACGTACGATATCGCTTTTAAGAAAACAGGTGAACAGGACAATCCTCTTGAATTAAGAAACGCATCTCTTTATAAATCTAAGAGTATGATGGAAGAAATAAAGAATACAGATGGAACTTTACCAGATGAAAATATTATCATTTGTGGTCCACTTACTTCAGAAGAAAAATCTTATGTAAGATATGATTTAGATAAATTATATCAACCAACATCTTATACAAAACTTCTAAAAAGAGTTGCAGCATTATTTAAGCTTACAGATGCTTATTTAGGTTCGAAGTTTTTCCAAGAACTTGAAGATCTTTCTGAAAAAGAAAAGGAAGAATGGGCTCGATTATATCCTAAGGGAGAAAATAATGATGAAGCAGAACAGGTTGCAGTAGAAAATAAAACTATAAATGAAGAAGTTAAAAAGGAAGAAGCACCTGTAACACCAAAAAGACGAACTGCAATTGGTCCAGTAGCAAATTTATCTGATGATAAAATTGCTTTACTTAAAGGTTGGTCAAAACTTAATGATCATCAAAAATCTTTAATTAAAGATATTAAAACTAAAGACGGAGTAGTATCAGAAATTGAATGGGAAGAGTGTGATGAGACTAAAGGTCTTTTCGCTTGCGATTGTCACTTACCTTCACCTGAAACATTTGAAACATGTCCTGGCTGCGGAGCCAATTTCGTTTAATAGGAGGAAGCGGAGATGAAATATTCTCCGCTAATTTTATGTTATTAGTTAGAATAAATCCAGGCGAGGATTATATAATTGAAGATGATTCTATATTTAATGATTCTACATTTAGATTAAAAGATATTCCACCAGAAAAAGTTCATAGAGTTTTCCATAGAATAATAGAATTATCTGAAGAAGAAATGATTAAATATTTCGGTGAAAATTATAAAGAACAACCAAATGTTACAAAATCACAAGTAGAATTTTCTTTTCAACCATTATCACAAATGCCTTTTAATTTTAAAAGATTTTTTATAAATATGAATAATATTATTTTTTATGGTGAACTTACTGAAGATTGTGGATTATTAATGTTATTTAATAAATATAAAGCTGAGATGAATTTATGAGAGCTTATATATTAGCTGGTGGAAAAGGTACACGTCTATCATCAATAAATACAGAAGATAAACCAAAATGTTTAGTAGAAATAGCAGGTAAATCTATTTTAGAATGGCAATTACTACAACTTAAAAAATATGACATTAATGATGTAATAATTATCACGTGTTATAAAGCTGAATTGATAAATGATTGGATAAAAGAAAAACAAAAAGATAACGAATTAAAAAATCAACTTTGGGGATTAAATATAATAATTGTTACAGAAGAAACACCAATGGGAACTGGTGGAATAATTTGTGCACTTAGTCAAGCTTTATTAGATAATGAAGATTTAAATGAACCATTTTTAGTAATTTATGGAGATATAATTTTTAATTTTAATTTCAACGATTTTATAAATTATTCGAGAGGAAAAACAGCAGTTGTTGTTACACATCAATCAGATCATCCCCATGATAGTAGTTGTGTAGAAATAGAAAATAATGAAATTATTAAATGGTGGAAAAAAGGACAAGCACCAAATTATTGTGATACAACAGTAACTGGTATTAGATATTTTGATCCAAAATTATTTGAAAATTTTGAAAATAGTGTTTTAGATCTAGAAGAAGATATTTTAAAACCATATCTTAATAATGGAAAAATTATAAATACTTATTATACAGACGAATTTATTAAAGATATTGGAACTCCAGAAAGATTTATTAAAGTAGAGAAAATAATTCAAGAAGGATTATATGAAAAATAAAGCTATTTTTTTAGATCGAGATGGTGTTATAAATGAAGCAATAAAAGAAAATCCCTGTGTTAAATCACCAGAAGAATTTTATTTATTACCATCTGTTATTCAAGCAATTCGTAAAATAAATGAATCTGATTATTTAGCAATAATTATTACTAATCAACCTGGAATTGCCCAAGGATTATTTATTAAAGAAGATTTAGAAAGAGTTCACGACTACATGATTCATTTGTTACAATTTGGTGAAGCTAAAATAGATGATATTTTTTATTGTCCGCATCATCCTGAAAAAGGTTGGCCGAATGAAGTTAAAGAATTAAAAATTCAATGTGAATGTAGAAAACCATTACCGGGATTATTAAAATATGCATCAATGAAGCATGGTATAGATTTATCTCAAAGTTTTTTTATTGGTGATAGAATTCAAGATACATTAGCAGGTCAGGCAGCTGGTTGTAAAACTATTCAGATAGAAACAAATGGTAGTTTATTAGAAGCAATCAATTTTATATTAGGAGAATAAAAAATGAAAACAAGAAACGGTTTCGTTAGTAATAGTTCAAGCAGCTCATTTGTAATTGTCGGACATTATTTTGATGAAGAAAATTTAATGGAATTAAAAAATAAGTTAGGTTTTATCACAGATGAAGATGATGAAAATTACGATTATGATGAATTAGAAGAAAAAATGTATAGTATTTTAGATGAAAATGGTTTCACTTATCATTTTGATGATAATGGTTTATATGTTGGATTAGAATTTTTAGAAATTGAAGATGATGAAACTAGAAAACAATTTTATGAAAGAGTAAAAACAAAAATAAAAAATGCTTTTGAAGTAGACGTTGAACCAGAATTAGTCAATGCAGTAATTGGTATGGGTGGTGAATTGGAGTGGGGTTAATCTATATTTATGGATGAAAAAACATTTCAAGAACAAAATACAACAATACAAAGAAAAACAATTTGCGTAAATCTAATCGGCGCGCCTGGTTCGGGAAAATCGACAGGTGCAGCTTATATTTTTGCAAAACTTAAAATGCAAGGTATAAATTGTGAACTAGTAGTTGAATATGCGAAGGACAGAGTTTGGCAAAACGATTTGGAAGTATTTCGTAATCAATTTTATGTAACAGCAAAACAATCACAACGAATGGCTAGATTACAAAACAAAGTTGATATTATAGTTACAGATAGCCCACTTTTAATGGCGGCTTATTACGCAAAAGATAAACCATATTACAAGCCTTATGTAGAAGTATTACAACATCTTCATAATGAGTATCTTAACATAAATTGTTTAATAAAGAGAGTTAAACCATATAATCCAAAAGGTAGATTTCAAGATGAAGCGGGAAGTGATGCAATGCAATCTGAATTTATAGAAATGTACGCAAAAGAATTTGGAGTAACTCTCGATGATTTTAAAGGTAATGAAAAAGGTTATAATGAAATTATTAAAGGTGTTTTAGAATGTCATCAAAAAGAATTTATAAATTTTAATTAGGAGAAAAATATGAAGAAAAGAGATCCAGAAATAACAGAAGCTTTAGGTTTAAAGAAAGAATATGATATGTTTATTAAAAATGCATCAAGACCAGGGGCTCCAAAAATAGAATCTGATTATTATCATTCTATGGCACAAAGAACAGCAAGTGGAATAAATTGGAAACATTTAGAAAAGAAAAAGAAGAAAGAAGAAAGAGATAATTACGATAGTTAATTTAATTTTATGTTAAAAAAATGGACCCAATGTCGACAATGTAAATCTAAACAGTCACCAACTATTCCAGCTGGGTATTTTAAAACAGAAGAAATAAAAAATGGAATACATTATATTGTAACAAAAGAATGTTTATGCCACAAAAATTGGAGACTTGAAGAAGAAAAATATCAAAAATTTATAAGTTCAGGTTTCGATAAAGATAAATATAATTTAAACTTTGAAGATTATAAGGGAACCCAATCAATAGGAAATATAACTCGATTAAAAAATTATATAGAATTATTTCCAAAAGATGATAAAGTAAGAAAAACTATTTTATATTTTTGGGGTTTAACTGATACTCAAAAAACTACTGTAGCTACTATTATAGCTAATAAATTACTTTCTCATTTTGATATTAGATATAAAATATGTGATGATTTATTTAAAATAATAATAGATAATCAATATTACCCAGAAAATGAAGAATATGAAATTAAAGTTCAACAATGTATAAACTGTGATTTACTTATTATTGATGATGTATTTAACGAAATATATACTGATAAACAACTTCCATTTTTAGAAAAGTTTATTCAAAAAAGAATAGATAATAAAAAAGGAATTATATTTATTTCTAACGTTCATTTAGCAGATATAAAAAATATGTCTATTAAAAACTTAATTAAAAAATATACTGATAAAAATAAAACAGAATTTAATTTTTTCGATATTTATAATGATATTCCAGAGGTATTATTTTAATGGCTAAATCAGATATAGATCAATTTACTGAAAAAAGATTATTACAAACTTTATATTTTCAACCAGAATTTTTAGAAGATCAACTTGTAAATGAGGATATATTTTCATCTTCATCAACTAGAAATATTTATAAATCTTTACTATTTTTAAAAAATTCAGCAATACCATTTACTCGTGATGCATTATTACAAGAATATGGAAAATTAGATTTAGATGCAAATCCTGCTGTTATAGACTTAATAACTCAAAAACAAAATCAATCTTTAACTACAATAAAAGATATTATAACACAATTACAAGATGCTAAAAAGAGAAGAAGGGCCGCCGCAAATTTAAAAGCAGCAATTAAAAAAATAGATGAAGTTACTCATTTAAATGAAGTTAACGTTGTAGATATAAAAGATTTAATTGGTGATGCTGAAAGTTCTTTAATCTTAGAAGATTATTCTACAAAAAAGGTAATGGGAATTCCTGAGTGGATGGATAATTATAATAAAGATTTAAATGCTAGAAAAAAGGGAAAACAATATTATTTTTATAATTTTATATTTGATGAATTAATTTTGAGTGGACCACAACCTGGCGAAATTGGGATTATAGCGTCAGCATCTGGTTCAGGTAAAAGTACATTATGTCTTAACTTAGTTAATTCTTTAATTGATGTAAATATTCCTTGTATGTATTTTTCTCTAGAAATGTCGTCAACAACTACTATGGATAGATTATTATCTAAAAGATTAGAAATAAAATATAGTGATATAGTTGCTCCACAAGATCAGGGTCAATTTGAAGATTTATGTAGTTTAATAGAATCTGAAAGATTAAATTTAATTCAAAATACTAAATTTCGTTTTTCAGAAGATCCTTCAATGTCTTTAAGTGATTTAAGAAAATATATAAAGAAATTTCAAGCTGAAATTGGTCAAAATTATTGTATAATAGTTTTAGATTTATTATCAATGATTACTGATTTTACTAGAATGAAAAACGGAATGAATTTTGCACAAGTTATTGAAGTTGCTGTTAATCAACTATCTGCGTTATCTAAAGAATTAAATATTCATATAGTTGGTGTATTACAATTAAATAGATCTTCAGAAGCAGATAAAAAATGTCATGACTTAAAAGATTTACAACAATTTAGACCAAATCGTTCACAAATAAAAAATGCACATGGTTGGGTTGAAAGATGTAGATATGCAATTACAACTTTTAGAGAAAAAATGTATGCTGAATTATATTTACAACCTGAACAATATGAAAATATGATAGATATAATCGAGTGTCAAGTTGTAAAAGGAAATAATTTTAAATTAGGTAAAACAGTTAAAGGAATATTTAATGGAGAATATTTCACAATCGAGCCACTTCCTTCTGAAACTACTTTTAATTAAATATATTTAAAATGATATCCTTTCATACATATTCCTAACCGCGCCGCTTTATTTACACAAGTTATATTCATTTTAAGGCCAGCTTCTTTTGCTGAATTAAATATTTCTTTAGTTTCAATGCATATTATTTTTTTAGAATTATCATAATTAAATTTATATTTTCTTCCTAAATAAAAATTATCAGGAATATTTTCATTTTTATGAATTCTTTTATTTTCTTTTCCATTAGTTATCCATATATAATTTTGATTTGAAAATTTATTTTGTCCTTTATTTCCACCTGATATATAGCCTTCAGGTTGTTTTTCTTGAAATTTTAAACTTATTCCATTAGTCCACCATTTTTTATTTCCCATTTTTTCTCTCATTTTTATTTTCCATTCTTCTGAATGTTTTTGTATTTTTCCTAATTTATTATGCAAAGCAGTATGCTCATCTGAATACATTGGTATAACTTTCCAATTTTCATATGGGCTATTAAAATCATAATGATGATATACTATTCGTATATTAGGCCTTTTTAATTTCATTTCTTTAACAATAAATTTAAAAATTAAAACCATTATTTTATAATTTTTAAATCCTTTTATCTTAATTGGATCATTATTTGGTGTATTTAACCATTCTTTTCGAGTCATATTATTTAGTTATTATTTTACTATAGAGTCTAATCCTCTTTTTTAATTATTTGATCTATAATTAAACTATTAATAAAAAAGTATTCAGACGCTTCTTCTAAAGTTTTAAATTTTCCAGAACGATAATTTTTTAAGAAAATAACTAAACTACCGCCATTAAATTTATATCTAAAACTTTCTCCAATTTCATCATTAAGAAATGAACTTTCTTCTAATAATAAAATTGCAATTTGTTTCCAAGCTAATATTTTATCTATTCGATACATACGAGTACCAATAACACGCATTTCATATTTAGATAAATTATTTATATCATGTCCTTTTTCTACTTTTAATGCTAATTCACTTGAAGTTAATTCATGTTTTTCTAAAATTTCTTCTATTATCCTAGGATAATGCTTTTCTACTAAAAGAGATTTAATATCAGCTATAAAATCTTTTGGATCTTGCTCATATTTAAATGGAAAAAAATATTTACTATTTGAATTGACATGAGTAATTAAAACACCTTCTTCTCCATTTTGTATTTTAATTATCATTGAAAGTAATACGGGTGATTTTTTACAAAAATTTGTAAATTTTGAACTGAACTTATCTTTCCACCATTTGGCAGAAAATTTGTTATCTAACATATTATTATTTCTCCTTATATATAAGTTGTTCTTAGTAATTAGTTTTGAATTTATTTTTTTAAGTTCTTATATAAATTTAATAAATAATTAAGGGTGGTTTTATGAATAAAAAGCAAAAATACAATATTCACGATATTGTAAAAATTTCTAATTCTCTAGATTTAGAACATACAGATAGAAGATGTAAAGAATGGACAATTAGATCGGTAGAATTTTTAAATTATACTGATCCATCTTCTAGACGGTTTATCTATGGTATGGCTAATAAAGCCGGTGATATCTTAGATTATGTTAAAGAAGATGAAATAATTGGTGTTATTTGAACAATCTTTCTTATAATCTTATATTATATATGTAAGGGAGATTACAGATATGACAAAGATTTTAATCACTATTCAAAAACCAGACTTGACTAAGGGGATTTCTAATACTCCTCATTATCAAGCAATTCGGACTCTGCCATTTGGAATCGAGAGTGGGGCTTATCCAGTAGGCGATGATTTCGTCGTAGAGATTAAGGGCCGTAGATCAGAACAGGCCTTTCAAGCTGCAACTTCTTTCATGGAAAATTATCCTGGTGAGATTTTTAGTGCCTTTCAACACTCTGGAAAACGAGTAACAGATCTTATGCCGGCTGTGGCTGGCTAAATAATAGCCCCGGATAATCCGGGGCTTTTGTTGTATATAGTTAATATACAAATATAATTATCATTAAGGAAGATAAAATGGCGAAAGCAAAAAAAGAAAAGAAACCTTCATATGTTTATACTATTTCGGACATTGAAGCAAAATATAAAATTTTTATGAATCCGGATTTAGAAAAAAGAACTGCATTAAAAGAACGTGTCATGTTAAATGGTGGATATTGTCCATCTAGAAATGAAAAAACATCTGATAATAGATGTATGTGTAAACAATTTCAAAATAGAGATAGTGAGGGTTGGTGTAAGTGTCGGCTTTATTTTAAAGAAGCAAGAACAAAAAAGCAGGCAGCTGCATTTCAAAATTCTACCTTTGAAGCTAATGAAAAGAAAGAAAAAGAATTAGAAAAACAATTAGCAAAAGAAGAAAAACTAAAGCAGAAGGAATTAGAAGCATTAAATGAGTGAACAACGAGTAAAACGTAGACCAGTTACGTCAGCATCAGCTGACGTAATTGATAATTTAAAAGATATAGAAAAAAGTCAAATAAATGGTATTGTGGTAGAAGTTGGTCAATATCCTGAAGTCCCAGAGGAATTATTTAATCAAGAAAAACCATATAAAGAAGCTGAAGAAAATTTAGTAATATTTGTAGAAAAACAAATAGAACTTATGAAAGAAAATCTTCTTTTTGGCGGGATGGCTGAGCCATCATTTTATGCTTTAAATCAATCTTTAATGAATTATGAGTCGGTGCTATTAGGGCTTATCGCTTTACATCAAGAAATGAGAATACAAAAAGATATTGCAAACGAAAAATACGAAAATTTTTATGCTGAAAAATATTGTGAAATAAAAATGCAACAAGTTAGTTTGGGTAAAAGTGCAAACTTTACAGCAGCAAGAGAAATTGAAATGTTTGTTAGAAAAAATTGGTTAAAAGAATTATCTCAATTAAAAGCTGAATATATAAAAATAGAAAATAAATACAATTTTATAAATCATTTAATGTCTGGTTGGGAAAAATATGCTTTCGTATTAAATACATTATCAAAAAATGCCCAGGCAGAAGCTGCTGCATCTGGGATAAGTAAAAAAGAATTTGGTGATGAAAGTATAAATTAAATAGGAGAAATTATGTTCGGAAAGAAAAAGAACGATTTAGTCGGAGATTGGGGAAAACAAGTTCAAAAAATATTAGAACAGTCTGTTGCCATTACATCAGCAAATATTTTAGGGATAGAAGACCTAGAAGATACTGGTAGATCTAAATTAGTATCTGAAATACAAAATCTTGTAAAAGAAACAGCTGAACTAATTCAAGAAAATTGTGAACATCAATTTGAAAAGTCTTTAGTAAATAAATTAGATAGATCACCATTTGGCTCTTATTCATATACTAAATCTACCAGTATTCCAAAAGAAAGCTTATTTGAAATTATTGATGAAAGATTAAGAGAACATAATTTAATTAAAACTCCTACTGGAACACCTCTTAAAAAAGAGAAATAGATAATGAACATTATTCAACAACAATATAACGAACTTATAGTAAAAGCTTTAAGTGAAAATAGAAGTTATATTAAAGGAGTATACGAAGGCCATCATATTTTTCCAAAAGAAATATATAGAAAATGGAAAAATAAAGAATGGAATAGAGTTCATTTAACTCCTGAAGAACATAATAAAGCACACGATTTATTAAATATAATTTTTAAAGAACAACTAGAAGAATTTTATAAATTAAATGCAAAAAGACTTTTAAAAGAGCACCAAAGACATGAAAGAGGAAGACAAAATAATATTATTAAAAAAATATTAGGTAAACAAATACATGAACAAAATATGGCTAGACATCGTGAAAAAATAAAAATAAGAGAAGAACAACTAATATTAGAACAAGAATTAAATCGAAATATTGCATATAAATCACCTTGGGGCCCAGTAAAACAATGGGAAATATTTTAATGTCGAAAACATATTTTATTTCAGATTTACATTTAAATCATAAAAATATAATTAAATATTGTAATCGTCCATTTAATGATGTTGAAGAAATGAATAATAAAATTATCAATAATTGGAACTCTATAATTCAACCAGATGATATAGTTTATCATCTTGGAGATTTTTGTTTAGGTGATAGAGAAGTAATTAAAAAATTTACTGCTAGATTATCTGGACGAAAGATGGCTGTACTCGGAAATCATGACAAATATCGTCCAACTGAATATATGGAATTAAACTTTGAATGGTGTAGCCGTTTTCCAATTATATTTAATGGGTTTATGATTTTGTCTCATGAACCAGTATTTTTAGAAATAAACTCTCCGTATGTAAATTTGCACGGTCATACTCATCAAAATAATTATATTAGTCCTGGTGGTAATCATTTAAACGTTTGTGTTGAACAAATAGACTATAAACCAATCTCATTAGATGATGTAAGTAATATATTTTATGAACGTGGGATAAAGAGTGAAAGATGAATGTTGTAGAAAAAATTCTTGAATTATTTGATGATTTAGATGCTGAAGAATCAACAGAATTAATGATTCGCCTAAGAAATAGAGGTTATGAATTAAAAATAAATAAAGATTTTTCTTTTAAAGATGTAAAAAAAATAAGTAATGAAAAAACAGCAAATCTTATTTTAAAAGGTTTTAATGAAGATTTTAATATAAGAGCTATTAAACTTATTAGAAATTTAAATCAAGAATATTCTGATGTATTAGTAGATTTTAATATAATATCAGGATTAAGAGAAGCTAAAGATTATTGTGAAAATAAAAATTTATGGGAATCTAAACCATTAGCTTTTGGAAAATATAATCAAATAGAATTTTTATATAATATGTTAAAAAGAGATTATCCGGATATTTATTTTAAAGTAGAAAAAAATGAAATTTTATCATAGAACAAAAGAGGAGAGATGGGATGCAATTAGAAAAGATGGGTGCCTTTGGGGTGTACACGGTAATTTATGGGAACAAGACAATGAAAGAAAATATAGTGGAGATTCTTATAGATACACTTATCTGGCTCCTTCCGATCCCGGTATTTCTTATGGCGATGTTCTTCTTGAAGTTGACTATATACCATTAAGAAAAGATTTTGGAATAAAACATAATTATGGTTTTGACCCACCACCTGGACAAATCTGTTGGCAATTTTCTGTATTTGAACCAATTCCATTAGATAAAATTAAGAGGTTAATTTAACTAAATAATAACAAGTAAAGGATTACTTGTCTACAGAATATACAAGGAGGTATATATGAGAATAAATAGCGTTCCGGCGTTATTTGCCCAACGTCAACTCGGGATAAATGAACTCGAGTTATCAAAACAAATGCAACAGGATTAGCACTTTCCCATAACTAATTATTATGAATAAAAATAATTTTGTTAAAGATTATATGGAAATTATTAAAAGTGCTAAAAATAGAAAATATGAAGTTCATAAATATGAAAAGCACCATATATTACCAAAATCTTTATTTCCATTATGGACCAACAGAAAATCTAATTTAATTTTATTAACACCACGAGAACATATTAAATGTCATAAATTATTAGCTTATATTTATGGAAAAAATATGTGGCATGCTTATTGGCAAATGGCTATAGATAAAAAAGATGGCCATAAACTAACACCAGAAGAATATGAAGAAGTTAGAATAGAACATTCTAAAAGAGTTTCAGAATTTAATAAGAAAAATAAAAAAAATCAAATTCCATGGAACAAAGGTAAAAAAGGTTTACAATTTTGTTCAGAAGAAACTAAAAAACTATTAAGTCATATAAACAGTGGTTCTAATAATGCCTTTTTTGGAAAAAAACATACTGAAGAAACTAAAAAAAATATAGGTGAAAAAAGAAAAGGTAAACCTGCGTGGAATTCTGGAAAAATTGGAATTTATTCAAATGAATATAGATATAAATGTGGAAATGGTTCTAGGGGTAGAAAAAATTCTATTGAAGAAATAGAAAGAAAAAGACTTAATTCCTTAGGAAAAATTTGGTGGACAAATGGTGAAGAAGACAAATTTAGTTTAATTTGCCCTGAAGGTTATTGGAAAGGAAGATTAAAAGTTAAAGGATGGAAAAATAAAGTCAAGGAGGACTAATATGGTTATTAATAATAACTTAAGTGCATTATTTGCACAACGGATGCTTGGAATAAACAACAAGGAAGTTTCCAAGCAATTAGAAAAATTAGCATCTGGTTTAAGAATAAACAGAGCTGCAGATGACAGCGCGAATTTAGCAGTATCTGAAAAGATGAGAGCTCAAATCCGCGGACTTCAACAAGCTTCAGCTAATACACAAAATGGTGTATCTTTTATTCAAACTACAGAAGCACATCTTGTAAACACAACAGATATTTTACAACGTTTAAGAGAATTAGCAGTTCAAGCATCAAATGGAATTTATTCAGACGAAGATCGTTTAATGATTCAAGTTGAAGTATCACAATTGGTTTCCGAAATTGATCGTATTGCAAGTCACGCTCAATTTAATGGGATGAATTTACTTACTGGTAGATTTGCTAGACAAACTGGAACACAAGATATGTTTTTTCATGTTGGTGCAAACATGGATCAGCGCATTCAAGCTCATATTGGTGAAATGACAGCTCAAGCTCTTGGTATGCGAAATGAACAGGGCTCTAATGAAATTATCTCTTTAAGAGATACAGAATCATCAAATATGGCACTCGGTAGTATCGACGCCGCTCTTCGCATCGTCAACAAACAACGAGCTGATTTAGGTGCATTGCAAAACAGAATGGAACATGCACAACGAGGTATCGACATCGCAAGAGAAAATCTACAAGCATCTGAAAGTAGAATTAGAGATGCAGACATGGCAGCAGAAACTACAAAATATGTCAAAGATCAAATTTTAATGCAAGCAGCTGTAGCAATGTTAAGCCATGCAAATGGAAACTCACAAAACGTATTACGACTTTTAGGTATGTAACAGAAAGTGGGGAGTTAATTCTCCCCACTAATTATTTATGAAAATTATTATTATAAGCGATATTCACGGTTCTGATAATTGGAAAAGAGTTATTCCATATAAAGATCAGTTTGATAAAATAGTTGTGCTTGGAGATGAATTTGATTCTTGGACTAATAAATGGCCTAATCAAATGGATAATGCTTTAGATTTAATTAAATTTAAAACTCTTAATTCAGAAAAAGTAGATTTATGTTGGTCAAACCATGCAACAAGTTATTTTTTAAGAGAACAGTGTAGTGGTTTTCAACCAGAACGTTTTATTGATATAAAAGAATTTTATGATAAAAATCAAAATTTGTATGATGCTATTTATATTTATGATAATTGGGTTTTCTCACATGCCGGTATTTCTAAAGCATGGATGAAATCTTGTGGAATAAAAAATATACGAAAAATAAATAGATTATTCAGAGAAAGACCAAATTATTTTAGATGGGTTGGGCCGAATGGTTATGGAGATAATGATAATGAAGGGCCGTTTTGGATTAGACCAATTTCATTATTAAAAAATAGTATTAAGAAATATCATCAATGTGTAGGACATACAGAAGGAAATGATCCAAGAATGCTAATACAAGATAAGCAAATATTTGTATTTGCCGATACTAAAAATCATGATTATTTTGTTATTATTGATACAAATACTAATAATGTAGAGTTTGTTAATTTATAAATAATTAAAAATGTTTGGATGTCAATAGTTTATTTATGGCGCCTCGGAGGAGTAATAAACTATTGACTAAATGCCAGTTAATTTATAATTATGAATGTAGAAAATAAGAAAGTAAAAGCAGCAAAATTTGTTTTAGAAAATTGTGAAATTCTTTTACTTAACTTAACTAATATAAAATATTATGACATAATAATTGGTAATTGTCATGAATCCTTTCATGTCCAACATGGTATTATGTTTTCTAGAAATAGTACCAAATATCTTTCTCTAAAATTAGAGTGGCAACAATTTTATGATAATTTAGGTTATGATTTTGAGTTTGTTCCAGAAGAAGGTCATAATGAAGGAATTACTAAAGCTTATAAAAGATTTAAATATAAAGATATAACAGCTGTTTGTATTATTTTTGAAGATGATACGGAAATAGATATAGGAGTTCCTTGGAGAGGTGAATGGAAAAATAAAGCCCAATATATTAAAATACGAAAGGCAGACGAATATAGACCAGAAATGATAGAAATTACTTTCGATTATAATTATTATTGGAATGAATTTATATGGCAATTAAAATATGGAATAAAAATATCTATAAGTAACTTTTTTTATAGAATAAGTCAAATATTTAAGAGGAGAAAAATATGACCGTACAAAAATTTAAGTACAAAGATGTTGACCGCGAAGTTTTGATTATTAAGGAAGACGCAGACTCTATTACTGGGTATGACCTTTCTAAATTGACAGAAGAAGAAAAAAAAGAAACTTGGAGAGTAGCAACTAAAGATATCGATTTATCTCAAATGACAGAAGAACAGGCAAAAGCTGAATACCAAAAGTGTAAAGAGATCCATGGAATCATTAGACGATTTAAGAAAAGTGCTATGAAATAATTATTGTGAATAGATTATACGATTTTCAGTTTAAACAAATAAATGACTCTATGTCTATTCAAGATATGATTATACATTTAAATAATTTTCAAAATGCTGTTATTGAAGAAATTAGAGATTTAGAAGTTAAGATGTTAACTATTCCACCACCGCAAACTAATCCTTATATAAATCATTTAATGCAAGAAATAGAAAATTTAAAAGAAGAATTTAAAAGAGAAAGAAAACGTTGGGGACTTCTTGACTAATTTTTAGTGTCATTACTAACTAATTATTAAGGAGAATATACAATGGCAGATAGAAATGAATTACAAAAAATGCGCCAAGATATGTTAGACGTAGGTATTGTAGATCAAAATGGACATGTTAGAAGAAAGCCAGACGGTTCTGTTTTATTTCAAACAGATCAAGATGGAAAAGATACACCTTTTCAAGTAAGTAAGGCTGGAATAGTTCCACCTATTGAAAAACTTGTTCCAAGAACTAGAGCTGTAAAAAGATCATTTGCAAGATACCCTCTCGATGCTCCTCATTCAATGGAAGCAATCGCAGAAGCAAATGGAGATAGAAATAAATCACCATGGCTTAATATGACTAATTTTGCAAATAATCCACCACATGGCAAAGGCTCTGGAGATCCAGATACAAAAACACCAGATCCTGGTACAGGCGGAGGTTCTACAGGAACAACACCTAAATTATGCGAAGAGTGTGGAATAGGACATGTTGTAGATGATGAGTGTGATAATAATGATTGTCCTTCACATACTTAAATAAATTTGTTAATATAAATAAAAGTTATACAAGATCAACTAAAGATTGCCTTAACCACAGCAGGAATTAAAGTTAGATACTTGAAAGGAGAATAACATGAGTAATAATTACTATGGTTTAAATGGTTTTAAAGATTTGTTCCAATTGATGGACGATATCTTTTCTACTGACGGATTTGCAACTATTTATGATAGACAACCGCGATTTAACAGACTCATTTCTACCAGGGATTTCCCACCAGCAAATGTGTCAGTTAACAAAGAAACAAAGGAACTTTTAATAGAAGTTGCCTTAGCAGGATGTAACGAAGAGAACGTAAATCTTTCGTTTGATTCAGATTATCTTAAGTTAATTGTAGATGTACCTACAAAAGCTGAGATAGAACCACTTCATTTTATTCAGAGAGGACTAAAGAAGATTCAACATATTGAAACTTCATGGATCGTAGATCATAGATTTTACGATAGAGATAATGTCAAAGTTGAATTTAATAATGGTCTATTAATGATACGAATTTTTCCTAAAGAGGAAGTTAGACCGAAGAAAATTAATCTTTTCGGTAAATATCAACCACAGGAAAAAGCTACTTTAGAACATAAAACAGAGTAGCAAATGATTACTAAGCTGTGGTAGTATAAAGGAGATAAAGAAAGGACGATAGAAATATCGTCCTTTTTTAATGGAAATTATGGAACAACAAAATTTTAATAATTTACAAGACGCAATTTTAGAATTACGTGCTGAACTTGGATCTACAAAGAAAAATATAAAAGAAATTCTAACTATAGGTGAAGGAACTATTATAGAACTTGACAAAAATGCTGATGAGCCAGTTACAATTTTTGTAAATAATATCAAATTTGCCGAAGGGGAAGTAGTAGCAGTAGACGAAAACTTTGGAATCCGTCTAACGAGGATTTTTTCACAAGCTGAAAGAAAAAGTTAATTTAACTAATTATATAGTAAATAATTTTACTTAGGATGCTTATGAAAAAAACTTTAAACATTGACTCCAATATATTTATCTTTATAAGATATTTTTCGTTTTCTATAGCCAGTGCTATATCTATTCTATTAAATATTTTCTTCTTTCAAGCTTTAGATACGGGCGGATATTATTGGATTCTTTTCGGCATTTCTATTTTGTTAGAATCAGCAAAAGTTTCTACTATTCTAACTAGAAATGTTTTCTCATCATTATATATAAAATTACAGAAAAAACGTATACAATTAGCTAAATCATTCTTTTTATGTTTATACATTACTTTAGCTGTTTTATCTATAATGTCAGCTGCAGGATTTTCTTATTATGTTACCGAAACTACAGACACAATTAAAGAAATAGAAGTTGCAAATCTTCAAAATAAAATAGAAATTATGGAATCTATTCGAGATAGAATAGAATCATTTGCAGATGAAAGAGATGTTACTCTTTCAGAATATTCTCCATACATAAGAGCAAATGAATTTTTTGAAGAACGAAATCGAATATTTCTCGAAGCAAACGATAGGTGGACTAGACTCAATACTAGATTTAGATCTACTGACCCTGATGATGATTTATATTTACAATTACAAAGAGAAACTAACGCAGCTTGGACTGAACGAGCTAACTTAAACGTTCAAATGATTGCTGCTAGAGATGCTAGACAACGTGCAATAAATGAATTTAATGATAGAGGAACTAATGTAGAAGAAAGAATGAATGAATTAGATGCTGAATTTAATATGATGGTTAGAGAATTAGATTTAACAGCACCCGGTTTAGATTTACCACTTATTAGTAGAGCTAGATTAGTAACACGAGAACTCATTCAAGAATTGGGTTTATTAGAAGATAGAATATTAAAAGAAAAAGGTATGCAAATTATCTTTGACGATATGGGTGCATTATTTGGTATAGAACCAAAAATGATAAAACTTATCATTTTATTATTTGTTGCTATTTTAATAGAATTGACTATTTTCCAAACAGCTCCAGATATTAAAGTAAATAGAAAAGTATTATATTATTTTAGAAATTGGATTCCAAACGATGTAGATATAAATGAATTATTAGGAAAATTTGATAAAGAATTAGAAAGATTTGATGAAAATTTTAAACCTGAAGAATCTCCAAAGCAATTTGAACAACAAGTTGTAATGCGAAAAAAGAGAATAAAAAGAGAAAAAATAATACAGCCAACACCGACTGTCACTAATGTTACTCAACCATCAAATGAAAAAGAAACTCTTCCTTCTTTACCACCAGTCAGTAAAGAAAGATTAGAAAAATTTTTTAATGATGATGAAAAAAAAGAAGAAACAGAATATACAAAATCACTTCAAGAAGAATTACGAAATAAAGAAATTATTACTCCAGTTGAAGTAGTTCCTGAAACTATAAAAGTAAATAGAGTAAAAGTTGAACCAACTATTTATACTGATAATAAAACTATTAGATATCGTTTTGGAAGAACTACAGAAGTTATAGCAAATAAACTTTGTGATTTTATTAGATTATGTATAAATGAAGCTGGTCCTTTTATTCAATATCCAGAAAAAGCTGCAGAACAATTAGGGCTTTCAAGAAAAGCTAAAGATGTATTTTTAGAACACATGTCAAATTTAAAATTAAAATCAAAACCGTTAATTACTCGAAATCAATTAAATGAATATTATGCTAATTATTCAGCTGATGAAATAATAAAATATGCAACGGAAATAATTGATGAGTAGAAAAATACAACATTCTATAACTAGTTATAGTAGTTTAAGTTTAAATCAATTATTAAAAATTAAAAAAAGGAAAATAGAACAATTAGCTTATGCTAGGCAACATCATAATCTTCAATGTATAAAAAATATTTCTACTGAATTGATTATGATTGAAGATGTAATTAGAGAAAGAAGTTAATATAATTTATATGTTAAAAGCAGAAGACATGCTCAATATTATCAAAAGGGGCATAACGTATCAAAATAATTTAAACGATAGTTATTCTTATGTAAGTGTAGAAAATGAAATAAACTTATGTCCATTTTGTGGTAATAAAATGACAGTTGCAAAAAGTAATGGAAAATGGGTACAACTTTGTAATTGTAAAGAAGGAGTAGAATTTTGTTGTAAAATAAGAGATCTACTTATTGAAAAAGATAAAATAGAAAATGAATTATCTGATATATACGCAGATATAGAAAAAAGGGCTTTTATAGTTTTTAAAAATTATTATAAAGGTAATTTTATTCCTTATCTAGAAAAATTACAACAAATAGAAAATAAAATTATTTTAGAAATGCCTTTTTTAACTACAGATGAAAATTTAATACAAAAAATGAGGGAAAAAATATTATGCCTGCAGGAAAACGAATAGAGCGTTCTAAAACAGCTCGTGAACAAATTTTAAAAGGAATGTTAGAAGTATCTAAAACAGTTTCTTCAACATACGGCCCATGCGGTCGTACTGTTGGTTTTGATAGAGGAGGTTCTTTTAGAATTACTAAAGATGGAATTACAGTAGCTAGAGAAATAAAATTTTCTGACGAAGCTAAAAACTTTGGAGCAATGCTTATTAAAGAAGCTGCAGGTAAAAGTAATTATATAAGTGGAGACGGTAGTTCTTCTACAACTATTTTAACTGCTGAATTATGCGCGGCAGCTCATAATTTATTAAATCAAGGGATTGATATTAATGATTTACGAACTGGTTTTGAAGTAGCGGAAAAAGTAGTATTAGAATGTTTAGAAAAATATCAAACTATAATGAATAAAGAAGAAGATATTTTTAATATAGCAAAAATATCAGCTAATAACGATGAAGAAATTGCAAAACATATTCAAGAAGCTTTTTTAGCAATTGGAGATAACGGTATAGTATCTATTGCTGATAGTTTATCTCGTAAAGGAGAAACTACAGTTAAAATATCTTCTGGTATAGAATTTGATAGAGGATTTTTATCATCACTTTGTGTAAATTCTACTAATGATCAATGTATTTTACATGATGCTAAATTTTTGTTATCTACTGATATATTAAATAGCCCACAAGATTTACATGTGCTTATTCAAATGGTGCAAATGAATAAATGGCCTTTAATTATTATTGCCCCAGACTTTGATGAAGAAGTAATGGCTTGGCATAGAGAAATGATTTCTAAAAAAATGTTAACAGGTTCATTAGTATTAGCACCTGGTGTATCTAAATTAAATATTGCAGATAATTTATTAGATTTAGCTGTTTTAACTAATGCTACTATTTTAGGTCAAGATGTTTCTTTAAATGATTTTGATGTACATAATCATTTAGGTTCAGCAGATCAAGTTGTAATCACTAAAGGGAAAACTACTATTTTGGGAGCAGGAACTAATCAAGAAAGATTTGATAAACATATAGAATTTTTACAAGCTAAAGTCGATCATGATAGTGCTGAAATTGGTTATTCAGAATATGAATTACAAAATATAAAAGAAAGAATTGCTAAAATGACTGGTGGAGTCGCAACAATTTTTATTGGTTCTTTAACTTCAGTAGAATTAGGTGAAAAGAAAGATAGATATGAAGATGCAATAAATTCAGTTAGAGCAATGTTAAGTGAAGGATACATTCCAGGAGCATCAACCCCTTTATTAAGAATTTCGTATAATCAATTTAATTATTGTGACCAATTTAATTCAGAACAAATGAGTATTGGTTCACGAACATCATTTAAATCTTATATGAAAGCAATTAGAATACCATCACAAATTTTAATTAGATCTTCAGGTGAAGATTATGAAAATGTTGTTCAAGATATTTTAAAACTCAGTGATAATGAGGGTTTTAATGTTAAAAAAAGAAAAATAGAAAACTTAATAGATTCTGGAATAATAGATCCATATAAAATAATTTATAACTCAATATTATACGCATCTAATGTAGCTGAACAATTTATGGGTTTAGATTCTATTATAATTTCTGACGTACGAAACTTGTCAGTAGAATCTTTAGATGATATATTAAATGAAGATGGAGTAAGATAATGCCAACAGCAGACAAATTAGATTTTAATGAAATAGTAAAAAGAGGAAATGATAGATTTAGAAAAGAAAGACCAATGCCTTCTGAATTATATCAATGTGCAATATTTTTTAGTAGATTAGTTATGGAAGAAATAGATGAATTACAATCTATTAGACAAATTATAGAATTAAAAAAATGGGATAAAGAAAAGAAAATTTTTAATTTTTTTAATAATAATTTAAGAAATTTAATTCTACAATTAAATGAAGATTTAGAAAAACAACGATTTATATTTCCATTTTATAGTAAAGAGATATTTATGTCACAACAAGAAGCTACAAATTTTCTTCCATTATTTATTAAACAACTTATTAAAGAAGAAAAACTTCCTGCAAGTGTAATAAATGAAGATAGATCTATAAATGAGGAAATTATTAAGCCGGCAATAATCCCATTACAAACTACAGTATTAGAACAAGATAGACCTGAGTTTAAAGATTCATAACAGCATTTTCATTTGAAATTTTATCTTTATATATTATAATTTCTTTATCTATATAAATATTTTTTGGAACTTCAATTCTTATTTCAACTGGAATTTCTTTTATAATTGGAACTTCTTTAATTTTTTCAATATAGACAATATTACCTTTTATTTCTACAGGTACTTCTTTTATAACTTCAACTATTTTTTCTTGAATAGTTTTGATTTCTACAGGCACTTCAATAATCCGATCTATTTCTATCTCTTTTTCAATTATTTTAACTGAATTTTCTTCCCATCCTAAATATTTTAGTATACTTAATAAAAATTTTATCACAATCTAACTCCTTAATAAATAGTTTGATTTTGAACATGTAATCTAAGTTTCTTATATAATATTTGTAAGGGAGATTATATTATGACAAAGAGAACTTATACAACACATGAAGAGCAGCTTGCTGCTTTAGAACAGGAACTTGTAGAATTCAAGGTTGCATCTGATGCTTTCGGTTTGGAAAGATTAAATTGTTTGGAAGCAAATATTGCAATGTTTAATGAGTTTTTTGCTGGCCACAACGTTAATTTTCAACTCAAAAGAGTTAGCAAGGATTCCTATTTCGGTTCAAAGGATAATGATCTTCGTTACGATTTTTGCTTCATGACTGATGCTGACGATAGTTGGGGTTCAGTTTCAGTTGAAGTTCTTTATTCTTCTGCACTTGGTCTTAGAGTTCACCGTTTTGGTTTGCCTTCCAGAAGTCACAGTGGAAAAGATTTAAATCTTGATAAAGATATTGCATTTTTCCAGAATATGACAAACTTGGCAAATATTTTGAAGAGCGGAACTGAATTAGCTGCTGTACTTGACCAGTGGAAAGAAGTTGAACGAACATGGCCTGAAAGAGATGAATATAAAATCACTTCTGATATAAATGCTTGCAAGGAAAACATTCGCATTCTTAATTTGGGTTTTAGGGTTGGAGCAACTTTAATGGTTGATACTAATACTTCAAAAAAATATAGAAATCATTGGCAGAAAGCTACAATCGTAAAGATTAATGCAAAATCTGTTCACTATGTAATTCATTGGGATCGTGAAGATGGAACTACTTCTACTTCTGATGTTCGCAAAACTTGGATGGACTTTAATTATTTCAGAACAATTGAAGAGCATGCCAGAATAATTGAAGAGAAAAAAGCAGGTAGAAGAAACTACTAAAACAACCTCCCTTACGGGTTCAGTCGTTGGCTAAACCCGTTTAATATAAGCTCCCGAAAGGGAGCTTTTTTATTGTAAAAAACTTACTAAATATATAATATGAGAAGTGATGATAAAGCTGGCTCTATTATTGTCAATCCCTTTACTGTTGATATAGATAAATTGGAAGGCCAGAAAATAGATGAAGGATTATTAAAATATACATTTAAAGATGAAAAAGCTATAAATAATTTAGCTTATATAATGAAAGATATTTTATCTGGTGATGTTTCATTAGCTAGAAGAGAAGAATATGCATATCTTAATTTTAAACAATTACAAGAAGCAATAAAGTTTTTATTAAGTACTGGTATTGATGATTCACTCCGTCAATTACTTTTAGAACGACCTTATTTATTAACGTTTAAAGATAAACCACCAACAGCAGAAGAATTTTTAGGTGAAAAATATATTGGAGTTATGAGCGAATCAGTTTGGGTTCCAGTTAAAAAAGCTTTTATAGAATATTTAGATCCATTAAAACCATATAGAACAGCTGCATTAAATCCATCAATTGGTGCTGGAAAATCTACATTTACTATGTTAGTATTATTGTATGTTGCAGTTTGTTTTGCACTTATGAGAGATCCTTGGAAGTTTTTTAGTATGTCTCCAACATCAGTATTTGTATTTGTATTGTGTGCTGTTACACAATCTAAAGCATCTGAAATTTATCTTGAGCCAATTCAGCAATTAATAGAATCTGCAACTTATTGGAAATTTTGTAGAGATCACCAAGCAATGATTCGTGAGGATAATCATTTAAGACAATCTGATTATGTAAATTATATTCCTTGGACAACATCTAGTAAAACATCTGTATTACAAACTGGAAATGGATTAAATTGGAAACAAATATCGTCTGCTGGTTCTCTTTTAGGTATGAATATTTTAGTCGGTGCAATGACAGAAATTACATTCTTTCTTGAAGCAGGAAAAGGTTGGAATGGAGAAAAGCTTATGGGCTTCTTCTCTAAACTTCGACAAAGAATTAGCAACCGTTTTCAAAATAATTATTATGCTCGTTTTATATTAGATTCATCACCATCATCGTTAGAAGATCCAATTCAAAGTTGGATGACATATGATGCTCCTAATAATAGTGCTAATTTTGTTTGGAAGGGGAGTAGATGGAATTTATATCCAGAAGAATTTCCAGATTTTTGTAACATAGAAGATTTACATGGATTAAATGAAAAAATAACTGAAAATCATAATTTTGATGTTGGATTTAAATTATTTAAAGGTGGTAATGGTAAAATACCTCAAATATGTGAAACAGATAGCGAAGCAGCTATTTTTGAAGAAGCTGATACTATATGGTGCCCAATTAAACAAGTAACTAAAAAGGGAACAGAAAACTTTTTAGATAAAGCAAAAGAAAACCCAATAGAGTTTATGAAAAATATAGCAGGAATTCCTGCTGGTCAAGCTGATCGTATTTTTTATCAAGGACATTGGATAGATGATTGTTTTGATAATGGCTTAAAAAATGTTTATGGGAGTATAGTTGCTTTAGCTCATGAAGAACCAGAACATCTTATTTGGAATCAAATTTATAATTTATTTTTTAATAAAATATTAGATAGATGGTATTATTATTATGAGCCAGATCTTCCTAGAGTAATTTCAGTTGACTTATCAAAATCAAAAGATTGTACTTGTATTGCTATGAGCCACGTTGAAAGAGATCCAACTAGAATAGATCCATTAACTGGACAATCGGTAATAGTTTATGTTACTGATTTTACTATTATGTTAGTTCCAAAAGGTGGTTTAATAAATTTAGATGCAGTTAAATTTTTTATTCTCGATTTACGTAAATTAGGTGGATTAAATATTAGACACGTTTCATTTGACGGATATCAATCTGAATCAACTAAACAAGCATTAAAAAGAATGAATTTTACTGTAGATTATATTTCAGTTGATAGTAATAATGAATCATATTATACTTATATAGACTTAGTAACTAAAAATAGATGGTTTTGTGGAAAAAATATATTCGTTAAAAATAATATGAAATCATTATATCATACTAAACGTAAACGAAGTGAATCTATGAAAATTGAACACTTTCCAGGTGATTTAAATTATGATTGGCAAGGAGGAGATTGGATAACTTGTACTGCTGGTATTAATGCTAAGGATGCTACCGATGCTATCGCTGGTAACATAGAATTAATGAAGATGTATTCAGGTGAATTTATTCCATCAAAAATATGGAACCCACAAGCTTGTTTTGATAGAGATTACGATAATGTTTTTCAAAAAAATAAAGATTTTCTTAAAAGTGTAAATTTACGCTATTAAATAACTAATTTATTAAGAGAATTGCTTCACGCTCTTTGGATTCGTATCATATTACGCCTAAAAGAAAGATTAAAATATCTAATATGTATAACGTGAAAGACTTAATATAGGAGAAAATTTATGAAGAAAACATTTGTAGACCTAGTAAAGGAATACAGCGCCTGGAAATTACAAGAAAAAGGCAACGGTAAGCTTACCAGAGAAGAACTCACAAAGCTTAGAGAATCTTATAAAGCAACAACAGAAAAACAATCTGCTCTTAAAGAAAAAGTAGAAGAGTACAGAGCTTGGAAGAAAGAAAATAAGGGAACAGATAAAATTACTGAAAAAGAATTTAAAGCCCTTAGAGAATCCGTAATTAAAGAAAGTAAAAAAATAAATAATAAAGAACCACAACAAAATTGGGAAACTTATCTTTCTAATTACAAAAAATTTAAAGAAGGTAAAGAAGGCGAAGGTGCAAAAATTACTTATAAAGAATTAAAAATGCTTAAAGAAAATTGGAAGGAAGCAAGAGAAAAAGGTATTCATCTTAAAGAAGGTGATCCAGCTAATGCCGGTTTTGATCCAACAGGAGATCCAAATGCAATGCCTCCAGTTGAAGGAGCAGTTCCAGGAGCTGATATGGGAATGCCAGATCCAGCAGGCGGACAAACTGTTTCTGATATGGCAGCAGCTATTTCTGCAGCAGTTCAACCATTTATGGCAGATGCAGGGGCAATGGCACCAGTAGGAGATCCATTAGGTGCTCCTCCAGCAGGAACAGATGCAGGACCAGTAACAGGAATGCCTCCAGCTGATCCAGCAGCACCACTTCAATCAAGTGAAAAACGTGGTGATAGATCAGGTAGATTATTTGAACAATTAACAAATGATTATAAAGCTTGGAAAAAAGCAAATAAAGGAACTGATAAACTCACTGAAGCTGAAGTTGCAGCATTAAAAGAAGAAGCAGAAAAACAAAGTGCACCAGCACCAAAATCAAAATACGAACAAATTAAAGAAAGAATTGCAGCTAGACAAGCAGCAATTGAAGAACTTCAAGAAAACAGTATGGGCCCGCTTCCAACAGCTGCCCTTGCTAACTCAAAATTATGGAAACATAATAAGGGAAATAGCACAGGTGAAACACAAAAAACAGCTCCAGCAGCTCCATCACAAATTGAAAAAGTTCCATCACCACAAACTTTAGCAAATGGTTATAGTTCAGGTGCAGCAGCAGGTGAAACATCACCAGCAAAAACATGGCCAACAAAATCAATGGGTAAGGAAGCAGGTGGAGCACTTCAAGGTGCAAATGCAAAACAAATGAAAGAAAATGCAGAAGAAACAGAAACTGATTTAACTCAAGTAAAAGAAAGTGTTGTAGATAATTCAGTAAAAACAGTAACAGATGTTTATGTAGATAGATATTTTGAACCAAAACTTGACTTCGGAAAACTTAAGGAATCAATGAAGAAAGGCCTTTTAGGTTAAGGGGGTTAAAAATGAGAAAGCTTAAAGAAGAAGCAATCACCCTTTTTGATACTGGAGATCAAAGAAGTTTTAATGAACTTTATGAAGGACAAGAGCATCTCTTTACTGATGTTGATGATTTGATTAGTCCAAAATTTAAAAAACTTTTTGAAGAAACTTATCAAGTTGGTAATATTCAACAAAAACAAACTTTAAGAGAATGCGATGTTAAATACGGAAATGCAAATGGTTTTCAAGAACTCGATAATAGAAATGATGGTGTTCCAGAAGGACATAATAGGTCTTTAGCACCAGCTGGTGGTTCTAGTCCAAAAGTTAGACAATCTACACCTAATTATAGTACAAACAAACCATTATATGAAATGTTTGAACGTATTTATGAAGATGTAAGTGGTCCTCCAGGTGGTCATTATGATAGTGGGAAAGGTAGTCCAAAACCATCAAATGACGGAGTACCTAGCGAAATTAATGGAAGTGCATTAAGTAAAGGACCTGCTAGTTCAATAGTACAATCAGGTGCTAGACAAGATGATAATTCACAATTAGGTAATGAACCAGCAATGGGACATGGGGCAGGCCCGAAAGCTCAAAGATAAGTTACGAATATTGTAGTTAAATAATAGCCCCTGATTTTCAGGGGCTTTTTATTGTTAATATAACTTAAAAATTATGACTCAAAAAGAAAAAAAGAAAATAGCTAAATCATTGGCTTTACCAATGGAAGACATAAGATATACAGAAGTGTTAAGCCAAGAAGAAATAGATCAACTTTTAACAGCAATTAATGGTGATGAAGAATCTCCTAAAAATTTTAATAAAACACGAAAAAATACTCCAAAAATAGACTATATTTTTGATCAACATACAAAAATCAACTCTGAATTCTCAAAAGAAGCTAAAAATAATATTCTTTTATTAGAGGCTAAACTTAAGAAAACATATAAAGTTTTTTTAGAGACAACAAAAGAATTACAAAAAGAGTTAGAACAATTAAAAGCCGAAAATGAAAGAATTAGAAAAATTATTAGAACTGCAGAATTATTCGATTAAATAATTGAACAATAAAAATAAAAAGGCTTATATAATAATATATGGAAATAATAACAGGTAATTATACCAAATTAGCTATTATTGAATGTTCTGTTTGTAGAGAAAATCATACATTAGAATTAATTTATGACCATGACGATATGACAGTTTGGTTCGAAATGATGCCACAATCTTTTCCTTTTTCATTAAAATTAAAACATTGGTTTCTTTTTAAATTTTATCCAGAATTATTCACTTTAGGTTATTATAGACAATTTTTTAGTATAGCTTTAACAAATAATCAAATAATCAAAATTATAGAAGTATTAGAAAAAGTTGGTTATAAATCTAGAAGTTCATATTTATCTCAAAATTATGTTAACTTTATCGAATATTTTGATGTAAATGGTGTTATGATTAGTAAAGATAAAGATTTAGACCATATAGATTTATCTATTCATGCTGTTGAAAAAACAGAATTAAATTGGAGACGAACTACTGGCGCGTGGGAAGCTGGTTTATCTAAAGAAGATACAGAAATATTTATTGGTACTCTAAGAAGTTTAGTTTATGAATAAAAAACCAAATCCACCATGGTGTCATTGTGAATATCATGAACATTTATATGAAAATGAGAAACCTAATTATTGGAATAACGATTTAAGTGAGCCAATATGCGTTGGACATTTAAATAGAGATAAATGTAATTTTAGAAAAAAATTAAAAGAATGTGAATTATTTGATTAAGGAGTAAAAAATGACAATCAATAACCCATTTATTAAAGACAAGGATAACATTAAGTGGCTCGAAGATAATTATGAAACATTTTTAGATTATATGGCCAAACATCATTCATTAGCAGATTGTTGGCATACCATTTTAGATTTATCAACGTTTGATGATAAATATATTTCTAATATGATAACTAAAGTTACTGCGGCTGATAATAAAAAAATTAAAGAAGCTGCTGCTAGAAAAAGAAAACTTGGTGGAAAGAAAACAAATACAAAATCTACAACAATAGAAAAAAAGCAAAGCTTAATTGAAGAAGCAATAGAAGAAAAAAAAAGGAAATCAAAAGAAGAAGATGAGCTTCTGGACTAAGAAACATTTTAAAGATAAAGATATAGAACAATTTGTTTTAACACCATCTTTAATTCGTACAAATTGTCACGATTGTTTTAATTTTATTTCAGGTGGAACAGCATGCGATGTAAAAAGAGAAGAATTTAAAAATAAATATATAAAATATTTTAAGAAAAATAGTTTAAATGTATTATCTTCTGGAATAAGAGATGAGCATATGATTGGAGAATGTGTATCTAATTTATGTCAAAATTATTCTAAAAAATTATATCCAAAAAAATATATTGATCAAATAAACAAAGTACATCCTCCTATAGAAAATCCATTCAAAAAGGGAGAATACGAATTATTTGATTAATTATGTGTGTAAAAGATGCTGATCGTTATTGTGCTAATGCAAATAGTAAATATTGTAAACTCTGTTTTGAAATAAGTATATTTCCTTATTTCTTTAGAGCAACTGGACTTGATGATTTTAATTTAAAAGGCTGGCATGAAACTGAATATGAGAAAATTTTAAAAATAAAAGAAGAAAAAATTAATGAAGCTATGCTTTGTGAATTATTTGATTAAATCTTATATAATATTAAGGAGAAAACTATGGGAAGACCTAAAAAAATAAATAATAATACTGGAAAACCATTTAGATCAGACAGAGAACTAGTAGAACAATTTCAAATAAATTTACATTTGAGTTCTACAGCTAGAAAAGATCATACTAAAGAAAAATATCAAAAATTGATGATGGCAGCTGCTACCGAATTATGGGAAAAATATTTTTTATTAAGAATGAAAATGAGAGCTCAGTTAGCAAAAGTTGTTAGAGATAATAATTTATATTACCCAGAATTATATGAAGAATATGATGGTGAGGCATGGGATAAATTTATAAATCAAATGGATGGAATTAGATTAGACGATGTTGCTCATTTACCAAATTGGAGTATTTATATTCGTCTTTGGGGTTATTGGAGATCTATGAATCGTGATTTATTAAAAAAATGGTTTGATTGGAATATAAATACTACACCAATTTTTTCTATTGGTAAAGATCAGGGAAAAGAAAGCTTAACTAATATAGATGTCGAAGTAGCTAAAAAACCAACTGATATAGAAGATGACTTAAATATTGAAATAAATAAAACTATTTTTTGGGAATCTATAGATAAATTAAAGGAAGAATTAACTCCAAAACAAAAAAAATTATTAAATATGAAATCTTCAGGAGCCAAAAATAGAGAAATATTAAGTGAATTAAAAATCAATAATAAACTTATGAAAGAGCATCTTGATTATATTAAACATCGTTTAGATAAAATAATTACTCAAGTATCGAAACAAAAAGGAGTAGAAATAAACTATTCTGAATTAGTAGAATCATTAGGTGGGGCATAATTTAAGTTAATATAATTTTAAGGAGATTATAATATACGTGAAAACTTATGAGTACCAAGACGCAGTAGAGACTTTATTTGGAATTTTATCTATACAAGATAAAAATTTACTAGCTAAGGAACTCGCCAAAGTACTTGTTAAATATTCAGACGGAATGAATCGCGGTTGGACAATTAAAGATATTGATCTAACTCTCTCAAAAGAAAATAATAAATTTTTAATTAAAGTAGGAAACGAAACATGATGAAATTTTTGCTTTTTATATATGATCCAGAGGAAATTATATGGGAAGCTCTTAATCCAATGGATGACGATATATATGATTTAATAGAATCTTTAAATGAAAATATTTCTTTAAATATTAAAGAAGTCGTTATTCGTGGTTCATTAGGTGAAACATTAGAAATGTATGTAAATATTTCTGATGATCAAGATTATGATAGAATTCTTTTTTATTATGATGGAAACTTTTGGTTAGATAGTTTAGCTAATAACGCATTCTTAACTTTTGTATCAGAAAATATGCGACCAGAAGTTGGTCATCATACTCATAATTTAATTGACAGATGGATAAAAACTCCTTATGAAGAAGGAAACGGTAAAAAACTTTTTGCTGAAATTTTACATCTTTGCTATAAAAACTTAGCAGGTGATATACTTTACGAACAAGATAAAGTTAAAACATTAGAAGAAAAACGTGCTAAAATAGATGAAATAGGCAAGTTTTATTTGAATAATTCTTAATATTATCTTATATTATATTATGGATAAGAAACTTCAATCTTTATTTAATTTTATTCAAGAAAACGAAAATTGGTATGAGCTTTTAAAAGATGCTCCATATAATTTACGAATACGAGAACATCCCCATATAAAAAATAGATTTATATTCTCATACGATATGATCAGATCTGATATGAGTTTTGATATTGTAAAAGTATCTAGGGGCCTCGTTCTTGATGTTATAACGAAACATTTATTTGATGATTCTAAAGATTACTCAAAGGTTGAACCAGAAAAAGTAAGAAAATGTGAAGTCATAATTAGAGGTTTTGATAAATTTTTTAATCACGGTGAAACTAATGCTGATAAAATAGATTGGAATGGTCCAATATATGCATTTGAAAAATTAGATGGTTCTCTTATAAAATATACTACAATAAAAGATGTTTATCCAAAAACCCATCATGGTGTTTGGTATAGAAAATTATGGACAACAAATAATGGGTTTGATGCTAGTGCAAGTTTACCAGGTGACTTAATTTGTGAATATGAAACATTTCAAGATTTAATAGATGAAGCAATAAAAAATTGGGATCAGAGCATTATTTATGAAATGAAAGAATTGGGAAAAGATTTAGTTTTTATGTTTGAACTTGTATCTCCATTTAATAGGGTTGTAGTTCCATACAATATGATCGAACTTTATTGGTTAGGTTGTAGATGCAAAATAACTGGAAAAGAATATTTACCTCGAGATTTAGTTCATATTGGAACAGATAAAAAGTTTAACTCATCAGTAAGTAAATTATTATATGGGATAAAACAACCAAAAGTTTATCAGATGGAAACAAAAACTGTTGCAGAAATAATAAATTTAGTTTCTGAAATGGGTGCAGATAAAGAAGGGATAGTTTTAGTAGATCAACATTTTAATAGAATAAAAATTAAAGGTGAAGCTTATCTTTCAGTTCATAGAATGAAAGATAATAGTGGGCAGTTATCAACAGAACATGTTCTTAAGTGTATTCAAAATGAAACTATCGATGATATAATTGGAATGTTTCCAGAATATAATCAAAAAATTCAAGAAGTAGTTAGTCTGTATAAAACTGTAGATTCTAAAATTGATGAAGTATTTTATATGTATGACCATCACATTGCTAATATATATCATGCTGATAAAGATGGTCCAACAATGAAAAAAGAATTTGCAATGAAAGTTAAAGATAGTCCATTCTCAAAAATATATTTTAATATATATAAATGGGGAAAACTTCCAGAAATAAAATCAGACTTTCTTAATAATTTAGATTTAGATTCTTTAAAAAAATATTCGGAGATAAAAGTTGAATAAAATTAAAATTGTGTTTCTAGATATTGACGGTGTACTCAATGGTGGATATCAGAAAAAAATGACAAATAATTATTATAATCTTGACAAAGAAAAAATAAAATTATTAAATAAAATAATTAAAGATTCTTCTGAACCTGGAATTCAAACAAAAATAGTTTTATCTTCAACTTGGAGATTAGATTATACTGAACATGAAATTGATTTTCATGGGCATGCAATTGATATGTTTTTTGAAGCCGTTGGAATTATTCCAGTTTGTTTAGGAAGAACAAGATATTTAAGTACTGATAGAGGAAAAGAAATCTTATCTTGGTTAGTACATTATCATCTTATGGGAAAAGATAAGATAGAAAATATCTGTATATTAGATGATGATGACGATATGTTAGAATTAGAACCATGGTTAGTTAACACTAGTCATAGATTAGGTTTAACTGAAGAAAATGTTGTTGAAGCAATAGAAATGTTAAAAAAACCATTTAGATTAAATATAAACTTGGAGTAAATTATGGCTAAATTAATTCAAGAAGAATTTAAATTATTAAGAGATAAACATTGGACTAATGAAAATGCTGAAAAAATAGTTTTAGAAAATACTACTGATAATCATTATAAATATTATCATTTATCTCAAGATAAAAATGAAAATTTTATTTTATCTAATAGTCGACCTTTCAGAGCCGCGTGGGGAAGAATTGGTCATAAAGCACAATCTAAAAATTATATAGAACCAGGATTAACTATGTGGGATCAAATGATGAAAAAATTAGCAAAAGGATATATAGTTAAAACTTATCAAGTATTTGGAGATCATTGTTCTGCATATCAAGAATTCATGCAATTAGTTGGAGATGATGCGGAGTTATTCGATTGATTGATTTTATTGGTCGAAAGTTTAAATATAAAAAGAAAGAATTTATTGTACATGGGATTCATTGCACAAACTCAGTTTGGGCAACTGGTGCTGTTCAATATGAATGTAGATATTTACCATTAAGAAAAGATTTACAATATAAAAAATCTTGGGCGTTTGAATGTTTTTCTCTTAGTAAATTAAGTGAAATATTTAAAAAAGATTGGGAGTTATTTGATTGAATGTTGTTGGTGAAAGATTTATAAGTAGTGCTGGAATAAATTATACTGTTACTGATGAAAAGGGGCCGTCGGCAAGAAGATATCTTTATAAATGTATAAAAGATTCTGGTGGTTTTACTTGGTTTAGTAGAAAAGAAATTTTAAATTATATTATAGAACAAACAAAAGCAGAATTATTTGATTGATATGAAAACAGGGACTAAATAATATGACAATTAAAGATATTTTAACTGAGGCAGTAGAGAAAAAAATAACTTATGCAGAAGCAAAAGAAAAATTAAAAAAATTAAGGCTTCCGCGGGATGATTTTGAGCAATATGATATTTTAATTTACAAATTATTAGGAAAGGAAGAAAAAATAATTCATAATAAAATTCAATATCTTCCTAATATTCCTAATACTGTTTATAGTGTTATATTACAAGATGCTATTCAAAAAGTTAGAGAAGAATGGTATACTCCTGAAATATGTCAACACTTATTTGATACATATAGAATAAGCTCAAGTTTAATGAATTATTTTATAAATGAAGCAATTCATATAGTTAGAATGAACTCTATGAGCCAGGAAGAATTTGTAGAAATTGGTAAAATGTATCATAATGCTATAAAATTTTTAGAAGAAAATATTAAAGAAGGGAAAAATATAAAATTAGAGGTACCAACTCCTAATATAAATGCTGAACAAGCAGAGAAAATTATAGTTAAACCAGTTGATTGTGACGACGAATAGTCTTATATAATATTTAGAGGATATCAATATGTCAGAAAATAAATATATTAAAGTAATTGCAGATGAAAACGAATTAAAATGGTGGCATAAATATGCTATGCCTACACTTAAACCAAATGAAATATATTTTGTCTCTATGAGTATAAGAAAGAAACGCCTTTCTTCAGAACAAAGAAAAGTAATTCCACATAATGAAATGTGGAATAAACAGCAAATTAGACATCAAGGTTGGGAAGCCTTTATTAAACATATTCGTCGTTTAGAAGTAAGAGTAGATTCTTATTTCCCTCATGAGTCGGCTGATTGGATAAATGAGGCTGTAGTTTGTTATTTTAATATCTGTCCAATAGACGCATATTCTGCAATGAAAGATCAATTAAATCACTTAAATGAAGTAATGACATCATTGACAGATAGTGCAATTAAAAATTCTAAAAATGGTTTAGAACAATCTTTTTATAAAGTTAGAAAATCTTTCGATACTTCACAATCTCTATTTGCTAGAAATTTTGGAGAAAAATGTTGGATAGATTTTGACATCGATTTTGATGATCAAGATTATTGGGGAAAATATGAATTACTCAGAGGTTATTTTAATGCACAATTCGGAGAAGGAAATACGATTTTTGTTCGCACTGGTGGTGGAATCCATTGTTTGGTCCGCAGAAGCGTTTATAATATCAACCCGAACATCATTTATGACGGCGTTTCAAAAATCTTTCCAAATGCGAAAGAAATAGTAAAAAACGACAATCAAATGATTCCTTTGCCCGGCACTTGGATGTATGGTGATCATTCCGTATGTATTTTAAATAAGCAAGATATTACTGAAGAAATGAGACCACAGACTTTTTCAACATCAGAAATGATGAGTGAAGAATACTCTAAGGTAGGAGATTAAATGAAAAAAGTTTATTCAATGGAAAGTAATGCGGTGGACCCTGATACTTTAGATACCTGGACAAAATTAGGAAAAACTACACAAAAAATAAGTCAAAGAAAACTTCAATTAGAAACAGGATGTCCAGGTGGGATTAAAGAAATAGATGCTTGGGGTTTTCAAAATGCTGATGAAATTGAAAAACATTTTCATAATTTAGCTAAAAAAGAAAAAATAAATTGTTTTAAAGAATGGATCCCTACATCTTGGTTTAAACAAAATATTAAACCTCATTTAGAATTATTTGGAAATAAAATTGATGAAAATGATACAAAAACTGAACTTGCAAAACCTCCCCAAAGAGTTTGGTTACGTAATTGTAATACTAATGAAATAATAGAATGTTTTTCACAACGAGAAGCAGAATTTATAATAAGACCTAATCTTCCCAAACATCAAAATAAAGCAGCTTATATATCACGAGTAAAAA